CGCTGGTGTATTCGACCTTGATGTTGACTCCAACGGTCGTTGGTCAGTTGAGAAGTTCAAGGGTCTTCTGTTCCAGATTGAGCGTGATGCTAACGCAATCGCTCAGAGAACTCGTCGTGGAAAGGGCAACATCATCCTCTGCTCTGCAGACGTTGCTTCCGCTCTAACCATGGCTGGCGTTCTGGATTACACCCCAGCACTCAACGCTAACCTCACCGTAGACGACACCGGCAACACCTTTGCTGGTACTCTGATGGGCAAATTCCGCGTTTATATTGACCCATATGCTGCTAACCTGACTTCAGGTAATGCTGCTCCAACAGGTGGTAATCAGTACTACGTTGTTGGTTATAAGGGTTCTTCACCTTATGACGCTGGACTCTTCTATTGTCCTTATGTTCCTCTCCAAATGGTTCGTGCCGTTGGTGAGAACAGCTTCCAGCCCAAGATCGGATTTAAGACCCGTTATGGTCTCGTTGCAAACCCATTTGCAGAGGGAACTACTCAGGGTCTCGGAGCACTCAAGACCAACTCTAACCGTTACTACAGAAGAGTTGCTGTAAAAAATCTGATGTAATTTTTGCAACAGATTCATCGGAGGACCTAAAAAAGGTCCTCTTTTTTTATAAATAATATAGTTAAAAACCTCAGTGATATGTTTTATATTTACAAATCAACTAATAAAATTAATAATAAATTTTATATTGGTAGATGTAAAGGTCCAATTGAAAATAGAGAGTATAAACATTGGTGGTATGCTACTAATAAAAATACTAATGCACCATTTCCAAATGCTTTACGTAAATATGGAAGAGATAACTTTATATGGCAAATCATAGAAGAAACTGATGAAAGTAATAATGGAGAAAGAGAAATTTATTGGATAGATAAATTAAAACCACAATATAATGCCACTTTAGGTGGAGATGGTGGAACACTTGGAAAGAGATGCCCAGAGCACGTTAAAGAAGCAACAAGACAATCAAGAATAATATCCGTTAAAGATAGAAAAACTGGTAAAATTTATAAATCAATGAAAGAAGCTAAGATAGATACTGGAGTTTTAGTGAGTAGTATAAGTAGATCTTTAAAATATAATGGTCCTGGCAGCAGATGGGAAAGAGTTATCTAAATACTTAAAAAACCATGACCAGAGGGCAGATAGATAATAGAAACTTTTTATCTCCAACAGGATTTAAGTTTACTCTAACAAGAACTCCTAAAGTTGCTTTTTTCTGCAATCAAGCAAATATTCCAGATTTAAATCTTGGAGTTACTGTTCAACCTTCATACACCAAAATGCTACCAACTCCAGGTGATATGATTGAATTTGGAGATTTGACTTTAAGATTTTTAGTTGATGAAAATCTTGAAAACTATATGGAGATACAAAACTGGATTCGTGGATTAGGATTTCCTGAACAAATAAGTCAGTTTGCAGAACTCGAAGAATCTGGAACAGTTCAGGGTAACTATGCAAAAGATAGTCAGAACATTTACTCAGATGGAACATTGCAAGTTTTAACGAGTAGTCAAATACCAAACTTTCAAATAAGATTCCAAGATTTATTTCCATATTCATTATCAACAATGACGTTTGATGCTACAGATACAGATATTCAGTACTTTACGGCAGACGTTAGTTTCAAGTATACTATATACAACATTTATGATTTGCAAGGAAATAAACTATGAGTATTGATTTGGATACAATCCAAAAAATGTGGGAGCAAGATTCGAAGATAGACATCGATAATTTACACACAGAATCTTTAAATATTCCAATTCTACATTCAAAGTATTTTGATCTTTATAATACCATCAACTTATTAAAAAAGAGAGCAGAACAACAGAAGAAAAAAATAAGGCATGAAAGATATGAATACTTTACAGGAAAAGCAGACCCAGAAGTTTACTTAGAAAATCCTTTTCCAAAAAAGATTCGCGATAAAGAAACTCTTCAAGGATACTTAGATTCGGATGAAAATCTGTCTCAAGTTAGTTTAAAAATAGAATACTACGAAACTATGTTGAGTTATATTGATAGTATTCTTAAAATGATTTCAAATAGAACTTACCAAATTAAAAATTCAATAGACTTTTTACGTTTTCAGTCTGGTCTAGGGTAAATAAATATTCATAGCAATTATGATGCTATGAGTGACGTAGTTATTGAAAAGAAGAATGAGGTTTACATAAAACTACATTGTGAACCTCATATTTTATACGAACTTCAACCATACTTTACATTTGAGGTTGAATCTGCAAAATTTATGTCCCAGTATAGAAGCAGACATTGGGACGGAAAAATTCGTCTGTTAAGTTCACATACTGGCGAAATTTATGCGGGTTTGTTGGATAAAGTTATCGACAAACTAAAACTTCATAATTATACTTATGAGTTTAAAGAAAATAAATTTTATGGACTACCTTTTGAAGTAAATGAGGCAATATCCTTCGAAGGTGTGAAGGATTATATGTCATCTATTTGTTCTCATTCTCCACGTCAGTATCAAATAGAGGGAGTATATGATGCTTTACGGCATAATCGAAAGATGCTGATAAGTCCCACTGCGTCAGGAAAAAGTCTGATGATTTACGCACTCGTGCGGTATTATGTGGATAGAGGTCAAAAAATTCTTCTAGTTGTTCCAACGACATCTCTCGTAGAGCAGATGCACAAGGATTTCCAGGATTACGGTTGGGATGCTGAGTCATATTGTCACAGAATTTATTCAGGTAGAGAAAAAACAAATGAACATTCAGTTACGATTACAACTTGGCAATCTGTTTATAAACTAGAACGTTCATTTTTTGAAGATTACCAAGTAGTTATAGGAGATGAAGCACACTTGTTTAAAAGCAAGTCTCTTATTGATATTATGACCAAACTTCATCATGCAAAGTATCGTTTTGGATTTACTGGAACTTTAGATGGAACTCAAACTCATAAGTGGGTTCTTGAAGGATTGTTTGGTCCTTCATATAAGGTTACTAGAACTTATGAGTTGATGGAACAAGGACATATTTCACAGTTAGATATTCGCTGTCTTGTACTTAAACATCAACCACAAAAGTTTGAAACTTACGAAGATGAAATTCAATATTTAATTTCCCAAGAACAAAGAAATAAATTTATTACAAATCTTTCTCTAGATTTAAAAGGGAATACTCTTGTTTTATTTTCAAGAGTAGAAGCGCATGGAGCAATACTTTATGAAAAGATAAATAATACTAAGCGAGGTGATAGAAAAGTATTTTTTATTCATGGTGGAGTTGATACTGAAGAAAGGGAGTTAGTTAGAGAAATTACTGAAAGGGAAAACAACGCAATAATTGTTGCTTCCTATGGAACTTTTTCTACTGGAGTTAATATTAAAAATCTCCATAATGTTATTTTTGCTTCTCCTAGCAAATCAAGAATTAGAAATCTTCAATCAATCGGAAGAGTACTCAGAAAAGGAAAAAATAAAGTAAAAGCAGTTCTTTATGACATCGCTGATGATTGTACTTATAATTCAAGAAAAAATTATACCCTAAATCACTTAATAGAAAGGATCAAAATTTATAATGAAGAAAACTTCAACTATGAAATAATCACTATACAACTAAAGAAAAATGGGAATTGAAGAAGATTTTTACTGCACTCTTAAATTAAAAACAGGTGAAGAGATCTTTGCTAAGGTAGCAGCTTCTGAAGAAGAGGATAGGACTATTTTAATTATCTCTAATCCAATTACTGTAAATGAAATTAAGAGCAGAACAGGAATTATTGGATATAAATTAGAACCCTGGTTAAAAACAACTACAGAAGATATGTTTATTATTAACCTTGAAGATGTTATAACTCTTTCCGAATCTTCTGATGTTGAAATGATTATGATGTACCAGTCTTATGTCAGACAATCAAGTAGAGAAAAGAATAATGAACCGAAGTTGAATCGTAGAATGGGATATATTGCTAATGTCAATGATGCTAAAGAGCTCTTAGAGAAGCTTTATAAAAATAGCTAAAGTTAATCTTATCAACCTCCACAAAGGTAATTGTATCAACTTTTGAACACCTTGTCAAGCATTTGCATAAGTGGTATAATCTATACATAATAATGATAAAAACTTATGATTACCACAGCAGTTATGACCAAAAGAAAGAGGTCAGAGCATTACGTTAATAACAAGGAGTTTCTTGCTGCACTTATTAAGTATCGTGAAGATAAAGAAATTGCACAGATTCAAGGAAAACCAAAACCTCCTATTCCTCGCTACATTGGAGAGTGTTTTCTGAAGATTGCAAACCATCTCTCCTTTAAACCAAACTTCGTGAACTACATGTTTAAGGAAGATATGATTTCTGACGGTATTGAAAATTGTGTTCAGTATATTCACAACTTCAATCCCGAGAAGTCTCAAAATCCTTTTGCTTATTTCACTCAAATCATTCACTATGCTTTCCTTCGTCGTATTCAAAGAGAAAAGCGTCAATTGGAAATTAAAAATAAAATTCTTGAGCGTTCTGGATATTCTGAAGTGTTTGCAGACGATAATTCAGTTGACGGCGGGAACTATTCCGACTATAATTCTATCAAGGACGGAGTTCACAGCAAACTGCGGTATTGAATGAAAGTAGCAATTATTACTGACCAACACTTTGGGGCAAGAAAGAATTCCAAACTCTTTCATGACTATTTCCTAAAATTTTATAATGACGTATTTTTCCCAACACTCGAAGAGCATGGGATTACTACCGTTATAGACATGGGAGATACTTTTGATAGTCGTAAAGGAATTGATTTCTCTGCTTTATCTTGGGCTAAAAATAATTATTATGATCGTCTTCAGGAAATGGGAGTCGAGGTCCATACAATCGTAGGAAATCATACTGCGTATTACAAGAACACTAATAATGTAAATGCAGTTGATTTGCTTCTGCGTGAGTATGATAATGTGACTGTATATTCAGAACCGACTGAAGTGATGTTGGGGCAACTACCAACTCTTTTTATTCCATGGATTAATCAAGAAAATGAGGAAAGCACTCTCAAACTTATTAAAAAGACAACTTGCCCATGTGCGATGGGGCACCTTGAACTCCAAGGATTTAGAGTTAATCGCCAAATCGTCATGGAGCATGGTTTGGAAAGCAAGTTATTTGAGAAGTTCGAACGTGTCTTCTCGGGACACTATCACACTCGATCGACTAATGGAACAGTCTTCTACTTAGGAAATCCTTATGAGATTTACTGGACCGATGTAAATGATACTCGCGGTTTTACTATCTTTGATACGGAAACATTAGAACATACTCCAGTCAATAATCCTTATAAAATGTTTTATAATATTTACTATGAGGATACCAACTATCAAACATTTGATACTCGCGAATATGAGAATAAGATTGTAAAGGTTGTTGTTCGCAAGAAATCAGATACCAAAAAGTTTGAAAAATTTATTGATAAACTTTATGCTTCTAGTATTGCAGAACTTAAAATCATTGAGAACTTTGATATTCAAGAACCTGAAGAGTTTGAAGCATTTGAAAGCGAAGATACTATATCTATCTTGAATAGATATATTGAGGAGGCAGAAATCAATCTTGATAAATCTACCATTCAAAAAATGATGCAAGAAATTTATCAAGAAGCATGTGAATTAGTTTAAATGTTCATTCTAACAATCAATGGTAGAGAAACTGAAGGAGCATATTCAGTAATTGATGATGAAGGAGAGCACATTTTATATCTCTTTCAAGAAGAGGATGATGCTGTTCGGTATGCTATGATGTTAGAAGATGATGGATATCCTGAGATGCATGTGATTGAAATCGAAGATGAAGTAATGATAAAAACTTGCGAAATGCATGGATATCAATATACTGTTATTACTCCTGATGATATTGTAATTCCTCCAAACACTGAACATGATTTTATTTAAGACTATTCGTTGGAAAAACTTTCTAAGTACAGGAACACAGTACACTGAAGTTGATTTCACAAAAAATAAAACTAATCTTATTGTAGGTACAAATGGAGCAGGAAAAAGCACCGTTCTGGATGCACTTACATTTGCTTTGTTTGGAAAACCATTTCGTAAGATTAATAAACCACAATTAGTCAATTCTGTAAATGAAAAGGATTGTAAAGTTGAAGTGGAATTTTCAATTGGAAATACTGAATGGAAAGTTATAAGAGGAATTAAACCAACACTCTTTGAGATCTGGAGAAATGATACTGCTCTAGATCAATCTTCTGCTGCTTTGGATCAGCAGAAGTGGTTAGAGCAAAATGTTCTTAAGATGAACTACAAGTCGTTCACTCAAATTGTAATTTTGGGTTCTAGTACTTTTGTTCCTTTTATGCAACTTTCTGCTGCTCACCGCAGAGAAGTGATTGAAGATCTTCTTGATATTAAGATTTTTTCTTCAATGAATATGGTAATCAAAGAGAAGATTCGTCAAACAAAAGAAGAAATTAAAGTTTATGAGTTGAAGAAAGAATCGCTTCTTGATAAAGTTAAGATGCAAGAAGAGTTCATTGAAGAACTTGAAAATAGGGGAAAAAAAAATATTGATGATAAGAATGTTTCTATTATGTCTTTGACTGAGGAAGTTGACCATTTGATGGAAGATAATACTTCTTTAGAAGAACCTCTTTATGAGTATATCCGAGAGCAAGATAAGTTGGTTGGATATGCGGAGAAACTTCGTAAACTTGGAAACTTAAAAGGTAAGATTTCTCAAAAAGTATCCACTATTACTAAAGAACATAAGTTTTTCACTGAGAATACGGTTTGCCCGACTTGTACACAATCTATTGGTGAAGAGTTTAGAATAAATAAAATTAACGACGCTCAAAATAAAGCAAAAGAGTTGCAATCTGGTTATAAAGAACTAGAGGAGGCAATTAAAGAGGAAGAGGAGCGAGAGCGTCAATTCAATACTCTGTCGAAGGAGATTTCAAAATTAACGAATGGCATTTCTCAAAACAATATTAAGATTAACGGATTACAAAGACAAATCCGAAATCTTGAACATGAAATTCAAGTTCTTACCGAGAACCTTGCAAACCGAAATTCTGAACATGAGAAGTTAGAATCCTTCAGAGACAACTTAAAAACTACATACGACGAACTCGCTTCTAAAAAAGACACAATCAACTACTACGATTTTTCGTATAGTTTGCTCAAAGACGGTGGAGTAAAATCCAAAATCATTAAGAAGTATTTGCCGCTCATCAATCAGCAGGTTAATCGTTATCTGCAAATGATGGACTTCTATATTAACTTTACTCTTGATGAGGAATTTAATGAAACCGTCCAGTCACCTATTCACGAAGATTTCTCTTATGCCTCTTTCAGTGAGGGAGAAAAACAGAGAATTGACCTAGCACTTCTTTTTACTTGGAGAGAAGTTGCAAGAATGAAAAACTCAGTGAATACTAACTTAATGATTCTTGATGAAATTTTTGATAGTTCTTTGGATTCTACTGGGACCGAAGAGTTTCTTAAAATCATTCGTTATGTAATCAAAGATGCAAATATTTTTGTTATATCCCATAAGACTGGTATGGAGGACAAATTTGAAAGTGTCATAAAGTTTGAGAAAGTCAAAGGTTTTTCGTATATGGTGGTCTGAATCACTCAAGAACAATGCAAGTACCAAACTGGAAGCACCATTCCAAGAAAGAACAGAAACGAAAACTTAAACCGCAAGCACTGAGGCAAGCAAAAGCACGACTCGCCCAGTTCAAAAAGCGTCACATGGGTCGCCCAAAAGGCGACCTTTCGTTTTATAGTGGTTCCATACGAAACAAATCCAATGGCAGTCTCTCACGAAATCAAATCTCAACTTGCCAAACTTCTTGCCACTGAAGATCTTGTGGTGGAGCACAAGAAGGTCTCTACTGCTTGTTTTAACGTCCATACTCGTGTCCTGACTCTACCCTTGTGGGAAAAAGCGAGTGGACTTGTGTATGACCTTTTGGTGGGTCATGAAGTAGGACATGCACTCTTCACTCCTGATGAAGATTGGACCGAGACTGCAAAGGTTCCTCAACAGTTTGTGAATGTTGTTGAGGATGCTCGCATTGAGAAACTGATGAAGCGTAAGTATGCTGGACTTGCTAAGACTTTCTTCAATGGTTATAAAGAACTGAATGAAGAAGACTTTTTTCAACTTGAAGATGAGGATATTTCTAAATTCAACCTTGCTGACCGTGCAAACCTTTACTTCAAGATTGGTAATTTCATTACTCTAGATTTTAAACCTGAAGAACAAGAAATTATCAATTTAATTGGTGCATGTGAAAGTTTTGCAGATGCACTAATTGCTGCTGAAGAACTTTACAAATATTGCAAGAAAGAAAAGGAGCAACAACAGAAAGTTGCTGACTTTGACTCTCACGAGACTCAAGGAAATTCACAGTCTCCTGCAAGCGATTATGTGGAGAGTAATGACTCCTCTTCTGAGCAAGAAGGTGAAAGTGATAACTCCTCCGAAAAACAGTCTGAAGAGTCCTATGGTGGAACTGCTCAAGGTGATGAAACTCCTGTAAAATCTTCTGAAGAAAAAGAAGAACCCGAAGTTCGCACTGCAGAATCTTTGGAAGATAAAATTCGCAATCTTGTTGGGAACGATGGATATGATAATGTTTATGTTGAAGTCCCTCAAGTAAATCTTGACACTATTATTGGCAAGAACTCCGATGTTCACAAAGATATTGATGATTCCTTTGCACATCAACAAAAAATTCATAATGAACACGCTGAGATGCAAAATTATATTCCTGTAAATCTTTACAAAGAGTCTGATATTGATTTCAAGAAGTTTAAGACTTCTGCCCAAAAAGAAGTTAACTATCTTGTAAAAGAGTTTGAATGCCGCAAGGCAGCAGATCAATATGCTCGTGCTTCTACTGCTCGTACAGGAGTTCTTGATACTACTCGTCTTCATACCTACAAGTATAATGAGGACTTGTTTAAAAAAGTCTCTGTGATTCCTGATGGTAAGAATCATGGTCTGGTATTTGTTCTTGACTGGAGTGGTTCTATGTGTGATGTGATGCTCGACACTTGCAAGCAACTCTTCAATATTGTTTGGTTTTGTAAAAAAGTATCCATTCCCTTTGAGGTTTATGCGTTCACTAATGAATGGAGGCGTGGTGAATATGACTATGAGAATGATCGTTATCTTGCTGCTGACCGCACTCCACACTATCAAAAGAAAGAAGGACTTTTAGTTGTTGATGAAACTTTTGCTATGATGAATATTCTTACTAGTAAAGTTTCAGGTAGTATTCTTGAACATCAAATGCTTAACATTTGGCGTCTTGCTTATTGTTTTGGTAGGACTTACAGTTCTCCTTACACGTATTCAAATCGTCTTGCTCTTTCAGGAACTCCTTTGAATGAAGCATTAATCACTCTTCATCAAATTCTTCCTAAGTTTCAGAAGGAAAACAAACTGCAAAAAGTTCAATGTATTGTACTTACCGATGGTGAAGCAAATCAACTTGTTCACCATAAAGAAGTCAAACGTCAGTGGGAAAAGAAACCATTTATTGGGACTGGATACATTAATCCTATGAGCACATTTCTTCGTGACCGTAAACTTGGAACTACCTATCAAATTGGATATGGATATCACGAGTTTACCGATGTTCTTCTTAGGAACTTGAAGGATAAGTTTTCTTCTATGAACTTTATTGGTATTCGTGTTCTTGAAAGTCGCAACTTTAGTCGATTTGTTCAGATGTATCACTCTCAACTAGACAAAGAGTACGAAAAAATTCAAAGTGATTGGAAGAAAGTAAAGAGTTTTACTATCACCAAGTCTGGTTATGATGCATACTTTGGAATGTCTGCAACTGCACTTTCTCAGGATACAGAGTTTGAAGTTGCTGATTGTGCAACCAAGTCTCAAATCAAGTCCGCATTTGTAAAGTCTCTTAAAACCAAAAAACTAAATAAAAAAGTATTAGGAGAATTTATTTCTTTGGTAGCATGAAGACTAAATTTCCATTTGAGCACGTAGTAAAATATGATACCAAAGAAGTATGGATTAAGTGCAATAGCAGCACAACTGCTATGGGTATTCCCACACTAGTAAAAAAATATTATCCAGGTTATACGGGTCACATTGCAAGTGAAGAGTATCTGAAAGAACTCAGGAACCAGTTGGCAAACTGACCACAGGGGTCCCAGGAGGACCCTTTTTTGGTCTATAATGACTAGGTTGAAACAAAGCAAACGAATGGCACTCTCCTCCGACTACATCCGCACTTCTCTCCAGAACCTGTATGGGAACACCATCACTGGTGCCGATATTCGTGCCTGGTGTAATCTGAACGATGCTAACTATCAAACTGTAACTAAAAAACTTGATCAATTCAAAGTTGGTCGCGGTAAATGGAACCTTGAAGTAACACAGCAAAAAGTAGAAGAAATCGAACGTACTTTCCAAGCACCTTCTGTGGTTCCTCCTGTAGAGCAAAATCTTATTCCTGATAAAGATGATACCTTCGTCAAGTTTGGTAATTTTAGTGATATTTACAAAATTATCAAGTCCAGTCTTTTTTATCCTACGTTCATTACGGGTCTGTCGGGCAATGGTAAAACGTTTTCTGTTGAGCAAGCGTGTGCTCAACTTAAGCGTGAACTGATTCGTGTAAACATTACAATTGAAACTGATGAGGATGATTTGATTGGTGGTTTCCGCCTTGTTGATGGCAACACTGCTTGGCACAATGGTCCCGTCATTGAGGCACTGGAGCGAGGAGCAATCCTTCTTCTTGACGAAATTGACCTTGCTTCCAACAAGATTCTGTGTCTCCAATCTATCCTTGAAGGAAAGGGTGTCTTTCTGAAAAAGATTGGTCGCTGGGTGAAACCTGCCGCTGGTTTCAATGTGATTGCCACCGCAAACACTAAGGGAAAGGGTTCTGATGACGGACGCTTCATTGGAACCAATGTGCTGAACGAGGCATTCCTGGAACGCTTCCCAGTGACCTTTGAGCAATCCTACCCTGCTCCCAGCACAGAGCAGAAGATTCTGGAAGGCACCGCTCTGGACCTTGGTGTAGAAGACCGTGACTTCTGCAAGCGCCTGGTGGACTGGGCAGACATCATCCGTAAGACCTTCTACGATGGTGGCATTGAGGAGATCATCAGCACTCGCCGTCTGGTTCACATCATCCGTGCCTACAGCATCTTCCAAGATAAAGCAAAGGCAATCCAAGTGTGCGTGAATCGTTTCGACGACGAAACCAAGCAAGCATTCCTTGAACTTTATGACAAGGTAGACGCTGATTTCAAAATGCCTACCGAAGAGTCCATTGACACATATCAGTCTGTTTGATATAATTGGTGAAGGTAAAAAGTGCCTTCCCTCTTTTTATGATTGATTCAACTTTTACTATTACTATGACAGACAACAAAACTCATTTTTGGAAATACAACGAAGACAAAATTCTCAAAGATGTTGAAGATTATGTGACTGGAACTTATGGAAGTCACTATTGTGGTCACAATGAAGAATATAGTGACATTCAAACGATTGATTTGATGGCAGCAAAGGACCTTGCTCCTGGTTTCTGTCAAGCAAATATTCTAAAGTATGGAAGTCGCTATGGTGACAAGGATGGACGCAACAAGCGTGATTTGCTCAAAGTAATTCACTATGCTATGCTCCTTCTTCACTTTGACGGACACTACACCCGCAAAGATAACGGTCTTACTGAATTCTCTCGCTGATTATTATGAAACTCTCTGATAAAACTCTTACGCTTCTCAAAAACTTCTCTTCTATTAATCAGTCAATCTTGTTTAAAGAAGGTAGTTCTTTGCGGACAATTAGCGTTATGAAAAATATATTGGCAGAAGCAACAATTGAAGAAGAACTTCCTAAGGATTTTGGTATCTATGATTTGAACCAGTTCTTGAATGGTCTTAACCTTCATCAGAACGCTGAACTTGATTTCCAAAACGATGGTTATGTTGTAATCAAAGAAGGTCGTTCTCGCTCAAAATATTTCTTTGCAGATCCTAATGTAATTGTTACCCCTCCGGACAAATCTATTTCACTTCCTTCTGAAGATGTTTGTTTCATTCTTGATACCAAGGAACTTGATAAACTCCTTAAAGCTGCTGCTGTGTATCAACTTCCTGACTTGTCTGTGGTTGGTGAAGCAGGTGTGGTGAAATTGGTTGTTCGTGATAAGAAGAACGATACATCTAATGACTTCTCTGTTGTTGTTGGTGAAACCGATGAAGTATTTACTTTCAACTTTAAGGTGGAGAACATCAAGATTATTCCTGGTTCTTATGAGGTAGTAATTTCTTCTAAACTTTTGTCACGCTTTAAAAATACTGGGTTTGATGTGACTTACTATATTGCTCTGGAACCTGATTCTACTTTTGGTTGATGAACATCTTTGTTACCTCTCCTTGGCCTGCCGAGAGTGCGGTGTGCCTCCCCGATAAACACATCGTTAAGATGCCCCTGGAGTGCTGTCAGATGCTCTCTATCGTGGCATCGCAGAAGTGGGGGTATGGGTATGGAACCCTTCCCAAGGCAGATGGAACCCCCTACAAGACCGAGAAAGGAGCATTCCGCAATCATCCCTGCACCAAGTGGGCAATGGAAAGTATCCATAATGCCTACTGGTTAATCAAATGGGGATTGAACTTGTCTGATGAATACTACCTGCGGTATAATAAAACTCACTCCTGTTATAAAACTCTTGTGGATGCATATTACTTGTTTCCAAAGGGCAAAATTACAGAGGTGACACCATTTGCTCGTGCTATGCCTGAGGAATGGAAGTTTGACGACACTATTGACACATTTGAAGCATACAAAAGATACATCGCATCCAAACCTTGGGTTTCCGATAACTATCTTCGTATGCCCGAAAGAAAACCCGATTGGATTTGATTATGACAAGTGAATTTCTTTTTGTGGAAAAGTACAGGCCTCAAGTAATTGATGACTGTATTCTTCCTGATGAAACTAAAAAAACATTTAAGGAGTTTGTTGAGAAGGGAGAGATTCCGAATCTTCTTCTTGCAGGACCTCCTGGTATTGGTAAAACTACAATCGCAAAAGCATTGTGCAATGAATTGGGAGCAGATTATTATGTCATCAATGGATCCGACGAAGGGCGTTTCTTGGATACTGTACGAAACCAAGCAAAGAACTTCGCTTCGACCGTCTCACTTACGGGATCTTCTAAACATAAAGTCATCATCATTGACGAAGCAGACAATACCGGTAATGATGTACAACTCCTACTACGGGCGAATATTGAGGCATTTTATAACAACTGCCGATTCATCTTCACCTGCAACTACAAAAACAAGATTATTGAACCTCTTCACTCCCGATGTGCCGTCATCGACTTCACCATCAAAGGGAAGCAAAGAGTTCAACTTGCAGGTAGTTTCTTTCAACGACTTCAATCAATTTTGGATTCGGAAAAAATTGAATATGATCAAAAAGTCGTTGCGGAACTTGTTACAAAGCACTTCCCAGATTTTCGTAGGGTTCTCAACGAATGCCAAAGATACTCTACAGGAGGAAAAATTGACTCGGGCATTCTTGCATCTTTCTCAGACATCTCTGTAAATGAACTTATCAAAAACCTCAAAGACAAGAACTTTACAGAGGTTCGTAAGTGGGTGGTCTCCAACCTGGACAACGATGCTTCTAGTCTACTTCGCAGGATTTATGACGCCACTTTTGATTGTCTTTCACCCCAGTCTATCCCTGCTGCCGTTCTTGTTATTGCTAAGTATCAATACCAATGTGCGTTCGTGGCTGACCAAGAAATTAATCTCTTAGCAGCACTAACTGAAATTATGTGTGAGTGTGAATTTAAATAAAGGAGAAAAAAATGAATGTAAAACTAATTCGTATGTGGTCTGGTGAAGATGTCATTGCAGACCTTATTGAGGATGCTGATGCTTTTATTGTTATTACTAATCCAATTGTTGCTATTCCTTCCGGTAATGGACAACTTGGATTTGCTCCTTGGTCTCCACTTTTGAAAGATAAGAATGAGGAAATTAAGGTCAAAACAAGTTATGTAGTGTATGTTGCCGATACGCAAGAACAAATTGTGGAACAATATGAACAAATGTTTTCGGTAATTCAAAAACCATCTAAAAAGTTAATTGTTTGATGATGATTATTTCAGAACAAGACGCTCAATGGGCAGCAGATGAATTTATTAAGTATTTTTCTCAGATGGGAAATATTGAAGATTATTTGCGTTTTGTGAAGAAAGAAGTAATCAAGAGTTCTAATACACTTGCTCCATTGCACGATGAGTTCTTTAATGAAGATATTCATCCAGAAGATATGGAGTTTGATATTAAGTTTGTTGGTGATCGTTTCCAGCAAGCACTACCTCAAGAACACTACAACACTCTTTTGAGAGTTGTGTCTTCTCATAACAATGAATCAAATATTCCTGGTAGAGAACTCCGTTGGATGGTTTTTGAAAGGAATACTAGTAAGGTAATTGGATTTATTCGATTTGGTTCTCCAACTATTAATTCAAAACCAAGAAATGAGTGGTTAGGTAAACCCCCTAATCTTTCTATCTTTAATCGTCACGCAGCTATGGGTTTCGTGATTGTTCCGTCACAACCATTTGGATATAATTACCTTGGTGGTAAACTTTTGGCACTACTTTGTTGCTCTCATTATGCAAGAGAAACACTTAACAAAGTTTTTGAAAAAGACATTGCTCTTTTTGAAACAACTTCTCTTTATGGTTCAACTACAGACGCATCTCAATATGATGGTCTAAAACCTTTTATGCGATATAAAGGTTTGACTGAGAGTAAGTTCTTACCTCTTCTTCACGATGATGTGTTTCACAGATTGCACGATAGGTTTACTTATCTGAACAATAATACTCCTTTGACCGATAATAAGGCATCATCAAAAAAGATGAAGCGACAGACTAAAATGATCTCCATAATTAAAAACTCACTCCAAGACAAACAAAAACTTGATGAGTTTAATACTGTCATCAATTCTGCATTTAATCTTACTCAAAAGAAGAGATTTTACATTTCTGAATATGGATACTCCAATGTTCGTGAAGTAATTCTTGGGGAGCAAAAAGAACTAGTTCGTGGTCAGAACTGGGATAAATTTTATTTGGAAAATATTATCTCTTGGTGGAAGAAGAAAGCAACAAAGAGATACGAAAAACTAAAAGAAGAAAATAGATTCAGAACAAAGGTTGAACTCTGGACAGATGATGAGGAAATTAAAATTATCAGATGATGGAACTTAAAGATTGGTTAAACTCGATAAATTTTACGAAAGAAAATTTAATTCAAGAGGATGAATATTGTATTAAGGAATATGCACCTTTTGTTATCAATAGATGTTTATCAGGTCATATTGATTGCATTCTTTTTGCAAATGAAATGAATATGCACCATCAACTTGATAAAGATATGCAATATTTGTTTTATCTAAATAGTCTAAGGAAAAAGAAGAGATTTTCTCCCTGGCTCCGAAAGGATAAGGTTACAGACTTAGAGTGTGTTAAATCATACTATGGTTATAGTAATGAGAAAGCATCCCAAGCACTGAAAATCCTGACAAAAGAACAAATTAACTTTATTAAAAAACGACTTGATATTGGAGGATCAAAATGACTACTACGGTAGAACCTACAGTAAATTGGTCTCAAGACCAAATGGTGGAGGTCATTCTTAATGAACCAGATGACTTTTTGAAAGTTCGTGAGACTTTGACACGCATCGGAGTTGCATCAAGAAAGGAGAAAAAACTCTATCAATCTTGCCATATTTTGCATAAGCAAGGTAGATATTACATTGTTCACTTTAAGGAACTGTTTGCTCTAGACGGTAAACACGCTAACCTTACGGTGAATGATGTTCAGAGACGTAATCGCATTGCCCGCCTTCTTGCTGACTGGGGACTGATTACTGTTGTAAAAGAGGATTCAGTTTCTGACATTGCCCCACTTAATCAAATTAAAGTCCTCGCATATAAGGACAAGGGTGATTGGATTTTGGAGCAGAAGTATAATATTGGTAAGAAGGGAAAGGGTCAGGAAACCGAATAAATAGTGGTGTGCCATTCGTGCGGCACTCTACAAAAGTCGGAACACCCTAAAAAGAGGTTCGGTTTTGCCGATACCTCTTTTTTTCGTTTCTTGTATAATTAATAATGGATGCCGAAAGGGTCCACAAAACACAAACTCGCTTTAAAAAGGAGCTACCATAATGACTAACCTTATGCGTTATACTGCGTCGGATCTTCCTGCTCTATTGGAAAGGATTAATCGCAATAGTATTGGGATGGATGAATATTTTGATCGTCTGTTTAATCTTCACGAAACAACTTCTAATTATCCACCATATAACCTTGTTCAAGTCAGTAACGTAGAATCACGACTCGAACTTGCACTCGCTGGATTTAAGAAGGAGGAAGTGCATGTATACACGGAGTATGGAAAACTTTTTGTTGAAGGGCAAAAGGAGGATAGGGAATCTGATACAAACTACGTCCATAAGGGACTGGCTCAACGATCTTTCAAGAGAGCATGGACACTATCCGATGACACGGAAGTACGAGAAGTTGTATTTGAGGATGGACTGTTAACCATTAAACTTGGTAAAATTGTCCCAGAACATCATGCGCGAAAGGATTATCTCTAAATAAAAATAAAAAAATGAAATCTTTCGACGAGTTCAAAACAATCGCATATAAGAATGCAGTTCCTCACCTTGTTTATTCTGGAGGAAAGCAAAAAAACATTCCAAAAGGAAAAGCAGTTCCTGTAAGAAGTCGTTCAAGTGCTGGTGGAAATGGAGATGGTGACGGTGGTAATGGTGGGGGGAACGGCGGAGAATAAATAGTATTGAATATCGTCGGCGCGAGGAGCACCTGGCAAAATCCAGGTTGACTCCTCCTTTTTTTATTGGTAGAATATTGAGAGGTATGAGATTCAAATGACCAAAGTATTAGCACTAATAAACAATGTTATTTTGATTAGTAAAATTGAAGAAGTTACTTCGGATCTTGGAGAACCTGACTGTAAACTTACAAAACCCTTTGTTGTAAAAAGTGATCAAACTTTAGAACCATTTCTTTGTGGATATACGAAGCAATCTACATTTATGATGAGTTCAGATAAAATTCTTACTCTTGTTGATCCAACTCCAACACTACTTGAAAAATACGAAGACCTGATTAAAGAATGATGCAAAGCTTTTATACTAATGTTCAGTTGATTGGAAATCAGTTTTTAGTTCGTGGAGTAGAAAATGGTAAAAGGTTTGAAACAAGAGATGAGTTTTTCCCAACACTTTATGTAAAAACTAAAAAGGATTCTAAGTATAGAACATTAAGTGGTGAAGCAGTAGAACCAATCAATCCAGGAACCGTTAAGGATTGTCGTGAGTTCTACAAAAAGTACGATGAGATTGATGGATTTGAGATTTATGGAAACGATCGATATATCTATCAATACATTTCAGAAAAATATCCGGAGGATGAAATCAAGTTTGATATTAGTAAAATTAAACTTGTAACTCTGGACATTGAGGTTGCATCGGAACAAGGATTCCCTGATGTTGAATCTTGTTCTGAAGAAATTCTTGCAATTACAATTCAGGACTATACAACTAAAAAGATTATTACTTGGGGAGTCAAACCATTTAATAATAAGCAAAGTAATGTGACCTATTATTACTGTCCAAGTGAATATGAACTTCTAAACAGTTTTATCAATTATTGGATGGTTGATGTTCCTGATGTGGTAACTGGTTGGAATATTCAGTTGTACGATATTCCTTATATCTGTAAGAGACTGAATCGTGTTCTTGGCGAGAAATTAATGAAGCGTTTCTCTAACTGGGGACTTGTCACAGAAGGAGAAATCTATATCAATGGACGTAAGCACACGACATTTGATGTTGGTGGAATGACTCAACTTGACTATCTTGACCTTTATAAGAAATTTACTTATAAGGCACAAGAATCATATCGTCTTGATTATATTGCTGAAGTTGAACTTGGGCAGAAAAAACTTGATCACTCTGAGTTTGATACCTTTAAAGATTTTTACACTCAAGGATGGCAAAAGTTTATTGAGTACAACATCGTTGACGTAGAACTTGTTGACCGTTTGGAAGACAAGATGAAGTTGATTGAACTTGCACTCACGATGGCATATGACGCAAAAGTAAATTATGCTGACGTTTTCTATCAAGTTCGAATGTGGGACAATATTATCTACAACTATTTGAAGAAAAGAAACATTGTCATTCCTCCAAGAAGTAAAACTCAAAAAAATGAAAAGTATGCAGGTGCATATGTAAAAGAACCAAAACCAGGAATGTATGATTGGGTTGTTAACTTTGACTTGAATAGTCTGTATCCACACCTGATTATGCAATTCAATGTAAGTCCAGAAACTCTTGTTGATGAAAGGCATCCAACAGTCACAGTCGATAAGATTTTGAACAAAGAAATTACATTTGAAATGTATAAGGACTACGCAGTATGTGCAAATGGTGCAATGTTCCGCAAAGACGTTCGTGGATTTCTTCCTGAACTAATGGATAAAATGTATCAGGATCGTGTCATTTTCAAAAAGAAAATGATTGAAGCAAAGAAAGAGTATGAGAAAACAAAGAATAAAGAACTTGTAAAAGAGATTGCTCGATGCAATAACATTCAAATGGCAAAGAAGATTTCTCTGAACTCTGCTTATGGTGCGATTGGTAATCAGTATTTCCGTTATTACAAACTTGAAAATGCTGAAGCAATTACATTAAGTGGACAGGTTGCAATTCGGTGGATTGAAGGTAAAATGAATAACTATATCAATAAACTTCTTAAGACACAGGATGTTGATTATGTTATTGCTTCAGATACTGACTCCATTTATCTTAATATGGGCCCTTTGGTTCAAACTATATTCAAAGGAAGAGAGAAAACTACTGAAAGCATTGTTTCGTTCCTTGATAAGGTCTGTAAGGTGGAACTTGAAAAATATATTGAAGGTTGCTACCAAGAACTGGCGGATTATGTGAATGCATATGACCAGAAGATGCAGATGAAGCGTGAAAACATCGCTGACCGTGGAATCTGGACTGCTAAGAAGCGTTATATCTTAAATGTATGGGACAGTGAAGGTGTTCGCTATGAAGAACCTAAACTAAAGATGATGGGTATTGAAGCAGTTAAATCTTCTACTCCTGCTCCTTGTCGCAAGATGATTAAGGATGCTCTCAAGTTGATGATGAGCGGAACTGAAGATGAGGTGATTGAGTTTATTGATAAATGTCGTCGTGAATTTAAGACACTTCCTCCAGAATCTATCTCTTTTCCAAGGTCAGCTTCTGATGTTCAGAAGTATTCCTCTTCTTCAAACATTTATGCGCCAAAAACTCCTATCCATGTTCGTGGAGCACTTCTGTTTAATCATTATATTAAACAAAATAAATTGACTAACAAGTATTCTCTTATTCAAAATGGAGAAAAGATTAAGTTCATTTATTTAAAGAAACCAAATAGTATTCATGAGAATATTATTTCATTTATTCAAGAGTTTCCTAAGGAACTTAACCTTGACAGATACATTGATTATGACCTACAATTCGAAAAGGCATTTCTAGAACCACTCAAGATTATTCTTGATGCTATTGGGTGGAGTGTAGAAAAAACAGTAAACCTTGATTCTTTTTTTGAATAATGAAAAAAATCATTTTAATGTTTAATAAACTGACAGCATGGATGCGTAAAGATACTGACGTTATGGTCAGGAACAGTGATGGATGGGGGGACGATGTTTTCTACCAAATTAAGATGGCAACTCCTAGTCCAGAAACTAAAGTGATTCAGTATATTGATAAAAATACAAATATTATGAGTCCATTCCCTGAGGTATCTGGAAGTACTACTGTTGGTGGTATTAGTATGGATATTGTTTCTGATATTGTTGATGGAATTAGCAATTGGGTAAATGGTATGGACGTATATGTCCGTATTCAAAGAGTTACTTCTCACGGTGATTCTATTGGAAAAGCACTTCTTCTTTGCTTTATTAATCCAACTGTTGGATGTCCTTGGGTCTCTATTCAAAAAAGTGATGATGACTATTACCAAGAATACTCAGTTTATGAGAACAATGGTATTGGAGTATTAGATGCTTTTGATGATGGAACTTCACTTAGCATTACACGTCAGAGTGATACTGATGTAAAAAACTGGAAAATTGATATTGGTTGATAAAATGGATTTTTTAAAAGATATTGTAAAGGAAATTGGTGGCGAGTATACTCAACTTGCTTCCGACATTGACGAAAGTGAAACTTATGTTGACACAGGTTCGTACATTTTTAATGCACTGGTTTCAGGTAGTATATTTGGCGGTGTATCTGGGAATAAGATTACTGCTATTGCTGGAGAGTCTAGTACTGGAAAGACTTTCTTTTCTCTCGCTGTGGTTAAGAATTTCCTTGATAATAATACCGATGGGTATTGTCTCTACTTTGATACTGAAGCTGCTATCACTAAATCTCTTCTAGAATCTCGTGGAATTGATACTTCTCGTTTGGTGGTTGTTAATGTTGTTACTGTTGAAGAGTTTCGCGGAAAGGCACTCAAGGCAGTAGACCTTTATATGAAAAAACCCGAAGGAGAGCGCAATCCTTGCATGTTTGTGCTAGACTCTTTAGGTATGCTTTCCACCAGTAAAGAGATCAATGATGCTTTGAACGATAAAGAAGTTCGCGATATGACCAAATCGCAACTGATTAAAGGTGCATTCCGTATGCTTACCTTGAAACTTGGTCAAGCAAACATTCCAATGATAGTAACCAATCATACTTATGACGTTATCGGATCTTACGTACCAACTAAGGAAATGGGTGGAGGCAGCGGACTCAAGTACGCAGCGTCTTCAATCATTTATCTCAGCAAAAAGAAAGAAAAGGACGGAACGGAAGTGGTCGGAAATATTATCAAAGCTAAGACTGCTAAGTCGCGTTTGAGTAAGGAGAACAAGGATGTTGAAGTCCGTCTGTATTATGATGAGCGCGGTCTTGATCGTTACTATGGTCTTCTGGAACTTGGTGAGATTGGTGGACTCTGGAAGAATGTAGCGGGACGCTATGAAATGGACGGCAAGAAAATCTATGCAAAACAGATTCTTGCTAATCCTGAGGAATATTTTACTGAAGAAGTAATGCAACAGTTGGACGAAATCGCACGCAAGGAATTTAGTTATGGAGAAAGTTGAGTTTCTAGTTCTTAGAAACCTTTTACACAATGAACAATATATTCGAAAAGTAATACCATTTATCAAATCCGAATACTTTGAAGACCAAAATCAAAAAATTGTATTTGAAGAAATACTTTCTTTTGTTCAAGAATATAATCAACCAGCAACGAAAGAGGTTTTATGTATTGAGATTGAAAAAAGAAATGATATTAATGAACAATCATTTAAAGAAATAGTTCAAATTATCTCTTGCCTTGAGGATGTTTCTGCAGAGTTTAATTGGTTAGTTGATACAACTGAAAAGTGGTGTCGCGATCGTGCTATTTATTTGGCACTTATGGAGTCTATTCATATTGCAGATGGAAATGATGAAAAGAAGAATCGCGACAGTATTCCTTCTATTCTTTCTGATGCTCTTGCTGTAAGTTTTGATAATCATGTTGGGCATGATTATCTTCAGGATTATGAACAACGTTACGAATCGTATCACAAAAAGGAGGATAAAATTGAATTTGATCTTGAATACTTTAACAAAATCACGAAAGGTGGTCTCCCTAACAAAACTCTTAACATCGCTCTTGCTGGTACGGGTGTCGGGAAATCTCTATTCATGTGCCATGTGGCTAGCTCCGTCTTGCTCCAAGGGAGGAACGTTCTGTACATTACGTTGGAAATGGCAGAAGAACGCATTGCTGAAAGAATTGACGCAAACTTACTGAATGTTCCTATTCAAGATATTGTAAACCTTCCTAAGCAAATGTTTGAGAACAAGGTTACAAACCTAGCAAAGAAAACTCAAGGAACTCTAATTATCAAAGAGTATCCAACTGCGTCTGCACACTCTGGACATTTCAAATCCCTTCTAAATGAACTTGCACTAAAGAAGTCATTCCGTCCAGATATCATTTTTATTGACTATCTAAATATCTGTTCTTCTTCTAGGTATAAAGGTAATAGCAATATCAACTCTTATACTTTTGTAAAAGCAATCGCAGAAGAACTTCGTGGTCTTGCTGTAGAATTCAATGTTCCCATCGTCAGTGCAACGCAGACTACTCGTAGTGGTTATGGTTCTTCTGATGTTGAACTGACTGATACTTCGGAATCATTCGGTCTTCCTGCAACTGCTGACCTAATGTTTGCATTGATTTCTACAGAAGACTTAGAAGGTCTTGGACAGATTCTTGTAAAACAACTTAAGAACCGATATAATGATCCAACCATTCATAAGCGTTTTGTGATTGGTATTGATCGTGCAAAAATGCGTCTTTATGACTGCGAACAATCTGCTCAGAATGATATCCTTGACAACGGAAAGGATGAGGAGTATAATTATGAAGAAAAGAAACCAAAGAAAACATTTGAAGGATTTAAATTTTAATGGAACACATTTATCAAAATAAAGAATTTGGACAAGATTGGTTTACATATCCAGATTTATATAAGTCAATGGTAGAAAAATTTCCATCTGGAAGTAAATTTGTAGAGGTTGGTTCTTGGAAAGGAAAATCATCATCATATATGTGTGTAGAAATTGCAAACTCGCAAAAGGATATTGAATTCTTTTGTGTGGATCATTTTTTGGGAAGTGTTGAACATAAAGGTTATGAAGATCTTCCTCAACTTTATGAGACATTTATTTCTAACATGAAACCAGTTGAAAAATACTATAAAGTATTAAAAATGACTTCGACTGAAGCAGCAGATACATTTGAAGATGCTAGTCTTGATTTTGTTTTTATTGATGCTGGTCACGAATATGAAAATGTCAAAAGTGATATACAAGCATGGTTGCCTAAAGTGAAAACTGGTGGGGTTTTAGCAGGACATGATATTTCTAGTTCTCCAGTTAATGAAGCAGTAAATGAAGTTCTTTCTGAAATTCAAATCGGAGAGAATAGAAATGATTGTTGGATTTATAACGTAAATTAAATACTTGACTATAGAAAAAAAAGAAGTATAATTAAAAAAACACTAAAAATACTCAGAGGATTTAAATTCTAATATGACTATTGATCTTAATAAGTACGTGGAGTTCGTTAATACCACTACCTCTAATCCAAGTAAAGACCATGTTTCTTTTATCAACAGTCTTATGGAACTGCGAGAACAGAATTTTCCTACCGAGCGAATGCTAACTGCTGCTGTAGGAATGTCTGCTGAAGCAGGTGAGTTTACTGAAATTGTAAAGAAGATTGTCTTTCAAGGTAAACCAGTCAACCAAGAAAATCTGTTTCACCTGAAGCGAGAACTTGGAGATATTATGTGGTATATTTCTCAAGCATGTATTGGACTAGATATTTCTCTTGAAGAAGTTATTCAAATGAACTTTGAGAAACTGAATGCTCGTTATCCTGAAGGTGCATTTAGTATTGAGCGTTCTGAAAATAGAAAATCTGGAGATATTTAACTCAAAATAATGATTAATACTCTACCAGATACTCCCAATGAAGAGTGGAAACAATCTAATCTAAAAGATTGGATATATGTTTCCAACTTAGGAAGGATATGGAGTATGAAAGGAAACGGAAAGTTTCTTAAACCAAGAGGATATGAAGAAACTTATATTCAAATAATGGTTAGATACTTTCCTTATGAATGGATAAAGTATTTGGATGATGGAGAAGAAGCAAAACAATTAAAAAATTTTTCCAATTACTTTGTTACTACTAAAGGAAGAATATGGAGTAATGTTTTTTGGATGTTTTTGAAACCTTCGTTAGTAAAAAATTCTACTTGTGACTATTATTGGAATGTAAAAATTAATGGAACAACACAGAGAGTTTCTACTTTAGTTGGAAAAAATTTTTTACCTTGGAAGGAAGGTTTATATGTCCTTCATAAAGAGGAAACTTTATCTTATCCTCAAATAAACTATTTGAATAATCTGTGGTTAGGAACTCCTAAAGATAATAGTGTTGATAGAGAAAGGAAGGGAAGAGGTAGATGGAATAAAGAAAATATGATATAATAATAAAACAAAAACTGGAGGTACTATGAGTAAAGAAAAACAAGTAACAATTAAAATGAGTGTTCATGCAGCAGCAGCAGTTCGTCAGGTTTTGTTCGATGCCCAAAAAGGATATACTTATGATGAAGTAAGTGTTCCTCCTCGGGTTTCTGATATTCGTGGAGTTATTGTTCAACTTGATGATGCAATCAGTCAAGTAGTTGATAAATAACCACGGAAGGTTGCTCTAACCCCTTGACTTTTTAGTTGAGGGGTTTTATAATATCTAAACTTGGGGTGTTCGTATAACGGTTATTACTCTGGATTTGCATTCCAGCAATAAGGATTCGATTTCCTTACACTCCATTATAAATACATAAAACAGTATATGTATAGATGGCACTCTTAAAAAAAGAGGACCTTTTAAAAAGAGGCAACTATGATACTTTTGTAAAAAAGTTTCTTGGTTTAGAAGGAAAAGAAAATAAATTCCTAACAAAGGAAGGAATTTTTTTGCCAGTTGCTCTCATTTTGGATATAAATGGAAAGCAATATGCATATGAGACTAAAGAAAAAAATCTTGTAAAGGAAATAATTTCCAGAGTAGAAGAAGCAGCGTCTACAAAAGGAACGAAGTCATCAATTGAATTAACTGGTAAGTATGAAAATACTGGAAGAATTACTACTGTAAAGATTAATGATTTAGAAAAAACTGGAGAATTTGGCGGTCAAGGTGCTGGATCAGGAAAAAAAGAAAATCTTGGATTAGTCTTTGAAAGAGAGTTTTATGAGTCTTTGGTCAACATTTTAAACTGTGAGGGAAAGAAAGGAAAATATCATACTCAGGCAAAACAGATCGTTGAAGATCTAGGAAAAAAACATAAAGCACCTTTAAAAGAAGTTATTGCTGTGGGTGAATTAAATCAAAAAAGACCACTAAAGGTTTCAAAAAGAAATTTGTCAATAGGAACGGGACAAGAAAATATTGGATCCACTGTTACAGATATTACTCTTAAATTTGGTAATAAAGAAGTATATCTTTCTTTAAAATTTCAAAGCACTCTTGCTTTTGCTAATATTGGAATACAAAGCATTTTTACAGAAAAATCTGTTAATGATTATAATCTTAATGAAACTGCTAAAAATATTTTAGAAGTATTTGGTTTAGACGAAACATCATTCTGTAGCACATTTAATAACTACCCACATTCTGGTAAAATTGAAAATTACCAGCAAGATGTTACTAATACATGTGATAAGAATGCAATGACTAAGTTACTGAGACAGATGATGGGATATGGTTATGTAATGGTTCACGGTAAAGGCGCAGGAAAGGTAGATATATACGAAGTTGATGATAATTATCTAAATAAATCAACAAACTTAATGGGAAGAATTACTGCTTATTATGGAGGAACAACAGGAACTGGTAAAAAAGTTATTGTAGATTGTGCATCATCTCTATATAATTTTCAGTTCAATTTTAGAAATAAAGCAGGAAAAGTTTATCCATCGCATATTATGTGCGATTATAAGAAGAAATAAATATAAGTATATCAACACAAAATATGAAAAGTTTTCTCAATTTTCTAACTGAAGCAAAAGAATCGCAAGCAGCAATGCAAGCGAAAAAACTTGGATACACTGGGGATGGTCACGGTGGATGGTTGGACCGTTCGGGTAAAGTTGTTGCGAGAACCGAAAAGGGAAAACTGAAGTATATTGATGGTCGTCAACCAAAAGGTGCAGAAGAACCTGCTGCAGGAAGACAACCTGCTGGTGCTGCACCAACCACACAACCAACTCAAGCAGCACCTGCCCCTGCTCCACAACCTCAAGCAGCACCAAGACAAGCACCTGAAGAGCAACCCGCAGAGGAACTACCACCACTCACTGTTGTTTTTGGTCGCTTCAATCCACCAACAGTAGGACACGATAAACTTCTCAAGTCAGCGAAGAGAATTTCTGCTGGTGGAGATATTAAGATTTACCCTTCAAGGTCTCAAGATCCAAAGAAAAATCCTTTAGACCCTAATACTAAAGTTTCTTATATGAAGAAAATGTTCCCCGAGTTTGAGGAGAACATTATTAATGATGAAGAGATGAAAACCATTTTTAACGTCTTAGTGACTGCAAATGAGGATGGTTATAATAATGTAAACATTGTCGTTGGTTCTGATCGTCAAGCAGAGTTTGAAAATCTTGCACAAAAGTATAATGGAGAACTATACAACTTTGATTTGATTCGTGTTATATCTGCTGGCGTAAGAGATGCAGATGCTGAAGGTGTAGAAGGAATGTCTGCATCCAAGATGAGAAAAGCAGTAATGGATAATGATTTCGATTCTTTCCGTAGAGGAACACCAAAGACATTGAATGATGCTGATACTCAAGCACTCTTCAATGCAGTTCGTCAAGGAATGCAAGTCAAGAAATCAAAGGTAAAGAAAGAAAGTTATGCATTATGGGAGATTGCTCCAAAGTATGATATGAGAAATCTTCGTGAGAATTATGTGAGAGGAAAAATTTTTAGAATCGGAGATAAGGTTCAAAATCTAAACACTGGTTTGATTGGTGAAGTAATGCGTAGGGGAACTAACCACTTAATCTGCGTGACTGAAGAAGGATATATGTTTAAGTCTTGGATTAAAGATGTAATGGAATATACTGAAGTTAAAATGGATAGAATGTATAGAGAACCAGGAAAACCAAATACTCTTTTTGGAACAACTGGATATTTGAAGTATGCACTCAAACAAACTCCTGGTTCATCTTTAGGAAAAGAAAATCTTCAAGCAGGTGGATCCTCGTTCTTAGACAAATTTATAAATAAGTATAAGAAACAAAAAGTACGCGCTTAATTAAGATGTCTATTAATCCTCTGAATGATATTTCTAGAGTGTATTTGGAACAGGTTGCTGAATCAGCAGTTCCTGGAAAACCAGCAGAAAGACTTGGTGCTGTAACTGCAATTCCAAAAGCAGAAAGAGATGCTGCTAGAGAAAGAGCACTTGCAAAAGCAAAAGCAATGAGAGAAAAGAATAAGATTAAAGAAGCACTTGATCCTGTAGGTAAAGAGGATAAAGATATTGATAATGACGGTGATCACGATAAGACTGATAAGTATCTTCTAAATCGTAGAAAAGTTCGTGGTGCTGCGATTGCAAAGAAGAGTGTAAAGGAAGGATATTCAAATTGGAGAGAAGATCTTTCTGAGATTTTAGAAGTTGTTTCTAAAGATAAAGGTGATGAAAAGATTACTGAAAAAGCAGTAAAAAATAAAATCAAAATCAATCCTAATATTGGTGAAGCGGTAGAAAACCTGGGCGGAACTCTGCTTGAAATGGTAGAAGTTGATGAAGTTGATTATATTGTTGAAAGTGTTTATGATGAACTCCTTGATGAAGGTTATGATGAGGATGATATTGAAGAAGCACTTGAGTTTGCACTTACTGAAGCAAAAGTAACTTTTGGACATGATACTCCTACAGGACAAAAGAAAAGAGGTAATTTAGTTGCAGCAGTTGGAAGACTTGCAAGACAAAAACTTTCTAGTAAAGTTCGTGGTGCTAAGAAAGCAGCAAAGCAAGCAGTTGCAACGGGAGCAAGAAAAGTTGCTAAAGGTGCATTAGGTGTTGCTCGTAAAATGGAAGGTGGTGATTCAAAACCGAGTGCGGCACATACTAAAACAAGATCTGCATCAGTTTATCGTGGTGCAGGTGCAGGAACTAAAGAAAGAGTAAGCAGTGGTTCTTATACTGGACCTACTAAAAAGAAAGCAGAAAAACCTTCTGATCCATGGAAAGGAAGTTCAACAGTTCCTCAGAAACCAAAACCAAAACCCAAAGCAGAAAAACCTTCTGATCCTTGGGAAGGTAGTGCAACAACTCCAACAAAACCAAAAGCAAAACCAAAAGCAAAAGCAAAGACTACTAAAGTAAGTGGTGGAACTACTAAGGCACCTACAAAAAAGAGAAAGTCCAAATTAGATGATCTTCTCGCAAGTGTAAGAAGTGAGCAAGTTCAAATTGACGAAAAGACATTAACTCGTTCTGAAACTAAAGAAAAAGAAAGACTTGTAAAGTCAATGAAGGATAAGGTAGCAGACTTTGAAAAGAGATATCCTGGTCGTGGTAAAGAAGTGATGTATGCCACTGCTACCAAAATGGCAAAGAAAATTGCCGAACAGGCAATGGAAATTCAACCAAAGACCCAGGAAAAACCTGATCAAGCACAAAAGAAAATCGCACAGCAAAAAGATCGTCAAAGACAGCAAGAAGTTCAAATCTTAAATAGAAAACTTCAAGCACTTAGATCTGCTCCTAAAGGAACTGATACTGACGTTACTGTATAATTTCCTAAATAGGTTAGGATACTCTTTATAGGAGGTTATTATGTCTCTCGCAGTAATCCTAGCTTGGGCTAAAGCTAATGAAGCTGCTATTGCTACCATTTTGCTTATTGTCTCTGAGTTTTTGGGGGCAAATAATAAGTTAAAGTCAAATGGACTTGTTTCATTTGTTCTTCTTCAAGTTCAATCACATTTAAAGAAAAAAGGAGCAGTTGATCCTACTCCTTGAGATAACTTAAAACTTAATAGAGACCTCAAAATGAGGTCTCTATTTTTTATAAATAATTTCTAGCAAATAACTTTTACGGAAAAGAACATGGCACTCTGGGGAAATAATGACAACAAAGGTTCTGGAGGCACAGTAACTTTAAATTACACCACTCTTGAAGTGGTTGGTTCTGGCACAACTTTTGGACAAGTTGGTGCAGCAGCGACTGGAGATGTGATTAGATTTGGTATTCGTGGTGGTGGTGGAACCTATTTTGGAGACGCTGTAATTGTTGGTATTGCTAGCACAACTTCTCTTTCAATCGCTTCAACTGCTGGATTAAGTGGTGCTGCAATCGCATCAACGGCGTTTTATATCAGCGAACTTCCAAAGTATACTGTTCTTGATAGTTCTTACAGCAACGCTAACGATTCTGCTCCATCAATAACAACTCTAACTATTACAGGAACTGCAACCACCAATGCTAATATTGGTACAAGCATTATTCCAGTCGTTCCTCCAAGTGGATTGATTGATGGAGATTTTGTGGTAAATAATGGAAATAATCTTGTCATTTCTACTGTTGGCACTGTAAATATTACTCTCGGTTCTACTATCTCTGCTGGAATCGCAACTGGAGATATTTTAACATTTAGGAGATATGTTGACGGGTACGATAAGCAAGTTTATGGAATTTCTACTGATTCTGTTCCTGCTGCTTATAGTGGGTTTGCTCATCAAGGTTGGGTTGGTGTTACAACATACATAGACTGTCAGGGCAACTTCAGAGTTAAAACCGAAACTCTTGTTGCAATGTCTGGTATCACTACAGGCACTGATGGAATTCTTTATCCAACCCCTGTTTGATTGATATATGATTTTTAATGAATTGAATGAAGATAATTTTCTTCTCTTTGCTATTAAAAATTATGAAAATCCTCAAGCAGTTACTAAAGAGGACTTTGAAAAAGACTTAAATCACTTTAAGTATATTAAGAGGTTGTTGAAAAGATATAAAAGAGAAGGTGAACTTAAAACTCATCTTCTCTTAAATCACTTTATCATTCTTTATAATATTTTTGGTGAGGCAACAACTCCAATGCTTTTTTTTAAAATTGAAAAGGATCTGTGGTCTTCTTTAAAATCTTTTATTATTTTTTTAAATAGACTACCTGAATATCCAAAATCCGGTATTCATGATATTCAAGTTGATCTTTATTGTTTAGCAGAACTCAACAAAATCTATAATGGAAAAGAAGAAACTTGATTGGATTATCTCTATAATTAGAGAAGAAATGATGACCGCAAATCTTCCTGGTAAGGGAGGAGGTGTTGGAAGTGAAACTGATCCAACGGGAAAAGAAGGTCCTGCTGGGTTTAGTCCTGTGATGAGATTTGAAAGAAGAAGAGGTCCACAAATCAAACTTCCACCTGGTTCTCGTAAAAGGTGGATGAAATAAATAATAATAAAACTACTTGAGTTATTTGTTTCGGTAGTATAAGAAATAATAACTCACGAAAAGAGATGTTTAATTCAAATACTTCTGCAGATACTAAAATTGCTGTTTTAGAAGAAAGACTTTCATCGTATGAAATTATGATGAGAAAGATTGATGAAGCAATTCAGATTATGGGCAAGACCAGTCAGAATATCAGCAAAATGCTTGCCGTTCATGAAGAAAAAATAGATCAGTGCCATAAGGCAGACGATTATATTGGTAGATTGATTGAAGAATTAAAATTAGAAAATAAAGATCAACACGATGCAGTAACAGAAAGAATAGAAAAAGTAGAAAGTAAACTGGAAGAAGTTGTAAAATTTCGTTGGATAATTATAGGAGTTTTTGCTGTAATATCCTTTGGATTATCACAATCTCATGTAGTTGTAGATCTTTTAACGCCAGATTCTCAACAAGTACAAGTTAAAACTAAATAATCAAGTGTTGGCGATATTGCCAATGAAAACTAAAAATAAAACAAACATTTATTCACTCCAAAAGATTACAAATTCAGTTATAAAGTGGACAGGTCTCATAACTGTTTTGTGTCTTGACAAGACCAGATAGTCTGGTAGAATAAGGTCACCCATTAAAGATTGGTTATGGATTTTGTTGATGTGAAGTACATCAATTTGATATCTACGCGGTTTCAAAAATTTAAGAAAGTAAAACACAATCTTTATAATTTTCGTTGTCCGATTTGTGGAGATTCTCAAAAAAATAAAAACAAGGCAAGAGGATATTTGTATCAAGTAAAAAATAATACAAATTTTAAGTGCCATAACTGTGGCGTAAATATTTCTTTCAATAATTTTTTAAAACAAATAGATCCTGTAGTTTATAAACAATACACGTTTGAAAAGTTTAAAGAAGGACACACTGGAAAATCTTTTACTGTAGAAGAACCAAAGTTTCATTTTGAAGCGCCAAAATTCAAACCTAAGTTAGACCTACCAAAAGCATCCGCAAATATTGATGCAAAAAAGTATTTGGAAAGTAGAAAATTAAATCCAGATAACTATTATTACGCCGAAAAATTTAAGGAGTGGACTAACTCTCTTCACCAAACATTCGACAGTGCAGATAAAGATGAATCAAGGATTATTATTCCTTTGTTTTATCAAAATACTTTAGTCGGATTTCAAGGTAGAGCACTTGGTCCCAGCAAGGTAAAATACATCACTGTAATGCTTAATGATGACGCACCAAAAATCTATGGTCTTGATGAAGTCCAAAAAACTGAAACTGTCTACATCACGGAAGGTCCCTTCGACTCAACTTTCATTCGCAACGCGATTGCTCTTTGTGGAGCTGATGGTGATCTTGATAAGTGGAATATTTTCAGGCGTGTTTGGATTTATGATAACGAACCACGTAATGCAGAAATCGTTAATCGAATCTCAAAGCGTATTGATGAAGGTGAACAAGTTGTAATCTGGCCTTCTACAATATCTGAAAAGGATATTAACGATATGATTTTATCTGGACTTGATATTCAAAATGTGATAGAATTAAATACTTACTCCGGATTAGAAGCAAAACTTAAATTTACTACTTGGAAGAAAATATGAGCAACGGTCTAAAAGTTCAAAAGAGGAATGGATCTATTGAGAGCATTGATCTCGATAAGATGCACTTAATGGTTGAAGAAGCGTGTAGGGGTCTTGCAGGAGTATCTGCGAGTCAAGTTGAGATGAAGTCTGGTATTCAATTTTATGATGGTATTACTACGGCAGAAATTCAAGAAATTTTAATTCGTAGTGCTAGTGATTTGATTGATTTGGATCATCCAAACTATCAGTTTGTTGCTGCACGTCTTCTTCTTTTTGCAGTAAGGAAACAACTTTATGGAAAAATGAAAGAACTTCCTACTCTTGAGCAGCATATTATTAATTGCGTGTCTGATGAAGTTTACGATAATGAGATCTACACAAAGTATTCTCAAGAAGAGATTGGACGTGCTAATTCATTTATTGATCATGATCGCGATTTTCTATTTACCTATGCAGGTCTTCGACAGGTAGTTGATAAGTATCTTGTTCAAGATCGTAGTTCTGGTGGAGTATATGAAACTCCACAGTTCATGTATATGATGATTGCTCTGACTATCTTCGCAGAGTACCCCAAAGAAACTAGAATGTCATATGTCAAGAGGTATTATGACGCAATCTCAAAGCACAAAATCAACATCCCAACTCCCATTATGGCAGGAGTGCGAACACCACTTAGACAATTTGCTAGTTGTGTTCTTGTTGATGTTGATGACACCCTCGATTCTATCTTTAGCTCTGATATGGCTATTGGTCGATACGTTGCACAGAGGGCGGGAATCGGCATCAACGCTGGTCGAATCCGTGGCATCAACAGCAAAATCAGAGGTGGAGAAGTTCAACACACGGGTGTTGTACCATTTCTCAAGAAGTTTGAAGCAACTGTCAGATGTTGCACGCAAAATGGCATACGAGGTGGATCCGCGACAGTCCACTTCCCCATCTGGCACCAAGAAATAGAAGATATTCTTGTTCTTAAAAACAATAAGGGTACGGAGGACAATCGTGTTCGAAAACTTGATTATAGCATTCAAATCAGCAAAATCTTCTATGAAAGGTTCATTCAAGATGATGAGATCACGCTTTTCTCTCCGCATGATGTCCCTGGACTTTATGATTCTTTCGGAACAATTGAGTTTGACTCTCTCTATATTGGTTATGAAAACAATCCTGATATTCCGAAAAAAACTATTAAAGCACAAGAACTCATTCTTAACCTTCTCAAGGAACGTGCGGAAACGGGTCGCATCTATATTATGAATATTGACCACTGTAACTCACACTCATCTTTTAAAGATAAGGTTGAGATGAGTAACCTTTGTCAGGAAATCACTCTACCAACTTATCCTATTCAGCATATTGATGACACGAGTGGTGAGATTGCGTTGTGTATTCTCTCTGCTATTAATGTTGGAAAGGTAAAGTCTGATGAAGAACTTGAAGAACTTTGTGACCTTTCAGTTCGCGGACTTGATGAGTTGATTGACTATCAAAAGTATCCCGTAGCGGCAGCAGAAATCGCCACCAAGGCACGTCGTTCCCTTGGTATTGGTTATATTGGACTTGCCCACTATTTGGCAAAACTTGGGTTTAACTATGACTCTCAAGAGGCATGGGATGCTGTTCATGGACTTTCTGAATCATTTCAATATTATCTTCTCAAGGCATCCAATCAACTTGCTAAAGAAAAGGGATATTGTGAATATTTTGGGCGCACTAAGTATGCAGATGGCATTCTTCCAATAGATACTTATAAAAAAGATGTAGACGAAATTTCATCCATTTCTTATCAGCATGATTGGGAAGAACTTAGAGCATCCATCCTGGAGCACGGTCTCCGGCACTCAACACTGTCCGCACAGATGCCATCGGAGAGCAGTTCCGTTGTGTCAAACGCCACTAACGGAATCGAACCTCCTCGCGGATTCTTGTCCATTAAAAAATCAAAGAAAGGACCTCTTAAGCAGATTGTTCCTCAGTACCATTCTCTCAAGAACAATTATACGCTTCTTTGGGATATGCCTAGTAACAATGGTTATATTAATGTTGTTGCTGTGATGCAAAAATTCTTTGATCAAGCAATTTCTGGAAACTGGTCCTATAATCCAGAAAATTACCAAGATAATGAAGTTCCTGTGTCGGTGATGGCAAATGACTTTTTGACTACATACAAGTACGGGTGGAAGACTTCTTATTACCAAAACACTTATGATATTAAGACTGATGAGGTAGTAGAAGAAAAACCCAATCTTCAAGATTTGCTAAGTGAGTTAAGTTCAGTAGAGGAGGGAGAGTGTGAATCCTGTGCAGTTTAAAATTTCTTCAACCGAAGAACCACAGACAAATATTAAAGGAATGACCGTTTTTAATACTGAAAAGGTTGATACCAAGAAACAACCTATGTTTTTTGGAAAACCTCTTGGAGTTCAGAGATATGATTCATACAAATATCCAATCTTCGATAAACTGACTACTCAACAATTAGGATACTTCTGGAGACCCGAAGAGGTGTCTCTCCAGAAGGATCGTGGAGATTATCAAACTTTACGCCCTGAGCAGAAGCATATCTACACTTCTAATCTGAAGTATCAGATTATGCTCGATTCTGTTCAGGGGCGTGGACCTGGAATGGCATTTATTCCATACTGCTCACTTCCTGAATTGGAAGCGTGTATGGAAGTGTGGGGATTTATGGAAATGATTCACTCACGCTCTTACACTTACATCATTAAAAACATTTATCCAGACCCTTCTGAGGTCTTTGATACTATCATTGGAGATGAGCGTATTCTGGAACGTGCTAAGAGCGTTACAGAGTCTTATGATGACTTCATTCAATCCGCACAACAATATGGTGTATCCGATGCCTGGATGCACAATCTTGAAGGAGTATCATACGCAAAGGAATCAATTAATGACGTTAAACGAAAACTGTACAGAGCAGTCGCAAACGTTAATATTCTTGAAGGTATTCGCTTTTACGTTAGTTTTGCTTGTAGTTTCGCCTTTGGTGAACTTAAGCTTATGGAAGGATCCGCTAAAATCATTAGTCTCATTGCAAGAGACGAAAACCAGCACCTAGCACTTACTCAGAATATTCTGAATAAATGGAGGGAAGGTGATGATCCTGAAATGAAGCAGATTGCTAAAGAAGAGGAAGAATGGGTCTATAAGATGTTTGATCGTGCAGTAAATGAAGAAAAGAAATGGGCAGATTATCTGTTCAAAGATGGAAGCATGATTGGGCTAAATGATAAACTTCTTCAGCAGTATGTTGAATGGATTGCAAATCGTAGATTAAAAGCAATCGGTCTTAAACCACAATACGATATTTCAGCAAACAATAATCCTCTTCCATGGACTCAACACTGGATTTCCTCTAAAGGTCTCCAAGTAGCCCCACAAGAAACGGAAGTCGAAAGTTATGTAGTTGGGGGAATCAAACAAGATGTTACCAAAAATACTTTCGCAGGATTCCAATTATGATGAATGGTGCGAACAGGAAATCCTAAACGCATACCGAGAAGCAGCAGAATGTGATGAGTTTATGTTTGGTGATTATGACTATTGCAAAGAATGGTTAAATGATATCTGATAGATAGAGGAGGTCACACTCCTCTTTTTTATGTCCAAAAATCAACTGACTAAAGATGAAATTAAAGTTCGTGTTTTAAAATTAAAAGATAAATTGCACAAAGATCATATTAGACCAGAAATGGATATGAAAGGACTCGCTCATAAATATCTGAACGAAGTTCTTGATATTATTGATGAGTACAGATATTGACTATGAAAATCCTTGGACCTACAATGGAAAAGAATTTGGTTCAAGTGATATTCTGGATTATTATGGTTTTGTATATCATATTCATTGCAACACAACTAATCGCGACTATATTGGTAGAAAATATTTCTGGAGTTTCCGCACTCCGAGAGGAAAGTCTCGAAAAGTTAAGGCAGAATCTGACTGGAAGAATTACTATGGATCATGCCCAGAACTCAAGGAGGACATAAAAAAGTATGGTAGGGAGAATTTTACGCGCACTATTTTATCATTACATAAAACAAAGGGCAAAACTAACTTCGAAGAAACCCGACAACTCTTCGCACACAATGTCCTCACAGAATCACTTGACAACGGAACACCTGCCTACTACAATAGCAACATCCTCAACAGGTACTTCCGAAAAGATTACTATGGAAACTCAGATTGAAAGCGAACCTGTAGCGTTTGTTCGTGAATGGGCAATTAACAAAATTGAACTCCTTCACGAAGCAGACCGTCATAAGAATGCTCAGGCACTTCTTGCAGAGTTTGATGAGTGGATTAATATTCCAGAAGGAACTCAAGAATTGGATTATCTTTGTTTGGAAGATGAAGACTGGACTGATGAACAAGAAGTTGATGTTCGGTAAACCAAACTCTTGACAAATTCTAAATATTAACTTATTATGTAAAAATCCCTGTTATGAGCAGGGTTTTTTATTATGAGACTTTGATTTTGATTTAGAGCCGTGGAAAGTGCCCTTTGAGAAAAGGGTGTACCCCCTTTCTATACGGATGTAGAGTTCTGTTAAATTTAATGCTTTTTAAAACACTTTCAATTTTTGCCATTGTCACTGCAGGATTAGCACCCCTACAAGCAAAGGCAGCGAGCGGATGTTCCCTCGCATCACATTATGGAGTTGGTGATGGATATCACGGGCAGACAACTGCCAATGGCGAAAGATACAATGCTTATTCTAATTCTGTAGCACATAAATGGTTGCCATTTGGAACAAGGCTGAGAGTTACAAATCAATCCAATGGTAAATCGGTAATTGTACGTGTTAATGATCGCGGTCCTTATATCGCGGGTAGAGACCTTGACTTGTCTTACGGTGCATTCTCTACTATTGCTTCACCCAGTCAAGGTGTTGCTAGGATTTGTTACTCGCGGGTATAATGATCTAAAAGTTTAATACTAAATAGAGGAGAGCGGTTGCTACTCCTCTTTTTTTATGTTCAATTTTAACTTCGGAAAGAAGAGACCGAACAAGAAGCAGATAATCCTTATAAGCGCCATACTCAGCGGTATCGTAGCGACCCTCTCCCAATGCACTGGAGCGCCCCAGGAGCGCCTCTGGGACCTCTTAGACGAGGTTCAGAGGACTCTGTTCCCAGGCACCGTAATCAACGACGTGCTGCTCCAGGACCCTGCTGTGGTGGGTAGGAGAGTTGAGAGGGATGTTGATAAGGCTATTCGTGAGTATGAACGCTTGACAGGGGCTTCGAACAACAGTAGAATACCTTTGTCGAGGTTGATAGAGAGGCCTCTAGATACTTCTAAGTGTTATACTGAAGAGTGTAAGAAACTTGGAGGAGAAATGAGACTCTGTTCACCATGGCTTGACACCTGTAAAAAGGAGTAGTACAATAATCATATGAGCAGTGAGGGTCCAAACCTCATATAAGTCTCACCCCTCTCATGCCTCTCATAGAAGCACAAACAGAGAGGTCTCTTGGGTTAGTAGCTCAGATGGATAGAGCAATTCACTTCTAATGAATTGGTCGGGGGTTCGAGTCCCTCCTAACCCGTTAGACTTTTTAAATAAAAGTCTTATAAATAAAAACACTTAGGTCGAAAACAATGTCTTTCCAAATCACCACCAAACAGATTAGTACTCTCGATTGCCGTGATTGGCATATTGAGGGTAATCCCCTGTTTGCTGAAATGGAAAGACATATGTAATATGCAATCCATAAAAGCAAATAGAGGGGAGAGAAACCAAAAGTTTCCTCCCCTTTTTTGTTGCTTGGACCAGTTTCCTAAGTGTCCACCAATCTCCCCCCAGAGTCCAAAAGGTGGTATTCTAATCAAGTGGTCGAGAGAGACCACACCCCGAACCTTGACAATTTAATTCTAAGGGTATGTAACTCAGTTGGTAGAGTAGCGGGCTTTTAACCTGTAAGTCGTCGGTTCGAACCCGACCATACCCATCTGGGAGGATTTCCGAGTGGCTAAAGGAATCTGACTGTAAATCAGACGGTTCTACCTTCGCAGGTTCGAATCCTGCTCCTCCCACCTTGACTCTATAGTGAAGCGGTTATCACGCTACCCTGTCACGGTAGTATCACGGGTTCAAATCCCGTTAGAGTCGTTGCTGATTTGCGCTGGAGCTGATAATCCAGAATGCCGTCAGCATTAAGTTCCTATCGACTAGCGGTTAGGTCACCACCCTTTCAAGGTGGCAGCACGGGTTCGAATCCCGTTAGGAATACCACAGGAATGTAGCTCAGTTGGTTAGAGTACACGACTGATAATCGTGTGGTCGTGAGTTCGAATCTCACCATTCCTATTGGAAGTGTGGCAGAGAGGTCTAATGCAGTGGATTGCTAATCCGCCGATGTCTTTATAGGCATCCGTTGGTTCGAATCCAACCACTTCCGTTGGCAGTATAGCTCAGTCTGGCAGAGCACGGGTCTCATATGCCTATGGTCGATAGTTCAAATCTATCTACTGCCTTGTGTCGTTAGTCTAATGGTAAGACAGGAGATTGTGGTTCTCTATATGAGGGTTCGATTCCCTCACGGCACCCCGCCCTTATAGCTCAGTGGTAGAGCAACTCACTAGTAATGAGTAGGTCGTTGGTTCAAATCCAATTGAGGGCTTCTGAGGTCGCCAAGCGGTAAGGCAGCGGGTTTTGGTCCCGCCATTCGTGGGTTCGAATCCTACCCTCAGAACTTGTCCTTTTAGCTCAGTGGAATAGAGCAGTAGGCTACGAACCTATGTGCGGGAGTTCGAATCTCTCAAAGGACGCTTGACAGATTCTTTTGAGTCTGTTAATATATAAAATGATAGAGGGTAAGTCACTGTTATATCCTTATGAGGTATATCATACTTACTCCATCAAGTCGATGTGGCGGAATTGGTAGACGCGCTGGGTTTAGGTTCCAGTAGATTAATCTGTGGAGGTTCAAGTCCTCTCATCGACACTTGACAATCAAACTAAAATAGTTTATGATTGTCTCATTGCGAAAGTAACTCAACGGTAGAGTCCCTGCCTTCCAAGCAGGTTGTTGCGAGTTCGAATCTCGTCTTTCGCTCTTGGTAGTCGTTATGCAGATAGCATAGAAAGACGCCAAAGGAAGTTAAGTCAAAGAATCAAGACAAGCAGACAATGCCCTCGTAACTGGTGTAAGTCCAGTAACTTCCTTCATTCCACAATAGCTCAGCGGTAGAGTCGGTGACTGTTAATCACTTGGTCCCTGGTTCGAATCCAGGTTGTGGAGCCAGGGCAAATAGCTCAGCGGTAGTAGCGTCTCCTTTACACGGAGGATGTCGGGGGTTCGAATCCCTCTTTGCCCACTTGATAAATAAAAATAAAAAGAGTATAATGGAAAAACTTTATAAACTCTTGAGTGATGCACAGTCATCGCTTTTTGTTTTATTCCATAAAACTTGGGCATTTCATTGGAATGTTGTAGGTGAAGACTTCACTCAACTTCATCAACTCTTTGGCGGTCAGTATGAAACTATGTTTGAAGAGATTGATCGTCTTTCGGAACATATGCGTTATTTGAATGTAAAACCTCTCAGTTCTCTTTCTAGAATGCTTGAGGTAACTCAAATCAAAGAGGCAGCAAGTTCAACTGGAGCAAAAGAAATGCTTCAAGAGCTTCTTGATAACAATACCAAGTTTTGTGATTTAATGGTAGAGATTTCGGAAGAATCTGAAAATCAAAAGTCATATGCTACAGCAAATTTAGTTCAAGATTTAATGGAATCTCATGGTAAGTTTGTTTGGCAGTTAAGAGCACACCTGCAATGAATAGGATGAAGAATCATGATTTCAATAAGATGCAAAGATTGTAATAAGGAAATAACAGGACATCATTCAAAAACGGTGACCTGTGGTTGTCCTAATATGGCAACAATTCGTGGAGATAAGATATCAGCACTTGACTTATCTCGCATTGTTATGTTAAACTCTATCCAGAAAGAACAAAAATCAAATGTTCTTTCTTCGCAAGATCTTGCTTTTCAAGAAGCAAGACGCCAACGTAAAGTAAAACGATTGGATTTTGAGGTTCGTTGAACCTTCTACTGGAAGCGTGGCCGAGTGGTTTATGGCAGTTGTCTTGAAAACAACCAACGTTAATAGCGTTCGTGGGTTCAAATCCTACCGCTTCCGTTTTAAGAATAGTTACAAATTTAATAATTTTTTCAACAGTGTTACGATATGAACACAAAAAGTTGACATCGAAATACCTGTGATTAGTATATAGTAGTATCACGGGGACGAACCGATGGATCAACACACCTACGATAATTGGGTGAAGATCAAAGCAACTTTTGAATCTTCTGGGAACATGGATAATATGTTCTACAAAAGAGCAGTTGAAATCGTAAAAACCCGAAGAGACCCTCTTGCAAAATTTCTTGGCGATGAAAAATGATGCACGAACAAGAAGAATTTATCACACGTTCTGAAGTTCAGGAGATGATTGATGCTGCTATCCGAAGACACAACCGTAATGCTTCTATCATTAGTATGTGCGTCGGTTGGGTGGTTCTTGCTTTATTTGCTGAGGGACTTTTGAGATTAGTTGGAGTTATTCCCCCGTTACTTCCATTTCTTAAAATTACTTTAAACTAATGGTAACAATCACAGAAGAAGATTTGCAAAAACTAAACAAAAGAGTTCTTCAACAAAAAATGGAAGAACTCTTTGAAGAACCATCTGCTTACGAAGATGAAGAAGATGATTAAAACAATAATATCTACAATTCTTCTTTTTTCGTCTATTGGACTTTTTATACATTGGGGACTTACACACGCATATCCGGAGGTTTTATGAAAGTAGGATTAATTGGTTTGGGAAGAATGGGTGAAGGAATGTCTCGCCGCATGATGAAAGCGGGTATTGAGGTTTGGGGTTACCGAAGGAACTATGAAAAGGCTCAAGAAGCATATGAAAACGGATATGTTAATGGTGTTACGACTACTATACAAAGCCTTGTTCAAGTAGTAAAAGGTAATGGCAATCCAGGAATATTTCAAATGGTTGTGCCAGCAGAAACTGTAGAGGAAACAATCAATGAGTTACTACGATATTGTGGTGAGGGAGATATTATTATTGATCATGGCAATAGCAATTTTAAAGACAGTCGGAAGAGAGCAGAGCGTCTTGCAAAACTTGGTATCCAATATATTGATTGTGGTACTAGCGGCGGTGTTTATGGTTTGGATCGTGGATACTGTCTTATGGTTGGTGGCGGAAATACTGCGGTCGCCACTTGTGCAAGCATTTTTGATGCCCTCGCTCCAGGAATCAACGCTGCCCCCAGGACTCAGTATGACTCGGATGTAACTTCTGCTGAGTTTGGTTGGTTGCATTGTGGTGGTCCAGGTGCAGGACATTTTGTGAAGATGGTTCACAACGGTATTGAGTATGGAATAATGCAAGCATATGCAGAAGGTTTCAACATTCTGAAGAACGCTAATGTGGGTGCCAAATATGTTAGAGAAGGAGATGCAGAAGTCGCCCCTATGGCAGACCCCGAATCCTATTGTTATGATATTGATGTTGCTGAGGTTGCTGAGTTATGGCGTCGCGGTAGCGTGGTTGGGTCTTGGTTACTTGATCTTACTGCTGATGTGTTACGCCGGGATGGTAGCCTTAAACAGTTCTCTGGAGGAGTATCCGATAGTGGTGAGGGTCGTTGGACTGTTTCTGCCGCTGTGGACCTGGGGGTTCCCGCTCCTGTTATTACTACAGCACTATTTGAAAGATTTAACTCACGCAATCTCGGATCATTCGGAGCAAAAATCCTAAACGGAATGCGTTATATGTTTGGGGGACATCATGTTAGGTAAAGCACTTATTTTCATTTCTATTCCGTTTGTTTTAACAACACTCTATTTCGGAACAAGAGGAGGATACTATGACTCCAAAGAATATAAGGGAAATGGAACCGCACATTAGACAAAAATATCATTTTGCAATGTCTTCATTTTCTAGAATGTATGGAGTAAAGACTGCTGTTAATGATATACATATTAAACAGTTCTGTATTGAATGGTCACACTGGGACGTTCATGCTCCTTTACAGGGGCTTGACGAAACCGACCAATACATGTATTATGAATACAAGAACTGGAGGGGAAGATGATTTTTCATCTTGTTGAAACATTAGCAGCAAGTCCCTTCTTTCTTTTTCTTTGTGGATGTGGGTTGACAATCGTACCATTTGCTGGTATTATGTTTATACACAGAAACAAATAACGGGGTGTAAGTCAGCGGTAGACGGCTTGCTTTGGGAGCAAGAAGACAGAGGTTCGATCCCTCTCACCCCGATCATAAACTTCACTTTATGAAAATGTATCCAGAACTTTCAGATCTCCAAAAATTTACAGTTCAAGAGTTTCAAGTAGATTTTGACAATCTAATACAAAGAGTAGAGAACGGCGAATCATTTATTATTACTGATGGAGAAAGAAACGCAGTGATTGTTCCATATAACGAAACTATAAAGTTTGCAGTAGAATCTAAAGTGGATGATGATATGATACGAATACACACTGACCACGAAGAAGGTTCTTGACATAGAGTTCCAGGTCCTCTATAATAGACCTGGTTCAAGCGAGTGAGACTTGGTAGTCAGAGGGCACTTATAACGCCTTTCCGCCAGATTAGCGGCTTTGAGGTGGTTCGAATCCACCCACTCGTACCTTGCTCCTTTAGCAATCTGGTGAATGCAGCGAACTCATAATTCGCCTGAGGCGTGTTCGATCCACGCAAGGAGCACTTGACAGATTACCTGTCAAACCCTTATAATACTAAGGTCAACATTCAAAACAATGACTCTCACAGCAAAATTCAAGAAAGACGTTCAAACCCTTCGCGGTGCAGCAAACGGTGACTTCTACCTTGATGTAAAGAATCCGAAACTCTACAAAAAGGTTCGTCGTTTCTATGAGAATGAAGGTGTAGTATTCTCTGGTGATCCTCTTGATGATTATGAAATGCTTATGGAGTATGTCCTTGCAGATCTTGAATCCGTTGAAGTGGCGTGATGACACGACTTCCTAAAGTTCTTTTGGAACGTGAAGGATACCGTTTCGTAGAAGTTGGTATCCTTGAGATTAACGGCAAACCCGATTACCGTATGCAAAAGCAAAACGAGTATACAAAACGCTGGAATGACATTTATCTTTTTGATAATGTGCTACAATGTTCTACTGCAATGGAGGATATTGAGTATGCGAAATGGTTAGATCCAGATCGTGTTCCTTGTTATGTGAGAGACGATGGTGAGTAAATAGTCACGGAGAGACTTAAAAAGCACTGGTCGGGAGCAAAACCCCTTATGTCTAAATCTGATTTACTTCGGTGGATTGGAAACATTCTCCTCATAATTGGTTATCAAACTATGTTATGGGGAGAATTTAAATACGGTTTGATGATAAAGGTTGTTGGAGGATTACTCACAGTTCCCTTTGCTATTAAACTTAAACTTTGGGATGTACTATTCTTATGTGCTTTCTTTGGTATTACCGAGATATCAAAGTTAACCCAACTTTTCTTAGTTTCTCAAAACTAAGTGGTGGAGCCATTCATATAAATAATACTATGTAATAGTAAAATTTATATGAAGACCTATTACACATATGCATATCTTCGTGAAAATGGAACACCATATTACATAGGAAAGGGAACTGGTCGTAGAGCATTTCATAAAAATCATAATGTTCCAAGACCCACCAAAGATAAAATATTATTTTTGAAGAAAAACCTTTCTGAAGAGGATGCATTAAAACACGAAAAATATCTAATATCAATATTAGATAATCTTTTAAACAGAAAAAGTGGTGGAAGTAAAGGAAGAACTCCATTAAGTGAAGAACATAAACTAAAAATTAGCAAAAAACTAAAAAAAGTTAGACCTTTACAAGTCATTACTGAAGAACATAAAGATAATATCAAACACTCTGTAAAAAAGCATTGGGATTCTCTTTCTGAAGAAGAAAGAAATAAAAGAATTTTAAATTTTGTTAAACCCTCAAAAAAAATTTTTATAGTTGATGGTAAAGAGTATGTTGGTATCCAATCTATTATGGAACACTATAATATGACTAAAATGGAAGTTGCTAATAGAATTTATAGCAAATCTAAAAAATGGTCTTCCTGGTGCCCGCAAGATAAGGCACAATAAAAATTCTTGCTGGTGCGGATGGGACTCTCTCCCGCCTGGTTTCCAATTTCCAGTCAAAGAATTGGTGGCGAGCCTGAATAACTTGAGGAGGTTGACAACAACCTCCTTTTTTTGTATAATATATACTAGGAGTAATTTATTCGTTTATGAGTGAATATAAGAAAACAGCACTTGTTCTTGGTGCTGGTGGTTTCATTGGAAGTCACATGGTAAAAAGACTACGATCTGAAGGTTATTGGGTACGTGGTGTAGACCTTAAACTACCAGAATATTCTGAAAGCGAAGCACATGAATTTGTTATTGGAGATCTGCGAGACTTAAATTTTGTAGAGAGAGTTCTTCAATATAAAGGTCCTTATAGAAATTTTTATAATTTTGTTCCTAGTAGGTACATTGAAACCTTTGACGAAATTTATCAGTTTGCTGCTGATATGGGTGGTGCGGGATTCGTTTTCACTGGTGAGAACGATGCTGATATCATGCACAACTCTGCAACAATCAATTTGAATGTTCTTGAAGCACAAAGACAACTGAATGATTTCAAAGAAGTAAACAAAACTAAGATTTTCTACTCTGGATCTGCCTGCATGTATCCAGAGCATAATCAATTAGATCCAGACAATCCTGATTGTCGTGAAGAGTCCGCATATCCAGCAAACCCAGACTCAGAATATGGTTGGGAAAAACTCTTCTCAGAGCGTCTTTACTTCGCTTATCATAGGAACTACGGTATTCCTGTCAGGGTTGCTAGGTATCATAATATCTTTGGACCTGAAGGAACCTGGGAAGGAGGAAGGGAAAAATCTCCTGCAGCAATCTGCCGTAAAGTTGCCTACCTTCCAGAGGAAGGTGGAACCATTGATGTGTGGGGAGACGGTTTACAGACTCGTTCTTTCCTGTATATTGATGAATGCATTGAAGCAACCCGCAGAATGATGAATAGTGATTTCATGGGTCCAGTTAATATTGGATCAGAAGAAATGGTTACAATCAATCAACTTGTTGATACTGCTGCTAGAGTTGCTAATAAAGTAGTAGAAAAGAATCATATTGACGGTCCTCTTGGTGTTCGTGGTCGCAATTCAAATAATGATCTAATTCGCGAAAAACTTGGTTGGGACTACAGTATGACTTTAGAAGAAGGTATTGAAAAAACATATAATTGGATTAACTCTCAATTGAAAAAATAAATATAATTCAATACTGAAGAATATATGAAAATTATAATTCCAATGTCTGGTATGAGCAGCAGGTTTTCTGCTGCTGGATATGATGAACCAAAATACTTAATTGAAGTAGATGGAAAAACTGTAATAAAGCATATTGTAGATCTTTTTCCAAAAGATTCTGAATTTATTTTTATAGTAAATGATATTCATTCTAAAACTACAAATATTCAAGAAGTTTTGAATGACTTAGTTGAAAATAAGACTATTTTAAGCATACCATCTCATAAGTTGGGTCCAGTTTATACAGTATCAAAGATTTTTGATATCATCAAAGATGACGAGCAAGTCATAGTAAATTACTGTGATTTTTCAATGTATTGGAATTACAATGAATTTGAACAGTTTGTAAATGATACTCGGTGTGATGGAGCAGTGGTTTGTTATACTGGATTCCATCCACATATGCTGGGTAGCGATAATTATGCATTCTGTAAAGTAGAAGATAATAATAGAATATTAGAAATCAGAGAAAAGCAACCATTTACAGACAATAAAATGTCTGAATTTGCATCTACTGGAACTTATTATTTTAGAAAAGGTTATTATGTTAAAAAATACTTCCAGCAGTTAATGGATGAAGATGTTAATATTAATGGTGAATATTATGTGAGTTTAATTTACAATTTATTGAATGAAGATGAATTAAATTCTTTTGTTTTTGAAGTTCCTCATATGCTGCAGTGGGGAACACCTTCCGATTTAGACTTTTATAGAAAATGGTCTTCATATAATATTAAATCATTATTCCAAATACCAAAAGCAGTTTTAGTCGATTCTGTAACAGTGCTTCCAATGGCTGGAGAAGGAAGTAGATTTAAGTCTGAAGGATATGATTTACCAAAACCTTTTATTCCTATTAATGAAAAAAGAATGGTAGATCAAGCAGTAAGATGCTTACCAAGAACAGATAAAGTAATATATGGATGTTTAAAAGATCATCAAGAGTTTGTTGATTTAAATGGTGAAATAGTTTGGATCGATAATGTTCTTCAAGGTCAAGCTTGCACTTGCGAAAAGATTTTGGAAAATGTTGATCCCAAACTTGCAGTTTTAATTTCCGCCTGCGATAATGGAGTTTTTTATGATCCATATGAATTTGTTGATTTGGTAAATGACGAATCTAATGATATTATAGTTTGGAGTTATACCAGAAATTATGCTAGTAAGCATAATCCGAATATGTATTCTTGGTTAGATATTGATGGTGATGATAACATTACGAAAGTAAATGTAAAAGAATTTAAAGGAGATGATCCTCTTAAAGGAAATGCCATTGTTGGAACAATGTTCTTTAGAAATAAAGAGAAATTTATTGAACCTCTAAAGAATCTTTATTTTACTAATACCAAAACAAATGGTGAATATTACGTAGATAATCTAATCAATTCTGCTATTGAAATGGGATATAAAGTTAAAAACTTTACCGTTGATGAATACATTTGTTGGGGAACTCCTAACGATTTAAAGACTTACGAATATTGGCAAAGATTTTTTGATAAAGTTGATTGGCATCCTTATGAGTATTCAAAAGACTATTTTACCAATTGAATATTGGAATTCTGGAAGAACTAGACTGATAAAAGAAAAAGATGAAAATGGTAGGGATATTGAAGTTGCATATTTCTTTTCCTGCCAATTTACTGGATTGTCAAAACATTATCCACAACCACTGATTTATTCACATCAAACTCATAAATTGATTCTTCCAACAAAAGAGATGTTTATGTCTCTTGGTCGTGGCACAGTTTATGAAGAGACAATGGCATATGAAATAAATCATCCATTTTACTTTAAAAATTTTTGCTCTCTTCCAGTATTTTATTTTGTTTATAATACTGCAAATTATTTCCACTTTATATACGATACGTTACCTTATCTTTATTCATATTTTAATGAGAAGCAGATTCATCCAGAACTAAAACTTCTTATAAGTCCCCCAGAGGGAAAAGACGATTTATATCCATTTGTTTGGGAATGTCTAGAACTTCTGGGAATAAGAAAGAAAGATGTTATATTCTTGAATCCCGATACCTTATACAACACAGTTGTAGTTGGGTCTTCTTTGACTCACAATGGACTATCAAACACTCCACCACACTCAGGAGTATTTGATATTATCAACCGTATGAAAGGAGAGTATAAAGGACCAGAAAAAATTTATATTTCACGTAGAACTTGGTTGCATAATAACTTCGAAAACATCGGCACTAATTACACAGAACGTCGTCGTTGTGTGAATGAAGATGAAGTAGCAGAACTCTTCAAGTCTTTAGGATATGAAGAAGTCTTTTGTGAAAATATGACGATGAAAGAAAAGATTGGACTCTTCAATTCTGCAAAGTATGTTGCTGGTCCTATTGGTGGTGGTATGTGTAATGTAATTTTTTCTCCACCAGAAACAAAAGTTATTTCAATTAATAGTCCTCTGTTCTTTGATGTTAATACTCGCTTTGAGTATTCGATGATGCACACTCAACTTCATCATTTTAATGATACTGAGTTTGTTGAAAAAATTGAAGAAACTATTGATAGTGATGGTGCTCTTTCTATTTCTGGTGGTTTAAATTCACCTTGGAGAGTAAATCTAAATACCATAGAAACTTTTATTAAAGATGTCTGAAATACTAGATTTAGCACACGAAATTAGTGATTATACTATTTGCGGTGAAGGAAATGTTTCAATGCGAAAAAGTGAAAATACTTTTGTAATTAAAGCAAGTGGAACAAGTCTTCATACTTTATCAGAAGAAGACTTGACTTTGTGTAATATTCGTGGAGTTCAAATAGAACTTTTACAAAAAAAACCAAGCATTGAAACTTCTTTTCACGCTTGGATTATGAGAACTTACCCAGAAATAAATTTTATTGCTCATACACATCCACCTAATACTACAAAGATTCTTTGTTCAAATCAATTATATCAATTTGCAAATAATAGATGGTTTCCTGATCAAATTGTTAGAAACGGGACCAAATCTTGTGTCATTCCTTATGCTCCTCCGGGAGAAGCAATTTTAAAATTAGTTGAGGAACATGTTTCTAGATTTATCGATTGTGAAGGATTTTTTCCTAAGTTGATACTTCTACAAAACCATGGTATAATCACAGCATCTGCATCTAAAAAAGATTGTGCCGCCGCAACATTAATGTGTGAAAAATCTGCTGATATTTTTGTTGGAGCAAAACTTCTAGGTGGAGTTAAGTTCCTTACCAAACAAGAAGTTGCTGATGTTGATACTTGCCCAAATGAAAACTACAGGAGAAATATGTATCAATGAAAGTCATTTATGTTGATATTGATGAAACCATTTGTCATCGGGAAACTTCTGTTGACTTTGGAACAACCCATGATTATACAAAAGCAAAACCTATAGTAGAAAATATAGAAAAAATCAATAAACTATATGATGAAGGTCACACAATAGTTTATTGGACTGCTCGTGGATCCAGAAAGCAAATTGATTGGAAAGATTTGACACGTAATCAACTTGCTGAATGGGGAGCAAAATATCATGAACTAAAAGTCGATAAACCATTTTACGATTTGTTTATAGAAGATAAAGCATTGAGGATTGAAGAACTGTGAAAATTATTTCTCATAGGGGGAACATTCGTGGTCCAGTTCCCGATAAAGAAAATAGACCCACTTATATTGATTGTGCCATTGGAAATGGGTATGATGTAGAAATTGATGTTAGATCTATTAATGGGGAATTGTGGTTAGGTCATGATGAACCACAATATAAAATTGATCATAATTGGATAGATAAACGTAGAAACTATCTTTGGATCCATTGTAAAAATTCAGAAGCAGCAGTTGAATGCTGGACATACCATTCATTTTGTCATACCAACGATCCTTTTACTTATACTACAACTGGAAAGATTTGGTTACATGATCTTTCTATGAAGATTGATAATAATGTTATTATACCTTTGATTGGTAAAGATGATATTGTTGGATTGACTGATACTACTTGTTTTGATGGTGCTTTTGCTGTTTGTACTGATTATCCCGCTTTTATATGAAAGATATATTTTTTATTGGTTATGATGCTATTGGAGATTATATTTCTAATAATGGAATGATTAGATTCCTTTTGGAAAAATATGATAAGGTATATGTTGTAACTGATATTTGCGCTTCTTTTGTTCGATCTTTATTTCATGATAATAAAAATGTAATTCCTCTGGGATTTATAGAATATCACGATAGATGCTTAAGTGAAGATTCTTTTGATATTATTGATACTAGAGTCGGAGAACTTTATTATCACGAAGGAAATTATGATAGAAACTATTATAATAAACTTAGGAAGATTGGAATAGCACTTAACATAAATGTTGGAGACCAAAAAATAACAGATAATGCATCTCAGTTTTACGTTCATATGGGATTTCCTCGTTCAATGAGAATTGATAATTTTTATTTTGAACGACTGGTCGATGATGAAAATGAATTATTTAATTCGTTAAAACTTGAATCTGATTATGCTGCTATTTGTGATTACAATCCATTTAATATAAACAGAAAATACGTTAATAATAAATCTATTGTAAATTTGCATCGTCTATCTTCAAATTTTGTAGATACAGTAAAAGTTATTGAGAATGCAAAAGAAGTTCATTTAATTGAAAATTCGGTTGCTCTTTTTGTATATCATTTACAATCAAAAAATCTGATGAAGAATGTTAAAATTAATCTTCATGCATATGCAAGAACCGAATGGCATAGAAAGTGTGATGGTCCAGACTGCAATAATCCATATCTAAATATGTTGTTAAAACCAAAACTAGATAACTGGAATGTTATTTGGTATGAAAATTAGTATATTAAGTTTTTATGTTTGTAATTCCTTGCAAATACGATTCTCGATCTCCAATTTTAGATTCTATAAAGTCGATAACACAGATTCACCCAACGGAAAAAATTGTTTTGGTTGATTCTGGATCCAATGATAAATCTTACTATAAAGATATAGAAGAATATAATAACGTAGAAATACTAGATGTATCAAATCCATATAGATTAATTGGAGCATTGAAATGTGCATACGAAAAATATCCAGATGAAGGATATTATGTTTTGATGCATGACTCCGTATCATTAAAAAAATCAATTCAGAGTTTTATTGATTCTCTTGATAGAATTAAAGTTTTTATGCATTTTAGTTCCCCATTAGAAACTTTAAATGATGTAGATTCTGATATTAAGAAAGAGTATATACAATGGATGAATGATATTTTTGAAAAAATTGATTATGATAATGATATTAATGGATATTTTTCTAATGACTTTTATGCAATATTTGGAACAATGGGAATATATTCAAACGATTTTGTAAAACTTTTAGATAATAAAAAAGTATTGGAAAACATAAAATCCGAAACATTTAATCATGGACAATTTTCTGAAAGAGTAATTGGTTATATTTGTAAATGCGAAGGTATCGATATTTCAAATAGTATTGATGGTGATGCACTTATGAAATGGGATGACATACAAACAGATAATTTAGAGTATATGAGAAAGAGGTTTTTATCGAGATGAAAAGTATTTTAAATTTAGTTCTTGCTTGTAAAGAAGGTCATTATGGTCCTATAGATACTGCTGCTAAAGAAACCTGGGCTTCTAGATCTCCAGAAAATGTAAAGACAATTTTTATGTATGGTGGTGGTGAAAGTATTTTTTGGGACGAAAACGATTCTTTTTATGTAAATAGAAGAGAGTCTTTGGATATTTGCCTATATAAAACTCTCTCTGCTTATGAAACATTTTTGGAATCAGATTTTGATTATATTTTTAGATGCAATTCAACAGGATATTTTGATTTGAATCTTGTTAGTGAATTTGTTGAAGATAAACCTCTAGAAAAATTTTATTGCGGATGTCACGGAGAATTGAATAGAGTAGATTTTGCTTCAGGTAGTGGATATTTTCTTTCAAAGGATCTGGTAAAAGAAATTGTTAAAAATAAAGAGGTATTGTATAATTATGGAATGCCCGGTTGGTGTGATGATGTGATGATAGGAAAATTTGTAACTCAAGTTTTGGGAGTTCAAATTGATCCGTCAGCGAAACGAATTGATCTAAATCCAGGAGAAATATCCGATGATTTGGATATTTCTTATTATCATTACCGAATTTTAAACAAAGGGGATGTAAATTCCATATATCGTATTCATGAATTAAAATGCAAAAACCAATAGCAATATTTTCTAGTGACAGTAATCCAGATTATTCTGAGTTTTCTCCCTTAGTTTCCGAAATGTGGGAAACTTTGGGATTCGAACCATTTTACGCACGGATAGGAACCGAACAATTTCCACTTATTCCTGGAGTAGAGTCTTCTTTACAATCTCAAATTGTTAGATTATATGTAGCAAAATCATTTCCAGATAGAATAGTTTTGACTACAGATATTGATATGCTTCCATTTGATCAAAATTATTATTGGTCAAAACTTCCAAAGTCTGATAATCAAATTATAATCTATTCTTCTGATGCACACGAAGGTAAAAGATATCCAATGTGTTATCTTTCTGCATATGGGAAAGTTCTTTCTTCCATTGCATTAGAGAATGAAAATGAAACTTGGGAAGAATTTGTTTTACGTCTTAATTCTCTAGGATTGGGATGGAATACAGATGAGTTATACATTACTGAAAGAATTGATAATTGTTCTTTTGATAAAGTAAAGTATAATAGAGAATGGGAATATGGAATGGCAAAAAATAGACTAGATAGAGTCTATTGGACAATGCGAGATATATCTTATATTGATGCACACTGTCCTAGACCATATTCAAAACACAAAGAAGAAATTGATCAACTGAAATCTTTAATTAAACTAAATTATATGAACATTCAACCTTTTATTTTTAATTGGAATAATCAATTCGATAAAACTTGTGCAGTTGAAGATTCTCTTTCTAAGATTTTTGATAAAGTAACTGTTATCAATAGTGATGACAATAATACTAGAGATGGTTGGGTTGATCTTGGTGATGATGCATATTTCAGTGATCAATTCAGAAAAGCACTTGAATTATTTGATGGTGATATTCTGATGCACGTTCAGGGAGATGTTTCTTATGATAATTGGGAAAAACTTGTAGAAGATGCAAGGACATATTTTGATTATTATGATGCAGGAATTTATGCACCAAATATTGACTACACTTGGTATTCTTCCGAAAATACTGATATTGATTCTATTCAAGCGGATCATGAAAATATAAAAATGGTCGCTTGTACGGATGAAACTGTTTGGTTTATTCGCAAAGAAATTATTCAGGAAATGACTACAAAAAATGTAGATTTCTCAAATAACAAAATGGGTTGGGGTTGGGATCTTGTTCTTGCTTCCATTTGTTTTGTTAATGGTCGTCCAGTAATTCGTGATTATAATCATACAATAGATCATCCCCCAGGAACAAATTATAATAAGGATGTTGCTGGAAAGGAAATGCAAGAAGTCTGGAGAACTCTTGATGACGAATTGAAAACTGCATTTGCACTTATCAAAGGCAGTAAATACGATAGAGAAAAACTATCTGGATATTTTCAATAATGGCAAAGATTATATCAATTAGCGTGTGGGGAAATAATCCCGCGTATTCCATTGGTGCAATTAAAAATGCTCAAATAGCACAAGAATTGTTTCCTGATTGGACTTGTAGAATTTTTATTAATGACACAGTTCCAACACATTATGTTGAAGATATGTTGAAACTTCCCAATGTTGAATTAGCACAAGTTGAAGATGAGTCTATATTTGGGGCATTTTGGAGATTTTATTCTATGTTTCAAAATGATGATGATATTGTGTTGTCTAGAGACAGTGATTCTCGACTTTCTGAAAGAGAAGTAAGATGTGTCAATGAGTGGTTAAAAAGCGATAAAAAGTTTTCTATTATTAGAGATCATTACCCACATTATGATTGGCCAATGCTTGCTGGCATGTGGGGAATGAAAGGTAAGATAGATGATACTATTCTCTCTACTATGGAGAATTATGCTAAGTATCATTTTTACACGTCCGATCAAATTTTCTTAAAAGATATTATATGGAAAGATGCAGAAAAAGATTGTATGATTCATGGATTTCTGGAAGTAGATTGGATGATGAAAACTAGAGATAAAAATCATTTTATTGGACAAGGATACAATGAAAATGATGAACCACTTTATAGTGGAGAAAAAACGGGAGAAAGAATACGATGAATGACTTTTTAAGTGGATATAATTTTGCTAGACAGTCTGATGTTATTTTTTCCGAAACCATTCCTGAAAATGGAACTCACAAGACTTATGTGAATGAAAACTTTGAACTAGATGATGGTAATATTCTTTTTTGCAAAATTGACTTAGTTCCTCTACTTTTTGATACTCTTAAAGATGAAGATGACATTAAAGATATAAAGTTGATAACTCATGAAGGAGATTATGCGGTAGATGAAGAGTTATTTTTTACTAAACCAAAATGCATCTCAAAATGGTATGCTCAAAATGTAGATTATGATCACAATGATTTGATTCCTATTCCTATTGGTATTGCAAATGATTATTGCCCAATTACATTAAAATATGATAAGTTAATAAAAAGTGGATCTCCAAAAAAATTGCTTTATGTAAATCATAGAATAGAAACTAATTCTAAATGTAGAAAATGGATATATGATTACTTTCAAACAAATGAATGGTGCTCTGTTGAACATCCAAACTTATTATTGGAAGAATATAAAACGCAGTTAGATAATCATAAATTTATTCTTTGCCCAAGTGGGAATGGAATTGATACGCATCGTTTGTGGGAATCTATGTATCATGGTATAATACCAATTGTAGAAAACACTATTCATTGTAAATGTTTAACAGATCTTCCTGTGGTAATAGTTAAATCATTTAAAGAAATAACTGAAGATTTTTTGAATAAAAAACTTGAAGAATTTTCTAATAAAACTTTTAATATGGATAAACTTAAAGTTAGTTGGTGGATAAAATCTATTAGGAATAATACTTTATGAAAAGTTTAGTAACTGGCGGAGCAGGATTTATTGGTTCAAATCTTGTAGATAAATTAATCAGTATAGGACATGAGGTCATTGTAATTGATAATGAGTTTTCTGACACCCATGATCAGTTCTATTGGAACGATAATGCACAGAATTATAAGTATGATATTCGTGACTATGAAAACACACGCTCTCTTTATGATGGCGTAGATTATGTGTTTCACCTTGCAGCAGAGGCACGTATTCAGCCTGCAATCCTGAATCCAATTGAGGCAGTAAGCATTAATTCTGTGGGCACTTGTACGGTACTGCAGTGTTCTAGGGAGGCAGGTGTTAAGTGCGTGATATACTCTTCAACATCTTCTGCTTATGGAATGAATAGTGTTCCAAATGTAGAAACTCAGTTAGATGATTGTTTAAATGCATACTCTATTTCCAAAGTTAGTGGTGAGAAACTTTGTAAAATGTATAATGATTTGTATGGATTAAAAACTATTATCTTTAGATATTTTAACGTTTATGGAGAACATCAACCTCTTCGAGGACAATATGCGCCTGTAGTTGGAATTTTTTTAAGACAAAGAAGAGATGGAAAAGCATTAACTATTATAGGAGAAGGGGAACAAAGAAGAGATTTTACTCATGTTAGTGATGTTGTAAATGCTAATATTATTGTTACAACTTCAAATGTTAAAGACGTGCATTATGGGCAGGTTTACAATGTAGGAACTGGAAAAAATTATTCAATCAAAGAAGTTGCTTCATTTATTTCCGATAATGTGGAGTGCATTCCTCCTAGAATTGGAGAAACAAAAGTTACTCTTGCAGATAATTTCAAAATTAAAAAAGTATTTGGGTGGGAACCAAAAGTAAATTTGAAGGAATGGATTGATGGACAAAAATAAATCTACTTATAAACTCAAAAATTTTGGTCCAATTTATTATTTGAATCTTGATGGTCAACCAGAAAGACAAAAATATATGGAGGACCAATTTAAGTATTGGGAAATAGAAAATTATACTCGCATCTCTGCATATGATGGTCGTGAAGATGATTTGAGTGATATCATTAAAGGTAAGTATCCAGATATGATGACCTCTGGTGAGATTGGATGTACAACTTCTCATTTGAAGGCAATTAAGTATTGGATGGAAACCTCTGATAGTCCATATGCAATTATCATGGAAGATGATTGTAATTTAGATTTAGTCAAGTATTGGAATTTTACCTGGCAAGATTTTATTGCTCGTGCTCCTTATGCTTGGGATGTAATTCAACTTGCAATCATTTGTACGGGAGACATTGTAGTCCCTATTCATAATAGATTCGTAAATGATTTTTCCACTGCCTGTTATGTAATTACTCGTCATCATGCTCAAAAATTAATTAATAATCATATTCGTGGTGATAAGTATAAACTTGATAATGGAGTTAAACCCAGAGCAGTTGCTGATGATTTGATCTATAATTCTGGTGTAACTTATGCAACTCCCTTGTTACTTTACAGATTAGAATTGGGATCAACTATTCATCCGGAACACATCGATGTTTTTCACCGTAATAGTCATGATGGAATACTCAATTTCTGGAAAACCCAAGGAAGTGACCTAACTGCAGAACAAATTACAGATTATAACCCTTATTTGGGTAGGATAACCGAAAATACTGCAGCACAACAAACCTCTTGACACCTCTAGAATTTACTGCTACACTAAATAAGTACTTAAGAATTCTGTAGTAATTCTTAACAATCTAAATGTCGTTTAGTACTAAAACACTTTTATGAAACTCAAACAACTGATGCTTGCACCTGTTGCTCTGGGAATGGTTGCTCCTGCTGCGATTGCAGCAGATCTTGATATGAATGGAGTCAACCAATATTCTTCGGAACAGGTCACAAGCGTCACTCAATTTTCTGATGTTCGCCCTACCGATTGGGCATATCAGGCACTCAGCAACCTTGTAGAGCGTTATGGTTGCGTTGCTGGATATCCCAATGGAACCTTTGGTGGTGGTCGTGCAATGACCCGATACGAGGCAGCAGCACTTTTGAATGCTTGTCTCGATCGTGTGACTGAGGTTACTGATGAACTCAAGCGTCTTCAAGCAGAGTTTGCTCAAGAACTTGCTGTTCTTCGTGGTCGCGTAGACAAACTGGAAGCACAGGTTACTGCTCTTGAAGCACATCAGTTTTCCACCACTACAAAACTTCGAGGTGAAGCATCTTTCGTTCTTGGTGGTGTTGATGACTACCAGACCAAAGGTGGTGATGTAACTCATACTGCATTCAACTATGATCTGCGTTTGAATCTGGACACTTCATTCACTGGTCAGGATCTGCTTCGTACTCGTCTGCGTTCTTCTAACTTCAGTGGAGATCCTTTTGGTTCTAGTTCTTCAATCTTTAAACTAGATAAAGCAGATAATACCACTAGTGAAGTTGGTAATAACGTAGTTATTGATCGTCTCTATTATCAGTTCCCCGTATTCAATGGCAGCACTACTCTGACTGCTGGTGCTCTTGTTCGTAATACTGAAATCTCTTGGATTCCTACTGCATATAAGTCAAACATTCTTGACTTCTTCCAAGTAGCAGGTGCTCCAGGTGTTTATAATAAAGCAACTGGTTCCGGTTTCGGTGTTCAGTATGGAACTAAAGGTCTGGTTGCTGGTGTAAACTATGTGGCACAGAATGGTGCTGATAGTGCAACTGGTGAGTTTGATAAGTCTGGTGCTCTCAACACCCTGGCACAAATTGGATATCGTGGTACTAACTGGGGTGCTGCTTTCGGTTATCGTTATGGCACTGAAGGTACTCGTGTTCGCATCTACAACGGATTGAACGGTGCTTCTGGCACTCTGGTTCCTGGTCAAACCTCCAATGGTTACGCTGTAAACGCATATTGGCAACCTACTCAATCTGGTTGGGTTCCCTCTATCTCTGGCGGTTATGGTTGGAATACTGTTAGTGGCACTCAAAGTGATGCCACTAACAGTCAATCTTGGTTTGCTGGTCTGACCTGGGACGATGTGTTTGTTGATGGTAACTCTGCTGGTGTTGCTATCGGTCAAGCACCTACTGGCAAAAACCTTGAGAAGTCCACGATGCTTGAAATCTTCTACAAGTATCAAGTGTCTGATAACATCAGCGTTACTCCCGCTATTATCTATGGTAGCGATAACCAACGTCTTGCTAATAACTCCTCTAACTGGGGTGGTGTAATCCAGACTACCTTCAAGTTCTGATAATCCACTCATAAGTTGAGTTAGGTCACTCCAAATGGGGTGACTTTTTTGTTAGGTAATGAAAACCTTAACCAAATCTTAGTGGACTTTAAGATTGTCTTCTAGTATTATTACTTACGAAGTTATTCACTTTTTATGAAACTCAAAAACTTTATTGCTGTTGGTCTGGTTGCTGCTCCTGTTGCTGCTTTCGCTGGACCTGCTCTGAACAGTGCTGGTGCCACCTTCCCCGCACCCATTTATCAACGATGGTTCCAAGATTATGCACGAACTTCTGGGAGTAGGGTTAATTATCAGTCCGTTGGTTCTGGTGCTGGTGTTCGTCAATTCATTGCGGGCACAATTGACTTTGGAGCAAGTGACGAACCAATCTCCGCAGCAGATGTCGCCAAAGTAAAGCGTGGTGTCGTTCAGATTCCTATGGTTGGTGGAACGATTGCTGTTGCTTATAACAAGAAAGGATGCAATCTGAAACTCACCCAGAAGCAGACTGTAGATATTTTTGCTGGTCGTATTAGGGATTGGAAAGCACTTGGTTGTTCTGCTGGTCCTATCACTCCTGTGTATCGTTCTGATGGTTCTGGAACCACTTATGCATTCACTAACTCTCTTGCTGCTTTTGGTGGATGGGGTCCAGGTGTAGGTAAGGCAGTTAAATGGCCTACTGGTGTTGGTGCAAAGGGTAATGAAGGTGTTTCTGGTCGCATCCGTCAGACCCCTGGTTCTATCGGTTATGTGAACACTGGATTTGTAAAAGCAAATCGCATTCAAGCAGCAGCAATTCAAAACAAGGCAGGTAAGTTTGTTCTTCCCACCGCTGCAACTGGTGCCGCTGCTCTGAACAACATCAAACTGGACGCAAACCTTGCTGGCGAAAACCCAAATCCTGCTGGTGCAAATGCATATCCTATTTCTACTCTGACTTGGGTTCTTGCATATCGCACTGGTAATGGTGCAAAGACAAGTAATATTCGTGCTGCTCTGAACTATGCTCTGAGCTCTAAGGCACAAAGTATTGCTGATGATTTGGGTTATGTTCCTCTGTCTGGTTCTATTTTGAACCGTGCAAGGATTGCTGTGAACCGTATTGGTCAGTAAACCTTAACAAAATAAGTATCATATGATACAGGGGGTGCTTGACATCCCTTTATTTTTCCTATATAATTGTGTAACAATTCTTAATGAATGTAACAATGACTGTAACAAAAAACGAATTTGGGCAAATGAATATGTTTGCCAAAGAACCCGCGATGTATATGACCAAGGAAGACCTTGAGCGTTATGGCATCGAACCCTATGCAGAAAAAGCGGAGAAAATGAATGGACGCACTGCAATGCTCGGGATTATTGCTGGTTTTATTTCTTATGCTCTCACTGGGCACCTCTTCTTTGGAGTAATTTGAGACTTGACAATGACTTCACTCTTGTTTACAATGACATCCGTTGCCTTCTTCGTTCTGTTGGCAGCATCCGTAGAAAAACTTTGTGAGACTTACTAATGGCTACTTTTAACGTCACTCTCCAATCTCCTGATGGCACTGAAACTACTATCCAATGTGCTGATGACCAATATATCCTTGAAGCAGCAGAAGAGGCAGGTGTTGACCTCCCTTCATCATGTAAGGCAGGTGCTTGCTCTGCCTGTGCTGGGAAACTCATTAGCGGCACAGTTGACAACGAAGAACAATCGTTTCTTGATGATGACCAACAAGCAGAAGGTTGGGTTCTCACTTGCGTTGCTTATCCCACAAGTGATTGTGTAATTCTCGCCGAACAGGAAGAGAATCTGTGATGATTAATAATATTCTTCTTGCTGCTGCCGTAGCAATTCCTGTTACTCCTTTTTGTGCTCCAATTCTTGCTGAAGAAGTTACTTCACCAAAACCAGTTGTAATGGCATCTGCACCAGTTAAATCTGAAGTTGGTGGTCGCACTGCTGCTACGTTTGGTGCTCTTAGTTCTGGAGGATCTACTCCCCCTTCAATGTCTCTTGGTGTTCGTTCCACTCCAAATAACATTGCTTGTCGGAATACTGCTCGCTCTAAGTTTTTTGAACTTGGTGCTCGTGATATGTCTGATAGCAATAGTAATTCACAATGGGCAACAGTTGGTAATATGAAAGTGCTTGTCTGGTGCCGTGATACTCAAGCAATCATCTCTGTTGCTGGAGATAATTATGACTCTGTAACAGAAGTTCGTGATGTTCTCGGAAAGGCATTCTGATGAGTGCTGATATGCTAGGGCAATTTGCAATTGCACTTCAAACACTTGGATGGGATAAAGATGATGACATCTCAGTTGAAATTGGTGGAGTAGCAGTCACAGGAACTGCTACTAGTCCAAACGCAAACCCAAAATGGGCAAAACCATTTGGAACTGTATCTTATCAAAACGATGCTTTCATCGTAATTAAAAACAAATCAAGGAACCCAGTTGTTCCTTCACAACCAAATCCTGAACTCAAACAACAACACCCTTATAATGGAACACTCTCTAATTGAACTGCTGACTTATTATGTGATTGTTGCTGCTCTGTTTATTGGAGCACCAGCAGTATTCTTCACAATTGTCTTTATGCCTGCACTTATGAATACTAAGGGTGCAGTTGTTGGTTACAAAATTCACCGTGATTATGGTGAAACTTCTATCTATTCTAAAGTAAACTAAAGGAGAAAAACAATGAACGAACGCGCAGAACGTATTAATGGTTGGGCAGCAATGATTGGTATTGTTGCCGCAATGGGTTCTTATGCCCTTACTGGACAAATCATTCCAGGAATCTGGTGAATTAATGTTTAATATTTTTAAGAAAAAAGAAAATACTATGGAGGTTAAAATGCGTAAAGAACAATACCAAGTTCCTCAAGTTGAATTTGTATTCCGCGAGAATGGAGAGTTTGTAAATTGCACAACTGCAGAACTTTTCGATGGAAAGCGTGTGGTCTTGTTTAGTCTGCCTGGTGCTTTCACTCCTACTTGCAGTTCCTATCAGCTTCCTGGATTCGAAGAGAAATACGAAGACTTTATTGGTAGTGGCATCGACGCTATTTACTGCATCTCTGTTAATGATGGGTTTGTAATGAATGCTTGGGGACAAGATCAGAACATCAAGAACGTAAAACTTATCCCAGACGGAAATGCTTACTTCACACGCTCTATGGGTATGCTCGTCAATAAGTCTAACCTTGGTTTCGGCGACCGCTCTTGGCGTTATGCTGCAGTCGTGGATAACGGAATCATCGAAAAACTATTCGTTGAGGCAGGTCAGCGAGACAATGCAGACAGTGACCCTTACGAAGCAACTACTCCAGAGAATGTTCTGGATTATGTAAAATCTACAGTTCGAGAAACTGCAACTGTTTGAAGATACTCAAAAGCGTCCGAAAGGACGCTTTTTTAATAAATAAAATATCTAATTAATAGAGACAATGAGAGTAGATCTTCATAACTTTTTTAAACATTATGATGAGAACAATCCAAAGCATGTTGCTGCTGTAGAACAATTTGAGGTTGATCTTGTAAGTAAGAACCCAGATTTGCTTGAAGACACTTCTAATTGGGTTAGAATTTATAGAACAAAACCAACTGTTCCTGGAGTTCTTCCTGTTCCTTTTTATCCACAAACAGATAATTATAGAGATGCACAAAGAACTTGCAACTCATCTGCTTGTGCGATGTGCCTAGAGTATTTCAAACCAGGTACGCTTCAAGGAGCAAAAGGCGATGATGCCTATGTCCAAAAAGTTTTTGCGATTGGTGATTCAACTGATCACACCGTCCAGACAAAAGTTCTGGAAAATTATGGAATTAAGTCACGCTTTAGTTACAATCTTGGGTTTGTTGATCTTGATCGTGAGTTATCTGCTGGGAGACCTGTCGTTATTGGTATCCTGCACCGCGGCTCTTTATCTAATCCTACTGGCGGGCACATGGTTGTAGTGATTGGAAAGAAAGGTGAGGACTACGTTGTTAACGATCCTTATGGTTCTCTAAACGATGGTTACACTGGACCAGTTACGAATGGTAAAGGTTCAGTCTATAAAAAGTCAGACCTTACTTATCGTTGGTTAGAAAAAGGAAGAGATAAGACTGGTTGGGGTCGTATTTTTGATGCAAAAAAGTAGAAGCGCCAACTAACATTAATAATGCCAATGAAGTGCCGTTGGTTGGCATTAATTTAATCAAAGAGTTTGAAGGATGTCATTTAAATGCTTATCCAGATCCTTTAACAAAAGGACCGCCGATTACAATTGGTTGGGGAAGCACTAAAGACTTTGATGGGACACCCTTCAAAATAGGTAGAGTGATTACTCAAAAGTATGCAGACACTCTACTTGAATTTGATTTAAAGAATAGATTTTTGCCATCACTACAAAGAATACCTTACTGGAGTGAAATGAATGAAAATCAAAAAGGAGCACTTCTTTCTTTTGCTTATAATCTTGGTGCTGGTTTTTACGGGTCTTCCAATTTTAATACCATAACCAGAGTTCTTAAAAATAAAGAATGGACTAAGGTACCTGATGCTTTATATCTTTATCATAACCCAGGAACAAGTGTGGAAGCGGGATTGAAGAGAAGAAGAGTTGCAGAAGGTAAACTTTGGTTTTCATAATTTGTTACAATCAATAAATAGTCATATCGTCTAGTATTAAATAAATGCCCGCCGAGCAATGTAACAACACAGATCATGTGGTCTTGTTACAGAAGCTGGATAATATGATACTTGTTGCTGAAGAATCGCAATATGAACTTGGATTTCGTAAAAGACTACAATCGTTTCGTAATCTTTTGGTAATCCACGCTGCTAGAACAAAAGATCTTGGTGAAGCTGCCCAGACGATAATTAACAGTCACCGAAAAAGAATACTTGCTTTTGGAATACCAATTACTCTCTCTATTGGAATTCCATACTTTGCTTTAACGAAAACATCCTGGTTGATTCCTAAACCATTAATCTGCCAAGTATTCCCAACTCAAAATAAACTACATCCAGGAACACTTGAAGTTTGTGTGAATGGTGTTTCACATCCTTATAGACCAGAAAACGGTGATGTTGAATTGGATGTTACTTTTATGAAAACTCATTATGAGCGTGTTCAAGCAGATATTGACTTTTAGGTTGCTGATGAAATTGCTGACAAACAAGTAGATTATACTGGTGAATACAATATTACAAGAATACGCACTTACAATAAAAGCGGAATCCTTGTTGGAGATAGAGAAAGTGAAATTAGTTCCTGGATTGATCCATTAGTTCCAGAAGATATGAGAATATCTATGTGGCAATGGATATATGATAATAGAGAGTTATTTCACGTAGAAAGAAAACCTTTGGAAGAAAAGATATCAGGTTTCTTCAGTAGTTTGGGTGCTCTCTTTGCTACTCTTGGATCTGCAGGCATCACAATCTACAGATTTATCAAGGCTGGTCTTTGATTTTTTGTTAGCTGCATCAACTCCAAAAGTTGCTAGTGCAGAAGTAAATACGGATGCTATGAAAGTAGCATCCATTTTTTTTAAGTAATCCATATAGTTTAGTGTCAATAAAGTAGCAGACCATCCAAGAATTATTAACCTAATTGCTGTGAATGAACTGATATTTTTCATTTTAGTTTTCTACCTCTTTTAGCAGGTCTACGAATAAAACGAATTATTTCTGGTGGTTGTCTTTTAGGAATAGGTCTTCTATTCTCAAGCATTATCCAATCATGAGTTAAAAGACGAGCAAGAATTAAAAACTCAACTATGATCGCTTTCATTTTCTTGATTTGCAAAAAGTAAAATTTTATAAATTATCCAAGCAACTCCAATCATTCCAATAGCGAGCATAATATTCACTGACCAAACTATTTCATTCATCTTCCTTCTTGTTTATGTATCCAGGTCTTAAGTTCGTGAAGATATTTCCTTAACATATCTGCTTTTTCTAGATGCCAAACATCACCACTCTTGAAGTATTCTTGAGTGTGATTATCAATTGCTTTTAGAATATTATGTATTGGTGCGTTCCATCGCTCACGCTTGGGAGTATTCCATTCGCGTGGCATATATCACTTCTTCTTGCCGCCGTTCTTTGCCTTTTTCGCAGTCGCATTACCTTGATTTTGTTTAGATTGCTTACCGCCAGCGGAACCCTTCTTGCCTTTGTTTGCAGACTTTGCCACTGCACTGTCCCAAATGATACAATGATATTTATGAAAAAATATAAATATCTAAAAAGTATTAGTAGAATGGACGCACAAAATTTTCGTAGTCTTCAAGAAGCATATATGGAAGTTGTTATGAATGAGGGTTTGGGTGGTTTTAAAAAACAAGATGATTATGAAGAAAGGGTAAACAAATTTAATAGAGATATTGATGCGAACCTAGAAAGGTTTAGAAGTGCTTCTCAAAAACGAAAAAAAGCATCCCAAGCACAAGAGTTTCTTAAAAAGCATCCACGCAAAAAAGGAACTCAAAAAGAACAAGTAGATATTTACGACATCATCCTCTCACATCTTCTTGACGAAGGATATGCTGAAACAACAGAAGCAGCAGAAGCAATTATGGTGAATATGAGTGAAGAGTGGAGAGATAGTATTATTGGTTGATTATTACGAAATACTAACATAAACTTCATTACAACTCCAAACCTACCTAAATAATAGTAGGTTTGGAGTTTTTTATGTGCTCTGCTATTGTTCTCTCTACTGATAAACATAACTATCGTAAAGTTGCTCAACAGCACTATGGACTTACTGATGAGCAAATGAAAGATATGGATGTTCACCATAATCCACCAAGATGTGAAGGTGGTAGAAACATTCCAGAGCACTTATATGTTTATCATCCAGCACTTCACGCAGAAGTCCACGAAAATGAAAGTGTCTTGTGGGCAAGAAAAGGATATGAAACAAGAAAGAAAAATGGAACTGAAAATAAGAAAGGTGTAAGAGTTGGTGGAGGACCACCTAAAAAAACAGAACCAACACAGCAAGAACTTTCTATTCTTAAATATAGACAATCTGGTATGAGTAGAAAAGAAGTTGCTGATTTGCTGGGACTAAAAGAACATCAAATTAAAAGGGCTATTCGGGAGTGTTCAAAATTTGGGTATGAACTACACCTCAAACCAGGACCAAAGAAAGGGTGTGAAAATAAAAATCATAGTGAAGAGAGTAAACAGAAAATAAGAGATAAAAGAGCACAACAAGTTTTTAGTGAAGAAAGTAATAAGAAAAGAAGTGAGAGTATGAAGAAGCACTGCCAGTTTCACAAGTGGTCCAGAAAAAAGACCCCAGAAGGACTTGACGAAAATTGAGTGATGCCCTATACTAAATAGGTAATGAGGTTTGTTAAGTTTTATAAACAAATCTCATAAACACCTTGCCCCACCAGGACTAATGGGCAAGTAAAATCCGTCCTTCATATCTGCGATGGAGGGTGTCGCAGAGCATAATTGTATCAGTTCGTTCCCCCGAACTCTTAACTAACTCTCTTAAAAAAATGACTGCTACAATTTCAGTAAAACAACAAGAAAATCTTTGGGAAAAGTATCTCAACTGGGTTACTTCTACCGATAATCGTATATACATCGGCAATTTTGGAACCTTGATGATTCCAACATTGCTCGCAGCAACCACTTGCTTCATCATCGCATTCATCGGTGCTCCCCCCGTGGACATTGATGGTATTCGTGAACCTGTTGCTGGTTCACTCATGTATGGAAACAACATCATCTCTGGTGCTGTGATTCCTTCTTCCAACGCAATTGGACTGCACTTTTACCCCATCTGGGAAGCCGCTTCACTTGATGAGTGGCTATATAACGGAGGACCTTTCCAACTGGTCGTATTCCACTTTCTAATTGGCATCTATGCTTACATGGGTCGTGAATGGGAACTTTCTTACCGCCTAGGTATGCGTCCCTGGATTTGCGTTGCTTACTCTGCACCTGTTGCTGCTGCAAGCGCCGTATTCCTAGTCTATCCTTTCGGTCAAGGTTCTTTCTCAGACGCAATGCCCCTGGGTATCTCTGGTACGTTCAATTACATGCTTGTGTTTCAGGCAGAACATAATATCCTGATGCACCCCTTCCACATGCTTGGAGTTGCTGGTGTCTTCGGTGGTTCTCTGTTCAGTGCGATGCACGGTTCTCTGGTTACTTCCTCACTGGTTCGTGAAACCACTGAGAATGAGTCACAGAACTATGGTTACAAGTTTGGTCAAGAAGAAGAGACTTATAACATTGTTGCTGCTCACGGTTACTTTGGTCGTCTAATCTTCCAATACGCTTCGTTCAACAACTCTCGTTCACTTCACTTCTTCCTTGCTGCCTGGCCCGTGGTCGGCATCTGGTTCACTGCTCTTGGTGTTTCCACGATGGCATTCAATTTGAATGGCTTCAACTTTAATCAGTCTCTGCTTGATAGTCAGGGTCGTGTAGTTAACACCTGGGCTGATGTCCTTAATCGTGCTGGACTGGGAATGGAGGTAATGCACGAGCGTAATGCTCATAATTTCCCACTGGACCTGGCTGCTGCCGAAGCAACTCCTGTTGCTCTCACTGCTCCAGCAATCGGTTGATAAAAACTCAATAGTTTTTAAGACCTCCTTTGGAGGTCTTTTTTTTTGTGAAAAATCTAAATATCTAAAAACCACCACAAATGAAAACTTTCAAACAGTTTATTTCGGAATGTTTAAAGGAAGGAATGACAACACAAAGCACTGTTGATAAACCTGGATTTAGTTCATCTGCTGATGATGTTGGACCAGTTGCAGGAAGAAGTCCAAAGATGTTTTTCTTGGGTAGAAAATTTGTTAAAACATATTCTGATGGTGAACCCACTACAGAAAAAATTTGGTTAGATTCTTTAAAAGGTAAGTAGAATTATGTCTCATAATAATCAACATCATCCTATGGAATCCTGGATTATCTGGGCAGGTGTAGGTATGATGGGTTTCACAGTTATTGTGTTTGTCGCCTTCACTCTTTCAGTAATTTATTGGGGATAAGCACAAACACTCATTGACTCTTTTGTTAAGCAATGTTAAGATAAATATGAGAAATCACATAGGAGGCTATGACTTCTTCTACACTTTCACCGCCCATTTCACAGAGAGGTTGGTTCGATGTCTTGGATGACTGGCTTAAACGAGATCGCTTTGTATTTGTGGGTTGGTCTGGACTACTACTTTTTCCCACTGCTTATCTTGCCCTTGGTGGCTGGCTTACTGGCACAACGTTTGTTACAAGCTGGTACACCCACGGGTTGGCGTCTAGTTACCTTGAGGGTGCTAATTTCCTTACGGCAGCTGTGTCAACGCCTGCAGATTCTATGGGTCATTCTCTTCTTCTACTTTGGGGTCCTGAGTCTCAAGGGGATTTCATCAGGTGGTGCCAACTTGGGGGACTCTGGACTTTTGTGGCGCTCCACGGGGCTTTCAGCCTGATTGGATTCATGCTTCGTCAGTTTGAGATTTCACGACTGGTTGGTATTCGTCCTTATAACGCTATTGCCTTCTCTGGTCCTATCGCTGTGTTCGTCAGCGTTTTCCTGATGTATCCACTAGGACAATCCAGTTGGTTCTTCGCACCCTCGTTTGGAGTGGCAGCAATCTTCAGGTTCCTTCTGTTCCTTCAGGGTTTCCACAACTGGACTCTCAACCCCTTCCATATGATGGGAGTTGCTGGTATACTGGGAGGAGCACTGCTCTGTGCAATTCACGGAGCAACTGTAGAGAATACACTTTATGAAGACAGTGATCAATCAAACACTTTCAAGGCTTTTGAACCTACTCAAGAAGAAGAAACCTATTCAATGGTTACTGCAAACCGATTCTGGTCTCAGATCTTTGGTATTGCTTTCAGTAATAAGCGTTGGCTTCATTTCTTTATGCTTTTCGTCCCTGTTATGGGTCTTTGGACTTCCAGTATTGGTATTATCGGTCTTGCTCTTAATCTACGTGCTTACGACTTTGTAAGTCAGGAGATTCGTGCAGCAGAAGACCCGGAATTTGAGACATTTTACACAAAAAATATACTTCTTAATGAGGGATTAAGAGCTTGGATGGCACCTGTAGATCAGATTCACGAACGATTTGAATTTCCAGAAGAGGTGTTGCCTCGTGGGAACGCCTTGTGATAAAAATATAATACCCTGTGGAAACGCAAAGACCCGAAAGGGTCTTTTTTATTGACTTTGCCTCTTGTAAATGTTAAAATATATAAATAGTTATAACCTGCGGTAAAATAATGGGAAGAAAAACACCATCTGTTGTTGGAGAAACTTTTTATAAACTTTCTGTCTTGAAGCAAGAAACTCAAGGAAAGCAATTAATGTTATATGTGAGATGTGAATGTGGAACAGAAAAATGGGTAAGGCATTCATCTGTAATAAAAAAGAAAGATGTTAAATCTTGTGGATGTTGGAAAAATAAGTGGGATAGAAGGAGGGGTTGGGATGCCCGTTCTTCTATGTTATCAAGAGCAAAGTATAGAGCAAAACAAAGAGGATTAGATTTTAATATCACAAAAGAAGATATTGTTATTCCAGATATTTGTCCTTTGTTAGGAACTCCTATGAAATCTCCTTCATTAGACCGTATAGACTCAACAAAAGGATACATAAAAGGTAATGTATGGGTCATAAGTAATAGAGCAAACACTCTTAAAAATGATGCATCATTACAAGAACTAGAACTCCTAGTAGAAAATCTAAAATGTTACTCATCCTCTTCTCATTCATAGCATTTGGAATCTTTATGGTTCTAATATCACTCACAGACCACTATCATTACTAACAGTTATGAAAAACCTATTACTTTCAGAAGACCAGATTAAACTTCTTGCAGATGCTGTTTGGATGCGTCAAAGATGTTTTGTTGCAGGAGATAGAAAATTTAAAGAATATGGAGCAATGTTAGAAGAACTCTTAGGAGATATGGATTATGTTCCCAACAGATCTTGAAATGATAACTTCAGAAACACCTTACAAACTCGCAGAAATTATTAGAGATACTTGGCCTGGACTTTACAAACCAGCAAAAGAAACCTATACTACTAAAAGTAAGAATAAAAAGAATGTATGATTATTGGGTGGTGACAGATAAGACCACAGGTAAAGTGATTGCACATTGTGGAGAAGAAAACGATGCTCTCATGTTAATTGGTTTTGACCCAGACAAAAGAACTTATAGAAAGCAAAAGTTCATTATGGATCAAATTATTACAATTACAGCGACGCAAGACAAACAACTTCCTGGACAACAAGGTTTACCTGCAGCAAAAGAAGAACTTCCACCAATTGAACTTCAGCAGCAGGTGTGGTTACCGCAAGGACAAGGAATTCCAGTTAACGCTAAATAACTTTCAGTTTTATAACACTTATGAAATTTACAGTTTATTCAAAAGACGGTTGCCCATATTGCACAAAGGTCCAACAAGTGTTAGAGTTGGCGCAACTTCAGCATGTAGTTTACAAATTGAATGCTGATTTTACTCGCGATGAGTTTTATGCTGAGTTTGGAGAAGGTTCAACTTTTCCTCAAGTGATTGTAAATGACCAACATATTGGTGGATGCACCGATACTGTTCAATACCTTAAGGAGCAAAATCTAGTTTAATGGAAAACACCATTCGCGAAGTTTATACTGATGTTGAAAAAGCAATTGATTATGCTTTTAATGGACAGTTTGTTTTGAAGTTTTATGATTATCTAAAAGTTCGTGGAACGAAAAGAGTTGAAGTTGAAGAGTTTATTGAAAGTGCTACTGCCAGTGAACTCAATAATCTTGTAATGGATTTAGATGATTATCTTGAAGGTGGGAATGATGAAATTCACAAACAACTTCGCGAAGGTTATGGACATATTCCAAAACCACAAGCAAGAAAAATAAGAAATTATCTGTATGGTATCTTAGAAGATGCCTGGAAGTATAGTCATGATAAACGACCAGGAAGGCGGAAAAAGAAAACTAAATAAGTCAGAACCCCAAATCAATCGGGGTGTTGAGTTATTACTTAGGAATAAGAGGAGGAGAGAATCAAAACCAAAAACTTTTCAAGTGAAGTTTGGTAAGATGATTTCTCTCTTCCGTAGAGAGTTTCACTTTTTTATAGAATTTCACTTTGATATTAGGAAAAAATAAACTCTCTGGAGAAAACAGATGGAAACAGCATATGTAGTAACATTTGTCACAATGTTCACCTTGCTCTTTTTTATGGTAGGAGGTATAATAGGTTGGTTAACTTATAGGCATCTTCTGGAATCAAGACCTCCATATTTGCATCCAGAGTTCTTTGATGAAAATGGGCAGGTTATTCCTGACGAAATAGTATCTGTACGATTTGAAAACGATTACGATTATGACTACGACGAAGACGAAGAGGACAACGACTGAAAAACCGATTGAAACTCTTCCAACGAATCCTTTTGTATTCGAAATTCTAGAACTTGCATCAAAGCAAAGAAGCAATGCAAAGAAGGTAGAAGTTCTTAAGACATATGAACACGACTCTCTAAAAGCAGTTTTTATTTGGAACTTTGATGAGAGTGTAGTTTCTCTTCTTCCTGATGGAGAAGTTCCTTATGGAAATGCTGACGAACAATCTGTATATTCTGGGACTCTTTCGGAGAATTTGAAGAAGGAAGCATATGGTGGAGAACTAGCAACCGGTCAAGATCTTGATGGAAGAGGAAGAACATCTCTTCGCAAAGAGTGGCAGAATCTTTATCATTATGTGAAAGGTGGTAACGATTCTCTTACATCTATTCGCAGAGAAATGATGTTTATTAATCTTCTAAGAGGTCTTCATCCAAAAGAAGCAGAAGTATTAATTCTCACAAAAGATAAAAAACTTGCAGATAAATACAAAATATCTTTTGAAAATGTCAAAGAGTCTTATCCTGACATTCAATGGGGAGGTCGTTCATGACAGCAGTAGTAGGAGAAAAAAAGAAAATGGCGGAAAATAAATCTAAAATCAATAAAGTTCTGCCACATGAGTATGGATGTGAAATTCTTTTTGAAAAAACTACTGTAGAAAAAGCAAAAGATTCTTCACTTCCTAATGATGCATATTTAATTTGGTATGTAGTAGATGGTGAAGAACATGTTGATCTAACTCGTTGCTCCAAGCGAGTCAATCTTTTTGATATGTATTATGACAAGTATGGTCCAGGTGCAGTTCAAAAGATTGATTTTGGATATGGTAGAACTAATCCAAAACTTTGGGGATATAAACAACCTGAAAAAAAGAAAAGAAAATGAGTGCAGGATTTGGTGGAGATCCAAACCAAGGAAGAACTGGTAAGGATCTAAATATCCAAATTGATTTGGATAATATTGATCAAGTTATTAAACAATATAAAAAAATTAAAAAATATCAAAAATCATCTCTGTATGCTATCAAAACGATGGACGGCACAGAAGATATTGTGAGTTCATTAATTAAGGAAGCGGAGGAGAATCCACTGTAAAATGGGAAAGCATTATCTACTTAACTTGTATGGATGCTCGTTTGTCCTTTTGGATGACGAGCGTTGTCTTATAGACTTATTGGAAAACGCAGCAGCAGCAAGCGGAGCAACTGTAGTACAAACTATTTCAAAAAAGTTTGAACCCCAGGGAGTTACTGTAATTTGTTTACTATCTGAAAGTCATATTAGTATCCATACATGGCCTGAGGAAGGTAAGGCAGCAGTGGACGTTTATACATGCGGAGACTGCAATCCAAAAATTGGGTGTGATATTATCATAGAACAATTATATGCCCAAAACCATACGTTAAGTTATATTGAACGGTAACAAAAGTTACAAAAGTTTTTGTATAACTATACTAACAGGTCTATAATGACCTTACGTTCATCTGGAAACAGACGGAAGTAAGCCGACGCGGAACGGATCGTTCATTCGCTATTTGTAAATAGCGAACGCAAACGCCGACTGAAGGAACGCTCTTTAACCTAAAAAACTAAGGAGAACCCTAATGTCAAAAGTAGTTTATCGTGGCATCGAATATGATACTCAAAAACGCCTTGAGTATCAGCAACAAATGATGCAACAACCTCAACAATACAACGAAACCTATCGTGGTGTTAAGTTCGTAAAAGAGGGGCATAAGTGATGAAAAAACTTAATGTCCTTCAACTCATTAAAGAGCAAAAGCAAAAAGAACAACGTCGTTATCAAGCACTACTTGTAAACGTAGGTGCTGGAAAATGATCTCTACGATTGCTGCTATATGTGGAGCATCGATAGCGTTCATTTTTTTAATTTATTTGGAAATTCTATTGCTGAATAAGTAAATGATTTAGAGGAGTGCTTGACACTCCTCTTTTTTTTGTCTATAATACCTTTGTCGAGGTTGATAAAAATGGATAGAGAAAAGCTTAAGCTAATTGTCAGAAACCTTGAGTCTCTGGTAGAATGCTTAAAGGCAGAGATTGAACCAGAAGTTAAAGATCCTGTCTATGAAGAGATTAAAAACTTTTTAACTGATTACGACGAAGTATTTTATGACGAGGAAGATGAATACAATGTTCGATGACTTTGAGTTTATGAAACCAGAAGTAAAACTTATTAGTGTTACTCCTGACGCAGAAAAGCACATGGCATATTGTGCTCGCGTAAGTAACCCTGCAAATCAAGAGAATGAAAAGTTCTCCGGACTACTTAAGTATTGTATCCAACATCAACACTGGAGCATTTTTGAACAAGCTTCAATGACTGTTGAGATTAATACTACAAGAGGTATTGCAGCTCAAATTCTTCGACACCGTTCATTTACATATCAAGAATTTTCACAACGGTATGCTGATACTAATCTCTTGAATAAGACTATTCCTCTTCCTGAACTTCGTCGTCAGGATACTAAGAATCGTCAGAACTCAATTGACGATATTCCTGATTATCTGAAACTGACCCTGACCGAAGACATCCGTGTTCATTTTGAGAGTGCTCTACGCCTCTACAACCGCCTTCTGGACAAAGGTGTGGCAAAGGAGTGTGCAAGGTTCGTACTGCCCTTGGCGACTCCCACAAGACTCTATATGACCGGTTCTGTGAGGTCATGGATTCATTATATCGATCTTCGTTCTGCACATGGTACACAGAAGGAACATATGGAAATCGCAGAATTGGTCCGTTGTATCTTTACCTGTCAGTTCCCTGCAGTATCTGAGGCACTTGGTTGGACTCGTGAAGGATGTGCAGAATGTGTTGATCCCCCTTCAGTGACTATTGAATAAATATCCTTACATACAATGGAGGTGTAACATTGGCAACATATCCAGTGATTAATAAACAAACTGGCGAACAAAAAGAAGTTGTTCTCAGTGTTCATGATTGGGAGCAATGGAAAAAAGATAACCCAGATTGGGATAGAGATTGGTCGGACCCATCAACTTGTCCAGCATCGGGAGAGGTTGGTGAAATTTATGACCGACTTAAAAAGTCTCATCCAGGATGGAATGATGTTCTTCGTAAAGCATCAAAAGCACCAGGTTCAAAAGTAAAACCAATTTAATTATTCTATGGCAAGAAGAAGAAGGGCAGAAGATCAACCAATTGGCGTTGGAATGACCGCAAAGCAAATGAAACGCAAAAAACCAATTGGTGCTGATTTGATGAGAGATATTGAACCTCTCACGGATAATCAAAAACTTTTATACAAATCATACGAAAAAAATCAAAATATTGTTGCTTATGGATGTGCAGGAACAGGTAAAACATTCATCACTTTATATAATGCTCTTCAAGATGTTTTAGATGAAAGAAGTCCTTATGAAAAAATCTATATCGTAAGGTCTCTCGTTGCTACTCGTGAAATTGGTTTCCTTCCAGGAGACCATGAAGATAAGTCTTCTCTTTATCAAATTCCTTATAAGAATATGGTAAAGTATATGTTCCAAATGCCAGATGATGCATCTTTTGAGATGCTCTATGGAAATCTTAAAACTCAAGGAACAATTAGTTTTTGGAGCACTTCATTTATTCGTGGAACTACTCTTGATAATGCAATCATTATCGTAGATGAATTCCAAAACTTGAACTTTCACGAACTTGATAGTATAATTACCCGAGTTGGTGAAAATAGTAAGATTTGTTTCTGTGGCGATGCTACTCAAAGTGATCTTATTAAAACGAATGAAAAGAATGGAATTGTTGATTTTATGAAAATTCTTCGTGTGATGCCTTCAATTGATATTATTGAATTTGAAGTTGACGATATTGTTCGTTCTGGATTCGTGAAGGAATATATCCTTGCTAAAATGGAAGTTGGTGTATGAGTTTTATTCATCATAATTACTTGGGTGATCTTGAATTAGAAAAGAAAGAAACGAATGGCATCCGTCTGTACCATCTTCCTGATGGTCAATGGGTGCCTTCAATTACTTCAGTAACTTCTTTTTACAATAGGCAAATTTTTGTTGAATGGAGAAAGAGAGTTGGTGTAGAAAAAGCAAACGCAATCACTAAGAAGGCAACAGCAAGAGGAACTGATTTTCACCAAGTCTGTCAGGATTATCTTGAAAACAAAGAACTAAACTGGGATGATTATCAACCCCTGACAAAGTTTATGTTTCACCACGCGAAACCTTATCTTGATAAGATAAATAATATTCACGCGATTGAAAGAACTCTCTATTCAAAATATTTGGGACTTGCTGGACGAGTTGATTGTATTGCTGAATATGAGGGGGAGTTGGCAGTTATTGACTTTAAGACTTCAGAAAAAATCAAACCAGAAGAGTGGATTGAAAATTACTTCGTTCAAGAAACTTTTTATGCCGCTGCTTACTATGAACTCACCGACATTCCTCCTGTTAAATTAATTACTTTGATGGTAACTCCTGGTGGTGAGGTTAAAGTATTTGACAAAAGGAACAAAGCAGACTATATTAGACTACTAGTTCGTTATATTAAAGAATTTGTACATCACAATATTAGGTCAGATGGAGAATGAATTAGAAAAGGTACTCGAAAGCAAGTTCTTCTGCCCATCACGATTTGCACAAGAAATCGAAAATCTTGTACAAGTTAATGTTGAAATGAACTATATTGATGCAATCATTTACTTTTGTGAGCAGAATAATATAGATCTGGAGTCAGTTCCTAAACTCATTTCAAAACCTTTGAAAGAGAAGATTAAGTATGAAGCAATGGAACTTAATTTTCTCAAGAAAACTTCCCGTGCAAAATTAATTTTTTAATGATACCTAAAGTGGTCCCCTTTGATGCATACAAATGCTACTTGTCTTTGAAAAATCATTTTACGAAAGATAGTTATGACTATCATAAGTACTGTGGAAAATCGAGGGCAACTATTCAGTCTTTTTATAAACGAAAAGATAGGATGTGGTTTGAAAAGATATCAAGACAAAAAACAGATCAGGAAATTCTAGATTTTTTTGTTGCTAATTTTGTATCTTGTAATGATCCAGAATCTCTTTGGATCGGTGAAATGATTAAAGAGGGTGAAACAAGATACCAAAACTGGCAGAAAAAAGTACAATCACTTTCATATGTCTTCAAGGAAGAGAGTCAATCTCTGTTTGAAGAAAATAAATTTGAGGATGTCTTTAAGTGTTCAAAAGGACATCCTGTTCTTTTAAAGAAGTATTTGAGTGGTAAGATTTCTCTAGAGACAATGGTTCTCTTAGATAAAATTTTTGCATATTCAAACAACTTTGATAAAAAACTTCAAGATCCGGTGTGGCAAACCGTCAGTCGTCGGATTAAAAAATATAATCCATTTCTTCAGATAAATATTTTTAAATTCAAAAAAATTCTCAAAGAAATAATTTTATAATTTGCGGGCAGCAAAGTCGGGTAGGGGTATTTGACTTGTGTAAGTCCCGCATTTATAATATAAATAATATTACCCCTACTAAAAGAATATGAATTTCGACTGTCGCTCTTTAAATGAGTTGTTTTGTGTCGATGGACCAGAATATTTGGATGTTGATGACACTCCAATATATTCTAATACTGGATGGGGAAAGAAAGGATGGAACCATACAGATGAAGCAAAAGAGGCAATCTCTAAAGCAAATACAAAATATACTCCAGAAGAAAAATTGCAAAAGTGGAAAGAAAGTAGAGAGAGAAGTAAAGAAAAAAGATTAGAACAACAAAGAAAATGGAGAGAAGAAAATAGAGAAAGAAAAAGAGAAATTGATAAATTGTACAGACAAAAGAATAAGGAAAAAATAAAAGAAGCACAGGAAAAATATAGAAAAGAAAATAAAGAAAAACTCAAAAAAATGCATAATGAATATTACGAAAAAAACAAAAATAAATATTAAAGTACTTAGTTTGAAAGAAGTAATCTTAGGAGAAAAATGAATTTTTTTGATTCTGAAGTCGTTCGCGCAGAGATGTCTGAAATTTCTGAACTGCAAGAAGAAATTTATGGAAGCGTTTTTAAGTTTCCATTAATGACAAAAGAGGATAAGATTCATCATGTTAATCTTCTTGAAAAACTTTTGAGCAAACAACAAATTCTCTATACACGTCTGAGTCTTTCTGATGACCCCGAAGCACAGGAAATGAAGAAGCGTATTGCAGAATCTGCTGTGATGATGGGTCTGCCTCCCAATGTAGATATGAATATCATTCTTACTAACATGTCCAAGATGCTTGAGACGATGAAAAAACAGATTGACAAAACAGGTTCTGACCTGTAGAATAACGAAGTACACAAAGGCCAAATCTCAACAAATACGAGGTACAAATGTCTAATTTTGCAAATCTGAAAAAGCAATCTTCTCTTGGTTCACTGACTGAGAAACTGGTGAAGCAAGTAGAGAAGATGAATACCACTTCTGGTGGTGCTGATGAACGTCTCTGGAAACCAGAAATGGATAAAACAGGTGTAGGTTCTGCAGTAATTCGCTTCCTGCCCGCTCCTGATGGTGAAGATGTTCCTTGGGTAAAGATGTATACCCATGCTTTCCAAGGTCCTGGTGGTTGGTATATTGAAAACAGTCTGACTACTATTGGTCAGAAGGACCCTGTGAGTGAATATAATCGTGGTCTGTGGAACAGTGGTAGCGAAAAGGATAAGGACACTGTTCGTAAGCAAAAACGTAAACTGTCTTATTACTCCAATATTTACGTTGTAAGGGACCCCGCAAATCCACAAAACGAAGGTAAAGTATTTCTCTTCAAGTATGGTAAAAAGATCTTTGATAAGATTCTGAATGCTATGCAACCCGAGTTTGATGATGAAGATCCAATCAATCCTTTTGATTTCTGGCAAGGTGCAAATTTCAAAATCAAGATTGTGAAGAAGGATGGTTATTGGAACTACGATAAGTCTGAGTTTGATCGTGTTGCTCCTCTCCTTGATGATGACGATGCACTTGAAGCAATCTGGAAGAAAGAATATTCTCTCTCTGCAATCACTGCTCCAGACCAGTTCAAGTCATATGAAGATCTTGAAAAGCGTATGAATTATGTTCTTGGTGTTGGTGGAACTAACACTCCTACTCAGTCTCGTGCTGTAGTGGAACAAGAGGATGAATACGAATCTTACAGTGCTCCTGTAAGTCGTGAAAGTAAAGTAATGGAAGAACTAGAAGATTCGTACAATCGTAGTAAGTCTCCTTCACTTCCTAAAGTTACTTCAGACGATGAGGATGAAGATGATGCTCTGAGTTACTTCCAACGTCTTGCTGAAGATTGATTATTCATAGAGTCTGATATTATCACCACGCTTAAGGTTCTCAGTAACATATTGCTGAGAACCTTTTTTATATGGCATAATATCATCCATATCATTAAAGATTACATTTAGATATCTTGGTTTGAGAATATAAATGTTTCTTTTTGCTTCTTCTATATTTAATTCATACTCATAATTAGTAACCACCTTTACAAAAGAAGTTGAAGGAACTAAAACGGAATAACCAAGACCTGCATCCCAATATTCATAATAACGTGGATTGGTTGTATTACTATTTTCTGAATTTTCTATGATTGTGTAAATGACTTGTTCTTGACCAGATGTTGATACTGTTGGGATAATAACATTTGGTATTTCTGGAAGTTCATAAGTAAATTTATTCTCAGATATTGATGTGATTACGTGCTTTCCGTTATATTCTATTTCAGAAACTCCGTCAATGGTAACTTGATCTCCAATACTTGCTGGGACATTATCTTGCATAAAAACACTTACTGTTTTACTTGGAATAACAAAACCGTTTTCATCAGTTGTGTAAGCAGAAATATTTGTAATTGTTGAGTTGATTGTTTCTATAAAATTTCCACTAGTTTTCCAGGTTGGAGAAATTCTTAAACCACCTTGAAGTACAGTAATTCCTAATGAGTTTTTAATTTCTTCAGTTTCATAATGATGAATTCCATTGTATAAAATTTCATAAGCAAGTTCATCTGTAAGTGCAATTGAGAACTCGTCAATAGATATTCCACGTTCTTTATAATATTCTACCGCCGCTTTCATTGTTCCATACTTTTGCAACATCGCCTTATCAAAAGTTCTTTGAGTCAATGGCCATTCCGATTGAATATTCAGAATGTTGTTTGAGAGAAGCACCACCCAGTCTAAAGTTGAATCTCCATAAAACTTATTAGCAACATTGTCAGGTCTTTCGTCACCTATGACTGCATATTTTTCAAAGAATGTAAGATTACCAAAAATATATTCACGAAGTTTTCCACGCTTGAATAGATTCTTGACTGGAATATATTCTGAGATATATTTTTCTCCTGGATTTCTGGAGACATAATCGAAGTTGGGAACTTGTCTAAAGTATGGTTTAGTCATTTTTAGTAACCCATGTCGTCGGAATCGTTATAATCAATGTCATAGATTGGAGCCAATTCTGAAAACTGCATTGTGACACTATAAGAAGTCATAGACCCATCTTTATATGTCATATAACTTCCATCGGGAGTATAATCAACATTAAAGTTAGTTAACGCACATGGTTTAATTTTATTTAAAAATGGATGTTGATCTCCATTTAAATAAACATATTGTAATTTAAAAACATCTGGAGTTTTTAGAAATAATCCAGCACCACTCCTTTTTACTGCCATATGTTTTTTAAAATGTTTAATTATTGTTTTGACGGTTTTTGCTTCTTCGGGATCTCTTGGAGTAAATCTAAATGCATAATTAAAAGATCTGAGTTGAGGTCCTCTAAAGAGTAATTCGAGATTTGGATTGATTACCTTTCCTGTAGATCTTGTAAAGATATTTGCACCAACTGCTTGTCCTGCAAAGTAAGACACGATATCGCTTTCATTTATATCTCCTCCAGCCTGCCTAATTCCTGTTAAAACTTGATTTACCATGGCGCTAAATCCTTCACCAACTTTTAGTTGAGCAAAGTTTTCTATTCCAGTCGCGGCCGCCCTTGCTCCAAGTAATTGAAGTGGATTTAATTGATCTGCTCCCCAGTCAACAGAATTGTTATCAGAAATTCCTGGTTGCATTGGAAGAGCAATGGTTGGTCCTATAGCACTACTAAGTTGTTCTTCTGGACCAGCAACAGTTAGACCGCTACCACTTAAAAGGTCAGCATTCCTTATTAATTCGTGAGTTGATATTTTTAGATAGTCATACTTACCATCATTAGATAAAGGATATCTTAATTGACTACCATCTCCAGATAAAGAATTTTGAGTTGGGTCAGGTGCTGCACCTAGTACAGAATCGTTCAAGTCTGCAGCAAATGCAAAATTATTTGTATTATCTGATAAGTAACCGATTGATTGATTAATAGTACCCCAATAAGTAGGATCGTTTGCCAATGATCCCATCCAAGAGCTTGGAGCACCTAATTGTTCATAATTTCCTTTCGAAAATATATTGGCATAAGTGATCGATCCATCAGTATTTAAATTACCGGATGTTGCGGCAGTGTTTATTTCTGCTTGACGAATATCAAGAGTCGGAGTTTTTTTCACAGTATAAAAATCTCCGTTAGTGACCGTCTCGTAAGTTCCGAGACCATAAACTTTATCAAATAAACTATATGATGGACTCGTTGGCATTTAAAGAGTTTTTATTTATTTAGACGGAATTTTGCATAAGGTATAGATAACATTTCATCAAGTTCATCATACTTTATAACGTGAAGTTTTCCTGCAACTTCTTCCCAAGTATATTGTCTTCCTTCTCTCCAATGAAAATTGATTGCTTTAAATCCCCATCTTTCCAATGAAGTACAAGCAATCAATGGATGTTGATCATACTCAATCTCCGGTGTTTTTGGATTATAAATGAAGGTATAAAACTTTCCTGGTTCTGGATATAACACTTCTTCTTTGAGTGTATCCATAATGATTAACATTAGATCTTCTGGATCATTAGTTCCAGCCTCATCAATTTTCTTTTTAAGTTCTCTCATTCGTGGAGGAACATTAGCATACTGACCGAAACCTTGTGCCATTATCGTGAGTTAAAAAGTTCTTCTTCTGTAATGACTTTAAATTCTAACATTCTATCCGCACACCATTCCTGTGCTGCTTTCCACTTTGCTTGATTGACTGCATAAGTTCTACATTCGTGTAGGTATGATTTAGTCACTCTTGATTTTTGTTTTGGTGGAACTGTTTGTTTCTTTGGTTTTACTTCAATCACATAAGTTTTAATCTTTCCTGATGATTCCTGGACCTTAATGAGGTAATCTGGAAAATAACGATGCATTTTACCGTCTACAGGAGATATATAACCAATACAAAATTCTTCTGAAGCCCAGGATATAATACTAGGATTATGATCGCAATAATAGCAAAACTTGCGTTCCCAACTGCTTCTGCAAATTATATTATTTGCATCTCCTTTGTATTTTTCTGGATAGGATGGTTTGTAGATACTCTTAATACTTTCCGCCATTTTCCAGCATACATAATATATCAGTAAAAGTATTTATAGATGGCAGGTATCCGTCCAGATAGAATTACAGTAAGTGACGTTAAATCTAGATTACTGACTATTGCACAAACGTCATTATATCGATTAACAATACCTGTTCCTCCGGACGTATCATCTTTTGCTTCTCAAAGAGGAATTACTTCTTTTGATGTAGACAATATTTCTTTACTATGCTCAGAAGCAAATTTACCTGGATCTGCACTCGCAACTCACGAGGCAACAAATGACTATCATGGTGTGAGTGAAAAAATGGTTTATAGGAGATTATATGATGAGACTGCTGATATGACTTTTTATGTAGATAGAAATTATAAAGTTGTTGAATTTTTTGAAACTTGGATTGATTATATTACTGGAGTAGGTGATGTTTTTACAAGGACTCAGTTTGAAAGTCCATATGTTCATCACAGAATGGCATATGCAAATGACTATAAAGTAAATTTTTATCTAACAAAATTTGAAAGAGATCATCACGTTCCAAAAAATCAAACAACTTTAGATTATACTTTTGTTTATGGATTTCCAATTAGTATTAATTCAATGGCAGTTTCATATGAACAAAGTCAACTTTTAAAATGTAATGTTTCTTTTTCATTCATTAGATATGTTATGAAAAGAAATAGATCTTCCACATTAACATCTTCTGTACAAAACATACAAACGCTTCAACCTAATATTGATCTATACAAAAATCCAAACTTATTTGATAACTCTCCATTCTTTGATGTCAATAAACTCACAAGAACAATTACAAACGAGTATTATAATAATGGTATTATTCGTGGAGTTACTCCAGGAACTCAAAGACAAGGCCCTGGACAAAGATCTCAAGATGCAACCAATTTCAGTCGTGATTTTGCTTGATAAATAACAACATACTGAAATTTCTATAGGACATCATGCCTTTACCGACAATTGCAACTCCTGTTTATACTCTTGAATTGCCGTCAACTGGAAAAGAAATAAAATATAGACCTTTTTTAGTAAAAGAAGAAAAACTTTTAGTTTTAGCACTAGAATCTGAAGATATCAAAGAGATTTCAAATGCTATTAAACTAGTTTTAAGAAATTGTATTCAGACAAAAGGAATTAAAGTAGAGTCTCTTCCTACTTTTGATATTGAATATTTGTTTTTAAATATTCGTGGAAAGTCAGTTGGTGAAAAAATTGAAGTTAATCTAATCGCACCTGATGATGGAACTACTTCAGTCCCCGTGACAATCGATATTGATGAAATAAAAGTACAAAAGTCAAAAGATCATACAAATAAAATAAAACTTGATGATAACTTGATGATGGAGATGAAGTATCCATCGCTTGATCAATTCATCAAAAATAACTTTGATTTTGGTGCTAGTGCAGGAATTGAACAATCATTTGAATTGATTGCCTCTTGCGTTGATAAAATTTATAATGAAGAAGAGGTTTGGGTTTCTGCTGATGTGACTAAAAAAGAATTGATTGAATTCTTAGAGCAAATGAATAGTATTCAATTTAAACAAATTGAAAAGTTCTTTGAGACAATGCCTAAACTATCTCACGAAATTACTTTTATAAATCCAAAAACTGAGGTTGAGAGCACTGTCGCATTGGAGGGTCTGACAAGTTTTTTCGCATAGGACTGGTTCATATGAACCTAGAGAATTACTTTAAAATAAATTTTGCCTTACTACAGTTCCATAAATATTCATTAACTGAGATTGAAAATCTAATTCCTTGGGAAAGAGATGTGTATGTGGGATTATTGCAGCAACATCTTGAAGAAGAGAATCTAAGACAGCAACAAAATGGAAGATAAAATTCCAAGTAGTACCAACACTAATATTGCAGAGGATAATTCAAAAGTTTCTTCTGCACTTGTTGTTGCTGCTAAAAAACCAGAGGATTTAGTAGAGGAAGATATAGATTCTCAAATTCTTTCAATTTTGGGATTGGAAGATGTTTTTGATTTAACTTATGAAGAATATGCCTCTCTTTTAAAGGAAGCAGCAGTTAAAGGAAGAATGCCAGGCTCTCAGATGACAACTGAGAGTGTTGAATTAGTTACAAATGAACTTAAGAGAGTAAAGAATAAGACTGGAAGATTTAAAGTTAAACCTAAGAAGGTTAATATTAATAAGGTATTAGATCGCAAACAACCAACTCCTCCTGGTGCAATTGTAAAGGCACAGAAACTCATACCAGCAGTAGCAGAAGAAGCACCAGAGCAAGAGAAAAAACTTGCAGGTGGTACTGACCAAGAAGACTTATCAAAAGGTATAGGAAATATCTTAGAATCTCTGATTACTATTAGAGGTTTATTACAAAGTGAAGGTAAAACAGAACAAAAAGCAGCACAAGAAGATAGAAAAGAAATACAAAAGAAAAAGAAAAAAGAAAGAGAATCTAAGTTAGAAGCAAAAAAACCAACTTCACCAATACTTAAAGCACTTACAAAACCTGTTGATGATTTCTTTGGTGCGATTAAAAGATTCTTTACGAATGTTCTTTTGGGTTCTGTTGTTCTTGGAATGTTTAAATGGTTAAAAGATCCAGCAAATCAAAAAGCAGTTGATGGATTTTCTAACTTCTTACAAAAAAATGCTGGGTTAATACTTGGTGGATTGCTTGCGATTGCTGTTCTTCCACTTGCTCCTACTTTACTTAGTCTAACCACAGCAGTTATTGGTGGAATCGGTATGCTTGGAACTGCTCTTGGTGGATTAACCACTTTACTTCCTGCTTTTGGTTTGTTTGGGGCATTTATTGGTGGACAAATGTTATTCAAAAATATTCAGAAATTTGCCGGAGGTGAAGATGCACCTGCTGTTGAGAGTGAACTTTATAAGTTAAAAAAAGATTTGGTTCTCAGAAAAGGACAAGCACAGTTAATGTCCGGAAAAGAAAAAGAACAATCTTTGAAAAAGATACAAGAAGACGAAAAGAAACTTAATAGAATAGAGCAAGAACTTTTGCCTAGAATGACTAAAACTCAAAGTATGAAAAGGCAGTTGGAGCAAACAAAACAAAAATTGAAAAAGGATGAAGAGGAACTTAAAAAATTAAGGGGGTATGAAGGTACTCCATTCTATAAGGCAAAATTAAAAGATATAGAAATATCTAAAAAAATAATAGCAGAGAATGAAAAAAATATTCCTATATCACAAAAAGAACAAGATAAGTTAATGAAAGATATTATGGGCCCTGAAGGTGCTCAAGGTGATGTCATTGATAAAATAAACAAATTTGTAAAAGATGCTCAAAAAATGGTTGAAAACTTAAATACTGGTGTTCAACCACAAACTTCATTAATGCCAGGACTTCCTCCAAGTGCCGCACAACCAGGAACAGGGCCTGCTGGTAATCAAGTTGGATCTGGCAGTGCCACATTTGGAGAAACTGGAAATGTTTCGAATGCTCCTGGATTTGTGCATGGTCATTTCCAAACGGATACGGGAACTGCTAATGATCTTGTAAATGATACTGCTCCTATAGTTAAGGGTTTATTAGATTCTGGAGTCACACCTGAATTAAGTAAAGGGCAAAAGTTTACTCCTGGAATGTCTATGGAGGAAATAAAAAAATTAATAAGAATAGGAATAACTCAGCATGGTCATAGTGGAGACGGAAGATCTGTTGATATTTTTGTTCCAAAAGGAACAAAAGTTCCTTTTCCTTTAGCAGATGTTAGAAACACTGGAGGTAAAGGTGGAGTTACTGGCATTCTTCCTGGATCCGGAAAAGTTTGGGTTGGGCATCTGGCACCTACATCTAAATCTGGTATGATGCATACACCTGTAGGAGAAACTGCACAAGTAGCACAAACACCACCAACAACACCATCAATACCTTCACCAACTGGTAGAAGTAATATTGTACCTATACCTATACCAACTGGTGGCGGAACACCACAGGTATCAAGTGGAACATCACCAAATCAAGCACCAGTTCCAAGATTCTCTTCTGAGGATCCAAATAACACAACCACTATGGTTGTTAGAGCAATCTATAACATTGTAGGATAATGTTACCAGCACTAGCAGGATTTGCCGCAAAGGCACTACTACCATCAGAAAAAAAGGTTGACAAAGATAAGTTCTTTGAGAAAAAGAAAGCATCATCTATTCAAAAGATTGATGATGAAGGTGCTGTTGTAAAAGAACCAGTAATTAAAAAGAAAACAATATCAACTAATCTGTTTCTTCCTCCAGCAGAAATAAAAGCACTTCCACCTGCTGCTGAGGTTAAGAAAAATGTAAAGACTGGTAGGTTAGATGATATTTTTAACAGAGTTGGTAAGACACTTCAAGGTATTATTGATGTATTGAATAATAGAAATCAAACTCAGAAAGAAGAAGAGACTAATAAAAAAGAGCAGACTAAGTTAGAAGATAAAAAAGAAAGAGAAGACAAGTTAAAAAAGGAAGCAAAGAAAAAACCTTTCAAGATGCCAAATATACAGGCACCTGGAGATAAGTTTAATCTTATGAGATTCTTTGGCAATGTTTTGCTTGGATCTCTTGCTCTTGCAATTTTTAAAAATCTTGAAGAGATTATAGAGACTTTAAAAAATGTTTTTCAAACTGTCAAAGATTTTATTGAAAAAATAGGAAAGTTTTTCAGTCCTATTTGGGAGGGTCTTAAATGGATTACTGGAGAAGGAACAAAGTTGATAGGACAATTACTTGGTGTTCCTCCAGAGAATCTTGATAGTAAAGATTTGAAAAAAAATATTGATGAGATTGCTAAAAAAATTCCATTTTTGAAAAATCTTTTTGAGGGTATTAACAATACTATTAATAGTCTTCGTGGTAGTGGTGGAGAGCAACCTCAACCAGGAGGAGGTGGATATTCAGGACCAGAAACTCCTTTAGGTGAAGGAGAAACTACAAGTGCAAATAGAGTTTATTCTGGATTAGTTCAGAGAGGATTTAGTAAAGAAGAAGCAGCTGCTATTACAGGTAATATTGCAGCAGAATCTAGTTTTAGAACTGGAGCAGAAAATCCTAAAAGTGGTGCTTTTGGTTTGATGCAGTGGGCATATGGAAGAAAATCAAGATTAATTCAATTCGCACAGCAAAAAGGAAAACCAGTTACTGATTTAAATCTTCAATTAGATTATATTGTTTGGGAATTGAAAGGTGGCAATGCTTATGAAACAGCACAATTTCAGAAAGCAATGTCTTATGGTCCTGATGTTGCATCAAAAACAAAAGGGTTTGCTTATGAAGTGGAAAGAGCAAGTGCTTCAGAAATACAAGGATCATTGTCCAGAAGAATTGGAGCAGCAAAAACTGTTTATGGTTCTAAATTACAAACAACACCACAACAAAGACAAAGACAAGCAGATCGTATAGCACAACAAGCAGCAGTGGAAGTAGCAACACAAACTCAGGCACCACCTGCTCCAGCATTACCTTCACCACAACAAGCAGCAGCAACAGCAACAGCAGCAACAGCATTACCTTCACCACAACAAGCAGCAGTAACAGCAACAGCAGCATCATTACAACCACCAGCACCGGCACAAGTCTCACCAGAACAAGCACCACCACCAATATCTGCAAGTGTTCCGCAGATTATGCAGCAGGCAGACTATGAGATTGTTGGTGGAGCACCGTCTTCTACAATTCTTCCGATACCAATTGGCAGAGGTTCTGCGCCAGTAATGGGCGGAGGAGGAACAAGGATGCTTCCTATTGGAGTATCAAAACAAGCACTATTAAATAGTTACTATCAAACTCAACTTATTGGGTTCTTATACAAACAAGGATAATGTCAGATAATCAAGCAACAAGAGTCAGTAATATACGAGCATTTGTTTTACAGTCTTCTGATGGTAAGAATTCTGTGGATCTTTCTCCTGGCATTGTTGAGTTACGTTATTATGAAAATATATTATCCAACTCCATGTCAATGTCTACGACTGTGATTGATACCGGATTTACCGATAGTTCTATTGGAAATAATGGTATCGTTGATGGTCTTCCAATTCGTGGAGGAGAAAGAGCATATATTATTCTGGAAGATAATCAGGTACAACCAAACAAATTAGAATTTAAAACTCAAAAAAATAATTCTCTTTATGTAAATCGAGTTCGTGATATTGATCCAGGAACTCAGAAAGATTTATACAACATTGACTTTTCACCAAGAGAATATTTTGCAAATGAACAAAGTAGAGTTGTTAAAAGATACGAAGGAAATATTTCTGATCATGTAAAATCAATACTCACAGAATCTTTATCTGGTGGCAAAGGACTTTTAACTGAAAAAAATGTTAAAGTGGACGACACATTAATAGACTATAATTTTATTGGTAATGATAGAAAACCTTTTTATGTTTGCACTTGGTTAGCATCAAAATCAGTTCCAAAAAGTGTAGGGGAATCAGATGGTGCTGCGGGATATCTTTTTTATGAAAATTATGATGGTTATAATTTTAGATCTATTGATGCATTGTTCGATCAAAAATATAAAAAGAAATATATTTATAATAATACAGAGGCAAAACCTGGCGAATATGATGCTAAAGTTTTATCTTATAATATCGAAAGAGATATTGATCTTGGAAATAATTTAACTATTGGAACTTACGCAAATAGAAGTATTTTCTTTGATTTTTTTGCTATGGATTATAAGGTTCGTGAATATTCTGTAGATGAAAATCAAAAAGACAAAATTGTAAATGGTGGATTAGATGAACTTCTATCAGTTTCTGAAGAGTTTAGAAAACCTGTGTCAAGGTTAATGAATCACGTTTTAGATATAGGAACTCTTCCGAAAGGAAAAAATCTTGACGAGCAACTTAAAAATTGGAAAAATAGTCCATTTAGTCCAATTTATGATGCACCAAAAACTATGGTTCAATCTATTATGAGATATAACCAGATGTTTTTGATTAAGATTAATGTAGTTATTCCTGGTGATTTTAGTTTAAGAGCAGGTGATTTGGTACATTGTGACTTTCCTGGACTCACTGTTGAGAAGAATGCCACATATAATAAGAAAAGTGGTGGTATATATATGATAGCAAGTTTATGTCATCGTATTACACCAAGAGAAACTTTTACAAGTATGACTCTCGTAAGAGACAGCTTTGGTAGAAAACCTTTCTAAGAAACCAAAATGACAGACAGATCACTCCAACAACATATTAATGACGACAAGGATGAACTCGATAATCCTAATACCAGTGGGCAACGTCGCCGCCATTTGGAAGATGAAGTAGAACATCTTGAGAAATATCAAGCAAATCATCCCGATACTGATCATGATCCTAGTGGGTTTGAAATGTATTGTGACGAAAATCCAGATGCATTAGAATGTAGAATTTATGACGATTGAACAAGGTTTATTTAAGAGACATTTTGTAGGAAGAGATAACTTTATTTGGTGGTTAGGTCAGATTGTTGACGAAACCAAATGGAGTGGAAATATTCCTGGTTATAGAACTCCAACAACTGGAGATCATAAAGGTTTTGAATATCGTTATAAGGTTCGCATTATGGGATACCATACTGCAGTTCCTTCTGAACTCAAAGACGATGATCTTCCTTGGGCTTCTGTAATGTATCCAGTAACTGCTGGTGCAGGAACTGGTGGATTGTCTCAAACACCAAACCTTAAACAAGGTATGTTTGTGTATGGTTTCTTCTTGGATGGAGAAGATGCACAGCAACCAATTATTATGGGTGTACTTGGATATAATCAATATACTCAAGTTCTTAATAATATTCCTGATGCAGGATTCATTCCTTTTCAAGGATATAGATTTGCTGAAGAAACTGTAGCAAAATATTCTTTAAAGACTGAGAAAGAAACTCCATTAGGTACGCAGAGTGGTGGTCCTAGTCTGATCGAAACGGATCCATTAAATCGCAAAGGTAATACTGGTAATGTAAATAACGCAATCAATCAATCTGTTGTCGGTGATAATGCTTTACGTGATGCTGCATCAGAAGAACAAAGAAGAGAGGGTCAAAAGAAGCATAGTGTTCCTCTTACCTCAGTTTGCGAAAAACAACCTCTTGGGCAAATACAACTTGATATCTTAGAACTCGTAAAAGATATCGAGACGGCAAGAAAAACTTTATCGGATTGGAAAACGAAAGTATCTACTAACATAGAAGATGTTCAAAGATGGATTGAGGATAAAATAAAATTTGCAACAGATAAAATTACTCAAGGAATTGAGTGGATTGTTACTGAAATTGAAAAACACGTTATTAAGGTTGTTAATGACAAAATGAAAGATTTTTATTATACAATCTTTCCAAATGATAGACCAAAATTAAAGACTGCTGTAGAAAATGTAAATGATCTGATTGCATGTTTGTTTAAAAAAATTATTAAAAATCTTTTCAGTCTCGTATCAAAATTACTTCTTTCTTTATTTGATAAACTAATTAATGTTCCTGCTTGTTTTGCTCAACAGTTTGTAAGTGTTATTCTTGGTGGTGTTCTTAATGACATTCTCTCTGGAATAACCGGAATTATTGGCACTATTAGTGGTATTATTGGCACAACAATTGATATTGCTGGAAATATTCTTGGATTTATTGCTGATATTTTTTCTTGGTTAACTTGCGATACACAACCAAATTGTCCAGAGATTGATTCTTGGAGTCCTTGGGATGGTGTAGAAAAAACAGCAACTTTTGACATTCAGAGTCTTATAGATCAGGTGACTGATTTTGCTGAAAATATAACAGATCAAATCGAAGGTGCTGCGGATACAGTTACTGGCGCAATTTTATCTATTCAAGGTGCAGTTGAATCTGCCTCGAATGGGTTTGATATTAGTCCATTGGGAGGTTCTTGTAATGTTGGTCCTTATCGTTGCGGACCACCGGTTGTTGAGTTTTATGGTGGAGAAGGAAGCAGTGCAACAGGAAATGTAATTATAGGATTTACTGGAGAAATTCTTGGTGTTGATATTATTACTGAAGGTAATGGATATTCTGAACCACCATTTGTTAAATTTAAAGATAATTGCGGTAAAGGAACTGGATCTGTCGGTAGAGCAATACTTGAGTTTGATCCTGATGTAAAAAATTCAAGCGGTGGAACATTTGACAATAATTCAAGTTTTGGTGGAGAAAGTGGAAAAGAAGGATGTGTTCCTATAAGTGGTCTTAAGAATGGTAGAGTTGTTGCTGTTGTAATTGAAGAACCTGGAAAAAATTATCTTTATGGTTACGACGGAAGTGAAGGTGGTGGAGGAAGAACTTTTGCTAACTATTGCGAAACAATAGTTAGAAGAGCAAGTGGGTGTTATGATTTGCCTTATCTTTCTGGAGAAACAATCATTTTAAACGCAGGTGATTGGATTAAATATCCAAATTCCGCTGCGGTCCAAGTTACGAGTAGTCAGTCAGTCACTGCACCGAAATGTGGCACTTATGATTCTTCAAATCCTCTAGAATCTCCCCCACAATTTCCTACCATAGATCCATTTTCTCCACCTGCACCAATTGATAACGATAGTTATCCAATTGATTTGGTTATCGAAAATGTCGTTATTTTAAACCCCGGGTATAACTATACTCCAGGAGATCCAATTGTTTTTGTTCCAGCAGACGATGAAATAGGTGAGTATAACCCGCCTAGCAATGGAGTTGATGCTGAAGTTGGTGATGTTGATAATAATGGCGGCATAAAAACTATTATAATTAGAAATAATGGAGCATCATTTGCAAATTATCCAAGGATTTATGTGAGAAGTAATAGTGGATTTAATGCTAAACTTGCTCCAAAATTTGAAATTCGTAGATTGACTCCAGATGAAGTTGAAAGAAAGCAACAAGCAGGACAGAAAGTTATTTCTGTGATTGATTGTGTAGGTAAAATATTACCAAAACAGGAATTTGACATAGTACCATAATGGCACAGAAAAAAGATCGGTATTCCATAAGATATGGAACACATCACGGCGAATTAAGATTTGGACATATCCACGATGATAATGTTCAATCTGGAGTTATGATCAGAACTGGTCCAGATGGTGGACGCCATTATATGCAAATGGATATTGATGGATCTGCCGAAGGAGGGAGAAAGGGGGGAACAATAAATCGTTGTCCTGGTACTTATCAAGTTATTGCTGCCGCTGATGTTTCAAAAGAGGTTCCTGGAGTTTATTTTGAAGCAGAAAGTGGTGACTTTGTAATTAATGTTCCAAAGGGAAGATTAAGAATTTGTGCTGAAAATGTTGACATAAGAGCAACTGGGACGGGGAATGAGAAAGGTGTCATAATATTGGATTCCGATGAAAAAATTATTTTAAAGTCTCAGCAAATCGATATAGATAGTAAAGTATCTACCAAAATATTCTCAGAAAAAACTGTAGAGTGTATTGGTAAAGGTATTCTCAACATTTATGGTGGTTTGATTGATTGTGCAGATGGCGCAACTAAAATTAAAGGTTCCAAAGGTGGAATTTTTTCTAATGAAAACAGATTTAAGATTTAAAATATGAAAGTACCTGATTTATATGTTGGAAAAAGATTATTTGTTGGAGAGGGCAGTCCTGTTGCTTTAGGTATAGGACCTCTCGAAGCAAGAGGTTCTGCTTATATTGAAGGACCTGCAATTGTTGGAGAACCTTCATCGTTTCCATTCAACTATGCAACCTTAATGGTTGGACCAAATAGAAATAAAGAAGCGATACCGCCAATTGTTCCTGGAACGTTATGCACTGGTGTCAATAACCCATATTCTCTTGCTATTGATGGAAATGCTGCAATCTTTGACAATTTAGATGTTTCTCAAAATATTGCTGCAGGAAATAACATCGTTGCTCAGGGAGAAGTAATGTCTCGTTGTGGTGGGCATATCTTATCCGCAAAGAAAAACTTTGATATTCCTCATCCAACAAAAGAAGGTTGGAGACTTAGACACACTTGCCCAGAAGGACCTTCAAATGATGTTTATGTTCGCGGAAGAGTTAAAAATAAAACAGAAATTCACCTACCAGAGTATTGGAAAGATCTTGTAGATATTAATACAATCATTGTTAATTTGACCCCTATTGGTTCTCATCAAGATGTCATTATAAAAAGATGGGATGACTCTAAAATATATCTTCAAGCAAAAGGTGGTATGCCAATAGATTGTTTCTATTACATTATGGCAGAAAGAAAAGATGGTGAAAAACTAATTTCAGAATATCCCGGAGAAAGTCCAGCAGATTATCCAGGAGATAATAATCAGTATTCTATCTCCGGATATCACTATGACGTTAAGGAGAAATAAGAATGGCAAATCGATTTGAACCAAAAAATATTGGAAACAAGAACTGCGATGGACCAGTTGTTGGAATTCCTCATCCAAGTTATGACTATATTCATAGATCTACAACAGGCGATGATGATTATCCTGTTGATGCTTGCTCAAGATATCTTCAAGTTAATGGAAGATTTGCAAATCTCCAAATTGATACTCAAGCAACAGCACCAATTTTTAATGGAAATCTGAACGGAGTTGCAAGTGGAAATAAAGTTCTTTCTGCATTCGATATTCCACATGTAAAAGATAAAAATAAAAGAATTCGTCACATTGTTGCGGAAGGACCGGAACCTGGAATTTATATTCGCGGAAAACTTAAGGATGAAAATACTATTGACTTACCAGAATACTGGGATGGTCTCATAGATCCAGAAACAATCACAGTTACTCTAACTCAAATTGGATATTCTCAAGATTTAATAGTTGATAGGATTGAATGGGGTAGAAAAGTTATTATTCGTTCTGGAGTTGGTGCAAATATCAATTGCTATTACGAGGTTTGGGCAGCAAGATGGGTTAATCCAATGAATCACGATGAGAAACTTCATGTTGTTTATGAAGGGGAGACACCTAATGATTACCCTGACAGTAATAAAAACTTCTTAATTGGTGGTTGGGACTATGATCGAAGAAATTCTCAATGGGAGGGGCTTGACAGGGCGGACTGACCGTGCTATGATACATGGGTAATCAACGGACGACCGAATGCAAGACGAGTACCTCTCACGCTGCGTTGTTGACCCCATCAAGCGTACAGTGTACCTGTACTCCAGTGAAGGGTCAGAAAAACAAGTGACCTGTGAGACGGTAGATGAGTTTATGAATGTGCTAGAGTTCGTTCGTGCTACAGTGGATGAAGAGACTCTCTCATACGCAAATCCACTCTGAAACCAAAATCGACCTTTAAATCCAAAAAGGTCGAAAAAAATCTCCCGGTAAAAATTGCCCTTATTACTTTTTTGAAAAACATGGTTTACAAAATCTCATACAAAGACCTCAAAGAAGAGACTGTTAAAACCACTCCTGAAAATGTAAAAGAGGCAAATGAAGCACTCTTTTCTGCAAAGTGGAATCTTCCCAAAGCAGCAAAGCACTGCGGAATGTCACAAAAAGAAATGAAGTTGACATTCTGGGAGTACATCAAGTATAATCCTATTACTTACAAAGCGTAAGTTTTTTGCCCGTGTAGTCCAACGGCAGAGACAGAGCACTTAAAATGCTTCCAGTGCCAGTTCGAATCTGGCCACGGGTATGAGGTTCTACCTCTAAATAAACAAAAGTAAAGGACTATTCTATGAAATACAGAATAGATGCCAGATACGTTTGGTATAATCGCGGAACTGAAATTGTCCTTCTGTATTTCATAAACCAAATTCCTTTTACTTTTGACGATCTTCCAAAAGAATCTTTATTTGATTTGGAACTGATCAAATTAGCAGATAACGAAAGACGTTTTGAACCAGAAGACCTTTATCAGGCATCATACTACTTAATGCTTGAAGAATGTCATCCACTCTTATATGATTTGGAACTGGAAAATCCAGAAATGTTACCTGTTGATTAATGCCCTTGTAGCTCAGTGGTAGAGCGCGGCTTTTGTAAAGCCGATGTCGCAAGTTCAAATCTTGTCGGGGGCTTGAGTTCTATAACTCCAATGTCACTTATTTCGCAAACAGACCGTCAAATGGTCATTGAAGCACTTGAATATTATGTTCAAAAACTTAAGGAAGATAACTGCACTCCTGCCTCTATCGGGGCATTCCAAACCCTCCTTAACTGGGTCGAATTGGAGCACTTCAAACATGAAAATTAATCTGTGGTATTGTGAATCTATGAAGCAGTGGCGTTGGATTCTTACTGATGATTCCAGACCTATTCTAAAACAAGAATCTGGACAACAACCACATCTTCGTGATGCTATGAATGATGTAGCAAATACAGTGGAATATATGTTAGAATGCAAACAAAGTGAGTAAAAATACTTAATGAAATCTGATTTTTACCTAGATAAAGTAAGTAAGGAAGAAATCAAAGAACTTCTTTATACCTACCATTATCTTAAAGACGAATCAAAAGATTTCAAAAGTGGATATAACTACTCACTTTACAGAAAGTCATTCACAGACATCCTTAATATTGGCGGGTCTGTTGGTGCTTGCATTTTTACTGGTCTCCCAGTTCCAGAAATTGCAGTAGGTGCATTTGGATTGCAAAGGCACGAGCAGGAAGGAATCTACGAGTTATCAAGACTCTGTATTCATCCAGATGTTCAAAAAGAGGAATATAATATCACATCTTGGTTCGTCAGTCGTTGCATAAGGAGATTTAAAAAAGATGCCACAGTTCGTGCTATTCTTAGTTACGCTGACTCTAATCACCACACTGGAGTTATATACAGAGCTTGTAATTTTACTTACTACGGTTTAACAGACCCTAAAAAAGACTTTTATTATGCTGATGGAACCAAGCATTCCAGAGGTTCTGTTAAAGGTATAGAGGGTGAATGGAAAGAAAGAAGTAGAAAGCATAGATACTTGATGGTATTTGATAAAGACTTGCAAAAAAGGTTGACGTGGAAAGAAGAGAAGTGGTATAATAATCAAGGCGATACTTAACCAAACCCCTTCCGTGTGACTTCAGAACCCTCTTCGGAGGGTTTTGTTGTATGATAAATAATCCATAACGGAACTATAAGTATTAATAAGATGGGTCTTTCACGCCTCGATAATTTTCTGAAGTCGGCAAGAGGAACAATTCTTTATGTTGATCCAAATAGTCTTGATTCGACGGACAGTATTGAAAACTCAGGAAATAGTTTAACAAGACCGTTTAAGACTATTCAAAGAGCACTGATTGAAGCAGCAAGATTTTCATATCAGCGTGGATTAAATAACGATAGATTTAATAAAACAACAATTGTATTATATCCAGGCGACCACCTTATAGATAACCGTCCTGGATATATTCCTACAGGCACAGGAACTTATTCTGCAAGAAGTGGTTTAACAAATCTTACTAATTTAGGTCAATGGGACATAGATACTCGGTTTGATCTGACAGACCCAGATAATCCACTTTATAAACTCAATTCAGTTCATGGTGGCGTTGTAGTTCCAAGGGGAACATCAATTGTTGGTATGGATCTTCGTAAGACCAAGATTCGTCCTTTGTATGTTCCAAATCCAGAGAATGATAATATTGAAAGATCTTCTATTTTCCGTACAACAGGTGCTTGTTATTTTTGGCAGTTTACTATTTTAGATGCTGATCCAAATGGAACTTGCTATAAGGACTATACAGACAATATTTTCGTTCCTAATTTCTCTCATCATAAACTTGCGGGATTTGAATATGCTGATGGTGTAAATATCGTAAAAATTAACGATGATTTTCTTACATATAATGAGACAACATCTGGTTGGACTGCCAGAACTGATCTAGACATGTATTATGAGAAGGTCGCTGCAGTTTATGGTGCTTCTTCGGGAAGAGAAATTACTCCAGATTATGGTGCAGGAACTGTAGACATTCAACCAGTTATTGATGAATATCGTATTGTAGGTCCAAAAGGTGCTTCTGTAGGTATTACAAGTATTCGTGCTGGGGGAGGGACAGTCCCAACAGCGACAAATACAATCACGGTGGATCTTGCAAACACTATTGAAGGTTTGAGTGTTGATAGTCCAATTCAAATCAGTGGAATGAGTGTTGATGGTTATAATGGGCAATACGTGATTAATAGTGTATTGAGTAGTACAAGAATTACATATAAAACACAAAATACACCAGTAAATCCACTTCCAACTCCAACAGGAGCAACTTTAAATCTTGTTGTTGATACAGTTACTTCAGCATCTCCATACATTTTTAACATCTCTGTACGTTCTGTTTACGGAATGTGTGGATTACTTGCGGATGGTGATAAAGCAACAGGATTTAAATCTATGGTCGTTGCTCAATACACTGGTATTGGACTTCAAAAAGACGAAAATGCATTTGTAAAATATGATGCTAGCGCAGGAGAATATAAGGACTCAACAAAACTAAGCAATCTTAATATAGATTCTAGATCCAGATTCAAACCTACATATGAAAACTTCCATATTAAAGCAACAAACGACTCATTTTTACAATTAGTTTCTGTTTTTGCTATTGGATATGCTCAGCACTTTGTAGCAGAAAATGGTGGCGATCTTGCAATCAATAATTCTAACTCAAACTTCGGTGCGAAAGCGTTAGTAGCTAGTGGATTTAAGAGAGAGGCATTCTCTCAAGATGATTACGGATATATTACCCACATAATTCCCCCAAAAGAAATTGAAGATGTCGAAATTAGTGTGGAGTTTGGTGCAATTGATGTTGGAGTTACCACATCAAAATCTGCAGGTGCCGGCACAACTTCACATCTTTATCTCTATGGTGAGACTAATCAAAATGTACAACCAAAAGTATTAATTGAAGGTTATCATATTGGAGCAAAGCAAAATGAAAGATTGAATATTCAATCTTTTGTTGGTGGAGCACTTACATCTTATTCCTCAAGAGTTGTAATGCCGTTTGGTCCTTATAATTCAACTCAATCTTCTTCAGAGAAATTATTTACTGTTTTAAGGACTCCAGTTGGAATCAACAGTATTAATTCTAATACTCTTAGATTAACAGAACCTCATTCATTCTCAAATGGAGAATCAATTCGTATTATTGCTGATGATGGACATCTTCCCGATGGACTAGAGGCGAATCAGATTTATTATGCAATTACAAAAGAATCTGCAACTGGAATTGGAACGGATGAAATTAGAATTGCAAAAACCTTAAGTAGTGCAATCAATGGATCTGTTTCAGCAAATGCAATTAGTATCAATAATAAAGGGGGAACTTTAAGTATTGTAAGTAGAGTTTCTGATAAGAATCCAGGAGATATTGGTCATCCAGTTCAATTTGATAATCAGTGGTATGTAAACGTAGATACTACAGATAATGGAATTTATAACATAATTAATTCTTCAGGAGTTTCGGGTCTTGGTGATGCAACTACAAGATCTTATGTAACACGTAAACCAGACTCTAGAAGTTTAGTTGATACTCTCTATCGAGTTCGTTATGTTCTTCCAAAAAATTCTTCTACTACAGCAAAACCACCGACTGATGGATTTATTCTTCAAGAATCTAACAACATCATAGGAACTGGTACTACTGAAATTGGACAACTTTATAATAGTTCTGGTGCAATTTCAAATTCAACTTTACTTAGAAATCCTAAGTTTATTGCAAATGCTTCTTACTCTTCAGGCACTGTTACAATTCGTGCAGAAATTCCGCATAATTTAAAAGTTGGTGAAGAAATTGAAGTCGTTAATGTATCTCCTTCAGGGTACAATGGTACATATACCGTAACATCAATTCCAAGTGCAAAGGAATTCACTTATACGGTGACAACATCTCTTGGTTCTTTTGTAAACGATACTTCTAGCAGAACTTCAAGTCTTCCATACTTTAGAAGAAAGAGATATACAAAAACCTATCAAGTCTATAGAACCCAAGTAGTTCAACCATACATTGCCAATGTGCAAGATGGTGTTTACTATTTGACTCTAATTAACTATTCAAACAAACCAACAGTTACTCCATTTAGGGATGAATCATTCGCTCAACCAATTGATAATCTTTATCCACAATCGAATAATGACAATCCAGAATCTGATTTAGATGCTTCAGATTCTCATGCTCTTCCGGACATTATTGGAAAAGTTGTAGTAAATGATCCACGAAAAAGTATTACTAAAGAGACTTTAGAATCCTATATTGTTGGGTATGGTATTACGAATATTCAATCATCTAGCGGAACCGCCCACACAATTTATACTGCAATTGATCATGGACTTTCTGGAATCACCACAGTTAGTATTGTAAGTAGTGGTAGCAATTATGGATCGACTGGTAGTTTTACTGGAAATCTTTATAATGCTAGATTGGTAGGTTTTGCTGGATCGACTACAGGAGCAAATGCAACTGCAAGAATTTCTGTTACTGCAGGTGCAATCACTGGAGTTCAGATTATTGATGGTGGTTCTGCATATGGTATTGGAAATACTCTTACGGTTGTTGGTGTCGCAACTACTGCAAGTCACACCATAGGTGTTGTAAGAGTTGAATCTATTTCTAATAATGTTGAGGACACTCTTAAAATTTTTGGAATTCCCTCTACATCAAACTCTGAATATAACACAATTTACAGAGTTTCTGGAATTTCTACAGGTAAAACAAAAGAAATTAATGTAATTTCTAGTGAGACAATTTCCGGATTTTCAACTGTAGGATTAGGATCAACAGTAACTGCTTCTTCTGGATATGTATTTACGGGGAAAACCGTAGGAGTGTCTACGTTTGTTTATAACTCTGTAACCGGACTTGCAACTGTTGGATTTACAACCAGTCATGGATTTAGAGTTGATAATAAAGTTGTTATTAGAGGTGCAAACCAATCTGCATTTAATGGAGATTTTATTGTTAAAAAACTTTATAGTCCTGTTGGAAATTCACTTGTAGATATTAATATTGGTATTGGTGCAACAACTTCTATCTCACCTACAGGAACTCTATATGCTTATCGTCCTACGTTAACTTCTTATGGTGGTAACTTAGATAAAGATACTGAAAATAGTTCAGGTCGTTTAGATTATCAGTATGCTGGAATTACAACAACTCTTGGAACTTCAATTCTTGCAACTGATTTGGATTCAACTACATTGAATGTTCCAAATGCGGTCTCTCTTGGATTAAATCTTGGCGATTATCTGTTAATTAATAATGAAATCTTTAGAATCAAGCAAGCAGTTACTTCAAATTCTTTAGAAATCTTTAGATCTGTTTTGGGTTCTCCAAGAGAGACTCACCTTGCAGGTTCACTTGTTCGTAGAATTAAAGTAACTCCTGTTGAACTTCGTCGCAACTCAATTATTCGTGCATCTGGTCATACTTTTGAATATCTTGGATTTGGTCCTGGTAATTATTCGACATCTTTACCAGATAAACAAGACCGTAACTTAAGTAAGGAAGAAACTTTCTTAGCACAATCTACTAAAACTGATGGTGGTTTGATCGTTTATACTGGTATGAACAGTGACGGGGATTTCTTTGCCGGCAATAAAAAGATCAATTCGGCAACAGGTAAAGAAGAAACCTTCGATACCCCAGTTCCTACAAATACTGGAGAAAAGAATACTTCAGAAATTGTTAATATTACAGATACTCAAAAATTATTTGTTGAAGGTTCTGTAAGAGTTGAAGGTGGAAGAGATAAGAATGTTGTGTCCGAGTTTGATGGTCCCGTAGTCTTTAATAATAAAGTTACTACAAATGCCGATATTGAAGCAAATTCGTTGTTTATTCAAGGTGATGAGCAAATTTCTAGAAAGTTGAGCATCACCAAGGCAAAACCAACGACTCCAGGAAACTATGGTGATATTTCCTTCAACTCAGAACCAAGTAAATATGAATTTGCTGGTTGGACTTATGTGACTGAAAACAAGTGGGAACCATTTGGATTTGTTGGTGGTCCTGGTGTTGGAATTGCATCAGCAGGAACTTATGTTGGGTTTTCAACTTTACTCAATCTTGTTGCAACTGGATTTACTTTTGGCGTAACTTATGATGCAAATTCTGGTATTAGCACTTTAACTTTTGATGGAGATCCAAGAATTGGAATTTATACAGGAGCAAATGCAGCAAACTTCTTGGGAAGAGTTAAGTCACTTAACTTTGTTGGTGCTGCTGTTAGCGTTGTAGGATCTGCAGATGTTGGTATTGCAACAATTTTTGTTGAAAAAGTAAGTCTTGGTGGAAGTTTCCCTGGAGCACCTTACAATTCACTTCAGTGGAATGATAATGATATGTTTGCTGGTGTTCCAATTGGATTCTACGATCCCAATCTTTCCCAGTTAAGATTTGGAAGTGCTACTAACATTCCAGATTCAACTTTCTTTACTAACACTGGTTCAGTTGGTTTTGGTTCCACTCAACCGACAGCAAAGGTTGAGATTGTTGCAGATAATGAAATCTCACTTTATATCAAAACTTCTGCAGGAACTGATATTGTAAGAGTTGAAAATGGCGCTAGTGATAATACACCATTTATTATTGATGGTGCAGGTAATGTTGGCATTAAAACTGGAACAACTCTTGCTGCTCTTGATGTCGTTGGAAATGCTGCTGTTACTGGAGCAGTAAGAATCTATGAGTCTGATAGAACCAACTATGTTGGACTTCAGGTAGGGTCACTGTCTTCTAATTTAATCTTTACACTTCCGACTTCTTATGGAACAAGTGGACAGGTTCTTTACACTGATGGAACTGGAACTCTTGCTTGGAAACAAGTATCAAATCAAGAGGTTGCCGCAGGAACTGGTATTAATATTTCTTATGCCACTGTTGGTTCTGGTATTACCCTTGCGACTATTAGTAACAGTGGAGTCACCAAGATTATTGCAGGAGCAGGTGTTTTAGTAACTCCAACAAGTGGAACTGGTGAAGTTACAATTAGTGCGAGTGGTGGAGGTTCTGCAAATCTCTATCCATTCACCACTCGTGGATTCAGTATGCCTATCTGATTAACCTGCTTCGGGGATGACTACTATATTATATGCACTGCAGATAGCACTGAAAGTTTGACCTGAAGCAAGCATCAATTCTGTTGGAAGAGAGTTATTTCCGCCCATATTATTTCCGGAGGATACCACCGTACTACTTGGTATTTTTATTGTGTTTACTATATCATTCGGACCAAAACCAGCACTATATATAAATGCACTTTTTGAAGTAACTATTGTAGAATCTACAGTGGTACCTTCAGTAACTGATTGTGTATAAGCAAGATTCCTACCAATAGTACAACTAGATGCAGTTGCACTAACTCCTGCCCAGTTAATTGCAGTTACATTTCTCATGAAGTTAATCACAATTCTCACATTCTGACCAGTATTATTTGTATAAGAAGGGTTGGAAGCACCACTCAATACTTGCGAAGACATATGATTTCCTAAAAGTATTTTTTAGTATTTATAAATAAGTAAAAAGGTTGGCGCTCTCCACCTATGGCTATCAATAAATCATTCGTTATAAAAAACGGATTAGAGGTCGATACAAGTTTACTTGTAGCAGATGCTGGTACCAATAAAGTTGGCATTGCAACTACTAATCCAAGTCATACTCTTCATGTCAATGGAGGAATTGGTGCTACTAGTTTAACTGTCTCAGGAATTACGACCATTAAGAATTTGGTTCTTGATGGGTATGTTAGCATTGGTGGGACAACGGGAAAAGATAAGTTTTATTTAACATCCACTGGAACTGGCGTTACTTGGTCCAGACTTACTAGAAACTCATCATACTCGGTTGCTAGTCCTGGACAAATTCAATTTTTTCTTACGTATGCAGTAGGGTCTGCTGAAGTTTACATTAATGGTGTTCGTTTAGCACCAGATGAATTTGATGCTAGTAGTGGGACTGTTGTAATTTTAAATGAAGCTTGTTTTGGTGGAGAAACAGTTGAAATTCTTGCAACAGATGTTATACCTGCTGGTATTGGTGAAGTAGTTGCTATTGGAATTACGGTTAAAAAGGATGGGTCTATAATTGGATCTGCAAGTTCAATTACAACTCTTAACTTTACTGGAGCGGGCGTAACCGTAACGAGTTCTGGAAGTAATGCTGTAGATATTGCTGTTACTGCAGTTGGAGTTGTTACTTCTAATCCACCCGGAAAAACAATATATGTCGCAAAAAATGGTAGCGATGCAAACAACGGATTAACTTTAGATTATCCAAAGGCAACTGTTAAAGCGGCAGTTGGTATTGCAAGTTCTGGAGATACTGTTAAAGTTTCACCTGGAACATACACTGAATTAAATCCTATAGTTCTCTCAGAAAACGTCTCTATTGAAGGAGCTGAATTAAGAAATTGTATTGTTATTCCGAACGATCCTGCAAGTGATCTATTTCATGTTACTAATGGAACTCATCTTACTGATTTATCTTTTCAGGGACAATCTGCATCCAATAATGCCGCAGTAGTTGCTTTTAAACCACTTGATCCTACTGGAGTTTCAAGTGATCGCTTCTTTGATGCTGCTAGGATGATTCGTTATAATCTGAATTATATTGCAGAAGAAACTGTTGGTTACATCAGTAGTACTGCATACCAAAATCCTGTGGTAGCAATTAATACTGCAAATTATAGAAATTACATTAAATCAACTTGTCTTGCAGCCTGTCACGATATAACAAGAGGGGGAAATTCCAAATGTGTCGGTGTTGGTTTATCCTTCTTCACTGGTGGCGTGATTAATGCTGGTATTGGAACCACAACTATTGACGCATTAAATTATGCTGCAGGAATTGCAAAATCTTGTATTAATAATGTTTATTGGACTGGTAATTATCAAAATCAATATACTCAACTAAGAGATGTAAGCATTCAAGCAGATCCAAGTACAGGATCAAATATTGATATCAACTCTTGTACAAATGTTGTCTCTGCACTTTATTCGTGTGTAGGAGTTGTTACAACAATCATTGGTGTTGGAACAACTGCAGTGGGAACTGTATTTAATTTAACTTATCCCGGAAACGCTGGTATTGGGACAACCAATCCAAATACAATTCCATCACAGGGTGTAGGTAATGTCACGAAGGGACCTTATATTCGTAACTGCACTAACTTTATTCCTAACAGCATTGGGATGAAAGTTGATGGATTTGACGCTGACCCCGGCGATAAAGAAGATATGGGAATCACGGGTATGATGAGTGTTGACTCTTATACTCAATATAATCAGGGTGGTATTGGGGTTAAAATTTCTAATGGCGCATATGCCCAATTAGTTTCAATATTCACAATTTGCAACGATCAAGCAATCATAACTGAAAGTGGTGGGCAATGTGATATCACCAATTCAAACTCTTCATTTGGAACAAAAGGACTTGTTTCGAATGGTGTTAGTTCTCCAACAACATTATCCAATTATCGATACACTGGTATCACTTCTTCAAATGCAAGTGAAGGTGATTTAAGTATTGTTATTGGTGGTGTGGGCCAAGAGAAACCATATTCTGGTCAAGCACTTTACTTTGATGAATTATATTATCAAATTGAAAGTGTTACTATTTTTGATGGTGGATCTGGATATACTGAACCACCTGCAGTTATATTTACAACATCTCCAACAGGACCTTCTAACATTGCTGCCGAAGCAGTTGCAGAAGTTGAAAATGGAAAGGTAGTAAGAATCAATGTGATTGGTAATGGAAGAAATTATCGTTTCAGTGATTTACCGGTAGCAGTCACATTTTCTGGTGGTGGTGGATCTGGAGTTGTAGCTGTTCCAAATGTTAGACCAATTTATTATCAAGTACGTTCTGCGACTACTCCTGTTGCGGGAGTATCAACAGTTACTCTCGCCCAACCTTTAAATAATGATGTTGGAATTGGAACTACTGCATATCTTCAACGACAGAGTTTGCAAATTGTTTCCTCACACTCTTTTGAATACATTGGTGCAGGAAATACTATTGAAATTGCTAGACCTTCAAAGGGTGGAGTAACAATTCAAGCAAATGAAGTTGTCAAAATGAATGGTGGCGAAGTCGTTTATACTAGCACCGATCAGGATGGGAATTTTGCTATTGGTGAGGATATGATCATCGATCAGGCAACTGGCACAATTCGCGGAAGAGCGTTTGAGCGTAGTCTGCTAAATACAGTAACACCATTTATTATCGCATTAGGGGCAAAATAAAAAATGGCTGGAGCACTAGCACTTAATACATATAAAACAGTCAGTATAGCAGTAACGACGGGTGTAACAACAGTTTATACTGCACCTAATGGAGTTGCTTCTATCCATTTGTTTTCTGTAGTATCAAATATTTCTTCAGGAGTTTCTACTGTAACAATTTTTTATAATAAGTCAGGAACTCAATATGAACTAATTAAGAACGCAAAAATTCCAGCGACTGATGCCCTTAATCCAATTTCGGGAAGTTTAGTCCTTGAAACTGGCGACAAAATTGAAATTCAAGGATCAACTGATAGTACAATGAAGTATACACTCAGTATTTTAGAATCTGCAAAGTAAGTAAATGTCAAGATTAAATAGCGGTTCTGTTGTAGGCCAAGACGGTCAATTTATTTCCCTCGAAGATACGGAGAGATATCTTGGCAAACCAGATGTAGATGATAAAGTTTTAGCGTCTAAAACAGATGGAACAAGGTTTTGGACTATTGCCGGTGGAACGCAAGGTATTCAAGGAACCCAAGGTATTCAGGGTAATGATGGAACAGGTTCTCAGGGTATTCAAGGAAGACAAGGTATCCAAGGTATCCAAGGTATTCAGGGTATTCAGGGTAATCTTGGAAGCACTGGAAATGAAGGTCCTATAGGTTCTCAAGGTGTTCAGGGTATCCAAGGAACTTCGGTTCAGGGTATTCAAGGTATAACTGGTCAAGACGGGACCTCTGTTACAATTATTGGATCAGCAGCACTAACACCTGGCAATGAAGATTCTGAGTTGAATGCTGCATTTCCATCAGCATCAATTGGAAATGGAGTAATTAATTCTAATACAGGGGATTTGTGGGTTTATATAGGATCTAATGATTGGGATAATGTAGGTCAAATTAGAGGACCTCAAGGATTAACAGGTTCTCAGGGTTTGATAGGTCCTCAAGGAACTCAAGGTATTCAAGGAAGGCAGGGTATTCAAGGTTCCGTTGGGGTGGGTTCGACAGGTATTCAAGGTCTTCAGGGTATTCAAGGAATCTCAGTTCAAGGTACTCAAGGTATTCAAGGTTCGATTGGAGTAGGTTCGACGGGTCTTCAAGGTCTTCAGGGTCTTCAGGGTATTCAAGGAATCTCAGTTCAAGGTATCCAAGGAACTAATGGTTCTCAAGGTCTTCAGGGTACTCAAGGAATCTCAATTCAAGGATCTCAAGGTCTTCAGGGTATTCAAGGAATCTCTATTCAAGGTATTCAGGGAACTAGTGGTTCTCAAGGTATCCAAGGTTTTAATGGTTCTCAGGGTACCACCGGTCAAGATGGAACCTCAGTTACAATTGTTGGATCAGTACCATCAAAAACTTCTGGAATTGGTTCTACAGTATTAACTGCGAATGATACAATATATCCTTGGTATCCACCATCAACAGGTAATGGTGTTGTTGCACAAGATACGGGCCGCCTGTGGGTATTTGATGGATCAATTTGGAACGACGTAGGTGAAGTTAGGGGACCTCAAGGATTAACAGGTTCTCAAGGTATACAAGGTTCTATTGGATTGGGATCGACAGGTATTCAAGGCCTTCAGGGTATTCAAGGTGTTATTGGACCCCAAGGAATTCAAGGAGTTCAAGGAAGGCAGGGTATTCAAGGTTCCGTTGGAGTAGGTTCAACAGGTATCCAAGGTCTTCAGGGTACTCAAGGTGTTATTGGACCTCAAGGTATTCAAGGAAGGCAGGGTATTCAAGGTTCTGTTGGAGTAGGTTCAACAGGTATTCAGGGTATTTTGGGTCTTCAGGGTATTCAAGGTGTTATTGGACCTCAGGGTATTCAAGGTATTCAAGGTAATCTGGGAAGTGTTGGAAGTCCAGGTATTCAAGGTCTTCAGGGTATTCAAGGAACTTCGGTTCAGGGTATTCAAGGAAGACAAGGTATCCAAGGTTTTAGTGGTCCCCAAGGTACAACTGGAATAGGTTCAACAGGTATTCAAGGTCTTCAAGGTGCTCAAGGTATTCAAGGAACTTCGGTTCAGGGTATTCAAGGAAGACAAGGTATCCAAGGTTTTAATGGTTCTCAGGGTACCACCGGTCAAGATGGAACCTCAGTTACAATTGTTGGATCAGTACCATCAAAAACTTCTGGAATTGGTTCTACAGTATTAACTTCAAATGATACCATATATCCTTGGTATCCACCATCAACCGGTGATGGTGTCATTGCTCAAGATACGGGCCGCCTGTGGGTATTTGATGGATCAATTTGGAACGATGTTGGGACTATTAAAGGACCTCAAGGTTTAACAGGTTCTCAAGGTATTCAAGGTTCTATTGGATTAGGTTCAACTGGTATTCAAGGTCTTCAAGGTTTAACAGGTTCTCAAGGTGTTCAGGGAATCAGTGGTCCTCAAGGGACCACAGGTATTCAAGGTATTCAAGGAAGACAAGGTGTACAAGGTGTACAAGGTGTACAAGGATCTTTGGGGGTTCAGGGTATTACTGGTGCAACTTCAGCAAATAGTTATGCATTATTGGACTTACAAAGTTCTGGTGGCATTACGCTTACAAATTCAGTCTTATCAGATGTAAGTGGAGTAGCAGGTCTATCAGCGTCTACTGAAGTTCCATCAACAACAGGAATTGTTGTATTTAATACAAGCACTACAAGAAATGTAAGAACTAACAACAAAGTATATCTTACTTATGTGGATGAATTGTATTTTTATGTAAATAAAGGTGGTGGTGGATGGGGAGAGGTTCCCGACGCTGGTGAAAACGTTGATGTTCAGTATTCAAAGGATGCATCTACTTGGATTACATTAGACACTACTGCACCTGGTGATCTTTCCAGTAATGTTTGGACACTTAAGACAATTGTAGTTCCCTCAGGCGCAAAAACCTTTGATGGCGTTTACTTAAGATATGTTCAAAATTCTGCATCTGGAACCGGTGTTGATACTTGGGCCGCTACATCATTACTTTCTAAAATAACAGGTTCTCAGGGAACTCAAGGTTCTCAAGGAACTCAAGGTACAACTGGAATAGGTTCAACAGGTGCTCAAGGTCTCCAAGGTGTTCAGGGTAATCCCGGAGCAGGTTCTCAAGGCACCCAAGGTACTACTGGATCTCAAGGTTTAATTGGTGGTACTGGTGTTGGTATTCAAGGCAACCAAGGTAGTCAGGGAATTAGGGGTCCTCAAGGTCTTCAGGGTATTCAAGGTGATCTTGGAATTCAGGGAACTTCTGGACCTTCAACACTTATTAATGCTACTGCAGTTTCTAGTGGAGGAGATCATTATCCAGTATTTGTTGCAAACGTTGGAGACCAAACACCAAGAATAAGAACTATAGCAACAGCATTTACTTTTAATCCTACGTCTGGAAACCTCACGGTTGGAGGAGATATAAATTCTGGATCTGATATTAGACGTAAAATTGACATTAGAACTTTTGAAAATGCACTTCAAACTATTGAAAGTATCCGTGGTGTAAGATTTAATTGGAAATTGAGTGGAAATCCATCAATCGGTGTTATTGCACAGGAACTTGAGACTGTTCTTCCTGAACTCGTCAACGGTGATGAAAATAAAACTGTTAATTATAACGGTGTGATAGGTGTTCTTATTGAAGCATTGAAAGAACTTAAGATAAGAGTTGAAGTTCTTGAAGCAAATTCTAAATAAGAATATAAGGAGTATCCAATGTCAGCAGTAACAAGAAATAGAGAACTTTCTCAGTTTGGAACTTTTATTTTCGTTGATGATACAACGAAAAGTGTTGCAATTACCACAGGAATTTCTCAAAATGTTGGCATAGGAACTACAATACCAGTAGCAAAACTTGATGTTGGTGGTAATGTTAATATATCTGGTGTAGTAACAGCATCTAATTTCTATGGTGGATTTATAGGAACAGCAACTAACGCTACTATTGCAGACTATGCATTAGTTGCTGGAATATCTACCATTACTTCAGGAATTGAACCTACAAGTAATCTTAATACGAGTGGTATTATTACTGCTTCTGCTTTTTATGTTAATAATACTTTACTCATTAATCCAGAACTTGCAACCTGGTTACCTGGAGTAGGAAGTACAGTTTATCGTATAGGCAATGTTGGAATAGGTACTTCACTTGGAATTACTGAAAGACTAACTGTAAATGGTAATGTTTCAGCAAATCGTCTCATTTCAACCGTTGCATCAGGTACCGCACCACTTGTAGTATCGTCAAATACTCTGGTTACAAATCTCAACGCGGACTTTTTAAGAGGAAAAACACCCCCAACGGGAGATATTGTTGGTACGACAGACACTCAAACATTAATAAATAAAACTCTCACTTCACCTACTTTTGGAGGTGGTGGAGTTAATTTTAATGGCAGTTCTTCTGGTTCAACAAATCTTCGCGCTTCTTCTGTAGCATCTGGAACATTAACACTTCCTACAGGAACAGGCACTCTTGTTAGCACTGCAAGTGTTGGTGCTGTGACTTCTGGAATGATATTGGATGGAACTATTGTAGATGGAGATATCAATGCATCAGCTGGAATTGCAGTTTCTAAATTAGCAGCATCAACAATTTCTGGTATTACTTTAGGTAATAATTTAAATAGTTTATCAGCAGGCGCATATATCAGTTTCGATTCTGGAACAACTTATAATGGGTCTATTGCTAGAACTATTGCAGTTAATGCAAGTTCATCAAATGCAGATCCAATAAACTTTCCAATTGTTGCTCGCGATTCTTCAGGTGACTTTACTGCAGGATCAATAAATTGCTCTAATTTAACAGCGTCATTTACTGTTACTGCGGCAGACATTAACTCAACCAGTGACTGCAATCTTAAGAAGAACGTCAGTACGATTGAAAATTCTTTAGATATCGTCAATTCTTTAAGAGGAGTTTCTTTTGATTGGAAGATAAATGATAAAAAATCTTATGGCGTCATCGCTCAAGAACTTGAAGAAATTCTTCCCGATCTTGTTACAACTAAAGAAAATAAATCGGTAAACTATAATGGACTTGTTGGAGTGCTAATTCAAGCAGTAAAAGAACTTTCCGCAGAAGTTGAGGAACTTAAAAAGAAGGTTTCATAAATAGAGAAAGCATAGCCGAGTGGAGACACGACGATGGCAATCCAAATTAATAGCATTAATGTTATTGATAATAATAGAAATGTTGTCAATGTAGTTGGTGTAGGTAGCACAGGGGTCACTACATTCTATGGTGATGGCAGTAAATTAACTGGTATTGTTGTTGATGGTGGAGAATTTAACACTGGCATTACAAGTGCATTTTCTGCAACATTAACGGGAATTGGGACAACGGTTCTCACACTTCCCTCCACTGCGGGTAGAGAATATGTTGTTCATTCAATTCATGCCACAAACGTTGGAATAAATACCGAAACAAATGTTATTGGTGCATTTGATTTTAATGGGGGCGAAAGAAGTTATTTTGCATATAATATTCCAATTCCAGCAGGGATGGCAGTAGAACTCTTACATCAACCACAAGTTCTCAATCCCTCAGATAAGATTGTAATGAGGGGAACGGATATTAATCGCGTCGGTGCTAATAATGCTGTTCAGGTTTATATTACTTATGAGGAAAAAATTTCACCAGATTACTTTGGATTAGGATTTGGTCCTATTAGTGGTATTACCACAACTGCTCCAATTGGAATCTATACTGCAACAACTAATCCCGCTATTCTTCAATCCATTCGATTAACAAATACAACTGATCTTGGAGGATTTCCAATTTCAGTTACAGTTACAAGTGGAGTTACAACCAGAAGTCTTGTATCGGATTTAATTATTCCAAAGTATGCTAGCGTAGAACTTCTAGAAACTCCAAAGAGACTAAATGTAAATGATGTTCTGAATATTCAAGTCGATCAACTTTCAACAATTGATGTTCAGATTTCGGGAAAGGTAAAGACTTCATAATTTTCGTGCTATAATTATTAAAAAACTGATATGAGTATAATGATTGGACTTCCCTGTATGGGAGGAATTGTGAGTGAAAAAACCACTCTTGGACTTTTTAATCTTGGTAAAGCATTCGTCAGAAATGATATTCCTCACGGACTATTAACTCTGACGAACTCTTCTTTGATTACTCAAGCACGTTCAAAGATTGCTAATTTTTTCATTAACAACACAGAACACGAGTACCTGTTCTTTTTGGACAGTGACATTGGATTTGATCCAGAGGACGTGATAAAATTGATTGCACATCAAGTTCCGATTGTTTCTGGCGCTTATCCAATGAAGATTATTCCAGAAAGGTACTGTGTCGATATTGTTCAACCAGAACAAAGACACGGAGATTTGGTGAGGATTAACGGAAATGGAATGGGTTTTGTTTTGATACACCGTCAAGTGTTTCTTGATATTGCAAAACAAAATCCTGGACTCAAATATATTCCTTCGGACTATCATTCAGATACTCCACATACTTCTGCAGAGTTTAATAATTCATATCATTACTTTGCAGAATATCGGACTCAAAATGGGTTTATGTCGGAAGATAAAAGTTTCTTCCATAGAGCACAACAAGTTGGTTATAATATTTGGTTAGATCCAACAATTAAACTTAGTCACACTGGTTATCACATTTATCAAGGTTAGTATTATATGAAAGTTATTGATAGTTTTATGTTTTTTAATGAGTTTGATATTCTCAAACTCCGTTTAGAATATTTAAATGATGTTGTCGATCACTTTGTAATTAGTGAGTGTAACTATACTCATTCTGGAAAACCAAAACCTTATCATTTAGATGAAATTCTTGATGATATACCACAAGAAATTAAAAATAAAATTATTCGCTTAAAATATGAACCAGATATTAATAAATTTAACTTTTTAAATAATGTAATAGAGTGTGACTTTGATAATGGTAATTGGAAGTTAGAAAGATTGCAAAGAGATTATATTACTGAACATTTAAAATCATTTTCTTCGAGTGATTTTTTCATGATTAGTGATGTTGATGAAATTCCAAGAAAAGAAATCATTCAAACTATAATTTTAAATTATAAATCTTTTCAAGAAGAATTTATGTATGTCGCAAAATGCGATATGTTTTACTATAATTTTTCTACTTTTTCTACAAGTGATTGGGCAGGAACTGTTTTTTCAAATGTTCGAACAACTCTTAAGTATGGGTGTGATTATTTTCGTAATAGAAGATTTCAGTTAAGTCCTATTGAAGATGGTGGATGGCATTTCACTTATTTTGGTAATATTGAAAAAATTAAGACTAAACTGCAATCATTCGCACATCAAGAATTTAATAAAGAAAAATACATTAAGGAAGATAATATTCTTGATGCCATAAAAAATAAAAAAGATCTTCTTCATAGAGGAGAAGATTTTAAAGAATATCAATTTCAATGCTATCCAGATAATCTTCGTAAGTTAATTGTTAAAATATTTCCAAAAGAATTTTATAAAATGAAAGAAACCAACATGAAAAGTCCTAGTGGAGCAACTGAAACATCCTATGTGTATTTGCAAGAACATTATACATTTCCAGAAAATGTTTTTGTTTCTCATTTACCTGAAGAAATTAAAAAATCAAATCACCAATATAAAATTCTCTGGGCACATCACGCTTATGATCAACCAGTCTTTCTAAACTTTGATCATAACACCGTGAATCATATTGTTTCACCTTCGCAGTGGAACAAAGATCAACTTGTAAAATTTTTGAATATTCCTGAGCATAAAATTACAGTGATTCCAAATGGAGTTGCTGAAATGTTTAAGCATTCCACTCAAAAAACAAAGACAATGATTTTCACTTCAATTCCTTATAAAGGTCTTGAAGTATTATCCAAAATCATTCCTCTGATTTCTAAAGTACATCCTAACGTGAAGTTTAAAATCTTCTCTTCAATGTCTCTTTATGGACCATTAAATGATCAATTTATTGAACTCTATGAATATCTAAAGACTCTTCCAAATGTGGAATACTCTCCTGCCATTGATCGTGAAGAATTGGTGAAACAATATCAAGAGTCAGCATTCTTTATTCATCCAAACATCTGGGAAGAAACCTTTGGTGTTTCGATGATTGAAGCAATGAAGTGTGGTGCATATCCAATCATTACAAACATTGGAGCACTTGCAGAAGTTGCTGGTGAAAAGAATGCAACAGTAGTTCCGATTGAAGGTGAGAATACTTCCAAAGGTTGGAAAGTTACTGATAACTTCATTTGTCAGTTTGCTGATGCTTGTTGTTTAGCACTTGATTATTATGATAAAGAACCAAAGTTTTATCAGGAAGTTTCCAAACTCATTTCAGATTATGTGACTGAAAAGTATGATTGGAAGAAGATTGCAGAACAATGGAAGCAAGTAATTAATACGGTTCAGAGCAATAAGGTAGAAAAGAGACCAGTGTATTATTGTATGACGAGTACAAAGAGCACTGAAAAATATACTGAACTTGCACTTAGGTCTTTCTTTCAAAATACTGAATTGAGAGAGCAAGATAGATTCTTTCTAATCGATAATGATGGGCAGTATTCTCTAACAGATTATCGAGAGCACATTACTCTGATTGCAAATAATACTCCAAAACCATTTGCATCTAATATGAACTTTGTGATGAAACTTGCTCTGATTGATGGAGTTGATTTCTTTGGGTTAAATAATGACGTTGTTTTCACTGAAAATTGGAATCAAGACTTCAATTCTAAAAATACTGTTCTGGTTCCTCTCTGCAATCAAAAACTAGTTGGTGATTATGGAAGTCTCAAGGTACAACCAGCAATGGATCTTGAAGACATCCAAGGAAAAGAAAGTGAGTTGAATGAGTTTGTTAAGACACTCAATGTACAACCGGAACAAATCAACAAATCAATTATTGGTTTCTATTGCTTCTATATTCCTCACGAAATTCTATCAACTGCTGGATTTTTAGATGAAAGATTTGAGAATGGTGGAGAAGACGTTGATTATCGTTTGAGAGTTCATCAACTTGGATTTAATGTTGATCTGAATTATAATTCTTATCTCATTCATTTCTTTGGGAAATCAACATGGAGAAGTGGTGAGAAAAAAGAAAAGACTCTAACAAGAGAAAAGAATTACCGTAAGCACTTTGAGAAAAAGTGGGGTAAGCAAGTGGCAACCGAACTTCTAGCACAAAGTTTGGTCTGATTAGAGCAACTATATAGTAGTACACATTTTCATAAATTGAAAAGGATTATGTCTGAAGGAAATTTTGCGTTGACTTATACGCCAACAAATGCAAAGAAAGTAGCGATAGAAGATGAATTTTTGATGCAAGCATCTCAAAATGTTTTTGCTTGGGAAGAAAGTGATAAAGAAATGGCACAAGGAAGAACTAACTTCCAAATTGAAAAGTTCATTGGATTGAACACTCATAACATCTCTGTTTCTTTTGAGCATATTCTCAAAGAACGTCGTATTATGGCAGGTGGATTTATGAGCAAACTTATCGAAATGAAAGAAAGAATTCGTGAGTTTGAATATAAGTGGGAAGGGAAGGATAAATCTCAACCTATTATGTGGGAATTTGGTGGTCCTGGTGGAGGTAAAAAACTCTGCTGGTATGACCTTGAAGAACTTGAAATGACACACTACATTAAAGGCAGTGAGATGGAAATTCGCGATCGTCTTTATCAACTTGAACACTTGGATAAGATGCTCGAAAAACTGGTAGAGCAAAATGGCGGTACACCTCCTACAAGACAACAATTCCTCGAAGAAAATCAAGAATACTGGGATACTCGTCTTGCAGAACAAGCACTTGATGACTTAATGGCAGCACAAACAGGTATTTCTGGTGCCAATCTCCAGGCAATGCGTCGTGCTTCTGCTCCTTCAATGGTTGATCCACGTAATCAATTCAAAGAAGGTTATCTACCAATGGATAAACTTCTGGATCCAAGAGGGAGACTTGAGTTTATTAATGACCTTCAGAGTAAGGTCATGAGAGGTTATGAGAAACTCACTGGTGCTGATTTAGGTTATGGTGCGGCAATCAAACCTGCAGCAGAACAAAAGCAAATTGAAGGTAATAACACTCCAGAATGAGAGAACATATCGTTATAGTTGATAACCTTTATGATATTCCACACCAATATCATAAAGGTTTTTTTGAGAATCAATGTGTGATTACCAATGAAACAGTAAATAAAATTGCAGAGATTATTGGTAATCCTATTGAAATCATTTCAGCAACGAATGAAGTTGGTGGTGATTCTAATGTTGTTGCTCATCTTAGTTCTGATTGGATTGCAGTCATTTATCTGACATTACCAATGCAATCGTTTGGTGAGACCGGAATTAAGTTTTATTCGCATCTTGCAACAGGACTAGAAGCATTTCCAACTTTAGACGAAATGAATCAATATCAAATCAACGAAAACAATCTTGTAGAAGTTTTTAAGTCTGATTTGAGTTTATGGAAAGAGTATGGGAATATTACTGCAAAGTATAATAGAATGGTTTTATTTAGAAGTAATTTATGGCATTCTTATGCTACTAATCTAAATAACTCTATGCTCTTTCAGAAAATAATCATAAAAAATGGCTGAAACTAGGGGGACTTTTGCTTTATCTGAAATACTTTTAGAAATTAAAGATAATAACTGGATTAGTCCAGATGAAGTTTTCATTAATGAACCAGCACTGAACACTGGATATTTTGTTGGAGGCACTAATACTAGTCTATCTTTGTTTTCATTGATGGATAAAGTATTTTATTCAACTGATACCACGTCACCACTTCCTGCTACATTTTTAAGTGTTCCTCGTTATGGTCTTGCTGCAACAGGTAACTCTGTGGCAGGATATTTTGGTGGTGGTCGTGGTCCTGGATCTCCTGGAGTAGTAGCGACAATGGATAAGGTGACTTATTCAACCGATACTGTCTCTCCGATTCCTGGCTCATTAAGTGCTGCTCGTGGTTATCTTGCTGCAACAGGAAACTCTGCGGCAGGATATTTTGGTGGGGGTTCTGGTCCTGTGGTGACTATGGATAAGGTTTCTTATTCAACAGATACAACAGCGGCAGTTCCTGGTGCAAACTTAATTGCCTCACGTAGTAATCTTGCTGCGGCAGGAAACCAAGTAGTAGGATATTTTGGTGGGGGTCTTGGTGGAATTGATCTTGCAACTATGGATAAGGTTGCATATTCCACTGATACAACATTTGCAGTTCCTGGTGCAAACTTAAGTTCTGCTCGTCAAGAACTTGCTGCAACAGGTAATTTATCTTCTGGATATTTTGGAGGTGGTTCTCCTGGTCCAGTAGCAACTATGGATAAAGTCTCCTATTCTACTGATACAACAGCAGCAGTTCCTACTGCAAACTTAAGTTCTGGTCGCGAAAACGCTGCCGCAACAGGTAATTCAATTGCAGGATACTTTGGTGGTGGTGATCCAGGTCCAGTAGCAACAATGGATAAAGTCTCGTATTCCACTGATACAAGAACAACAGTTGCTGGTGCAAACTTAACTGTTCCTCGTAATCGTCTTGCTGCCTCAAGTGCAAGAGCAAATGCATTACCAGCAATAAATTTAACAACCTCAAGAAACTTTATATCAGGAAGATCTTCATTTAACTCAGGATATTTTGGGGGTGGTTTTGGTCCAGGATCCCCCGGCGTTCGGTCAACAATGGACAAGGTTTCTTATTCCACTGATACAACAACACCAGTTCCTGGGGCAAATATTTTTCCTGCACGTTATGGTCTTGCTGCAACATCGTCTTCAACAGCAGGATATTTTGGTGGTGGTCTTCCTGGTCCAGTAGCAACAATGGATAAGGTCACTTATTCAACCGATACGATAGCAACAGTCTCCACAGCAGCGTTAAGTGGTTCTCGTAGTTATCTTGCCGCAACATCGTCTTCAACAGCAGGATACTTTGGGGGTGGAAGTACTCCTGGCGGTCCAGTAGCAACTATGGATAAGGTCACTTATTCCACTGATACAAGAACATTACTTCCTACTACATTAAGTTCTAGTCGTTTTGGTCTTGCTGCAACAGGAAATTCAACTGCAGGATATTTTGGTGGTGGTGCTCCCGGTGCAGTAACAACAATTGATAAGATCAATTATTCCACTGATACAAGATCAACAGTTCCTGGCGCATCATTAAGTGGTTCACGTTATGTTCTTGCCGCAACGGGCAACTCAACATCAGGATACTTTGGTGGCGGTTCTCCTGGTCCAGTAGCAACTATAGATAGGATTGAATATTCCACTGATACAAGAACATCAACCTCATTAGGTTTTTCTCGCAGTCGTCTTGCTGCAACAGGCAACTCAACAGCGGGATATTTTGGTGGTGGTTTTGCCCCTAGTCCACTAGCATATTATTCTACAATGGATAAAGTCGATTATTCTACTGATACGACAACCGCAATTTCTAGTGCATCTTTAAGTTTTCCTCGTAGTCTCCTTGCTGCCTCAAGTTCTACAGCAAACGCATTACCCCAACAAAATATTACTACATCTCCAGTTCAAGCAAATGCTGGGTACTTTGGGGGTAGTTCTACTGGTCCATTAGCAACAATGGACAAGGTTTCTTATTCCACTGATACAACAGTAGCAGTTCCTGGTGCATCATTAAGTAATGCACGTTATGATTTTGCTGCAACATCTTCTTCAATAGCAGGATATTTTGGAGGAGGTATTAATAATCCATCAACAATTGATAGGGTTTCTTATTCTGTTGATACCACAGCACAAGTTCCGGGTGCTCCATTAAGAGCAATAAGTTCTCGATTTTCAGCAACAGGAAATTCTTTAGCAGGATACTTTGGTAGTGGAAATAATAGTGGAGCAGCAGTTTCAACGATACAAAAATTAACCTACTCTACAGAGACCGCTGCACCAATTGCTGCAGTCTTAAGTTCTAATCGTAATACTCTTGCTGCAACAGGAAACTCTGCAGCAGGATATTTTGGTGGTGGTACTAATGATGCATCAGCACTTTTTTCAACAATAGATAAATTAACTTATTCAACTGATACGAGAACATTACTTCCTGCTACATTAAGTATTCCCCGTTCTGCTCACGCCGCAACAGGTAACTCAAATGATGGATACTTTGGAGGTGGAGGTGGTCCTGGTGGTATTGTGTCAACAATGGATAAGATTACTTATTCGACTGATACAAGAACAGCAGTTCCTGGTGCAATAGTACAGCGTTCACTTTTGTCCGCAACAAGTAACTCAAGAGCAGGATATTTTGGTGGTGGTTCTCCTGGTCCATCATTAATGGAAAAGTTAGACTACTCTACAGAAACTATTACAGCAGTTCCTGGTGCAAACTTAACTGCCCCTCGCATTAGTTCTGCTGCAACGAGTTCTGCAGCAAATGCTTTATCATCAGCACTACAAGCATCAATTATTTAAGAATAAATAATATTATGCTTGTAGGAAACCAATTATAAAAAATGTCTGATACCAGAGGTGTTTTTAGGTTACTTGATGCTCGTAGCAGAATAAAAAAGAAAATCTGGACTAATTCAGATGAGGTTTTTATTAATGAACCGGCGGCAAACACTGGATATTTTGCAGGTGGTGGGGTTTACCCCTTAGTTTATTCGTCGATAACTAAGATAACTTATTCAAATGACACTACATCACCAGTTCCTGGGGCAAACCTAAGTTTCAGTAATAGTTATATTTCTGCAACAGGAAACTCAATAGCGGGATACTTTAGTGGTTATTTAAAAACGGATAAATTAACTTATTCAACTGATACAAGAACAGCAGTTCCTAGTGCAAACTTAGAATCAACAACTGCGGCAACGGGAAATTCAATAGCAGGATATTTTAATTGGTTTTCGATACTGAATAAGATTACTTATTCAACTGATACAAGTTCAACAGTTCCTGGTGCAAACTTAAGTTCTAATCGAGATAGACTTGCTGCAACAGGAAACCAAGTAGCAGGATATTTTGGTGGTGGTAGTATTTTTGGTTCAGTGTCAACAATGGATAAGGTCACTTATTCCAATGATACGTCAGCATTACTTCCCACAACAACATTAAGTATTAACCGCAGAGATCTTGCGGCAACTGGCAACTCAACATCAGGATATTTTGGTGGTGGTGATGGTCCTGGTTCTCCTGGATATTATTCAACAGTAGATAAGATTACTTACTCCAATGACACAAGAATACCTGTTACTCAATCAACAAACTTAAGGGATGCTCGCCGAGGACCAACTGCAACAGGAAATTCAATAGCAGGATATTTTGGTGGTGGATGGTATTTATCTTCAATTGATAAGATCAATTATTCCATCGATACAACCGCATCAGTTCCCAATGCATCTTTGTTTGCTGCTGTTTACGGTGCTGCGGCATCAAGTCTCAGAGCAAACGGACTTCCTTCAATACCACTACCAAACTTAGCAAAATCAAGAAACTTTATATCAGGAAGATCTTCATTTAACTTAGGATACTTTGGGGGTGGTTTTGGTCCAGGATCTCCCGGCGTTCGGTCAACAATGGATAAAGTAATTTATTCTACTGACACCACATCGCCAGTTCCTGGGGCAAATATTTTTCCTGCTCGGGCATATCTTGCTGCAACAGGTAACTCAACTGATGGGTACTTTGGGGGTGGAGGTGTCGCAACAATGGATAAGGTCACTTATTCCAATGATACGATAGCAACAGTTCCTGGGGCGACATTAAATGGTTCGCGTTTTTACCTTGCTGCAACAGGAACCCAAGTGGCAGGATATTTTGGTGGTGGTCTTCAACCTAGTACTCCTACTGCTGTTGACGTAGCAACAATGGATAAGGTCACTTATTCCACTGATACAAGAACAACAGTTCCTAGTGCATCATTAAGTAGTGCACGTAGTCGTCTTGCTGCAACGGGCAACTCAACATCAGGATACTTTGGTGGTGGTTTTCCTGGTCCAGGATTAACTATAGATAGGATTGAATATTCTACCGATACAAGATCAACAGTTCCTGGTGCATCATTAAGTGCTGCACGTTATGATCTTGCTGCAACAGGAAACCAAGTGGCAGGATATTTTGGTGGTGGTTTTCAACCTAGTATTCCAGGTCCAGTAGCAACTATAGATAGGATTGAATATTCTACCGATACAAGAACATCAACCTCATTAGGTTTTTCTCGCAGTCGTCTTGCTGCAACAGGAAACTCAACAGCAGGATACTTTGGTGGTGGTTTTACTCCTGGACCTACTCCATTATATCATTCTGCAATGGATAAGGTTGATTATTCTACTGATACGACAACCACAATTTCCAGCGCATCGCTAAGTTCAGGTCGTAGTTTTCTTGCGGCATCAAGTTCTACTGCAAACGCATTACCCCAACAAAATATCACTGCAGCTCCAGTTCAAGCAAATGCTGGGTACTTTGGGGGTGGATTTTCTCCGGGTGGAGCAACAGCAACAATGGATAAGGTTTCTTATTCCACTGATACAACAGTAGCAGTTCCTGGTGCATCATTAAGTGTTGCAAGTTATAATCTTGATGCAACGACGTCTTCAATAGCAGGATATTTTGGTGGTGGTTCTCCTAGTTTGAGTTTTGACCCCGCAAGATCAACAATTGATAAGCTTTCTTATTCTGTTGATACCACAGCACAAGTTCCTGGCGCTTTATTAAATCCAACAAGTACTCAACTTGCTGCAACAGGAAATTCTTTAGCAGGATACTTTGGTGGTGGAACTAATGGTGTAGTACTATTTTCATCAATACAAAAATTAACCTACTCTACAGAAACTGCTGCCCCAATTGCTGCAGTCTTAAGTTCTAATCGTTATCAACTTGCTGCAACAGGAAACTCAACGGCAGGATATTTTGGTGGTGGTACTAATGATGCATTAGCACTTTTTTCAACAATGGATAAAATTACTTATTCAACTGATACAAGAACAACTGTCCCTGGGGCTTTTCTAAGTTCTAATCGGGCGTATCTTGCTGCAACAGGAAACTCTACGGCAGGATATTTTGGTGGGGGTTATGAACCAGACCTTAATGTATCTTCGAGAATGGATAAAATTACTTATTCAACTGATACAAGATCAACAGTTCCTGGTGCACCATTAAGTGCTGCACGTATTGCTCTTGCTGCAACAGGTAATTCAATTGCAGGATACTTTGGTGGTGGTGATCCAGGTCCAGTAGCAACAGTTGAAAAGTTAGACTACTCTACAGAAACTATTACATCAAGCGCACCATTAAGTTCTCCTCGTAGTTATCTTGCTGCAACGAGTTCTGCAGCAAATGCTTTATCATCAGCACTACAGTCTTTTATAGTGTGATATAATAATAAATAAAGCTCCAATATGAACCGCAATATTATTGTAATTGATGACTTTCATTCCAATCCAGATGAAGTCCGTCAGTTTGCACTTCAATCCACATATCCAGAACCAGTAGAAGGATACACATATCCAGGAAGAAATTCAGATGAATATTATTATCCTCAAGAACTTCATCAAAGATTTGAGAGTATTCTGAATAAGAAACTTACTCCAGCAAATCCAAATGGATATTTTAGAATTTCTTATGAGAATAATACTTATCGTCAGGATGTTCACGTAGACCCTGTTTGGGAATATGGGGCAGTTTGTTATCTCAATCCACCAGAGCAAGTGATTGATGAAGGTGGCACTTCATTTTGGATGCATAATAAAACCAAAATGGATACTTGCCCAACACATGACATTGAAGCAAGTGTCTGGGGATATTCATCTGCAAAAGAAGCATGGTGGACAACAGTTTATGGAGAAGGTCTAGACCGTTCTCAATGGACACGTTACTTTTTATCGCCAATGAAGTATAATCGTTTGGTGATTTTCAATGCTAATCTTTGGCATTCACATAATTATAATTTTGGAGATACACTGGAAAATGGTCGTCTAGTTCAATTATTCTTCTTTAATCCAACTGATTGGTGATATGAATAAAACTTATTTCTTTATGGCAGGTCTTCCGAGGTCTGGCAGTACTTTATTGAAAAGTATTCTCAATCAAAATCCAGAACTTCATACAGAACCAGTCAGTCCAGTAATGGAATTAATGTATTGGAATGACCATTACTTTTCTAACAGTGAACAATATCTTGGGTATCCAAAACCAAAATCAGCACATAAAGTCATCTCATCAATCATTAAGGACTATTATTTTGACATAGAAAAACCAGTTATTATTGATCATTGCAGAGCATGGAGCAATAATATTGAAAGAATTAAAACTTATATCACACCAAATCCAAAGATTATTTGTCCAGTTAGAGACATTACAGAGGTTCTAACGTCTTTTATTTCAATGATACGTCGCAATTCGGATCAAGTCTCTTTCATTGATCAACATTTAATTGAAAAAGGACTTCCAATTAATGATGATAATCGCTGTCATTATTTGATGAGTAAAGATGGAATTGTAGAACAAGCACTTTGGGCACAGTCGCAAGCATTCATTCGCGGTGACGATAAGAAGCACTTACTGATGGTCGAGTATGATGATCTAATTAACTCTCCAAATGAAACTCTAAACAAAATCTATGAGTTTCTAGAACTTACACCATATCAACATTCATTTGATCATATTGAAAATGCACACAGAGAAATAGATGATCAATGGTACCTCAAAGATATGCATCATGTTCGTAAAGAACTTAAAAAGGTATCAAAAGATCCAAAAACAATTCTTTCTGATGAAATTCTAAATAGGTACAGCAATTTAGAATATTGGAAAAATCCAAATCACAAGTATTATTAATATGATTGACAACCCACTTTCTTATATTTTAATTAAACCTAACGTGATTAATGAGCAAGGAATTCAAGAAATTCTGAATCATGTTCGTTCGTCAGAAGCAATAGATCTCTCTGTTTTTGATCCAGAAAAATCCAATAATAATGGAACCACTGAATGGATTGTTGATAAAAAAATGAGAGATACTCAATTTGTGGATTATGCACCAATTAGAGAAAAAATCATAGATCTTTTCAAAAAAGCAGTTAAAGAAGTTATCAATCCTTTTTACGGAATTGAAGTTTCCGAAAGCGAAATGCCCCAAATGCTTTCTTATGGAATTGGTGGACACTATAGACCCCATATTGATGGCGAGAGTTTATGGCAAACACCAGACGGAGAATTGATATGGAAAAAATCTATTGACCGCGACTTATCTATTGTTATGTTCCTCAATGATGATTTTGAAGGTGGAGACTTTGTTTTTCCAGAACTTAAGGTTAGAATTCGCCCAGAACCAGGAATGATGGTTTGTTTTCCTTCCAATCACCACTATCGACACGGTGTAGAACCTGTCACTAAAGGAAATAGATACAGTATTGTTTGTTGGGCTCAAGTCAAAGGATTTCTAACAATGAAAGAGCAAAATAAACAACTTTCTCAAAAATATGGAATTGAGATAAATAACTGACTGACTTATTTGAATTTTTATAAGTAAAATTACTAGGCATTAATAGTGTCTAGTTTTTTAATAAATACTTAAAATATTAGAGAAATATGGCTGTCGCTGCAGTTAATATTGTTATTGAACAAGGAACAGATTATCAGGAAGTTTTTACTGTAAATAATCCTGATGGCAGTCCTTTGGATTTAACGGGACATACAGGGGTTGCAAAAATTCGCAAATTTCCAGAGTCTGCAACTTCTACTCCATTTGGTGTAGGAATTGTGTCTGCTGCAGGACAAGTTGTTGTATCTCTTGCAAATACAGTCACTGATGACTTAAAGGCAGGAAGATACTACTATGATGTAATTATTACATCATCAACAGGTAAGAAAACAAAAGTTGTTGATGGAATGGTGCTGGTAAACCCTAGTGAGTCAATCTAATGCCTTCAGTTTCAGTAGGAAGCACAAGTTATAGCGTCACTGTAGGATATTCTCCTTCTCTTAAGGTTGCAAGGGAAGCTGGTAGTTTACAGGGAATTCAAGGCACTCAAGGAATTTTAGGTGCTCAAGGTTCAGCAAATGGTCCTCAGGGAACCACTGGATCTCAAGGAACTGTCGGTTCTCAAGGAATCATAGGACCTCAAGGTATTCAGGGAATTGATGGTGCATTTGTTGGGCAAGGTGCTCAAGGAACTCAAGGGATAACTGGTACTCAAGGATCTAATGGAATCCAAGGAAGTTCTGGAACTGGATCTCAAGGAACCACTGGTCTTCAGGGAACTACTGGATCTCAAGGAACTACAGGAACTCAAGGTTTTGGTGGAGTTCAAGGGACAATAGGTTCACAAGGAACACAAGGACTTTCTGGTGCTTTTGTTGCACAAGGTATTCAAGGTACCCAAGGTGTTATTGGCGTACAAGGATCAGAGGGGAGTTTTGGAGGAGCAACTTTTAATTATACTTTTGATATTAATACAAATAATACAGATCCAGGTGTTGGTAAATTAAAGTTCAATAATGTAATATTAACTTCTGCTACAAAACTTTATATTGATGATGAAGATGACAATGGAACTGACATACAATCTTTTCTCAGAACTATTGATGATTCAACATCAACGATAAAGGGACACTTTAGAGTATCAAATCGTTTAAATCCTGACGATTTTGCTTTATTTCCTATATCTGGATTAACCGAAAATTCTGGTTATTTTGAAGTCAATTGTTCCTATGTATCTGGATCAGCTTCATTTTTTTCTAATAATGAAGATGTACTCATAACATTTGCTAGAACTGGTGATAAAGGAGATACGGGTTCCCAAGGAACCCAAGGTGTTCAGGGTGTTCAAGGTATTCAGGGACTCTTAGGTATTCAGGGTGTTCAGGGAACTCAAGGTATTCAAGGAACTCAAGGCACTCAGGGTATTCAAGGAGTTCAAGGATCTTTAGGAATTCAAGGCGTTCAAGGAACTCAAGGTGTTCAAGGTGTTCAAGGAACAGATGGAATCCAAGGTATCCAGGGCATTCAGGGTATTCAAGGAATCACAGGTTCTCAAGGAACTACAGGAACTCAAGGTATTCAAGGTTCTTTAGGAATACAAGGAACTACCGGTTCTCAAGGAATTCAAGGAATCACTGGTTCTCAAGGAGTAGATGGAATACAGGGCATCCAAGGTTCTTTAGGAATACAAGGAACTACCGGTTCTCAAGGAACTACTGGAACTCAAGGTATTCAAGGAATAGATGGAATACAAGGAATTCAGGGTTCTTTAGGAATACAAGGAACTATAGGTTCTCAAGGAACCACTGGAACTCAGGGTATTACAGGTTCTCAGGGAACTACTGGAACTCAAGGTATCCAAGGCATTCAAGGCATTCAAGGAACCACAGGCACTCAGGGTATTACAGGTTCTCAAGGAACTACTGGGACTCAAGGTATTCAGGGTATCCAAGGCATTCAAGGAACCACTGGTTCCCAAGGAACTACAGGAACTCAAGGTGTCCAAGGTATTCAAGGTATTTTTGGACCTGTTGCAGGATCTGCAAATCAAGTTGTTTATAAAGACGGATCTAATAATCCAACTGGATCGTCAAATTTAACTTTTGATGGTACAGAATTAGTTGCTCATACATTAACTGTTCTCAACAATACAGACATTAATGGCAATTTAAATGTTGATGGAACTATTACAATTGGGGGAACCGCAGCACAACTCAATACCCAACAATTAACAATATCAGACCCAGACATTGTTCTTGGTATTGGAACTTCATTCTCTCCAACTGATGCGACAGCAAGTCACGGTGGTATTGCTATTGCATCAACTGAAGGAACTCCTCTTGTAAATCTTAATATTGCAGGGGAAACTAATCCCAACACATATAAGAAAATTATGTGGTTTAGGGGCGGTGATATTGGTGCAGGCATTACTGATGCTTGGTTGTTTAACTATGGCGTGGGTATTGGCAGCACCCAAGTACCTAATGGAGTAAGACTTGCTGCTGGTGGAATGCAAGTCACCGATAGTACTTTAAGTGTTCCACAACTTAATATTTCTGGTGTTTCTACAATATCAGTTAATAGTTCTGGTGATGCATTAAGAATTACTCAAACTGGGTCTGGAAATGCACTAGTTGTTGAAGATTCAACAAATCCCGACGTGACACCATTTGTTGTTACAGGTGATGGAAGAATTGCAATAGGTGTTCCTGCTGCAGGTGTTAGTACAAATTATAAGTTAGAAGTCGATGGTAATGGTAATGGTGGAGATGTAAGATTTGTAAGTGGTGGTCAAGGTGACTTGATTATTAATCACTCAAATTTAGTATCTAATATTCGTGCTGCTGGAACTATACAACTTGGATTAGGCGCAAACGGTGGAAATTCTATAAGAATTAATCTTAACAATGACGTTGGTATTGGAACTACAAATCCGACTGAAAAATTAGATGTTGATGGCAACTTAAGACTTCGCGCAGGACTTAAAGAGAGAGAGAATAATGTTGGAGTTGCGGGATCAATATTAGTTTCAACTGGTGTTGGTGTAAGTTGGACTACTCCTTTTGCTGCAGGCATTCAAGGAACCACTGGAACTCAAGGTACTACAGGAACTGCAGGTTCTCAAGGAACCACTGGAACTCAAGGTACTACAGGAACTGCAGGTTCTCAAGGAACTACAGGAACTCAAGGTACTACAGGTACTACAGGAACTGCAGGTTCTCAAGGAACCACTGGAACTCAAGGAACCACTGGAACTCAAGGAACCACTGGAACTCAAGGAACCACTGGAACTCAAGGAACCACTGGAACTCAAGGTACTATAGGAACTGCAGGTTCTCAGGGAACTACAGGAACTCAAGGTACTACAGGAACTCAAGGTACTACAGGAACTACTGGAACTCAGGGAACTACAGGAACTCAAGGTATTCAGGGAACATCGGCAGCAACTTCAATTACAAATAATACAGATAATTATGTGGTTACTGCTACTGGAAACAGTTCAACGCCATTTAATGGAGAAGCAAACCTCACTTTTGATGGGTCAACTCTAAAAGCACCGCTTTTGGAATCAACTCAATCATCTGGAGATGAGGGAGGAGAAATTAAACTGAATAAGGCAACAACTAATACGGTATTGAACACCGGAGTTACAATTGATGTCTTTCAAAATAGAGTTAGATTATTTGAAACTGGCGGAACTAATAGAGGTGGATATTGGGATGTATCAGCATTAGGTGCTGGTGTTGCAACTAATCTTTTGTCGGGAGGTGCCCAAGGAACTACAGGTTCTCAAGGTATTCAAGGTTCTCAAGGAACCACTGGAACTCAAGGAACCACTGGAACTCAAGGAACTACTGGAACTCAAGGAACTACTGGAACTACTGGAACTACAGGTTCTCAAGGTATTCAGGGAATTACTGGAACTCAAGGAACTACTGGAACTACAGGTTCTCAAGGTATTCAGGGAACTACCGGATCTCAAGGTATTCAGGGAACCATCGGAACTCAAGGAACTACAGGAACTCAAGGAACTACTGGAACTCAAGGAACTACTGGAACTGCAGGTTCTCAAGGAACTCAAGGTATTCAGGGAACCATCGGAACTCAAGGAACTACAGGAACTCAAGGAACTACTGGAACTCAAGGAACTACTGGAACTGCAGGTTCTCAAGGAACTCAAGGTATTCAGGGAACCATCGGAACTCAAGGAACTACAGGAACTCAAGGAACTACTGGAACTGCAGGTTCTCAAGGAACTCAAGGTATTCAAGGAAATAACAATGGAGGATTTGCAATAGTAGATGACACTACAACATCTACTCCCCTTTATGTTTTATTCAATAGTTCAACATCCGGGGTTACCACAACATCAAATGTGTCCTCTACAAAATTCACATTCACCCCATCAACTGGAAATGTTGTTGTTGGAGGAACAATCACTGCAAACTCTGATAAGAAACTCAAAGAAAATATTAAAACTATAGAAAATGCACTGAAAAAAGTATTATCTCTTCGTGGTGTTGAATTCGATTATAAGGAAAACGGTGTTCATTCTCTTGGTTTTATAGCACAAGAGGTAGAAGAAATTTTCCCAGAACTTGTTTTTGGAACTGATCCTAAATCTGTTGCTTATCAAAACTTTGTTGCAATTTTAGTGGAAGCAATCAAAGAGCAAAATCAAAGAATTGATAATTTAGAGAAAAGATTAGAGGAGATTTGATATGCCAGTCGAAGTTGGTTCTAATCAAATTACTGGAGTTTCAACAGCAACAAGTGGTACAGATGCTGCTTACAAACAATATGTAGATAATAAAGGTGGAACACTTCCAACCACTTCGGGAAATGAGAATGAGTTTCTATTTACAAATGGAAGTACTGTATCTTGGGAACCAATTCAGGCAAGTCAAGAATACACAACAGCAGGGTCTTACACTTTTAACTTACCAACACAAGCAAAAGAATTGCTGATAGAGGCAATTGGTGCTGGTGGCGGAGGAGCAAGTGGAAACACTGATGGAAGTTCTTATGAAACAGCAAGTATTTGGACCTTAAGAACTTCTGGTACTACTACTACTCTTAATGCACTTACTTTTGGAAACAATAATTATGTTGTCGCCGGTGCTTCTGGAAGATTAAATACCTCAACAGACGCAATCACTTGGACTGCAAGAACTTCTGGTACTACTAGTACTCTTAATGCACTTACTTTTGGAAACAATGCTTATATTGCTGCCGGTGGTTCTGGAGTATTAAACACTTCAACAGATACAATCACTTGGACTTTAAGAACTTCTGGTTTTTCTTCTAGTGATACTATTAATGCCCTTACTTATGCATCAGGTCAAACAAATCCTTATATTGCTGCCGGTGGTTCTGGAATTTTAAATACCTCAACGGATGCAATTGTTTGGACGGCAAGAACTACAGGCACATCTGCTTCTATACTTATTCTTGCTTATGCATCAGGACAAACAAATGCTTATGTTGCGGGTGGCGGTACTTCTGGAACATTAATTACTTCAACAAATGCAATTCAATGGACTTTAAGGACTTCTGGTGCCGGTGGTATTCTTCGTGCTATTACATATGTATCAGGACAAACAGAACCTTATGTTGTTTCTGGTGATGGTGGAAGATTATTAACTTCAACTAATGCAATTGAATGGACCTTAAGAACTTCTGGAACTACTAGTAATCTCCTTGCTCTTACTTATGGAAATAATACTTATGTTGTGGGAGGAGCATCAGGAGTTCTTTTATCCTCCACAAATTTAATCACCTGGACTTTAAGAAGTTCAACTACCACAAATCAAATAAATGCTCTCACTTATGGAAACAATCTTTTCGTTGTAGGAGGAGCATCAGGAACTCTCACAGTATCCCCAGGAACAATCACAGGAATGTCTGGTGGTTCTGGAGGTGGAGGTGCATCAGTATCTTGGATACTTTCTAAAGACCAAATCACAGGTTCTTCATTAACAGTAAATGTTGGTGCTGGTGGAACTATTGCAACTGCAGGAGCAGGAACCACTGTATCCTGGACTGGACCATTAGGAACTCATAGTATCACTGTGAATGGCGGGAGTCCTGGAAGTAATACTGGACTTTTACTTGGAGGTGCTGGAGGAACAGTACCAGCAAATAATACAAATTTCCTTCAAGCATCTGCGGGTGGTAATGGAGCACAAGGAAGGGTAGTATCAGTTGTAGGAAACACTGCACCAACGACCACAACGGCATTCCAAACTTCTGGTGGTGGAGGAGGTGGTTATAGTTCTTCTGAGTCTTCTCTTGGAGGTGCTGGAGGAACAATTAATTATTATAATAATACTGCAGCAAATATATCAATTGAAGTGAATGGAAATAGAGGCGTAAATATTACGGGACTATCTTATGGTGGCGGTGGGAGTGGTGGAGGTGGTTCTAGTAGCAATGCGGTCTTATGGTCTATAAGAACTTCAGGAACCACAAATACTTTTAATGATATTGTCTATTCGACATTTTATACTTCTTGCAACAACAGTGGTTCTATAGTCACTTCAACTGACGCAATTCGTTGGACTTTAAGAACTTCGGGAATCAGTAATGTCGATAGTTTTAATTCAATTATTTTTGGAAATAATACTTATCTTGCTAGTGCCACTAATGGAATTTTAATCACTTCAACAGATGCAGTTAGTTGGACTTTGAGAACATCTGGAATTGGTAATGCTATTAATTCTGTTCTTTATGCACCAGGACAAACAGATGCTTATGTTTTTGCTACTGTTTCCGGAATTTTAAGAACTTCAACAGATGCAATTGTTTGGACTGCAAGAACTTCCGGAACTATTACTAACCTTAATGACCTTACATATGCATCAGGGCAAAGTGAACCTTATGTTGTTGCAGGTGACAGTGGAAGATTAAATACCTCAACGAATGCAATTGTTTGGACTTTAAGAACTTCTGGTACTATCACTGCTCTTACTACTCTTAGATATGCACCAGGACAAACAGAACCTTATCTTGTTGTTGGCGATAGTGGAGTATTAAATACTTCAACCAATGCAATCGAATGGACCTTAAGAACTTCCGGTACTACTAGTAATCTTTATGATATTATTTTTGAAAATAATACTTATGTAGTTAGTGGTGCCAGTCCAACTTTAAGAACTTCAACAGATGCAATCACTTGGGTAACTCAAACCCTAAGTGTTGCTACTAATTATAATGCTCTTGCATATGCAAATAATCTCTATGTTCTTGGGGGCGGTACTGGTTTAATAGCAACATCACCAATCGCAGGAACAGTAGGTAATGGAGGAAACGGTTCCAAGGGTGGAGGAGGTGGTGGTGGCGGTTATGAAGAATCTACAGATACTGCAGGTACTGGAGGAACTGGTGGTGATGGTTATGTTCGTATTAGTTGGTACTAGGAGGATAAGTAAATGACCACGGCAGGTTCTAATTTTATTTCTGGTATTACTACAACAGTTTTTGCATCAACTGATGTAGTCAATAAAGATTATGTGGACAATTATGGTGGCGGTGGTTTTCCATCACAAACCGGAAATGCTGGTAAGTTCCTAACAACAACTGATGGAACAAGCACTTCTTGGGATTTCGTTTCCAACTATCAGGAATTCACAGCAACTGGAGCGCAGACCTTTACAGTTCCAAGTTATTCTAATCTTTTGTTTATTGAAGCAGTTGGTGCTGGTGGTGGGGGAAGTGCAGGGCAAACTACAGAACAAGCAGGTGTTACTTGGACTTTAAGAACAGGTGGAGTAGGTGCTAATTATAATTTCACATCATTTACAAACAATCTTTTTTTTGGTTTTGGAGGATTAAATGCTTTTAGGTCATCTACAGATGGTATTAATTGGGTTTCAAATTCAAATTACGGGTTTAATACGATCACTTTTGGAAATGGAACATATGTAGCAGGTGGGTTAAATGGAGTATTTGGAAGTTCTACGGATGCAATCACTTGGACTTTAAGAACATCAGGTATTGGTGGAAATTCAATGATGGCTTCCATTTTTGATAATAACACTTATATATTTGGTGGATTGAATGGGCAAATAATTACTTCTACAGATGCAATTACTTGGACTTTAAGAACTTCAACTCTCGGATCAGGAAAAGAAATAAAGGAAATAATCTTTCAAAATAATTCTTATATTGCTTGCAGTGGTACTCTATCTTTAGAATCTAATTTAATATCATCAACAGATGCTATTGTTTGGACTCGGAGAACTTCTGGTTTTGGTACTATTTCTATTAATAGTATTACTTTTGGAAATAATCTTTATGTTGCTGCTGGTGATAGTGGAAGATTAAATACCTCAACAGATGCGATTGTTTGGAGTTTAAGAACTTCTGGTTTTGGATCAAATTCTATCGTTGGAGTTAAGTATGGAGGTAATTATATTATTGTTGGAAGTTCTGCTGGATTAATTGCATCATCAACAGATGCAATTACTTGGACTTTAAGAACAGTCAACACTACACAAGCTATCAGAAGCCTCAGATACGGAAATAATACTTATGTTGCTACTGGAGATAGTTCGTTTTTAGCAACCTCATACGCACAAGCATCAGGAGCAGGAGGTTCTTCAGGTTCTTATACTTCTTGGTATATCCCAAAGAATATTGTTTCTTCAAATCTTACAGTCAATCCCGGTGTCGGTGGTGCAGGTGCAACTACAGATGCTGGTATAGGTTCGGCAGGAGCAGGAACCACAGTATCTTGGACAGGACCCGGAGGAACTTATACAATCACTGCAAATGGTGGAGGTGATGGTGGAGTTGCAGGATCAGCACAACTCGCAAGTCAATCAAGTTCCTTTTATACCACTGCTGGACTTTCTGGAGCATTACAAACTCTAAGCGGTTCGGGACTCACAGCAACCACACAAACCAATCAGTATCAACCAACAGGTGGTGGAAGTGGTGCTGGTTCCACAATATCGTCAGGGGGTTCTGGTGGTACAATTAATGTTTATGGAATCTCTACATCAGCATCTGGTGGTGCTGATAGTGGAACAAATGGTTCTAATGGAACTACTTATACTGGAATTCCTTATGGTTATGGTGGAGGTGGTGGAGGTGCAAGTGTTTCGATTGCTGCAACTGGTGGTAATGGAGTTCGTGGAGGTGGTGGGGGTGGTGGTGCCTCTATTGGTTCCACTTTTGGTAGAGGTGGTAATGGTGGAAATGGTTATGTGAAAATTTCGTGGTGGTAAAAATAAATATCCAAAGGAAGGTATAAGTAAATGGCAACATTAGACAGCAATAAAGTTACTGGTGTTAGTGTAGTATCGAATGCAACTGATGCTGTAAATCGCCAATATATTGATAATAGTTCTACTCTTCCAAGTACAACTGGAAATGCTGGAAGATTTTTAGCATCATTAGGAAATGGTAGTATTTCTTGGAAACCTATAAATTCCGCATTAACTTCTATAGGAGATACAACATACAAAGGTTCACAAGAATTCACTTCTTCTGGAACATTCTATATTCCCCCAACAGCAACACAGTTTTATATTGAAGCAATCGGTGCGGGGGGAGGGGGAGCATCAGGACGATACACGGGAACATTAGGTTCTGGTGGTGGAGGTGGTTCTGGTGCTTATAACTCCTGGTTGATTCGTCGTGGAGAACTTGGAAGTGCCTCTACGATGACTGTGACTGTTGGTGTTGGTGGTCGTGGTGGAAACAATCGTGGAATGAGTACCAGTACTGATGGAATTGTATGGGAGACTGTTCCGGGTGGTTCTAAATTTGGTACTACTTCTATTAATTCTCTTACTTTTGCAAACAATACTTATGTTGCTGGTGGTGCTTCCGGAGTAATAAGTTCTTCAACAGATGCAATCACTTGGACTGCAAGAACTTCTGGTACTACTAGTGGTCTTAATGCACTTACTTTTGGAAACAATAATTATGTTGTCGCCGGTGCTTCTGGAGTATTAAACACTTCAACAGATACAATCACTTGGTCTTTAAGAACTTCTGGTTTTGGTTCTGGTAATTCTATTAATTCTCTTACTTTTGGAAATAATATCTATGTTGCCGGTGGTGCTTCTGGAGTATTAAACACCTCAACAGATTCAATTACTTGGACTTTAAGAACTGCAGGCACATCTGCTTCTATGCTTATTCTTGCGTATGCATCAGGACAAGCAGAACCTTATGTTGCTGGTGGTGGTACTTCTGGAACATTAATTACTTCAACAAATGCAATTCAATGGACTTTAAGGACTTCTGGTGCCGGTAATATTCTTCGTGCTCTTACTTATGCATCAGGACAAACAAATGCTTATGTTGTTGCTGGTGATACTGGAACATTAATAACATCAACAAATGCAATTCAATGGACTTTAAGAACTTCTGGTTCTACTGATATTCTTAATGCCGTTACTTACGCAAATAACTTTTACATAGTAGCAGGTTCTTCTGGAATTCTCTCATCATCTACAGATGCAATCACCTGGACTCAAAGAACATCACTTTTTAAGGCATCATCAATATCAGCACTGACATATGGAACTGTCTTTATTGCAGGAGGTGCAACTTCTGGTGGAGGAAGTAATGGAGGAAATACTACAGTTACTTGGACTGGAAACACTCCAACGGGCACTGCAACTTATACACTTACTTCTTCTTTTGGAAATGCCGGATCTAATACAGGAATTGCAGGTGGTGCAGGTGGTGCAGTAGCAGCATCGACACTTAATCCTCTTTATGGAACTGCTGGTCTTGCTGGGGGTACAGGTTTATCAGCACTCGCAACATCAAATTCCTCTACGCAAACAAACAGTTTTCAAGTTTCTGGTGGTGGAGGAGGAGCATATAATACCAATGCGGGAGGAAATTCAGTTTCTTATTATTATGGAAATACCACTACAACAAATGGTGGAAGTAATACTGGCGGAAATGGTACAGATGCCGATAGTGCTTATGGAACTTATACCGGTTCTTATGGTATCGGTGGAGGTGGTGGAGGTGCTTTAAGTTCTGGGATTGGTAGTTGGTATTCTAGAACTTCTAGTTTTGGTGCTATTGATATCTATTCTTTGACTTTTGGTAACAATGTTTATATTGCAGGTGGCGGAAATGGATTATTAAATACTTCAACAGATACAATTAACTGGACCTTAAGAACTTCTGGGTATACACTTGAATTGAGATCTTTAAATTACGAAAGTGGAAATTATTTTTATTCTGGAATTAGTGGTGGATTTGCAATTTCAACAAATTCAATTCAATGGACTTTAAGAACTACTGCATTTGGAACTAGTGATGTAATTGCATCTATTTTTGCGGGAAGTTTATATGTAATTTGTGGAACTGGGGGAAGATTACACACATCAACAAATACAATCATTTGGCAACTAAGAACTTCTGGTACTACTAGTACTCTCCGTTCACTTACGTTTGGAAATGCCAATTATGTTTCAGGTGGTGATAGTGGTGCATTGATATCTTCAACTGACACAATTATATGGACTGTAAGAACTTCTGGTACTACTAGCATTTTACTTTCTCTTACTTTCGGAAATGGTATTTATATTACATGTGGAAACAGCGGAGTTTTAAATACATCAACAAATAATATAGTTTGGACTCTAAGAACCTCTGGGACTAATTCCAACTCTATTCGTTCTGTCATTTTAGCAAACAATACTTATGTCGCTGCTGATAGTGGAGCAATAATAAGAACTTCAACTGATGCAATTATTTGGAGTTCTAGAACTTCTAATACCATTAGCAGTTTTAACGCTCTTACTTTTGGAAATAATACTTATGTTGCTGGTGGCAGTGGAGGTGGAGTTACATCATCATCTACAGAATCTGCATCAGCAGCAGGACACGGAGGTTCTGGAACCCGTGGAGGTGGCGGAGGTGGTGGTGGATACTCCATAGAACAAAATAGATTTGGTACTGGTGGTGATGGTGGAAATGGATATGTGAAAATAACCTGGTGGTAAAACCTACCTAGATATGTTAGAATGAATTTATTATTTGCACTATATGCCTCTAAATTATACAAATAAATCAAGTACAGACTTAAAAGGAAAGACTATTGCTTTTTGTCTTCCTGGATTAATGTACTCTGGAACTTTTATGACGCAGTTTGTAAGACTGCTCTTTGACCTCAATCAACAAGGTATTAATTTTTATATCTCTCAACAATACAGTTCAATGGTGAATCACGCACGAACTGATTGTTTGCAAGCAGATAATTATGCAGGAACAATGCTCACTCCTTTTAGGGGACAGGTTCCTTATGATTACATTATGTGGATTGATAGTGATATTATTTTCAAGACAGAAGACCTGATTGAACTTCTGAAGATGAATAAGGATATTGCTGCTGGTTGGTATGCACAATCAAATGGTGGAGTTCTTTCCAACCAAACTACTGTTGTAGAGCATATGAGTAAGCAAGAACTTTATGAAAAAGGGTCTAACAAATATGAAACTATTGAGGACATGTCTCGCAGGACAGAACCCTTTAAAGTAGATTATTGTGGTTTTGGTTGGATATTAATTAAAAAAGGAGTTTATGAAAAAATTCCTTATCCTTGGTTTGTTCCAAGAGTCATTCAACTTCAAAAACCAGATGGAACCATTCTCGAAGATGTCTGTTCAGAAGATATTTCAATGTGCGAAGACTTTCGCAAATATGGATTTGATATTTGGGTAAATCCAAAAGTTCGTGTAGGACACCAGAAAATGATTACAATCTAATCTTATGTTAAATTATTCTAATTCTCAGCAGCAGCAAACAAAACCACACTTCAATGTGGTGATTACAACTCCCGGTAATTCAATGTGTGCAGACTATGTAAAGTGTCTGCTTGCAACGATTCATACACTAGAAGCAAATAAGATTTCCTGGATTTATCAAAACGAATATGCTTCACTTGTAACAAATGCAAGAGAAGCAACTATTACTGGTTCAAGAAGTCTGGAAGTCTTTAATTCTTCACCAGGAAAGGGGCAATACACTTATGATAAAATTTTCTGTATTGATAGTGATATTATTTGGAATCCAGAGCAGTTTCTAAGACTTTATGCGAGCGATAAGTCAGTTATTTCTGCAGTGTATTTTGAAGCACAAGGAATGGATGCGATGATACACAAAAACAAAAATGACTTTAGACCAACTTCAAGAGAGGAACTTGAAATTTTACAAAAACTTGGAGAACCTATTGAGGTTTATGGAGTTGGTATGGGATTTATGTGCATTAAATCTGGAGTATTTGAAAGTTTAAAAAGACCTTGGTTTGGTCTTGGTAAGGTTGTTCAAGAAGTTGATGGAGAAACTTATGAACTTCCGTTAGGAGAAGATTTATATTTCTGTGAGAGAGTTGCAGAGCAGGGTCATAAAGTATTTGTAGACCCTAATATTATTGTCGGTCATATGAAGAGTAATGTTGTATGTTGAACTATAAAAACGAAAAGAAAATTAAAAAAACCATAACAGTATTTTATCATTTGTTTATTCCCGATACAAATAATATGTGGATTTGGTGGATAGATGAACAAATGGGACTGCTTAAATCTGCAGGACTTGCAGATAAAGCAACCATCAACATGTGTATCACCTTGCCCCTTGGACTTTATAACTCCAAGACAGGTCACTCATATGATCAAATGGTGACTGGATATATCAAAGATAGATTTCCATTTGTGAATATCATTGATATGAGAAATGTAGGTGAACAACCAAACTTCTATGAGGGTCAAACTCTCGCCAAAATTTATGAGCACTGCCTTGAAGATGATGGGTATGTTTTTTATTTTCATAATAAAGGAATAAGTTCATACTCAACGCATATTCCTGGTGCGATTAAGGACTGGAGACATTACATGCAGTATTATAATATTGAAAAGTGGGAAGACTGCATTGCAAAATTAGATGAAGGTTACGATTGTTGTGGTGTTGATTGGGTAGAAAGACACGATATTAAACTTGATTTTGTTGTTCAGCATTATGCTGGAAACTTCTGGTGGGCACGAAATGATTACATCCGCAAACTGAAGCATCCACTCAAGATTGAAGAGTATATGGATGTAGAGGCAATGATGAGAGAACTACAAAACTATCGTTATTGCTTTGAACTTTGGATGGCAACAGGGATTCCAAAACAATATTGTTTTCACTATCGTCGTCATCATCAATATGATAATCAGGGGTTGGAAAGATATTTTACATATTATCCACCAGAAATGTATCGTAATGATGTGGAAAAGGATGAAAATACTTATGTAAAAAATAAGTTAGATATTCTAATGGAAGTTGGAAGTCAAAATAACTTTAATTGGAGAGACCATAGGATGTTTGCTGACTGGTTAGTTCGTAGAGTTCAACCAGAAACAGTTGTTGATTTAGGTGTTGATTATGCTTATTCCACATTCTGCTTTGCTCTTTCAAATCAAGGTCAAATCTTCGGAATTGATAGTTTTGAAGGAGATCCATTTGCGGGAGTAAGAAATACTTATGATTATGTTTTAGAAAAACAAAAAGAATTAGAACTGAATAACATTACATTTATTAAGGGATACTTTGATGATGTAGTTAAGACTTGGGATAAACCAATTGATATTCTTCATATTGATGGAATGCACGATTACAAATCAGTTAAGAATGATTTTGAAAAATGGACTCCATTTTTAAAAGAAAATGGAATAGTTCTTATGCACGATACAATGGTTGACAATTCAGAATTTGGTGTTAATAAATTTTTTAAAGAAATTAAGTTACCAAAAACTAACTTTGGTCATTGCAACGGATTAGGTGTAGTTTCTAAAGATATAAATCTTATAAGTGAAATTAAAAAGAATTTTGGAGAATTCATTAATGAAATTTAATTTGGTAAGAATTGTACCTGATAATCATTTTAATGTTCATGCAGAAGTTTTTCATGAGATTGAAGCAGCAGTATTCTTTTCTCTTCAAAGGTTGGGATATGATGTAACGAATAGTGTAAATGATTTTGTACCAGACCGAAGAAATATTGTATTTGGAATGCACCATTGTCCTGTAGATGTAGTGAGACATGATATTCCAAAGAATACAATTGTATATTCTTTGGAACAAATGAAAGAACAACCAGAATGTTTAAGATGGTGTAAAAAATATAGAGGTCTTGAGGTGTGGGACTACTCTATGAGAAACGTTGAAGTTCTTCGTAAAGTGGGTGTAGAAAACATTAAACATTTCAAGATTGGATATGTTCCTGAAATCTCTTATTTTGAAAGAAATAAACCAGAGGATAGGGATATTGATATTCTTGCTTATCTCTCCCCATCTCCAAGGAGAGAGCATATTATGAAACAGTTTGCCGACAACAAAAAGATTAATTTTGTTGCGGTTCAATCAACTTATGGTGATGCAAGAGATGAACTGATTAAGAGGGCAAAGTTAGTGATTAATCTCCATAATCATGATAATCAAATCTTTGAAATGGTAAGAATTACACATCTCATTCAAAATAAGGTTCCTGTTCTTTGCGAAAGAAATCCAGATACGGACTTTCCAGATTATATGGAAGGAACAACGTTCACTTCAACCTATAATCGTTTTGTTGATACTGCATACAAACTTCTTAAAAAACCAGAAGAACTTGATGCTCAAGCAGAAAAAGGTTTAGAAATATTTAAAAAATCTCCAATGGAAAACTTTTTGAAAGAGGTATTATGAAAGAGGTTATTACAAAATTAGAATACTTGCATAACAATATGCCACCTCTTCTTGAGGCAGTTCTTAATCCTGATGGCGTAGGTGGTACTGAAATTATGGGACGTGCTTGGCAGGATTATGTTCTTCCTGCTGCTCCAGACCTTGCTGACTGGCACTGGTGTGTGATTCCAGGTGATAATACTCTGTCTCCTGATAGTTCTAATATTGTCTGGTTACATCCTCATCATATGGAAGAGGGTATTGAGAGACTTCTGGATAAAGAATTTCAAAAGCACTTCAAGGCATATGTTTTTGTTTCCAACTGGCAATATGAAAGGTTTGGTGAAAGACTTCAACTTCCAATGGAAAAGTGTTTTGTTCTTAAAAATGCGACACAACCATTTCCTGTTCATAAAAAACCTGAAGGAAAACTTCAACTGATGTTTCATTCAAATCCTATTCGTGGTTTGGATATTCTTCTTGAATCTATTAAACTTATTCCAGAAGAAGACTTTGAACTTCATATCTTTCATGAACTTGACCCTGATGAAAGAAAGAAACAATATCATCAAGGACTACAGACTTATGAATATTCCCATATCAATCCACAAGAAGAGCAGTTTCTTCGGTATTGTCTAAAACTTGCGAATGAAGATAAAAGAGTTGTGCGCCATACAAGAACTAATAACTCCAAGATTAGAGAACAACTCTTGAATACTCATATCTTTGCTTATCCAACTTACTTTATGGAAACATCTTGTATTTGTATGATTGAAGCACTATGTGCTGGGTGTTCTGTACTTTCTAGTAATCTTGCTGCACTTCCCGAAACAGGTCTTGGATTTGCAAGACATTATGGGTTTGTTCCAGATCGTAATAAACATATTGAACGATTTACTAGAGAACTTAAAAGAACAATCACAGAGTATCGTGAAGGTAAATTTGACAATAATCAACAAGTGGAGATTTGTAATAAATATTATAGTTGGGAAACCAGAGTAGAAGACTGGGTACAATTTTCAAAAGAACTTTGGAGGAAATTTTGATGCAAACTACAACACTAACTTTACCACTAAATCATCTTTATTACTTAACTGCTGACTCTAATAATCAAACTGGATACACTCTCGAAGAAGTTCAGGCATTGATTGACGAGAAAGGTGGAAGTTTTGAAATTGAAGCAACTATCACTCATCCAACTCCACCTCCATATACAGTAGAATGGGATATTGAGCAGCACCAAGCAAGAATTGCAAATAATCAACAAAACATCACATCTCTTACAGAACAACTTTCTCAATATCAAGAAGATTCAAAAGAGTATGCCAATATCCAAGAACAGATAGGTTTTATCGAGCAAGACATTCAAATGTGTCAAGAGCATATCTCTTCTCTGACGGAAAATAAATAGTATCAACAAACAATTTAAACATATAAAACAGAAATCTTTGCTATGAATTTTGTAAAACTTGCACTAGAAAATGGTGGTTTAATCAAACCATTGCTCATACATCCACAAGATCTTTCTGGACCTTCACTTACTAATCCATCAGTTCTTGTAGTTAATGATAAGATTTTAGTTAATATCCGAAACGTTAATTATACTCTTTATCATTCAGAACTCAACAAATTTGAACATCTCTGGGGACCTCTATCATATATTCACCCAGAGAATGATATGCACTTGAGAACTACAAATTATATTGCAGAATTGGATGATAATTTAGATGTTGTCCATTATACAAAAATCGATACTTCTCAATTTGATACATATCCCCCTCAATGGGAATTTGTTGGTTTAGAAGATGTTCGTCTTATTCAATGGGAAGGTAAGATATATGGAATTGGTGTAAGAAGAGATTTAGATACTATTGGGACTGGGAGGATGGAACTTTCGGGTCTTGATTTCACTGACACCGAAGTCAAGGAAGTTTCAAGGCACAGAATTCCAGGACCTCCACCTGACAATGAATATTGTATGAAAAATTGCACTCCAATTGAAGGAAAACCCTTTCATTTGCTAAAGTGGACAAATCCAACTGCATTGATGAAATTCGACCCAAATGGTGGAGAAACTGAAATTTTTGAAACAACAGAATACAAACCAAACTTCAATGATATGAGGGGAGGTTCTCAAGTTATTGAGTATAATGGCGGTTATTTAACTCTTATTCACGAGACGGATTTATATAATAGTGAGCAAGGAAGAAAAGACGCTACATATCGCCATCGTTTTGTTTTTTGGGATAAGAACTTTAAGAACCAAAAGTTCTCTCCTCTATTCTCATTTATGAATATGAAAATCGAATTCTCTTGTGGTTTAGCACGACATAAAGATGATTTTCTAATCACCTTCGGAGCACAAGATAATACTGCTTATATTTTAAGAATTTCAAAATCTTTCGTGGAGGAATTTATCAATGAATGAACTGATTGAATTTAGTTTAGATACTGAAAACGGCGAGAAGAATTATAATCTTGCACAATGGTATGAAAGACAAGGACACACTGCTCCTGCTCACACCTATTACTTAAGAGCAGCAGAAAGAGCAGAAGACAATATTCTTGTCTATCGTGCATTAATTCATGCTTCATTCTGTTATAAGTCTCAGGGTTCAAGAGACACGACAGAAAAAATATTACTAGAAAATGCACTAGTGCTTCTTCCAGAAAGACCAGAAGCATATTATTTCCTTTCTTTACTTTATGAAAAGAAAGGAGAATGGCAAAACTGTTACATTTATTCTACGCTCGGAATAAAATGTTACGAAAAAGATATAGTATCAATCAATATTCCAGAGTATGATGGTAAACATTTGCTGATTTTCCAAAAAGCAACTTCATCTTGGAATTGGGGAAAAGGTCAAGAAAGTAGAGATTTATTCGACTATTTGTACAAAAATGAATTTTTAAATTTTACTGAAACTCATAAAAACATTATATTGGAAAATATGAATAAACTTAATATTGTAAATAGTAAATATTTTGAATTAGAATATAAAAAAGCGTGTGAGACATTTTCAGATATTAGCGAAAATCTTCCAATTCTTTTTAATCTCGCCAAAGAATGTAAACATGTTACTGAAATGGGAGTTAGAACTGGAGTAAGTACTAGAGCATTCTTAAATACTGATACAATTTTAAGATCTTATGATCTTTATATTGATGATGAGGTTAATGATCTTTTCAATAAAGCAAAACAATTTGGAAAAGATGTGAATTATATTCAAGCAAATGTTTTAGATATTGAAATAGAAGAAACTGATCTTTTGTTTATTGATACTTGGCATTGTTATGATCAACTAAAACAAGAACTTAAAATTCATCCGCAAAAAGTTAGAAAATATATTGCATTTCATGATACTCATACTTTTGGGATTGACGGAGAACCATATTCTATTACAACAGAAAATGGATACAAAGAAAAACCAATTGGACTTCTTCCAGCAATTATTGAATTCCTAATTGAGAATCCAGAATGGAGATTTAAAATTCACAAAACAAACAATAATGGTCTCACTGTAATTGAAAGAGTATGAAAAAAATTGTAGACTTTTTTCCTTATTTTGATCCTACAGGAAAAGAACTTCTTGAATTGAGAATTAACATATTAAAAGATCATGTAGATGAATTTATAATTTGCGAATCTAATAAAACTCAAAGTGGGATACCAATTGAATATACTTTAAGAAATAGAATTGAAGAATTAAATTTGCCAAAAGAAAAAATTAAAATTATAGATTTAAAAATACCAGAAGATTCTGATTTAGTGATTGAGGACATTGACAGATATAATTGCTCAGAAAACTATGATTTCACCTCCAATATAAATGAAAAGAATTTAAATTCTTTGAGAGGTAGAGTAAGAGAAAGAATGCAAAAAGATTCTTTATTATCTGTTATTGAAGAATATGATGATGATACTGTTTTTATTCATAGCGATTCCGATGAGATTGTAAAACCAGAATCTATTGAATGGATTTCTTCTATGTGCAGACAAAATCAAGATTTTATTATTAAAATTCCATTAGTATATCTTGAAGGAAGAGCAGATCTTAGAGTTTATTTAAAAAATGAAAATGTACCCAAACCTTGGGATGGTGGAATGTTTTTTGCTACGAAAAAACAGTTAAAGATATCTACTCCAACCCAAATTAGATCATGTGTATTAAATAAACTACCAATAACATATTTAATGCAAGATGGAAATATTATACAAGATCTTGGTTGGCATTTTAGTTGGATGGGTAATGGGGAAAAACGGGTAGAAAAAATAAAATCATTTGTTCATTATGATGATGAGTTTAAATCTTTAAATTATGTAAAATATAATTCACAAACAACTCAAGATAGATTGATGGAAGATATTCCAGAAGAAGGAAAAATTCCACCATCTGGATTTGAAAATACTATTTTAAAAAAATATCCTATTGATAATCTCCCGAAAGAAATTTTTAAATTACCAAAAGTTAAAGAATTTTTACTACCAGATTCAGATTCTAACAAAAATATTTTTTCAATAAATCTAATGTCCATCACAAAACCAACTGCATGGATTGTAGATAATTTTTATGAGGATCCAGATGCGGTAAGAGAGTTTGCACTCAAGCAAGAGTATATTGAAGGTGGATTTGGTAGAGGATTCATTGGTAGAAGAACCGAACAACAATTTTTATTTCCAGGTCTCAAACAAAGATTTGAAGAGATTATGGGAAGAAAAATTACTGCTTGGGAAGAACATGGAATGAATGGAAGATTTCAAATCTCTTGGTCTGGAGAACCATTAGTGTATCACTGTGATAGTCAAAAGTGGGGAGGAATGCTATATCTCACTCCAGATGCACCTTATCAGTGTGGAACAACTTTATATGCCCATAAACAAACAAGAGCAAGAACTTATTTTGATAAAGGTTGGGATGCTGCATGGAAAGATGTTCCCGGTGGATGTCATTTAGATGGAACACCATTTGAACCAGTAGATGTTCTCGGAAATGTTTATAATCGTCTTGTGATTTTTGATGCAAGTGCTATTCATTCAGCGTCACAATATTTTGGTACTGTTAAGCAAAACAGCCGCTGCTGGCAAATGTTCTTTTTTGATACAGAGTAGACACTTTTAAAACCGTCCACCAGTACCCCACAGAGACCCTGTGGGGTTTTATAGTAGGTACATACCGAACGAAACCAATGAGGTATTCTAGTCTGGACCGATTGATTTTTATTGGATCTTTTGTGTGGGTTATTCACTGGGCATCAAAACTTTCTGAGGTAGTCCTAAAATTGATTTTTTAATGCTTAATGCACTACCTTAATATAACTGGTTATGGTGCGCGTAGGAGACGCTGTAAGGGCGTTGTTTCCTGGTTCCTTCACAAGTACCTACCAAGACATCACATTGCCATAGAGGTCCTTCACAGGGGTCTTAGAAGAGAAGAATCTTATGGTTATTGTTCAGTGTCTGGTAACATTTATCGTCCTCGTGAGTTTTTGATTGAAATTGATCCTAAACTTAGTATAGAACTTTATACAAAGACTATCATACATGAACTCATTCATCTTCGTCAATGGGTAAAAGGTATTCTCAAGGAACGTAAGGGTAAAATGTATTACAAGAATATCAATTGTGATGATTTTGATTATTGGGAACAACCACATGAAGTAGAAGCACACTCACTTGAACAAATGTATTACGAAGACTACTTGACAGAGACCCAACAATCCATGTAGACTACCTTTGTTGGGTTTGATGACTATCATCTAAACACTCTTAAAACACAATGAAACTCAAGAAAAACTTTATTAACGTTCAACCCAAGAGTTCAAAAGCAAAGAATCGCTTTGTAAATCAAATGGATTCTCTTCATGCAATGGAGGTAGAGCAGGAGACTGAGACTCAACTCTTTGTTGTTTCTATTAATCGTAAGTACTGTTTTTGGATGGATAAAAAAAATGATCCTCATTGGGAAGTAATTAAATGATTGGATTGATTGCAGCACTTACATGCGGAATTTCTACATACTATGGAGTAGGAGATGGATTTCATGGAAAAGTTACTGCAAACGGTGAGCGGTTTGACGCTTATCGTTGGACTGCAGCTAGTCCTTATTTACCTATGGGTACAAAAATACGGGTAACGAATCAAGATAATGGTAAACAAGTTATCGTTCGTGTAAATGATAGAGGTCCATATTCTCATGCTGATTTGGATCTTTCTTATGCTGCTTTTGCTCACATTCAGTCTGTAAAAAAAGGTAACGCTGTCGTTTGTTGGAGGGTTGTTGGATGAAAAAACTGATTGTTCTTGCTGCACTTCTGTTCTCTTCTCCTGTATTTGCTCAGGAAACACATCGTCCATTCCGTTATGAAACTGCATGTGGAATTGAAAAGGATCAAGAATTTTATGATGATACTTGTGTAGTAATTGAAACACGAGAATCAAATGGTGCTCTACGCACTCGTAATATCTTTTCCAATCGCTTTGCACTGACGATTAAATCCCGATTTGATAAAGAAAAAGGATTTGTAACTTGGGATTCTCATAACAAATATGAATATAAGTGGGAATATAAACTTGGTGGGACAGGTTGGACATACATTATGCCTGGCGTGCTTCTGGAAAATGTGAGTTGGGATTGAATATTAAAAAATTATAAACTGCCTTAAATAGTAGTAGAATAGGAGAAAACTATGGTTGCTCTGTTACTTACAACAACCATATCATGCACACAAGTTATGAGTATTATTCACCGTCTTGTAAGTGTTGCGGGACTTACCGAAGTTCAAAAATCTGAAATCATTCAAGAAGTCCGTAAAGTTGTTCCTTCCTGTCCCATTAAAGTAGTAAAAAAATGACTGAAGAATCTCAAATCGACAAGTGGAATCGTGGAGTGACTCTTTTTGAGGAAAGTGTACTCAAACCAGATCCTGAACTTCGTAACTGTGCTCACAATCAACTTTGTTATCATGAACTTATGGCAGTTCGTGAGCAAGTTTTACAATACATCAAGACTTTAAGACAATGAGTGTTTCTTATATCTACTTTATTATTTTCTTTTGTATTGCATATTTGATACTTACCGACCAGTCAGTTGCTAGGGGGTTTTATATGCTCACTCAACTTGCAAGAGTAGAATACGAAAAAGTTAAATGGTGGATATTGCATAATCCTGCAAATCCTATTGTAAAGTATTTGATGTGGAGACGCGCATATAAACTTGCAAAAGAACTGCAAGAAGAGTTAGAATCAAGAAATAAATAAAAATTATCTGAATAATACATATGCTCTCCACGCAGTATCGGTTGAGATTAGAAGAGATTTGTAATAAGATTGTAAAAGGTGAATCAGTAGAGTTAAGTGATATGATTTGGTGTGAAAAATTAGCAAAAGCAAATCGCTCTGCTGCAACAATGTTAAGGCAAGCAAGACGCCGCGCTGCGAATCCAAATATGCAAGAAGGAAGTCTTGATGATTTTATGAACGCACTTGATTTGGGTGATCCAGACCCATCAAATCACAGAACTGGATTTGATGGTGCTGATGACATCATTGATTTCTTCAGTCGCGATAATGAAAGTGACTGGAGAAATCGGGACTGAGACCAATCCAAAAACCGTCACAACACCCCTTGATTTTTCCGTCAGGGGGTCTTATAGTATGTGCATACAAATCAAGATCAATGACTTACAAAGCAAAACTTCGTGTGCATTTTGACGCCGAATGGACCCCTAATCTTGGAGGTTCTGGAATGTATGACGACGGAACTCTTCCTGAGGAGCATTATACTTTTGAAATTCCCTGTGAAGACATTAACACCATTCAACTCTTCCGTTTCTTTGGAACTGTTGCCCGCACAATGGGACATAATGAAATCGGTATTATGAATGGTGCTTGTTCACTTGCATTTAATGATATGCGTAGTGAAGAAGATATGTGTAAGATTGCGGAAGAGTTTGAACTGAAAATGGCAGAAGATTATGCAAAAGAGTTTCGGAAGTTGGAAGATGAGATTTATGATCTGAAAGCAAAACTGTCACGCTGTCAGCAACCTGATAATCCAAATTATACTGAAGAAGAAATGGAAGCAATGACTGTGGAGGAATATTATAAAGGGTGGAAAGGTCTTGTTCCTGGTTCTACTGAAGCAGTTGAAAAAGGTTGTAAGTGTCCTGTAATGGATAATGAAGAAATGCCAGACGGTCGTAAGTGGGTAAATGGTGATTGTCCTCTTCATGGTAAAGTTAATGAAGGAGTTTGATTACTCTTTAGATTATAAAAACTTGAACTTCACTGACATAAATATCAGAAAACTTTATCGTATTGGTCGTGGTGAACAGGGAGTGCTCCTTGTTCGACCATATACTGATGAGATCTGTGCTCATTGGAGGTTCAAGGATGTGGTTACTGCTCGTAAATCTTCTCATAAGATATACGAAATGTATTGTGATTACAAACGACAGAAGGATTTCATTGGAATGGATATGGCGCGGAAATTCCTTGAGATGGGATTCACTCGCAGCCGACGATATGCGAATCATAAGGACGGAAAAAAATACGATTCGTCTGGTGCCGTATTACCCCAAGAAGCAGATGCATTGGTTTCCATTAAAGCACAGTCTGCGAGCATATTTAAAGAAGTACGCGACAAGGTTGCCTATGATCCAGAGTATGTTAAAATGAGAAAACAATGGAGAGCATCCGAATGAAGTTCTTTCAAGTTGGTGTAAGAGAAGATTATGGTAAAGAGTATTATGTGACTCTTTGTACTGGAAGACGATATTCACTCCTTCAATTTGCGATTGATTATGGTGAATATGGAAAATGGATTGAGTTACCTTATCTCCAAATCTCTATGGGGTATGGTAGACTCTTATCAGTCCTTTTTTCTATTGGGCGAATAGGATTTACTTTTGATATTGCTGGTCGAAACTGGCGAGATGAACTTTTTTACATTCAACCAAACGAAATTACTAAAGACTAAACTATGAGTTTTTCAAAGACTATTTCTGTTTTTGCTGCACTTGCTAGTATTTTTGGTGCTGGTATTACTGGTTGGAAACTTGCTGAAGAAAGTAAAAATCCTTCACCAGTAGAAACACCAAGTATTAATGCATTTGAAGAAAAAATTAGCGAACTTGAAAAACAAATTGAAGAATCTCAGAAACCAGTTGTAGAAGTGGCACAACCTCCTGTCCAACCAATCCCACAACCTGTTATAGTACCTCCAGTAGCACCATCCCCACCCCCAGTAACAACGGAGACACAACCATGATAAATAACAATATCTGTTGAAACCGCAATCTCTACAGATAAGATTGGGTGCTCTTTTGGGCACCTTTTCTATTATAAATACTAATGCGGTTTCAATAGAATAGAAATGAACTATCTAAAGATATATTGTAACCTTATAAGGAAAGCAGAGAACAGAACTCCTCCTGAAGGTTATACAGAAAAACACCATACATTTCCCATAAGTATTTTTGGAAAGAATAATAGAGTTGTTGTTCTTACTGGGAAGGAGCATTATATTGCTCACGCATTATTAGAAAAGGCATTTATAAAAAGATATGGTATTGATAATGAAAAATCCAGAAAAATGACTTATGCTTTTTGGATGATGAGAGCATCTCAAGATGGAAAACACAATAGATATTATAATTCTACTTTGTATGAAAATCTAAAAAATAGGTGGAGAAAATCATTATCTGGAAAAAATAATCCATTTTATGGCAAAAAACATCCTGAAGAGTTGATAAGATATTTTAGCGAAAGTCAAAAAGGAGATAAACATCACAACTACGGCAAATCTCTTTCTGAAGAGCATAAAAGAAAAATTTCCATTTCTCATACAGGAAGAAATAAACCTTCGTTGACAGAAGAACACAAAGAAAAACTTCGCAAATCAAATACAGGAAAAAAACATTCTGAAGAAACAAAATCCAAGATAAAAATATCTAAACTTGGAAAAAATAATCCCAATTATGGAAAAGAATTATCTGAAGAATGTAAAAGAAAAATAAGTGAAAGTATGAAAACTAAAAAATGGTGGAATAATGGAATAGAATGTAAAAGAAGTGAAGAATGTCCTGCTGATGGATGGGTATTAGGAAGAAAACTAAATTAGACCACTTATGAAACTGGCACAAGGGCACTTGGAAGTAAGTGTTTCTCTGGTATAATATGTTCAGATAGAAAGGAGGAAATCCTATTTCAGGCGGACATTTTGGCGATTGCGGTTATGATTACTACAAGGTAGCACAGTTTGCTGATGAGTTGGAAGTAGAAATCCAAAACAACAACAAACCAGATGAGTATGAGTATGCTCCTCCCAACTTCTCACCTGAAACTATCAATTATTTGAGGAAACAACTTCTCAAGATGCGTAAGATGGCAGAAATTATGAGGCACGTGGACTATTTGTATAGTGGAGACCACGGAGAGGATAGTTTCATGGAGCGTGTGAAAGAAGTTGAGGCAAAGTATGAAACTCTTTGATTATGAAACTTATGAAGATTTTGGAAAAGAATGGTTTTTCCAAGTCCTTAGATTCCAAAAGTTTGCTCTAGTTGATATTACAGTCCAGTGGGATGATTTTGGTTCCGATTCTATCCTCCCAGAATTTTCTTTGTGTATCAGTTCGGGGTTTTTGCTTGGATTTTATATCCGATACAAACGATTTCAACTTTATTTGGATGTAATTACTACACGACCAAGAGACCTTAGTTGGTATAAAGAACACAAATGACTGACCCAGATTACTCACTTCCAGTAGGACTTGGGATTTTCTTTATTGTTGCTTTTATTCTTTGTGTAACAGGAAATCTACCAGACGGAGTTTGATTATGGTTGAGAAAATTAAGTTTGTATCTGTCACAAGAACTATCTGTCCTAAAACAGGCATTCATTATTTGGATTCCGTAGATTCTTGTGGTTTCCACTGGATGGCACAAATGGTTCATAATATCAATAGTGATGAACCGTGGTTATTGTACAAGAAAGTGTGGTATAAAGACCCACAACAACCTTATCCGATTTGACTAAAATGAAAATCTTTCTACTCTGGGCAGTTATTATTGCTATTTCCTTTTTAGTTCCTTCTAATGTTGCTGTAGGATTTATGCTTGGTTCATTTTTTGGTATTACTTGGATGTGTTGGTATGACTAACAAAAAAGAAGTAGCACAAAAAGTATTTGAAGCATTCTGGAAGAATGAACCACATCCCTGTAATGTTGATGGATATGAGATTGCTAATGCTCTCCGTGAGGTAGTAGAACAACTCCAATACTATCAGTGTTGTGAAGAGGAAGGTGTGGAAGATATGGTGCTTGATGCCCGTGCTATACTTGATGTATGTGATGAATTGGAGAACTTATGAACAATCTTGAACAAAAACGGGCACAACTGGAAGGACTGATTGATACTCAAGTTGATTCTGCTTCTGGTCTTGCTATCAACTGCCGTAACTGTATTCATTGTTGTAAAAGTTCTAATGGCGCTGGATTTGATAAATGTTTGAAATCAGGGGGTGATTATTGTAATCTTGTTAATCAGTTTCCACGACTATACAATCACATTTGTATGAATTATAGTGCTTGGTCTCCAAGACAAAAAAGTATTCTTGAATTGATTGGTGATAAAATTCGTAAGATGTTGGACACTTGACGAACTGGAACAGGGGCACTTGAAAACAGGTGCCTTTTCTGGTATGATACTTTCATAGATAAAAACTTCAAATGACTGAACCTATTCGTCTCTGTTGCGACTGCCGTTTTTATAAGAAAGATTGGAATGCTCGCATTACTGGATTTGGAGACACATTTGACTTATGCCTTCATCCTGCTTTGACTGGAAATGTTGTGACGGGAAGATCTAATGGTAAGTATTGTGATCATGCGAGAAAGTATTATGAATGTGGTATGGAAGGTAAGTATTGGGAGGCACGGAAATGAGCAACGACGATAATTTCTTCCCATTTCTTATTCTTTTTGTTGCTATTGCTGGTTTGTTTTTTATGTTGGGGTTTAATGGCGCAGAATCAACAACACGAAGAGAAACAATTACATACTGCATAGAAAAACCAACTGCTTGTAAAACCAAGTATGATTTCTACAAGTTGGAGAACCAGAAATGAACGATGATAATGACATCCCACCAGTTCTTATTCTTCTTATGGCTACTGCTGGTTTATTTTTTACTCTGGGATTTACTAATGGAACATCAATAGCACAAAAAGAAACACAAGAAAAAACAATTTCGTATTGTATAAAACAACCAACTGCTTGTAAAACCAAATATGATTTCTACAAGTTGGAGAACTCCAAATGACAAAAAGTGATGTCTTCCTGATTATCTCACAGATTTATTGTGTAGGTGGTCTTATTGTTGAAGGTAAAAAAACATTTTTATATACTGCGGGATGGATTTGGTTGATTATGTCCATTGTTATTTGGATAGGAAAATGACTTATGATGAGTTTTTGGATATTCCAGTAAGTGTCCTCAAAGATTTGGAAACTATTCTTCTTTTGAAATTACAATATCAAATGGATTTGACCTCAGAAGAAAGAGAAATCCGTGAGAATATGAAAAGATTTTATGACGAAAGAGTGAAAAGTGTTGAACTCGTCCAACAAAAACTACAACTTGAGAAACTTCTTGAATTATGACTAAATCCTTCAACATCAACTATAATGTTCGTGTGAAACTCACAGAACACGGCAAAAAAATGCTGGAACAAGACCATAATGACTTTTGGAGTGCTCAGGGTGCTGGTGGAATGCTTGATAAGTATCCTTATGAACCTCCAAAGGAAGATGAAGATGGTTATGTGAAGTTCCAACTTTGGAGCCTTATGTATCAACTTGGTAAGTATTGTGGTCTTGGTCGTGAAATCCCCTTTGATACTGTGATTTTGATTGACGAAAAGGATTTGGGGGATGTAGAATGATTGAAATCAAAAAATCTTATGTCGTAGAACTTCAAGAAGACCAAGCACGACAACTCTATACACTTCTATTATATACAAAAGATACTGGTGATCTAAAACATGATGGAAGATATGTTGAACTACGACCACTTTATGAAGAACTGAAAAACCTCTTTGATACTGGAATACGATGACTGAACCATCAGACACAGAAATCCTTGAGTTTCTACTCAATCAATTCAAACCACATTCTCTCAAAATGAATGGTGAGAGTGATTGGGTGTTTATAAATACTGGATTTCCTATGAATAGAGCAAAAGGTAAAAGTGCTCGTGATGCTGTGATTAATGCTATGGAGGCAAAATGACTGATTATAAACTTCAAGAACTTTTTGTAGAGTTTGATAATGTTTATGGAGGTAGCACTTCTTACTCTTTGGACTATTTCCCTGTGATTTATGATAATGTGTTAGAATTGTGTGAGGAACTTGAAAATTATGACTGATTGGAAACCAACCGAACAAAACATAGGACAACCAGTATTGGATACTTACCCAGCAAGCGTTCAAAACAACACTTATATTCCACCAGTAGGAACTTTACATATTGGAAGTAAGTGGTATGATGTAGATACTACTAAACTAACTTCTATCAAAGATGTAGAGGCAGTATTTTGTGCTATGGGATTGAAAGTATCTGAAACTAATGAAAACTTTGATAAAGTCAAACATCTCCTTATTATCCCAGAGAAACCTAAAACTCTGGATGAAATCACACAAGAGTTTGATGAGAAGATTGATGCCCAGATAGAGAATACTAAAAACAAGTTCCATCAATCCAAATATCTTTCAGAAAAGTTATACAGCATAAAGTTTGATAGAATTATTGAGAACTTTGAATATGCAAAGGAGCACGGACAGTTTCCTTACCTAAAACTTGCTTATACAACAACTGGATTGAGTGCTGGTTCTTATACTGAAACCTCTTTTGTAATCAAACAGGGAAGTAATCATAAAGGTTATTATACAATTGGTAATCAACGATATTTGAGGTATTATATGCCTGATAAACCGAGTATGATTGTTCGGTTCTTTATGAAAACTTGTCTTGGATTTTATTGGGTGGATGAGAAAGATAGATGATGACTATACACCAAGAAATCGTGAGAAATCCAAACAGGCAAAGTATGGTTTCTTTTGGTGTAATTCTTGTGATAGACAACTGGTGATGGATGGTATAAAGTGTCCTGTATGTGGAACCAAAAACAATCCAAAGAAGATTAGGTATGACTGATGAAATACAATCGTCCTATGAATGTCTTTGAGAAACTCCAATCTGGTTGGTGGTGGTTTGGTGAATGTTTTGATGAATGGTGCTATACTATGACCCACGATGATGGAGAGTTCTTCAACTATCTTCAAAGTGATTATGTAAAATATGAGGAGGATATGTATTATGAAACTCACTAAACTAATCTTTGATTATTGGAAAATCTGGATGAGAGTTCCAGAAGAAACTAATGTATTTGGTTCTTATGATGAAGGACTTGGATTTTATGATTGGTATTGCATGACCTTCTGGTATGCTCTCAATCACGACTGGTATAAGATGAATAATAAAATGTATGCTTATACTGGTTGTGAAGACCCTTATGTAGAACCCAGAGACTTTGAGGATATGGTATAATGACTAATCCTTTAATCGCAAAATACGAAGAACTTTACGGAAAGAAAGAAGAACCAGTAGTAGAAGAAAAAATTGAATTGCCACCAGAATGGAATGTATCTGGTGTAACTACTTTATCGGTCGCAACTTCAAATACTGGTATTACAGCAGTAGACCCTACAAAAGCCTTCATATCTTATGAACCAACAGAAGATACTTTTTTGGATGTTGCTGGTAAAGTTCAAAAAGGTGATGCAAAAGTGGTGAGTATGCATATGAATATGGAACATTTTAGAAAATCATACACCTTTGAGGTTCAGGTGTACACTTGATGAACTGGCACACTGACCCTCCTGTGGTCGGTGGTTTTGTCGTATAATGACTTCATACACAAAGGAACTCCAATGAAAATCATCGCACACACAAAATACGGTGTCTTTGAAGGTGTTGAAAATGAATATGATGAAAAGAAATATGCGGAGATTGGAGAGTTTTTGGGAAAAGTTTCTGACCTCAAATACTTTTCTTTCGTAACTGATAAAGGTGAAATTTACTTCACCAAACAAATGATTTCTGACACTCTGTTTGTTCTTGAAAAATGAAAATCTACGAACACTCCAAACAAACTTATCAGGATGGTGAAGTATCTCACACCTGGCAGTTTGGTATCATCAAAAACAAATCATTACTTTGGGTGAATTGTGAAACTCCCGGTAAAATAATTCATTCTGCTGGTGGTATCAACCTCTTGTTTTCTTTCTTTGGTAATTCTCTTATGAGTGTAGATTTTCAACAACGAAGGTTTTGTTTAGCATTTGCTTTTATTACTGAATACGATGACTGACGAACAAATTATTCAAATTGCTTCCTCATATTTGAGAGAATTGTGGTCTGGTGATATTGGTGATGCTGTATGGCAACCTTTAGAAGAAGATGCACTCTTGAAGTTTGCCCGAGTAATCTACACAGAAGGTTTCAAAGTGGGTTATGATGAAGGTTGGGAAAGTAATAATGTAAGCACCGAAATGAATACTTGGAGTTCTGATGATGACTGAACCTCTAACGGAACTTCTAAATCACTATCAAGATGAAGTAGATAAGTGCTGGAACATCGCACAGAAACTTGATACTCTCAATCCCGAACTTGTTGGTGCTTTTACTGGAACTCCAAGTGAGAGAATTGAACGACAACTTTATGCTCTTGGTATTCTAAATGACTACTGAAGAAATCCTCCAAATGGTAAAAGAATACTTTACCGAAGAATGGTGTGAAGAAGATGGTTGTGGATGGACTGAGTTTGCTGGAAAACCTGATGCCTTTGTGAAGTTTGCCAAAGTAATGTATGATAAAGGAAAAGATGATGAGGCAGAACTATATGTTGATGAGAACTATTGATTATGACTGACCGAAACTTCAAGAAAGAACTGAATTACTATGTCTATAATGACCCAGAATATGGTGAAGATATTGAGCATATTGATTATGATTGTCTGATTGGTATTATCACCGAGTTGTGTGATAGAATTGAAAAACTTGAAGAATGGAAATCAAAAGCACAAAAGTCCGCCAGAATTGTAAAGCAAACACTTGATGCAAAAAATGACTGACCCAACACTTGAAGAAATGCTAGAGATTGCTTCCGAACGAGAGGCAACAAATGAAGTAATTGTTGCTAAAGTATCTGAAGAAGATTATCAGAAAGTTATGAATGTGGCAGAACGACAAGAACTCATCAACGAAGCACTTGAAGAACTCAACGCAATCGTATTGGGAGGACAAAACACCAGAGAGTTTTATCTTTCAGTATCTCATATTCGTAATGTATTTGAAAGATTGAAATGACTTATACACTCAACCAAGAAGCAAAAGCATTCTCTTACACCCGTGAAGAACTCTTTGAGTGTATCACCAAAATTGTGGCACACCCACATAAAACCATCACAGAACATGATCATTCTCGTGCCCTTGCCATTATGGTAGTATTTGAGGATTATCTTGCTAATTTTACTCATAGAGATGGTGATGGAGAATATTATATTCCAGAGTGTGATGAATTGGACTTTTTAGATTTTGTAAGATTCAAACTTTGTATTGATGATTATGATTATGTTTCTGTTGATGATATTTTAAAATAATTACATAAATAATAATACCTTAATTGGTTCGCATCTTTAAGGTGGGAGAGGAGCAGAAATGCTCCTTTTCTTGTATAAATAGTATTGCGAACCAATTTAAGAGTAGAAATGGTAAATCCTAACAGATTTTATACCTATGCATATTTGCGAGAGGATAGAACTCCTTATTACATAGGTAAAGGTAAAGATAATAGAGTATATAGAAAAGGAAGAGGTGAAGTTTATCCACCAAAAGATAAATCCCGAATAATACTTCTAAAACAAAACCTAACAGAGGAAGAAGCATTTAAGCACGAGAAGTATATGATTGCCGTGTTTGGTAGGAAAGATTTAGGAACTGGTATTTTGAGAAATAAAACTGATGGTGGTGAGGGTCTTTCTGGTAGTATTAGAAGTGAAGAAACAAGAGAAAAATTGAGAATAGCACATACGGGCAAAATTCTTTCGGCAGAGCATAGACAAAAAATAAAAGAAAATAATTTAGGAAGAAAACATAGCGAAGAAACCAAAAGAAAACAAAGTAATGCACATAAAGGAGAGAATAGCATACTTTATGGAAAACCACTTTCAGAAGAACACAGAAAAAAAATAAGTGAATCTCTTAAAGGTAAAATGGCAAAAGAAAATCATCCACTTTATGGCAAATCACATTCTGAAAAAACAAAAAGAAAACAAAGTGAATCAAATACAGGTAAGTATTGGTGGAATGATGAAAATGGAAATAACAAATTTTCCAAAAAATGTCCTGGAGAAGGTTGGGTTTTGGGAAGAGGAAAAAAGAATAAAATAAAAATTGGAAAAAACCATCATAAATCAAACTATTGGAAAATTACTTTTGCTGATGGAAAAATTATTACTCAATGTGGATTAAGTAATTGGTCAAAAGAAAATGGTTATGACCAAAGTTCTATCTATAGGATTTACATAGGAAAATATAAAAGACATAAGGACATTGTGGCAGTTGAAAAACTGGCACAGGGGAACTTGAAATCGGGTGCCCTCTCTGGTATAATACACTTATGAATTGAGAAAACCTTGATGTCCTCAAAATTTATAAAGAATCCAGACGAAATAATTTTAGAGAATGTAAAACTTTTTCATTATGAGGTAATGGAGGAAGGTCGTGCTGTGTGGTTGGGAATCTATCTCAACAATGGTCAAATTTTTCATCTAAACATTGGTGGGGACAATCTCTATGTTAATTACTCAGATGAAACAGTGGATTGAAAATGCCCTCTGGTCTTGGAGAAACTGCATTGACTTTCGTTTGCAATTAGAAGATAATATTGATAGACTTGCATTTTTTGAAGAACTTTCATGGGGTTATATGCAAATGGAAGATGAATGGATTATGACTCGACCAGGGTTTGACCCATATAATCTATCAGGCAGAGACCCATACTATTCTGAGGTATTCAAAAGATGAACTTTCTAATGTCATTATGGCATAAGTATAAAGAATGGAGATGGGAACGAAAGTGCATCAAGCATCTTGGAATGAAACCTACAAAGATGTATGTGAGTCAAGAAGCATATGATACTCTCATAGAAGCAATCAACAAACCACCACAATACAACGAAAAGATCGCTAGAGTATTGAGTCGCAGAGCACCTTGGGATGATGACCGATAAATCTAAAATCTACTATAATGTCTGGTGCTGTGCTTATCAACGCAGAGGACTATATAAAGGCACAGATAGAGAACACAGAGAGCACGAAACTGTTCGTATGTGTCTCAATATGAAAGACGTGAAGTTCTACCAATTTGATACAGAAAAACCGCATTATCTCTAATGACATTCTCAAGATCACTTCTAGGAACTAATACCAAGAAAACTAAACTGTCTTGGGTTGAATACTACTGGCACTCCTGTATTGTTCAGGGGTGGTACGATTGTTGGTATGCCTTTAAGAACTGGGCGGACTTGATGGGTAATAACTACCGAGATTATGCACTTCTTGTCTCTGATGACCCATTGGAGCAATGTATCTTATACTTCTGGGACTCTTTAGAAGACGACATTTATCCCAAATATTTCTTAGATAGTTTGCTTCAAATGTCTCACGATATTGATACTGGTAAAGAGAAGGTCATTCCGATGGATGAAGTTATGGTGAACCGATTGCAAGACCTTGTAAAAGATGTGGAATTGAATGATGAAGACCTTACCTGATAAGTTTCAGTTGAGAATTATGTGGTCTGTTGCAACCTCATCTGCGATTGAAACCAGACAACCTGCATATGAAATCTTTGCAAAACTGTTGTATAATGACTTGAGTGATGAGGAATTTCCTGTTAAACTTGGAGGAAAAGACGATGGGATTATTTGATGAGATAAAGTCTTCATATTATTTGGGACCTAACTTCACAAATGTAAAAATGCAAACTAAGGACCTTGCTTGTGCAATGTGTCATTATTGGATTGCACCTGATGGGTGTTTGTATGAAATCACCTATAGAGAAACTCATACCTTTGAAGACATTAAGGAAGATGATGAGCGTTATGACCCTAAACGTTTGTTTTTGAATTATGAATGGATACCTACAGGAAAGCACGGTAAAGTAGAACCTTGTGATGTGACTGATTATGTTGAGGTTTATCCTGCAACTTTGGAAGGAAAATGTGATTACTGGCCCCGGTGTAGAATACATTTCAAACACGGAAAAGTACAAGACTATGAGGATGTGACGGGAAGATGATTAGTACAGAACTATTTCCTTATGAATCCTTTGGCGTTCGTTTGGAAGTTAAAGCAGAGAACCGTATTTGTTGGTTTAAGGACACGGTTGACTTGCAAAAACACCTAGACCGATATAAACTAGATAAGAAGAACCTGAAAATTGACTATAGAGATGGAGAACCCATTGACACCAGTAAAAAACGTAAGGGAAGTGTGGAACAAAAACCTAAACCAAAAAGTAAAGGAAGTTCTAGTACAAGTAAAGGACGAAAACCCAGCGTGGATTCCACTCGAAACACTACTCGCCCTACAAAACGCAAAAAATGATAGAGGTAACTGAAAATGAAGACAAATCATTTACCATCAGTTGGGACGAGACTTCTCCTACGGAAAGTATTCTCAATACCTGGACTGAAGATGACTTCATCAAAGTCATTATGGAACGTATTGAAGAACTGAAAAACAATGAACGACAAGACTAAACTCATTCTTGCTCTAATGCAGATTGATAACCTTACAAAACTCTTGGAAGGTAATGAGTATCAGCAATTCTTATATAGAAATTTGACCAGCGCAAAAGTAGAATTGAAGAGGCAATTGAGTCATTATGAGTAAACAATTTTATGACGATGATGCTTTCTATGTGGAGCATAAAAGTTGGGGAACTTGGCAATCACATTATCCTGATGGTAAAGGCATCATTACCTCACTGACTGAAGACCAATGTGTAACTGCTACTCGTTGGTATTTGAAAGCAAAACAAGAGGGTGAGTTTGACAAATCTACCGAAAAGACTTATTCTACAAAAGATAATTATAAACTCTAATATGACACAGAGAACTTTTACTGATAAGAATGGAAATGAGTGGAGTTGGGAAGAGACTCCTGAAACCATTGAAGCACTTAAAGAATTGCATAATACTGTAAAAAAAGTAAATGAAAATGCGTCTGACACCTAATCAACAGTTTTGGGCAAATATCTTTCGCTGTGCTGTAGAGAGGTCTAATCTTTATTTTGAAAATAAAGACCTTGAACGGCACGCAAGAGAACATACAACTGTAGTATTAGCACTTCAAAAAGGAGAGGAATTTTGGAAAGAACTACTGTAGAATATCCCTATCACGTTCTTGATAAAACTACTCCTTGGTATGAGTGGTTATGCTACTGTGAGATTTGCTATCAATTAAATGCTCCAGGACAACCATCTCTGGGGCGTTTTATGTCATACAGGCGTTATTTGAAATCTGTTGGACTTCTTGATAATGATTAAAAAATTTATTAAGTGGTTTATCTCACCAAATGAAAAACAAAATGCTGATGATGTCTATTCTAAACTAATTGAATTGCAAGAACGTATCGAAATTCTTGAAGCAGAAAGTGTAGAGAATAGTAATTGTTTCTATGAACTCTCCAATTCTATTGATGCAGTTGATGCACGTATAGATATTCTAACTCTTGAGAATTGGTGTAAAAAAGATGTATGAATTAGATTCATTCGAACGCGCACTAGCACACTTTGGTACAAGAGTAGAAATTATTATTGCACTTGAACTTGGAGATAAGATTGATGCTGACACTGCTTACAAAAATATTAAAATGGAACTCAAGGAACTCAAACGAATCCGAAAATCCATCAAGAAAGACAAGGATTTGTGATAAATGTGGAGTCGAAAAACCACTTGACAAAGACCACTATCAGGTGGTAAAGTATTTTCGTGATGGTTTTTCTTATTACTGCCACGACTGCTCTAAACCCAAACCTAAAGATTGATTATGGATTATAAAAAGTATTCTCTTGAGAATCTTGAGAATTGGATTCACGATGCGATGTCTGCAGGTGAAGCAACACCCAAGGAGATTTATGACACTATTTTGGGTGTGGTAAAAGAAAACTACTACACATATAAACAGAAAACATCTGAAGCATATGAACTTCTTGGACTGTTGCATAGTGGCGTTGATAATAACAAATATCAAGATTATCTAAATGAAATCTTGAGTTGTGATAAAGATGATTCTTCACCAGAATGTAAAGGTGCCTGGAATGATTTTTGGAAAAGTGGTAGTGATACTGAATATGAATTGAGAGAGGCAGAGTATTATAATAAAGAGGTATTTGTAAGTGAAGACGGAGACATATATCCAGTGAAAGATAAAATTGTAAAGTGGCAACTTCCTGTTGAAATGGATGGACTGACTGGCGAATGTTATGTTCAGTTTCCTGATGATTTGCTTGAGGTTGCTGGACTTAAAGAAGGTGATGTTGTAGAATGGATTGATCGCAATGATGGTAGTTTTGAAATGAGGAAAGTAAATGCTGAGTAAACAAACTCTTGATCATCTTTTGGAGGCAGAATCACATCTTCGTGCCGCAATTAAATCTGCAGCAATCAATGAGAAGGCAACAGTAGTTCAACAACTCTCTAAGATTCTATTGAGTATTGAACAATGCAAAAAGTTTGAAGAACTGATGGATATGCTGGACACTCGCAATCCAGGAAGTAGAGGTTCTTTTAGTTCATTCTTTAATGATGAAGATTAACATATGTAAAGCAATCCCGAAGAGATTGTTAAGTGTCTAGATAATTTATATGGATATGCTAACATATCATAGTATTCGGGAGCAAAATTATGACTCTTTCGTCAGGCAAACATCAAAAACTTACAGATGATGAGTGGAAAGAAATGACAGCACTTAAAAATGCTATCAATGAAAGACCTGCTGCTGTCATTCCTGAAAAAATGGAAGAGTTTACTGAGTATCTTGTGCGAAGTTTGCGAGAAAAAGGTGGTTAAGTTTCTGGAGGGTTGACAACCCTCTTTTTTATGCTATAATTATTATAGTCCAAATCAGACGATGACTATAAACTCAAGTCCTATTTTCTAAACTCCAGAGGAGACAAAATGACATCATATATTCAAGATCCAAAGTTAAAAACTTTGGGAGAAATCGCTGCAACTTTAGGTAAAATTAAATTTGCTAAAGGTGCAATAGGAAAACAATTAAAACTGGTTTATCTGAAAGTTTCCCAACTCTGTGTTAGTTCAGATTACCAAAGATTTATTCAAACTGCTACTCTGAAGAAAGCAAAGCAGTTTAATAACGAACTATGTCAACCTTTGTTTGTTGCTCTGCGTCCAGATGGGATTTATGTAATCGTGGACGGGCAACACAAAGCAATTATGGCACATCTGGCAGAACTGCCTGAAGACTTTGAAATTCCTTGTTTCGTTTATATTCACGATGAAGATGCAAGTCTGTCTGATTGTATTGCAAAGGAAGCAAAACTCTTTGAAGACCTAAACACTACCCGTAAAAACACAAGCACACTTGATAAAGTTCGCGCTGGACTGTCTTACGGGGATGAAGATTCTGTTCAGTTTGAAAACAACTTCATCGCTATCGGTGTCAAAGCAGAAGGTATTGGGTACAAGAATGGTCCTGAGATAAATGGATTTGCCAAAGCAGTTGAGTCTATCAACAAATGGAAGATTAGTAACTCAAAACAAGCAGTAGACTTTCTTTATCCAATTTACAACAATCAATGGGGGTGCGATTATATTGATGGTAGTATGATTGGCGGTCTTGCTGCAGTCTTTAACTTGATTGATGCACTTGGTAATGGTAAAAAAGCAGATGGACTTCAGTTCTATTTGAAGAACAACTTTGCTAATGTATCAAAGGCAAAATGGACAGAAAATACCAGAGGAAACTCAGATGTTCTGATTGCTAGAAAGATTGTCAAGAAGTATAATGATCTTGTTGAGCAGAACCTTATTGAAGGTGCCGTAATTGGTGAAGATATGCTATCCAACAACAAACTTGGTAAATTAGACGAAGTTTCATAATAAATGAACAAACCACCGTTAAAGTGGGCGGGAAACAAATATCGGGTCCTGCCCCATCTTATTCCCCATATTGGTTATCCAAAGCGTTATTGTGAACCCTTTGGTGGTAGTCTTGCTGTTGCATTGAATACACCAGCACAGCAATATATTCTCAATGATGTGAATAAAGATTTGGTATCAATCTATCAGAATTTGGTAAATCCAAATGATGATAGTTTCATTCAATATTGCGAAGAACTATTCACTCCAGAGAATAATACCAAAGAAGCATATTTAGAGTTGCGAGAGCACTTTAATCAAGCAATAGACACTACAGAGAGGGCACGACTGTTCATTTACTTGAATCGTCATTGTTTCAATGGTTTGTCGCGATATAATAGCAAAGGTGGATTTAATGTTCCCTTTGGTAAGTATGACAAACCATCTTGCCCTTCCGAAGAGATGATGAACTTCAGGATGTATTTCCTATCCAAACAACTGGTGAGGTTCACATCACTTTCTTTTGAAGATTTATCTCTTTATGAAGATTTGGAAGCAGGTGATGTTGTCTACTTTGACCCACCGTATGTTCCTGCATCAGATACTGCAAACTTCACAAATTATGCAACCGATGGATTCACTGATGTTCAACAAGAACAATTAGCACAACTTGCAGAATCTCTTGCTGCAAAAGATATTAAAGTGATTGTATCAAATCATGATGTTCCTATCACAAGAGAACTCTATAAAAATGCTACAATCTATCCGATTCAAGTAACAAGAACGATTGCTGCAAAAGGTGGCAGTAGGAAGAAAGCAAGTGAACTGATTGCAGTCTATTAAAGTTACTCACCTCCAAAGTGTCCTAGTAATGTAAGCACAACACTCAAATGTCAACCCGCTCTCGCATCGGTATTGAACTCTCTGACGGTTCTGTTCTCTCTGCCTATCACCACTGGGATGGTTATCCTGAATGGTTGGGTCGTATTCTGAAAACGCACTACAATACCAAAGAGAAAGTTTCTGAACTGATTGATGGTGGAGATATGAGTTCCTGCTGGTCCGAAGAATGTTGGACTAATGAAGAAATTATTCCTGGCGTGAAAGGAGTTGGACCTCAAAAATACGGTCCTCAATACTACTCTCAGCGCGGTGAAGATTGCCCTCCTCGTCTTGATGCTGAACTATGTGAGTATCTGCTGCCTGATGGAGCAGAAGAGTTCCACTATGTCTTCCGCAATGGTGAATGGGTGTGCTATAATATGCACCAGTTTGATGATAACAAACTTCCCGAAATCGTTGAAATCCCCTCTGCTGCCCTTGCTGTTTGACCTATGAAAACTACTACCGCTTTTGGCGTTCTTTTTATTGCTGTTGTTCTTGTAACAGCAAGTCTATTCTTTGAGGCGTGGTTGCTTGGACTTATTCTGTCTTGGTTCAATGTATCTTTGACCTTCTGGCAGAACTTTGCCATCATTGCTCTTGCTAATCTTATCTTCAAACCCACAGGAGTTTCTTCTAAATGAACAAAAAGCACATTGTCGCTGGATTGATTAGTCTTGCAGTCATTCTTGGTTGGAATGTCTTTCTAATCCAGCGTGATGATGCTCTTTATAAATCATACTATCGTCAACAAGCAACTCAACAACTAAAATGATTCCGAAACGACTCCGCGACCTTATCAAACAAGCAGAAATGGACAAAGTAGCAGAAGAGTTCTGGAAAGAAGTTGAACGCGAAGCGGCAAAAATGGAGGTTACTGTAGACTATTATCTTGCAGAGTTTTATTGACAAACTGCAATCTTAAACCTATACTAAAGGAGTAATTTTCAAACACAAATGGCACAAAAGTTTCTTTATCTGGTTGACCACTACATTCCTTTTCCTTCCAGTGAATATGGTGGACTTTGGAATGTGATTGCGGAAAACGACAATGAATGTTTTGATTTGATTGCTGCAGAAGATGATGACAACTTCTATGAACAGTATTACACCACTCTTCGTGAAAATGTGTTAAGCGCAAGGACTTATGCTCTTGCTGAGGATGTAGAATCTGCAGTAGTTGAATCTTTTACAACCTGATTATGACTCACCACGTTGCTCACACCAATAAAATGGTTTTTGATTTGAAGACACAGTATCAAGAACGTATTGAACAACTGCAAAGTAAAATTGCAGAACAAGAACACGAAATCTCACAACTGCAGAAGCAAATTGAGTATATGTCGCGTGACAAATTCTATGACTGTTGAAGTTCCCCCACTTCCTTATTCTGCTCCCGAAGGATACTATTATGAGTGTGAAGAGTTCAAGCGAAATGTTGTCAGTATTTGGTTATGCAACACTCGCAAGTTTGTCTATAATAATGGTGCTCCGACCAGAACTATACACTCCTTCTACAATACCAAAACCAGAGAGTATTTCTTCCCCATCAATAGTAAGTCCATCGGTGCTCGTGTAAATATCAACGACACGCGAAACTATACTACAATGCCTATCAAGCAGTCTCCATTAGATGCGTTCTTTGTATGACATACAAACCACAAGTCAATGATTATGTTGAATGGACAAAAGGTGTTGAAGGTTGGGTTTATTTTAAGGGAGATGAGTACATAACCATTGAGTACATTGTCCGCCCTAAAGATGAAGAAAACTATGAATGTTGTCCTATTCATAAGAATGAAAGATTGCTTGTAGTTTGTTACAAAGAAGATTGGAAACACTTAAAGTATGTTAAATCAAGAGAATCAATCTATGAGGAAGAACAAAACTGTCTGGCGGTTGCTTGCTAAGGCACTTGGAGAAAAAGCAAGTAAATGTGATAAAGAAGCGGATAAGGTAGCACTTATCCGCCTTTTGATGTTTTTGAGTATTTTTATTACTAACTGTTTCATCATCGCCAATGCAATTCGGCATTGGGACAAAGAGACTAAGATTGAAGTATATGTTGAAACTTCTACACTTCCTGAATATCAAACTCCACCTATGAAAGTATCAAATAGAGCACTTGAATTTGAGTAGAAATAAATAATCAAAAAGTATAATTAAAATGCTGACATTTAGAGAGTTCTATCAAATCTGCGAAGGTAAGAAACCTGATACTCCCCCACATGCAGTTCCTGGAACTTATAAGAAAGATAGTGAAGGTAATATTTCTTATACTCTCCAGAGTTATGATGGTCCACTGGGTAAACCAAAAAAGAAAGAAATTGATAAGTTAGTTGTAAAGCGTAGTGGTGGAAAAGCAGTAACAAAGAGATTGAAAAAGTTAGCAAAATCAGTTAATAAAATCACAGAAGATTTGCAACAGCGAAGACAAGAACTTCGTCAGAGACAAAAGAAACAAATGGTAGCACAAAAACAAAAGGTTTCCGATTATCAATCAAGACAGAAAGAAAGATTATCTGCACAAAGAGAAAGAGAAGCATTAAAATCGGAAATTAAGAGAGAATTGCAGACTGAGCAAACTCCTACAATGGAACCCAATTATTATAATAAATTGATTGCAAAAAGTCAGTTATCAAGAAAAAGAGCAAGAGAAGCACATGCTCAGAGAGAAATGGAGCACGAAGCAAGTGCTCAGCAGGCACAAAAAAGAAGAGAAATGAGAGCAATTATGAGTCGCAATTAAAGTTACTCACCTCTAAAGTGTCCTAGTAATGTAAGCAACAAACAAGTTATGGACTGCTTCGACGACATTCAAATTGAAGAAATCGCTGGATTTGACTTTAATGAAAAAGATCTTGTTGAATTGATTGAAGAACAAGATGATTTTAATATGAATGAATATCTTAAGTCTAACATTGACTACTGACAGTTTCTAAACTGTCCACTAAACTCTCCACACTGACCCCTCATCCTTTAATATACTCAATGACTGAACACATCCCTAACGTGCTTCCTTACATCAAAGAACTGAAAGAGACTTGGAGGCGACAGGATTTCACTTTTAGTAAGCAACAGCAAGAAGAGTATGATTTGCTTCTTGCTACTCGTCGCGAACGTGTGAAACAATTTTATGCAACCGACAGAGTTTGTAAAGTAAGCAAATCCGCCCAAGATAAACTTAAAGATGAAGACTAAATATTAGTGCTTAAGAGTCGCATCTAAAAGCAAATGAAAAGGGGCAGAAATGTCCCTCTTATTATATAAATATAAATGCGACTCTTTAAGACAAGAATGAATAACTATTATACCTACGCTTATCTGCGTGAGGATAGAACTCCTTACTACATTGGTAAAGGTAAAGGAAACCGAGCATATAGAAGGAGAAAAAATGACACCAAATCTCCTAAAGATAAATCTAAAATAATATTTCTTAAGCAAAATCTTACTGAAGAAGAAGCATTTAAGCACGAAATCTATATGATTGCTGTCTTTGGAAGAAAAGATTTAGGAACTGGTATTCTCCATAATAAAACTGATGGTGGTGATGGATCTTCAGGTAGAGTTATGACTGAAGAGCAGAAGAGACATTTATCTAAAGTGACGAAAAAATATAGTGAAGATGAATTGAAAAAGAAAGCATCTGATTACTACAAAAAAAACAAAGAAAGGATTTCAAAATATTACGCGGAAAGATGGAAAAAACTAAAGGATAATCCAGAGGAAATGAAAAAACACAGATTAAAACAAAGAAAACCAACAGAAACGCATAAAACAAATAGATTATGGAAAACCTGGATCATTACATTTGAAGATGGTAGAACACTAGAGATGACTGGTTTACATAATTGGTGTAAACAAAATAATTATAATGATTCACTAATCTATCAGGTTGCAAAAGGTAAAAGAAAAAAACATAAAGATATTATATTGGTAGAAGAATTGAACAATGATGACATCTAAATACTAAAAAGTAGTGTTTAGATAGACCAATGCGTACATTTCAACAGTTTATGTCTCTTTGTGAAGCATCTGATGCCGATGCTGCTAGTCAACTTGGTTGGGGTGGTGGTGCTTCCATCATCAAAACTGGTGCTGGTGGTAGAATAGGTAAAGAGCGCAAAAAGTCTCCTGTTGAAATTCGCAGAGTAAGAGCAGTTGGTGGTGGAAGAACCGAACCTGTTGGACCATACAAAACACGCAAAGATGTTGGTCAGCAAAGAGGTTCTTCTGCACCTGCACCTGGAAGAGGTCAAGGTGCAACAGAACTGAAACCAGGAACTGCAGGAACTCAAGGAAGTGCTGCAATGACTGCTAAAGAAAGACAGCGTAAAGCATATCTTGAGCGTAAAGCAAAAGAAAGTGGTAAAGAGCAACCAAAGACTGCATCACAAGCAATCGCTCAAGCAAAACCACAGCAAGAGAAGAAACCAGCAGCACCACGCAGACAATGGAGAACTGATAGTGGTGCTCCTATGACACGCCAGGAGAGAGATGCTGCAAGAAACAGAGAGAAAACAGCAGCAGCACAAAAGACTAAGAAGTCTGCTACTGAGATTCTTGCACAAATGCGTAGAGAATACGAAGAAAAAGGTGGAAAGTGGAACAGTAAAGTTGCCGTTCAAATGAGAGCAAAAGCAAAAGCAGCAGCACAAGCATCTGGAAGTTGACTCCAATTAAAGTTACTCACCTCCAAAGTGTCCTAGTAGTGTAAGCACAACACTCACGCAATGCTCTGGCAAGACCGCAACGGTAACTGGTTCATGACCAAATCTGCCCTTGATATGAAGATTGAGCAAGCAATAATTGCTGAGAACGCTAACAAAGTCTGGGAAGAAAAAGAGCGTTCTGGTGATTGGTTGTTTGATGAAATGTTTGGTGGTTGATTAAACCCTACCAGCACGCTCAGATTGACCTCTAAGCGTGCTATTTTTGTCTTTACTTATCAAACCACTGAGAACAATGAATTACATCCAAATCCCTGATTTTGTCTTTGATGATGTCATTCGCCTTCTTCAAGAGGGTGTTAATGTCGCTAAGAATGTTGATTTCAGTTCTAATCCCGAAACTGAGAGAAGTCCATCCTTTGCGAATGGATACAATCGTGCTACAATGCAAGGTGTGATTGATAAACTGAAGGTATATAAACAGACCGCGAATTAAAGTTACTCACCTCCAAAGTGCTCTAATACTAGATGATGATACCAATGCAAATCCAACTCCGTCCGCACCAAGAACGTGGTGTTGCTGCTATGGCGAAGCATAATAAGGGTCAAATTATTGTTCCTACTGGTGGTGGTAAGACTCTCAAGATGATCTATGATTGTCTGCGTGAGTTGCAGTCTGAAACTCCACAGACGATTGTTGTTGTTGCCCCTCGTATTCTCCTGGCAGAGCAACTCTCCGCTGAGTTTATGGAGTTTATCACCAACGCAAAAGTTTTTCATATTCACAGTGGTGAAACTCATCACGAATCTTCTACTCGCCCGCGTGAGATTCGCAACTGGGTTAATGCAAATGCTGACAATCATCGCCTGATTGTAACCACCTACAACTCTCTGTCGCGTCTTCAAGTGGCAGAAGTTGATGTGGATACAATTTACTTTGATGAAGCACATAACAGTGTTCAGCGTCACTTTTTCCCTGCAACTGAGCACTTTGCTGCTAACGCACGTCGCTGCTACTTCTTTACTGCAACTCCTAAACATTCCCTTGCCACTGGCAAACCTGGGATGAATGATGCTGCTGTTTATGGTCAGGTAATCTGCAAAGTTCCTGCTCCTGAGTTGGTTGAGGGTGGTTATATTGTGCCTCCTAAAGTTATCGTCAAGCAACTCCCTATGGTAACTGGCAAGCAGACTAACTTTGACCGAGATGCAGAGAATCTGCTGGAAACGATTGATGAGAACAAAGTCGGTAAGATTCTAATTTGTTCTAAGGCAACCAAGCAAATCGTTTCGCTGGTGTCGGAAACTGATTTCTGTGCTGAACTAGAGGAACGTGGTTTCTCTTGGATGTATATTACTGCTAAGACTGGTGCAGTTATTGATGGACGCAAGGTCAACCGCGAGGTATTCTTTGATACCCTATCTGCCTGGGGTAAGGATAACGATAAGAAGTTCGTTGTTCTACACCACAGCATCCTCGCTGAGGGTATCAATGTGAGTGGTTTGGAAGCAGTGTTGTTCCTGCGTAATATGGACTTCATTGGTATCAGTCAGACCATCGGACGTTGCATCCGTTTGCATCACGATGATGCCAAAGGTTTGCGTGATGGACGTATCGAACCTGGCAACCTGGCACAATATAGCAAATCGTTCGGTCTTGTTTGCATTCCTGTCTACAGCAAGGTTGGTATCAGCACCGCTCGCGCTGTGCAGTCGGTTGTTGATACTATCTTCCAGAAGGGAGAACCTGCTATCAGTGTGGTGCGGCGGTGAGTCTCACTCTAGACTCATGTATTCATCAGGGTCAAAACCCTGATTTTTCTGCAATTTTACTGCAAACGACCTAGAACCCATCCACTGCAACTAAATCACCGATTTTTTTCAAAATGAACTTGAAGAACTGGAAATCCTATTGTCAAACTACATTCAACTCGCTACGGGCAAATGTAGAAAACTGGGGCGACCCTGATTTCTTCCGACCCATCACACGATTGTACTATATTGGTGTGTTTGATTGTGCTCAGGTCAATCATCTTGGTCTGATAAGTGAAGCAGCAAAAGATAATCCAAAAGAACGAACATACGATCACTGTTTGTCGCCACAATTCATCGGTCGAATGATTATGGACAATCCAGACAAATACCTGGAAGATTATGATGTATTTGAGAACCTGTTTTGGTTATCTTGCTCTACAATTACAGTCACAAAGGATGAGAACAAGAATCTGAGTATGCTCACAGAAAATAATGGTATCGACTACAAAGTTCATGTGCCAACTAATCTCAAATACAAGCATCTTGGCATCAAATTGTATCAGAAGAATGGTGCAAGGTGGAATGATGCTGTAGAATACGATGACAACATTATTCCTGCACCATCAGATTTGTTGGAATATGAGAAGAGGTTTCTAGTATGAAAGAAGGATTTACAATGTTTCGTGATGAATACGCTGCCATTCCCTACGGCAACCAGTATCTTATCATTCACAATGGTCAGCAACTTGAGAAACTTTGTAGGACTGAAAGTTCTGCCAGAAAGTATATCACTGACCATAAAAAAGGTGTGTCAATGGCAAAACTTCCCGTGAATTAAAGTTACTCACCTCTAAAGTGTCCTAGTAGTGTGAGGGTCGTTCCTCACTGAAGTTTCTAACCCAAATTATGACTTTTTACTGGACGTTTGTTGACACCCTCGTGAAGAACATCGCTACCATCGCTGCCATTGTTGTTGGTGTGGTTCAGTTCTTCATTCGTTCATTCAATGAGAATGATGGGCGTGAGAAAGTTCGTGTTGCAACTCTTCAGTTTCTGAAATTTGTTGATACGCTGATTGAGTTTGGTAAAGCACAACTTTCTCCTGTTGATGTAGTGGAGCAACCTGCTGCTGTTACTAAAACTCGTAAGCGAGTCACTGCCTGATAAATTGGCACAGGAGCACTACTTTCTATGAGTGCTCCCTCATTGTACCTTTGTTCTTAAAAACTCCAATGATTTTTCTCACTGTTCCTGGTCACGGTTGCGTTTACACTCTCTCGCAAGAAGATGGCGATGAGTTGTATTATGCACCTATCTATGCCGATGGAAGTGTAAATCTTGAGGAGTTTGCTCCTGTAGATCTTGACTCTGTAGATATGGATGATATGGAGATCTTTGACATTCGCAATCGCCTACAAAAACTGGTTCAAGTTTGACTTAATTAAAGTTACTCACCTCCAAAGTGTCCCAGTAGTATGAGCAAGCAACCAATGCAGAACAAACACATTGAACACCCCGAAGATAGCATCCTTAATGGTGATCTTTCGGTTCTTGATTGGTTCTCCGCTGATTCTACTATCAGCGTAAAGATGGATGGTGCTCCTGCTATTGTGTGGGGCACTAATCCTGAGAATGGTAAGTTTTTTGTCTGCACCAAAGCAGCATTTAACAAGCAAAAGATTCGCCTGTGTTACACCGAAGATGACATCTTTCTGCACTTTGGGCATCAACCAAACGTAACACAAATCCTCATCTTCTGTCTGGATTTCCTGCCTCGCACTAAGAAAGTGTATCAGGGTGATTTTATTGGTTTTGGTAGTGGGTTGGATACTTTCAAACCCAATACTATTACCTATAAGTTCCCTGAGATTGTGCGTCAGGAGATTGTTATTTGTCCTCACACTTACTACACTGGGGACCGACTGCCTGAGATGGTAGCACACCCTATCACCAGCAAGTTTGCAAGCACCAAACAATGCTTGTTTGTGCAACCTGCGGTGTCCCTGAATCCTTATCGTGAAGATTTGGAGGATGTGTGTAAGTTTGCTAAACAAATGAGCACTCTATGTGAGTTTGTGAGCGACCGTAAAGCATCACAAATCAAAAAAGAGATCAATGCCTGCATCCGTGAGGAAAGAGACGTGGATGAAGATGAAATTGCAGAAAAATGTGATTGTGACAAGAACCTCATCAGATTGTGGAAACTGGTGAAGTCTATCAAAGACGATTTGTTCCTGTTCATTCATGAAGAAGATGAGATTGAATGTTATCTCTGGGGAGTGTCAAGTTTCCACGAAGGTTATGTCATTCATAACAAGTTTGGATCTTACAAAGTAGTGGACCGCGAAACATTCTCTCATGCCAACTTTACAATGGTGAAGAATTGGGGTTGAATTAAAGTTACTCACCCCCAAAGTGTCCTAGTAGTATGAGCACTCCTACAATGCAAGCACAAGCACAACAAACCATCGCAGAGAATGTGTATAAGAACACTCTGCTGCTGATTGAAGCACTGAAAGACAACTATCGTCAGTATTCTATTCGTGGTCATCAGCGTTCCGCAGAACGTGGTGAAGGTGTAGAGTATCACCTTCGCAAGGTTGATGAACTCAAGTCTGGCAAGTGTGATATTGACTATACCATTGAGACTGGTAAAAAGTATCACAAAGTCATTCTGGTGAATGGTGGTGGTTCGCGCAGTGTTCATTGCTTCATTGACAAGAACACTGGTGAAGTGTATAAGTCTGCCACTTGGAAATCTCCTGCGAAAGGTGTTCGTTATGACCTTCGATTGATCAAAGATCGTGAATATCTGCTGGAAAATGCAGACTGGTCGGGTGGTTATCTGTACGCAAAATGAACTACCTTTGTTTCGTTGATGGTCTGCTGGAGTATGCTAGCAGCGACTCATCTTCTTTCGCACACTATCAGTTAATGTATACTGAAGAGCACAAGAACGCTAATGTTCAGTATCTTACTCTAACTGACGAAGAGTATGACGAAATGTTCCCTTATGAAGAGGATGAATGACTTACTCTAATCTCTCAAAGATTAAACCACAGTTTCGCACCAAAGGTAACATCACTGGCAATTTCGGTGTTTCAAAGGTGAAGGCAGGTTCATCACTCAATGACATCGGTGGTAATGGTAACATAGGTGCCACACAGAATGAGTATCTAAATCGTCTTTATTATGCTTTTGATAACACTACCGAACCTAAACTTCGTCAGTTCATTTATCAGGAGATTCGCAAAATCCACGTCCAAAGAGGAACGTGGTAACGGGTAATTAAAGTTACTCACCTCCAAAGTGTCCTAGTAGTATGAACAACACTACCGACCGCAAGTTTCACAACATCTCTCTCGAAGATCGTGAAATGTTTGCATACAACGCCGCTTACGAGCGTCGTCAACAACAACTCGCTGCAGTTGCACCCGAACTGCGTATCAAATACTGCTTCGAGTTTCTGAAAGGTTATGTCGCTGAGGGTGATTCTGAAATGGCAAAGCGTTGCTATGATGGTATCGCTAAGTACAGCGAAGTTCTTGACACTTCTGAAGCACACTATTGATGAACACTTATCGTATGCTGATTGAGTATTGGGTTCCTGATGAAGATGAGAACCTATACGAAGAAAAGTTCATTCAATCGCGTTCATCTTGTGGTAAAATCGCTGATGATTACCTAGCACAAGACCGCACAAATCTTATCCGTTCCGTTGAAGTTACCCCTGTTTGATTATGACTGACGGTTACACTTTCAATCGCGTTAAGTTCACAAAAGATGAGGAAACTTGCATACTGCGTTTGTTATATCAAGCACGAGATTGTGAGCACTCTGGTATTGATGAAGAATGGAAACCATTGTGTAATGATCTAATCACCAAATACTACAATTCTAACATCAAAGAAGCACAGGAGTTTCAAACACTATGAAGTACATTGTTGAGTTATACGTTGGCGGTAAAGTCTTCAAGGAGGAAGTGTATGCTAACTCTCCAAAAGATGCCCGCGAAACTGCACAAGCACGCAATCCTACTGCAAAGGTTGTTGGTGTCAATGGAACTTTCAAGTAATTAAAGTTACTCACCTCTAAAGTGTCCTAGTAGTATGAGAAACACTTTTACCGTTCGATTTTGGTCTGAAGCACTCGATTCTCCAGAGTACATTGGACCTTTCTACTCTGAAAAAGAGGCAGAAGACTATTGCGATGCTCGCAATGGTTCGTTATCACTCTCTGGGATTCCTTCCTGGGTTGCTTGTTACTCTGTTGTTGACTGATTGGTGATTTCACTTCCTAATTTTACCATGACTAAACTAACCACCCTTGAAGTATTTGCCAAACTGAATGTAACTGACTTCAGTGCATTTGAGAAACCTGGCAAGAACAAAGGTGCTCGCGGGCAACTGTTAGAAACTGCCCTCGGAGTTCCTAACTCCTCCGACCTGAAAGATTTGGAGGATGGAGAAATTAAGACTTTTACAGTTGGTGAATCTATTGCTGCCACACAGTTGAAGCATTGTCTATCTGAAATCATCGAAGATGCAGTGTCATTTGATGATAGCAAGGTTGGACAGAAACTGAAGCAAACTGTATATGTTGGATTCACTCGCAACAACGATTATGTGGGCAGTGTTATTCTGAATGAAGAAACTCATGCTGCACACTATCAAGAATTGCGTGAGGATTATGAGTTCATTTGTAACAGCATCCGCACACTTTTCGATGCAGGCAAAGAACTTTCTACCATCACTGGTCCTAACGGACTTCTGCAGATTCGCACCAAAGCATCTAAAACCAACGGTCGCTATGTACCTCTGACCTTTGCAGATGTGACCCTTAAGGATAAAGGAATGGCATTCTATTTGTGTGGTCAATTCGGTCGCAATCTGTTCTGAATTAAAGTTACTCACCTCCAAAGTGTCCTAGTAGTATGACCACTGAAACCACTAAAATGACAGTTCATTACGCAAATCTGTTCTCTCAGAATATCAATCTGACTGCTGAGTCTATCGCTGATTTCATTCGTACTTTCAAGAGCAATATGTTTGATAAGTACACCCGATATGACGGTAAAGTGTACATCAAGCACAGTGTAGATTCTAAAACAAAAGGTGATGTATTCTCAGTCGAAGCAATGTTTTATGAGTACAAAGGTTGCTGGTGTGGTAATCAGAAATCCTTTGGCACTTTTGATAATTTTGCTGATGCAGTTGCCTGTGCTCGCAATATCCAACTGCCTGAGGATAGCATCAGTGAGAATGATGCACTTGCCCTGATGCGTAACTGAAACTCTACGTCAATTAAAGTTACTCACCTCTAAAGTGTCCTAGTAGTATGGACAACAACCTGAATATGATGACTGCATTTGTGACACCCAAGAGTAAGAAAGCACAGAATCGTTTCTGTAACTTAATGAACCGCAATAATGAATGTATTGTGGAGCAACATCACGGAAACAAAGTGTTTCTAACCTCTGCAAACGGTAAGAATCACTTTTGGGTCAATCTTACTGCAGATGTTGACTGGAACATCGAGTTCAATTAAAGTTACTCACCTCCAAAGTGTCCTAGTAGTATGACCACTTCCACTGAAACCCTGACTAACACTAAAAGTATGAACTACTACAAAATCACTGAAATTGAGTTCGATTTCGACTATGAAGATCTCACTGAGTATGAGAAGAAAGAGATCGTAGATGATGCAAAATCTTGCCTTTGGGCACCTCCGAGTGAGGAAGATCTTGTCGATTGTATCTCTGACAACACGGGTTGGTGTGTCAAATCCCTGAAGTATGATGTCATTAACTGATGGCAAAAAGTCTTACATTTAAGTCTCCTTGTAAAGTGAAGACATTTACACTAATCTTCATTGTTGCGATGATACTCTCACCTGGAGTTCGCAACATCACTTCCAATACATTGCACACTGTAGCAGACATTATCTCACCGCAACAATGATTGAAATCCTGTTAGCATCTACGATTATCGGAGCAACTGAAATCGCGCCGAATGTTCTGCAAATCGACTACCTTACTCCAAACCAGCAGATTGTTACTGTACTAGACAATGTTGAACTTCAAGGAGGACAAATCGACCATGATTGAGACTGATTTCTACATTCTTTCTCAGGAACAATATCAAGAAAATCTACAGTTTGCAAATGAACTTGGCGTCACTATTGATTACTTTCTTCTAGAGTTTTGTGATGTTCAAGGACCATATGTGACGACCAATTAAAGTTACTCACCTTGAAAGTGTCCTAGTAGTATGACCACTTCCCAAATGTCTCAAATGTCCAAAATGTCTGTCTACGCTGTTATCGGTGGATTTGATTATGAAGGTGAGAACTTCAGATCTCTCCGCTTGTTTGATTGTTTCTCTGCTGCCAATGCCTACCTGAAGGAACTGGAATCTGAGTGTGATTATGTTCTACTCGAAACCCGTGAGGTATGTCTAGAGTCTGCAATCGCTGCCTGATTATTGTTACTTAACGCTGAAATCACAATGACATTCACTGACGCACTTATCGCATCTGGTTATTTCTTCCAACCCGAAACTGGTGCCTTTTGGAAGGAAGATTGTAACGACAATGTTCACTCTTATGTTGAACAAACCGAAGGTACTTGGTCTTATGAAAAGTATGATCAAGATTCCCAACTTGTGACATCTAAAGTATTTTCTCTGTAAGTCGCAATTAAAGTTACTCACCTTGAAAGTGTCCTAGTAGTATGACCACTGAATCTCCAACCATGCGAGTTATTGAATCCAAAATGAACAATGCTATTACCAACTGCAAAGACTGGAAGTCTGACAACACTGAAGTTCTCTATTCGCCCGAACGTGATGCTTCATATGTTTATCTGCATGGCAATCATATCGCAACGATTGGTGATACCTTCCTTGAACTTTACACCTGTGGGTATAAAACTCCAACAACCAAATCACGTCTCAATGCTATTCTGAAAGAGCACGGAAATGATGCCCGTATCTTTCAACGTGATTTTGAATGGTTTGTGATTGATAACGGTAACACAATTCCTTTCACTGAAGGTATGGTGCTTAACTGATGACTAACGAACAAAAGATTGAAGCACTGACTAATCTTCTAGACAGCGTAATTCACTCTCTGAGTATGAAACAATACGAGATTGAAGATGCAACACAGTCTCATCAATGTGAAGTAGAAGCAGATGAGTATTACCAGAAGATGCTCACCATTCTTCACTCTAACTGAATCAAACAAAATGTTCAAAATCCGTTACTTTACACCTTATCAACAACAATGGAGGACGCAAACGTTCTCTACACTAGAGGAAGCAAATCGTATGATTGAGTTCTACAAATCGTGTGGTAGTCCTGCTGAATTGATCACCAATTAAAACCAAGCAAAAGAATATGCAAACCATGGAACGTCCAAAGATTGGTGATACCAGAGTTTACATCAGAGAGTATAATAACAAGTTCTCAGTTCAGGTTGATGTGTTCAAAGAAAACACTCTGCGAGGTGATGCTTACTGGGTGACTAAAGAGTTCAAGACTTATACAAAAGAAAAAGATGCACTTAAGTTTGCATCACGATTCTCCTGATAATCCTACACTCTTAAATCGAAATGTTACTCTCTAAGTCCTCATTCAACGACCAACAAGTTCTGCCTTTCATTGTAAAGAAAGAAGCACAAAGAACGGAGGATGGTAGTTACTCACTGCATCTATTCTCCCGAATTGTAATGACTAAGGAAGGCAAGAAGTATAGGTATTTGCCTCTTAGATTTGAAGGAGAAGAAGCACGATTCCGTAAAAGATCTGATGCAGAGGATTATGCAAGGTACAGATTAGCGATTGATTGATATAAGATAGAGAGGGTACTTCTACCCTCTTTTTTTATGCTTTTATGCCAAAATAACGTTAAAAAAACAATAAAATCAATTAAAAATATCAATTTAAATATAAACGTTCGAATTAAATGCCTGATAATTATTGTTATTAATGTGTGATAATGATATGAATTCGTATCAATTAAGTGCCTTTAATCGTCTCTATTATCTTATAATGTGCCAGAGAATGTGTGCTGATACATTATAAACGTGTCGAGGTCTTGTCTTCTTACCGAGCATAACATAAGAACAGCACTTTTGTCAACCACAGGGTCACAAAATCCTCACAATTCCCCTGCTTAAATCCACCAGGACCGCCTAAATACCCCCAGACCATTGACATTTTCGCCCAGGCATCTTATAGTACCTTCATAACACACAGGAGCGCACTTATGTCAGTAGCATACACTCAGGCACAGAAGGTTCGTTATCGCATCACTCTAGATATCTCTGCGTTTCCTGACTTCGACCCACATCAAATTGACTGGGAGAAACTCTTCAAGTTGGAACCTGCAGAGAAGTGTGATGCTTACGTAGAAGACCTAAGTACACCCGATAGATGGTAATTTGGTAGCAATTTATACCAAATAAGGCGTTTAAGTTTTGATAACGTAATACCTCAAAAAACCTATAAATAACGACGTATTAAGTTATCAAAATACCTATGAACTTATTAAGGGAAATTCTAATTGAAAAGTTGGGTGGAAAGTGTGTAGAATGTGGTTGCACAGAAGCATTAGAGTTTGACCATATTGACCCTTCTACAAAGTCATTCAATATTGCTGCAGGTTATAGTAAACCTAAGGAAGTTCTGTTAGAAGAGTTATCAAAGTGCCAACTTTTATGTAACAAATGCCACATTGAAAAGTCTAAAAAAGACAGTAAGTTTCGTCCCAAAACTATTGCTGGAGGAAGACCTCTAAAGTATAAGCATCTGGGCGAAATGAGTATTATCAGAGTGCCACAGATTACCACTGCTATTCTACCCCAACTGCAAGACGTTATGCAACAGTTAGAAGAGAACGGTGAGGATAGTGTGGAAGTCTTATCTACGGTCCTCAATGATATTCAGGACCGCATCCATTAAAGTTACTCACCTTGAAAGTGTCTTAGTAGTATGAGGGGCACACAAGTTCACCGCCCCGCTAACACTCAAGACTTACCAATGACTGCTACTTTTCAAGCAAATCTGACCGACACCACCTATAACGGTTGGGCAAATTATGAGACCTGGAATGTTGCACTGTGGTTGCAGAATGACGTCAATCTCTATTACCTCTGCCGCGATATGGGCAACTATGTTGACACTATCGACGCACTGAATGATGAGGGTATTGTGGCAACTCCTGATGGTGTTAAGTATGCTGACCCCATGGTCAATATCCAGGAAATCAACATCAATGTGTTCGACTTCTAAGTAACACCAACTCCTGTCGAATGAGTATAAACTAGGCACTCACAGTTCACAACACTTTTCTTCTTCATTATGTCCAAGACCGTTATCCTCTCCATGCTGGCACAAGGTAACACTGGTGATGAGATTCTGTCCATCCTCGATGTTATCGTCTCCGACATTGAGCAGGAGGGTATTGATAGTTGCGCTGAGGTCTTTGCAACTAACTGACCACACCACGGTTAGTATCAGTGACCCTACGAATTGGGGGGTCATAAAATATACCCAACTCACCACACACTAACTAACACTTTTCTTCGTTATTATGTCCAAGACCGTGATGCTTTCGATGCTGGCACAAGGTAACACTGGTGATGAGATTCTTTCGATTCTGGATGCAATCGTCAGTGATAATGTTGCAGAGGAAGGTGATACTATGGGGACTCTGAATGTGATTGATTTCTGATAACGTGGTGCGGCACTGGTTGACGCTGGTGCCGCTTTATGTTATGCTTGGTGATGATAGTGATTCGGCAGTGTTTTGCCGCCGATTCTTATAAGCGCCGCGCGGCGTTGCGGTTATAAAAATCGATAAGTCCCTAACCTACAGAGGTGACAATTCGACCTCTAAATATTAAACTCATAAAAATTTTCCGGAGATAAAAATGTTTACACGTTGGATTCACAAGAACGGTAAGTCCCGTCCTGATAAACGTTGTAAGAGTTGCAAGAGTCAAGCAAAAGCAAATGGTGCGCGTAAGAGGAAAAAGAAGTAGACCTTATTGGAATTTCTGGAAGGTTGTCTTTGCGGGATGGTTAATACGATATCCACGACAGTGCTTTACGATATTCGGAGGCACTGTTGGTTTTTTATTAGTTCTGATATATAATGCGGTTACAAAATAAAAAGCACTGAAAAAATTCCGGAAAATATTTTTATGACTGAAAAAGTTTATCACATTTACGCAAAGGATCGGTGCATATATCACAGTTTATCAGAGAGTAAATTTTCTGAGACCTGGGAGATGATGCACAGAATGATTGATCTTCTTGATTTGGACCTTTCAAAAGAAGATTTAAGTTATGAAGAACTTTATGTTAGTAAGGAAGTGCTGTTGAATTCTTCTCATTGAGGCAATTTGACAAATACTAAATAGGACGATAAAATTGATCTGAAGGTTAATTTAACTTATGGCAAAAGGATTTACAGTAAAAGCAACCGCACCTAAACCCAAAGAACAAGAATGGGATTATGATGCAATTAAAGAACGAATGAAAGGTAAATCGATTGTCTTCTGTCTTCCTGGCAGAGGATGTTCTTTTATCTTTCTAAAAGCATTTGTACAACTTTGTTTTGATCTTGTACAGAATGGAATGAGTATTCAAATTTCTCAAGACTACTCATCAATGGTGAACTTTGCACGTTGTAAGGTTCTTGGAGCAAATGTACTTCGTGGTCCGAAGCAAATTCCTTGGGATGGTAAACTAGAATATGATTATCAACTTTGGATTGACTCGGATATTGTCTTCAACACAGAAAAATTCTGGCAACTCTGTGATGTTGCACTGAATGAAGAAGGTGAAGAGAAAGAAGTCGTTGCTGGTTGGTATGCCACAGAAGATGGTCACACAACCTCAGTAGCACACTGGTTGGAAGAGGATGATTTCCGCAAAAATGGTGGAGTCATGAATCATGAAACCGTTGAGTCTATCTCAAAGCGTCGTAAACCATTTACTGTTGATTACACTGGTTTTGGTTGGGTTCTGATTAAGAAGGGTGTTTTTGAGAATCTCGAATATCCTTGGTTTGCTCCTAAGATGCAAGTCTTTGAATCTGGTGCAGTTCAAGATATGTGTGGCGAAGACGTTTCATTCTGTCTTGATGCAAAAGAGGCAGGATTTGAAATCTGGTGCGATCCTCGCATTAGAGTTGGACATGAAAAAACTCGCGTAATCTAATGAGTACACTTTACAATCTTTTATACAAAGGGCGTAAAATTTATACAGATCTCACTATAGAAGACTGTAGTGAGATCATACAAGACTTCTCAGAGCGTTTTTACTCGGGAGAAGATATTGATCCTAATGAATTAGAAATGGAGGAAATTACAAATGGCTAAAGGTGGATCGAATAAGACTATTTTTGAACCCGGAGCACCCAAAAAGACACGTCAGGGACGTTCTCCTCGAACACTATTGAGTGCAACCTCTCGCAATGGACGTAAGAAAAAGTATCGCGGTCAAGGAAAATAATATAGATAGAGCAGGAAGAAATTCCTGCTTTTTTATTATCAACTTATGGCATACTTAAATCATAATCTTCCAACAATTACTTGTTATATTCGCAATGAATTCCTTTATAATCATAAAAAAGGTCATGGTGAGGTAACTTTATGCGATGTACACTCCGTAGCGTCCTTAGAGAAGCACGTACCGCTCTTTGAGGCATTTCTTGAGAATGGTGTTAACTGGACTCGTAGACCAATTCATGCATTTTGTTGGAAACCCGATGCACCAACGCCTGAACTAGAAGAGTGTATGTGGTGGGATTGTTTTTCTCCTTATATTGATGTTCAAGTTCGTTCAAGACTTGCTAACTTACGTGCTGAATTAATCAATTATCGGGGAGAAAAGAATGAAGGGACCTACTTATTCACTCTTGATTGGTCATGGGAGTCGAAATCTACCCTGAATACTAATTTTAGTGAGACACCTGAGCATAAATGCGCTCATTTTTTCAAAATGGATAACGGAAATTTTTATGCATACCCCAATAATAAAATATTGTGGTATGATGATGCATGGACTAAGAATAGAATTACCAAAAATCCAGGATATGAGATTGACTTAACCGAATATTCAGTCGAAAATCGTCGCAAAATTGAAACATCTGACGATTTCATGTATGAAATTACAAAAATTCGGGATAGCAACCCCGTAAAAAGTTCTGATTTTAACGAATCAGGAGCACACAATGACCAAAAAAGTCGATAAAGACCAAAATTTCATGAAAAATGAGTGGGGAACTCAGTATTTGAGTAGTGAATATGGTTGGGAAAATAAAATTGAGAAGCAAAAAATGCTTCGTGAGATTGCAAATGATGATCTAACTCCCAAAAAACACGATTTTTACCACCAAAATGAAATTCATGAGAAAATTCGCAATGATGAGGACTATGATGACTGGAACTATGGAACAGAACCTCTCTATGAATTTAAAAAACCCGAATAAATAATACAGATTTTGTACTTTTTATGCCATTAGAGCGGGTCAGTAAAGGATTTAAAGACCTGAGCATGACCTTTCAGGTCAACCCACTTAATTATGACTTAATTCCTCTGAAAAATGAGACTGCTATTGCTCGCTCTGTTAGAAATTTAGTATTAACATATCCAGGAGAACGCTTTTTTAATGAAAATTTGGGGTCAAAAGTAAGTCGTTCTCTTTTTGAAAATATTGATGATATCTCGGCATCAGTAATTAAGGATGAAATTGAAAATACTATTCAAAATTACGAACCAAGAGTGAATTTAATTTCAGTAAGTGTAACTCCAAATTATGATAATAATGAATTTGACGTTACAATAAACTATAGAATTGTAGGTATTGACGTATTACCTCAACAATTATCATTTGCACTTCAGCCAACAAGATAAATGGCATTAGTTAATTTTACTAACCTAGACTTCGATCAAATAAAAGTTTCAATTCGTGAGTATCTAAGAGCGAATTCAAATTTTACTGACTACGATTTTGAAGGATCAAATATCTCATCTTTGATCGATGTTTTAGCATATAATACTTACATTTCCTCATATAACGCTAATATGATTAGCAATGAGGTTTTTATTGATAGCGCAACACTTAGAGAAAATGTAGTTTCTCTAGCAAGAAATATTGGATATGTTCCACATTCTCGTTCAGCATCAAAAGCAAACGTTTCATTTTTTGTCGATACAACAGGATTCACAACAAATCCAATTACATTAACTTTAAAGAATGGAATTGTATGTACATCAAATACTGCTTTTGGAAATCAGAGTTTTTCTTTTATTATTCCACAAGACATCACTGTTCCAGTAGTCAATGGAATTGCTTTATTTGAAAACATTGACATTTATGAGGGAACATATATCATCAATAGTTTTGAAGTTGATGCTAATAATCAAAGTCAAAAATTTATTTTGGATAATGCAAATATTGATATAGATTCAATCAGTGTTTTTGTTAGAGAGACACAGTTAAGTACAGTTAAAAGTGCTTATAAATTATCAAAAAATCTTTTTAATATTAACTCAGAATCAAGAGTTTTCTTCATACAAGAAATAGAAGATCAAAGATATGAGTTAATTTTTGGTGATGGTATATTCGGAAAAAAACTTTCAAACTTAAATTATATCGAAGTTTCTTATAATATTACTAATGGGGAAAGTGGAAATGGAGTTTCCTCATTTAATTTTAATGGACGTATTGTAGATAATAACAATAGAGTTGTTGCATCAGGGATTTCTTTAATTACAACAAATTCTCCATCTCAAAGTGGAAGAGAAATTGAATCCGTTGAATCGATTAAAAAGTACGCACCAAGAAAATATTCTACACAAAATCGTGCAGTAACTGCATCCGATTATGAGACAATCATTCCTACGATATATTCAGAAGCAGAATCAATTTCTGTTTTTGGCGGAGAGGATTTAACACCTCCACAGTACGGAAAAGTTTTTATCAGTATCAAACCAATCAATGGACCATTTGTTTCATCTCAAGTTAAGGACAATATCGAACGAGATCTAAGGAGATACTCAGTTGCTGGTATTGTGCCAGAAATTATTGACCTCAAATATTTGTATCTAGAAACAGACACTACTGCATATTATAATTCAAATGCAACTAATGATTCAAATTATTTGAGAGATATTATTTTTGATAACATTAAAAATTATGCAAATTCAAAAGAACTTAATAAGTATGGAGCAAGATTTAAGTATAGTAAATATTTAAAGATTATTGATGATTCAAATAGTGCTATCACATCTAATATCACTAAAATTATAATGAGACGTGATTTAAGAGCAGAACTTAACGTATTTGCTGATTATGAAATTTGTTATGGGAATCAGTTTCATATTAAAAGTATGAATGGATATAATATTAAATCTTCTGGATTCAAAATTGCAGGAATAAATGATACTTTGTATATGGGGGATTCTCCTAATACTAATGGATCAACTGGAAGTATATTTTTCTTCAGACTACAATCAGAAAATGAACCAATCATTGTAAAATCTAATGTTGGTAAAATTGATTATGTAAAAGGAGAAATAAAATTAAATCCAGTTAAAATTGTAGCGACTTCAAAAACCTCATTTTTACAACCTGTTATTCAAATTTCAGTGGTTCCAAAATCCAATGATGTGATTGGATTGCAGGATTTATATTTGCAACTAGATATTAATAACAGTGTATTAAATATGCTATCTGATGATATTTCTTCTGGTTCAGATATATCTGGATCAACATATAAGGTTACATCAAGTTACACTAACGGAGACCTCGTAAGAATATAATAAAATGAAAGAAACCAGAATCAAAATCAGTTCCATTGTTGAAAATCAACTACCACAATTTGTTTCGGAAGAGTTTCCTCTTGTTTCGGAATTCTTATCACAATATTACATTTCATTGGAAAGTCAAGGAAATGTAAGCGATATACTTCAGAATATTGATCAATACATTAAAGTTGATCAATTAACAAATTTAATAGATTCAACAACTTTAACTTCAGATGTAACTTTTTTTGATTCCACAATTAATGTAACTTCCACTGCAGGATTTCCCGATTCTTATGGTCTTTTATTGATCGATTCTGAAATTATTACATATACTTCAAAAACTTCCACTACTTTTGATGGATGTATTCGGGGATTTAGTGGTGTCACTTCTTATGCAGTGAAAGATGAATTAACTTTTTCAGAATCTCAAGCAGAGGAACATTTCATTGAAGTTGGTGGAAATTTAACTACTGTAACCAACTTAAGTATTCTTTTTCTTAAAGAATTTTTTAAAAAAGTTAAAAAACAAATTACGCCTGGATTTGAAGATAGGGAGTTATATTCTAATTTAAATGAAAGACTTTTTGTAAAGCAATCTATAGATTTTTATTCTTCAAAAGGAACAGATAATTCTTTTAAAATTCTTTTTGGTGCCCTATATGGGGAGAATGTTGAAGTTATAAGACCAAGAGACTATTTAATTAAACCATCAGACGCTCAATATCGTATTACTTCCGATTTAGTTGCAGAAAAAATTGAAGGAAATCCAGAATCTCTCGTAAATAATACTCTTTATCAAGAAGATTCTGAGGGAAATGTAACTTCACAAGGGACTATTACGCAGGTAGAAAAAATTAGAAGAGGATCTAAAGATTATTATATTATAAGTTTAGATTCTGGATATGATAGAGATATTCTATCTATTGGATCAATTTATGGAAAATTTAAAATCCACCCAAAAACGAGAGTTGTATCTAGAATACCTTCAGAATCAACGACTTTAGAAGTAGATTCTACGGTATCATTTCCAACTTCAAATGGAACTCTTGTTGTCGATCTTGAAAATGGAACTTCATTGAATATTACATATGGATCAAAAACATTAAATCAGTTTTTAGATTGTCAAGGTATATCTCAAGATATACCGGAATCCACTGAGATAAAAACAAACGAATTTGCATATGGATACGCTGATTCTGGAAACACAAGTATAGTAAAAGTTAGAATCACTGGTGTTTTATCCGAATTAAATCTCCCAGATAACAGTGCTTTTTATTCTGAGGGAGATACCATTAGAATAAAGTCTTTAGGTTTAAACACAAAAGATTCTAAGTTTAATAATTGGTTCTTTAATGTTCCAGTAAAATATGAGGTTTCTGAAATATCAATTGTAGATAAATCAGATGAACCTTCAAAAGGCAAACTGTATAATATCACATTGTCAGATGATCATTCTTTTAGAGTTGGAGATTTGGTAACTTTTGTATCATCTTCGGGAGATGAGCAAACTGCTAATGTAATTTCTTTTAATAACGAAAAATCTTTTACTGTCCAATTTGGATCAAACCAAAGTGAATTAAACTCAGATTTAACTTATACAGTAAAAAGAAACGTATCGAAAGTATCTGCGGAAAGAGTAATTACAAAACTTAGAAAGGAAAGTTATCCATCTGTTAATAATTATACTTCCAATGTACAAAATGTTTATTCGGACGATAGTGGATCTTTGTACGTATCATCACCGTCACTTCCAACGTATTTAGATCAAACTTTACTAATAAATGATCGATCGGTAGTTTTTAGTGGATCTTTTTCAGGAACAACTCTTAATATTGGTGATCATGGTTTTTATACAGGAGACTCAATTGTATATAAACCAACTATAGACAATACTTTAGGAATTTCTGGTGGAATTTATTTTATTAAAAAGGTAAGTGGAACCGAAGTAAAACTAGCAAGAAGCAGAAATAATATTTTTACGGAAAATTTTGTATCCGTAAATGGTTCTGTTACAGATGCAAAGTTTGAACTTACTGATTTTACATATGCCGATTTGAGCACTCAATTACTTGAATCACAAAAACTAATTAGAAAAATTTCCAATCCAGAAATTGGCGAGACTGTATATGAAACTAATCCAGGATTAACAGGTATTTTTATCAATGGTGTTGAACTTTTAAATTATAAAACAAAAGATAATGTTTACTATGGACCAATTCAAAGTATAGTCCCATCTGCACCTGGGTCTGGATATGACATTATAAATCCTCCAATTTTATCTATTACTGATCCTGTTGGATCTGGAGCTAGTGGTCATTGTTCCGTAATTGGCAAACTAGAAAAAATTAACGTTATAGATTCTGGATTTGATTACATTGATGAACCTGTAATTGAAATTACGGGAGGTAACGGTTCTGGTGCAATTGCAAAAGCAAATTTAGTAACTTTAGAGCATAGTGTTGAATTTAATTCACAATCTAGTGCGAATTTAGTTCAATTAAGTCCAACCAATAAAGTAGGATTTTCCAGTTATCACAAATTTAGGAATGCTGAAGAAGTAATATATGTAACAGATGGACAAAACTCTGTCGGGGGACTATCAACAAATTCAACTTATTTTGTATCAACACAAGATCTGCATAATATAAAACTACACAAATCTTATTTGGATGCAGTTGTCGGTATTAATACCATACAATTGACCTCCTATGGAACAGGAAATCATTTTATTAAGTCAAAAAATTTAAAAAGAAAAATAGGATCAATTACTGTTGTAAATTCAGGGTCAAACTATCAAAATAAATTAACTATTACTGACACTAGTGGTATTAGCACGGCATCAAATAGCATTTTGATTCCAAATCATGGATATGAAAGTGGAGAAATAATTGTATATGATCCAACAGAAACTCCTATTGGGGGATTAACTTCATCAACATCTTATTATGTGACTAAAATTAATGAAGATGAGTTTAAATTATCCAAAATCGGTATAGGAAATAGTGTTTCTTTATATTTTAGCACAAATCAATATGTCAATTTAACGTCAACTGGTAGTGGTAACCATAGGTTTAATTATCCAGAAATTAAAGTTTCTGTTAAAGGGCGAATAGGAGTTTCAACTTTTTCTGTCCAAGATTTTAATGCAATTATTCAACCAATTTTTAGAGGAGAAGTGCAGTCTGTGTTTGTTTCTTCTAAAGGAACAAAGTATGGATCGGAAGAGATTATTAATCACAATAGACAACCTTTATTTGAATTAAATTCTGGGTCTGGAGCAGAACTTACTCCAATCATTTCAAATGGAAGAATTGCCAAAGTATTAGTAAAAAATTCCGGAAGTGGATACAATTCCCCACCTGATCTTCAAATTGATGGGGTAGGAATAGGTGCTTTACTAACTCCAATTATATCTAATGGACATTTGATTGAAGTCAAAGTAATTAATGGGGGAATTGGATATAAAAAAGAAAATACATTTATAACAGTAAATTCATCTGGGACTGGAGCAAAATTTGAAGCACAGATTAAGTCTTGGAAGGTTAATTTAGTTGAAAGATTAATATTGGATTCTAAAGTAAATGATGATGATGGAATATTAGTCGAGGGATTAAATAGTAATTATGGACTTCAATACGCTCATGCATATGCCCCAAGAAACCTAAGAAGATCTGTTCAATCAATTACTTTCAAAGATGGTAAAAAAATCTTTGTTCCAGATTTGCAGATTTTCAGTAATAAAGAATTAACATCAGAATCTCACTCTCCCATTATTGGTTGGGCTTATGATGGAAATCCAATTTATGGTCCTTATGGATTTGCTTCAGAAAAAGGAGGATCTGCTAAATTACTGACTTCAAGTTATGAATTACAATTAAAAGAAAATAGACCTAGCACTTCCATTTATCCTCAAGGATTTTTTGTCGAAGATTATTCGTACAATGCCAACGGAGATTTGGATGAGCATAATGGAAGATTTGGAATTACTCCAGAATATCCAAATGGAGTTTATGCATATTTTACGACAATTGGTAGTGGGGAAGTAGAAGAATCTGGAGTATTTGCCAATTATAAAAAACCAACGTTTCCTTATGCAATTGGACCTACTTATAAATCTAAACCAATTAATTTCAACTTTGAAAGTCTATCAAACCAAGACAACATTGATATAAATCAAACAAACTGGAAAAGAAACATTGGTCCTTATAATCCACCACTTTATGATTATCTCTTCAATCCAAATAAAATTAAAAATCAAAATTCTGTAATTAAAAATATTTCTAAAGGTTATCTAAAATCATTAACTAATGTATCAGGTGGACAAAATTATAAAGTAGGTGATCAAATAACTTTAAATAATGAATTATTATATAAGTTTCAAGAATCTAGAGCAAAAGTTTCCTCGATCAAGGGAAAATTGGTGAATCAAATTAGTGTTGCAACTTCATCTTTTGAAAATGTTCAACTTTATCCAGATAGACAACAATTTATAGGTTTTACTACAGTACCTCATAATTATTTAAATAATGACTTAGTTGTCTTCACCGGTAAAAATGATTATAAAAAATTTACTAATATAAATGTCAGGGAAAATAATCTCATTTTATCATCTGGTATTGGATCTGTTCAACATACTGGACTAGTTACTTATTTTAACGTTACTGGCAATTTGCAGTATCCTAATATCAAAGAAAATGATATTTACCAAATTAATGATGAACAAATTAAAATTTTAAACGTAGATGAAGAATCATCTAGGGTTAGAGTTATTCGTAATCAAAATGCAACTACTGGAATAACATCATATAAAATTGGAACTCCTGTCTCCGAAAAATCAAAGAAATTTGGATTAAATTTTGGCATTTCAACAACATATAATTTTGCCATCGATCGTGAATTTTACTTCGATCCCACAGAATCCATTGGTATTGGAACAACTTCTGGTGTAGGAATTGTTAGTACAATTTATTTTTCAAATCCAGGTGCTGGAGTTACTCAGTTAACAATTCCAACACAATCAGTTTATATTAAAAATCACAACATAAAAACTGGAGATTTGTTAATTTATTCTTCAAATGGCGGAAATCAAATTTCTGTCTCCACTGATGGTGTTTCGACATTCCAATTAACAAATAATTCAGTGGTTTATGCAGCAAAAATTACGAATGACTTAATTGGAATTTCTACAGTTCAAGTTGGATTGGGATCAACAGGTACTTTTGTTGCTATTGGATCTTCCACATTACAAAACAGTATTTTGTATTTTACCTCGGTTGGAACTGGTAATACACATAGTTTTAAAACAAATTATTCCAATACTTTAATAGGAAAAGTTAGTAAAAATGTTGTAACAGTTTCTACTGCAGAGACTCATGGATTATCCCTATTTGATAATGTAACAATTAATGTAAAATCCGGAATATCAACAACGGTTACTGTAAGGTATAATGATTACAATAGAAGATTAGTATTAAATCCAAAAACTTTTGCCTCAATAGACACTGATAATAATATTATTACAATTAATAATCATGGTTTTTATGATGGGCAAAAAGTAATATACACCTCACCTTCCCCAGCAACTGGTTTAACTGACCAAGAAATTTATTATGTCGTTGTCATAGATTCAAATAGAATTAAACTAGCAAATAGTTTTTATCAAGCCACAAAATCAAATCCAGAAGTTATTGATATAAATTCTTCATCTTCGGGGTCCATTTTACCAATCAACCCACCTTTAAATTTAACAAAAAATCAAACAGTAGTTTTTGACTTATCAGATTCTTCATTGTCTTATAAAAATAATTCAATCTCTTATCCTGCATTTGATCTTAAATTTTATAAAGATAAAAAGTTTAATGAAGAATTTGATATAAGTATTTTTCAAGTAACAGAATCTGGAAAAGTTGGAATTGACTCCGAAGCAAAAATTGCATTAAATTTAAAGGATTATGTACCAACAGAATTTTATTATACTCTGATTCCTATTGATTTAAATTTAAATTCTCAAATTAAAAAAGATATTATACAAGATGATGAAGTAATTGGTTCAAATAAAATAACTCTAAGTCAAAGTGGGTATGATGGAAATTATTCCATTGTCGCTATTTCTTCAAACACTTTCAGTTATAATGTATTATCAATTCCAGAATCTACATCATATTCAAACGATGTAGAATATTATACAAATTCTTTAAGTGCAAAAGGTCCTATCCAAGAAACCTTAGTTTTAAAAAGTGGTGAGTATAAATCACTCCCAAATATTATTTCAATTTTATCGGATGAAGGATCTGGTGGAGTATTAGATCCTAGTTCTACTTCCATTGGAAAAGTAAAAGAAGTTGAAATTGAAGATATTGGATTTGAATACTCTTCAGATTACAGTGTTAGACCAATAGCAAAATTCCCAAGTTTTCTAGTATTAGAACCACTATCTTCATTTGATTACATTGGAATTTCTTCCAATGGAAGAAATTATAATACTGCACCCTCACTTGTAGTTATTGATGGGTTAACTAATAGAGTTATTAATGATATTGATTTATTTTACAAATTGGGAGACTCTACTGTAACCATAAAAAGAAACAATAAGACAATCAGTAGCAATCCAAAACCAAAAATAATACCAACAAATAATTCTAATGGCGTCAAAATAAAAAATATTGTATTTAATAGTACATCAAAAGACGTAATAGTAACTTTAGGTGCAAGTTTTAGTGACCCCGAAGATTACCCCTTTGCAGTTGGAAGTAAAGTTTTAATTGAAAATACAAGTGTAGGAATTGCTACTACTGGAAAGGGATACAATTCTTCAAATTATGATTATGCTCTTTTCACTCTCACTGCAGTAGACCCAAATATTGGAGGAACTATTGGAACAGTCACTTACAATTTATCCTCATATCTAAAAGATGGCGAAGTTCCTGGTACATTTAGTAGCATATATTCCGCAGGAAAAATAATTCCAGAATCTCATTTTCCAATTTTTGACCCTGTTCTTAAAAAGAATAATTTTTATAAAGGAGAAACTGTTTATTCACCTACATCAACCGGAAAAGTAGAATCTTGGGATGAAACTAACCAATACCTCAAAGTTTCCACAATTGATGATTTTGCTGTAGGAGAGTCCATATTAGGAGAAACAACAAATTCAGTTGGTATTATTAAAGAAATATTGTCATTTGAAACTGACTACAAAGTTGATGCAACTTCTTTAGTTAAGAAAGGATGGCATACAGAAACTGGATTTTTGAATAATGACCTTCAAAGAATACACGATAGTGATTATTATCAATATTTTTCATATGCACTTAGATCAAAAAAAGATTTAAGTACATGGGACAATCCTGTAAGTGCTTTAAATCATACTGCAGGATTTAAAAAATTTGGTAGTTTAATTATAGATTCATTGCAAGAAAATGTAGGAATTTCTACAAATCAAAATCAAGGTGATTTTATTGGTATTGCAGATTTATCCAGAGTCATTGATTTAAATTGCGTTTATGATTTTGACCTTGCCTCGGAAAATAATCTTCTAATCGATGGTAATATTAAATCAAATGAAATATTATTCAATTCTAGGATTATTCAAGACTACATTGAATCTATTGGCAATAAAGTTTTAATGATCGATGATATTTCTGGACAATTTAATAGCAATCCCAGAGCAACAAACTTTGGTATAGTAGATTCCTTTACTCTTGATGATGTTAGATCTAAAAAGTACATTACTTTAGTAAAAGATAGAAGATCATCAAGTGAAGTCCAAGTTTCTTTAGTGTCATTGATTCATAATGACACTAATGGATTTTTAAATCAATATGGAATGAACTCTTTAAATGATTTGGGATTTTTTGATTTTAATATCACAGGAAATAAAGGGAATCTTTTATTTTATCCAATTAAATTTAGATTTAATGATTATTACATATCAAACTTATCTTTTTCACTTAATGATGTAGTTAGTGGCGTAGGAACAACTAATTTAGGAACATCAGTCCGTGTCAATACAGACACAACAACAATATCAACAGGATCTAATAGAGAAACAATCGCCAGTATCGCATCCACATATAGATCTTCTAAAGTTTTGGTTCAAATTGGGGCAACAAACTCATCTTATTATGAGTATGATGAACTAACATACATCCATAATGATTCTGAGGTTTTATTACTTGATTATGGGCAAATAACAACTGATACTTTTGTACAAAGATCTACATCAGGTATAGGAACATATGATGCCTACATTTCAGGAAATAATGTGGTAATTGATTTAATACCATATGATACGACATCTGTTGATTATGTTGTTAATACATTCAATGTTTCACTTGCTAATACAAGTTTGAGTGGCGTAGGAACACAAATCATCGGTGGTGCTACTTTAGATTCTTCTTCAGTATCAATTTCATCTAGTCCTTCACCGACTGCAAACACAATCGCAAGTTATTCGAATGTAAAGAATAACTGTTCATACTCAATTATTAGTATTGAGGATGAAACTAATTCACAATATCAAGTGTCTGAATTTTTAACAATTACGGATACATTCAATAATCAGTGTTATATTGTAGAATTTGGAAATTTAAACACTTCATCGTCCCTAGGAATAATAACTGCTGGAATTTCTGGATCTATCACAAATACATATTTTACACCTATTGCAAATATTGATGTTGATGTAAAGGTTTTCCAAACGCAATTATACTTAATAGATGAATCAATTCAACTATCTTTAAATAATGGAAGTTTAAGTTATGATTATGAGACTTACATTGGCACAGACAATGATATCAAAAAAAGTTTTGATTTAAAATATCAAAATATACCAATTTTCCAAAGATATTTTGATGGAAGCAATTCTTCTATAGTAAATATTACAAAAAATACTATTCAAATTCCATATCATAATTTTGTTACGGGTGAAGAAATAAATTATTCATATTCGGGCGCAGGGTCTGGTCCAATAGGAATAGCAGAAACAACTATAACGGGAATAGGAACAACTGATAAACTACCATCTACTTTATATGCAGTTAAAGTTGATAATTTAAATATACAACTGGCGGATACTGCTTCTAATGCACTAAAGTCTATTCCAACTATTTTAAATATATCCGCAGTTGGAATTGGAAGTTCTCATATATTTACTTCAAAAAATCAAAATAAAAAATCACTCATCAGTATTGATAATATAATTCAGTCTCCAATTACATCAACTGCAGTTACAACCACTTTATCAAAAAATGTAGGTTTCTTTGATTCTGAAATATCTATTTCAGGAATTAACTCAATATCTGGAGGAGATTTACTTAAAATTGACAATGAAATTATGAGGGTCGCCTCTGTTGGTGTTGGAAGCACAAATTCAGTTTCAGTTATAAGACCATGGTTAGGAACTGGATTGTCAACACACTCATCATCTTCTCTTGTTAAAAAAGTTTTAGGAAACTACAATATTGTCGATAACACAATTTATTTTGATGAAGCTCCTTATGGAAAAGTCCCTATTTTAAATTCTACAAATAGAGCAGATGAGATTGATTATACTGGAATTGTGACAGGATCAACATTTAGTGGAAGAATATTTTTGAGATCTGGAGAACAAGACACTTCTATTGAACCGTATAATAAAAATTATATTTTTGATGATATTTCAAGTAACTTTAATGGTATAGGCAAAACCTTTACTTTAAAGTCTGAAGGATCTAATGTTACTGGAATATCAACGGATAATGCGATCGTTTTGATTAATGATATATTCCAAGGTCCAAGCACTATAAACATAGTTGATAGTTATGATTTAACAGAAAGTGCAGGAATTACGACTATTACTTTTGTTGGAACTTCTGCATCAACAATATATGATGTAAATACTGCAAATATTCCCAGGGGTGGAATTATTTTGTCAGTAGGGTCTACTGAAGGATTTGGATATCAACCACTTGTAGCAGCAGGCGGAACTGCGATAGTATCAGTTGCAGGAACAATTCAATCTATTAGCATTGGAAATAGTGGATCCGGTTATAGAGTGGGAGTTCAAACTGTTGTAAATGTTGGTGTTAAAACAGAAAGCACAGGAATTCCAAATATAGAATTCATTGGAACTGCGTCAGTAAGTAATGGTCGTATAGTTGGTGTTTCTATTACCAATCCAGGTATCGGATATACTTCATCAAATCCACCAATTGTTATTTTTGATTCTCCACTATCATATTCAAATATTCCTTTGATTTATAGTTCTCAATCACCATCTGGTGTCGGAACCGGTGCTTTTGTGGATGTTGTTGTTGGGCAGGGATCTAGTGTAATTTCATTTGAGTTGAAAAACTTAGGTTATGGATATAAACCAAATGATATTTTAACGGTTTCCATTGGAGGAACTGCAGGTATCCCAACAGATACTTCATTAAGTTTTTCTAAGTTTGAAATTACAGTAGATAAAGTTCAGTCTGATAAGTTTGCTTCTTGGTCAGTCGGTAGACTTCAAGTAATTGATCCTTTAGATACTTTATTTGACGGAAATAGAAAATCATTCCCAATCCTTATCAATGGCAATCAGACAACAATTAGGTCCAAAAAATTAACAAAAGAAGAAGTTCAAGCAACTTTACTAGTCTTTATTAATGATGTTCTTCAAGTTCCAGGAAAGGGATACACCTTTAATGGAGGGAGTATTATAAGGTTTACAGAAGCTCCAAAGGAAGGTGACACTTCAAGAATATTGTTCTATAGAGGGACTGGTGATTTGGACACCCAAGATGTTGATATTTTAGAAACAATCAAGATTGGAGATGATGTTTTACTGACAGATGATAGCATCAATCTTACTCAAGAAGATAGGGTAGTAACTGATATTGTTTCTTCTGATATAATTAATACTAATTTATATTCAGGACCTGGAGTTTCGTCAAATGAAAACTTAATTAGACCGTTGACTTGGTGCCGACAAACTGAAGATCGCACTGTAAATGGTTTTTATGTTGGGAAAGATAGATCTATCTATGAACCCTATATTCAACCCACTACAAACATAATTCAAAATATTGGTATTGCATCTACCGCAATTTTTGTTGAAAGTGTCAAAGCATTTTTTGACAGTGAAAAAGAATATGTTCATGACGGAACTAACGAAAAACCACAAAATAAAATACTCATTGTATCTCAAGATACTATAACTTCTGCAATATCTACTGCAATAGTTTCAACTTCTGGTACTATTTCTTCTATTGCAATTACTAATGGTGGTGTGGGATACTCCTCTGCACCATTAGTAACAATTGCGGGTCCAATTGGATTTGGAACAACTACATCTCAAAATACTGCAAGAGCACTTGCAACTATATCGGGAGGAGTTGTAACAGGGATTGCAATAACTGTTGCTGGACTTGGATACTCTATCACAGAACCACCTGCTGTTTTAATTGATCCCCCATCCTTCAAATATGAAATTATTGATAAAGTTTCTTATGAAGGAGACTTTGGAGTGATTACTGGTATTAAAACCACTTCCGTGGGTGTTGCGTCAACCGGAATAGTATTTGATTTCTTTATTCCAAGTAATTCCATTTTAAGAGACGGCAAAACCGTCAAGGTTGGCATTGCAACAACAGGAATCAGTGGTATTCAAACTGGTTATTACTTTGTAGTATCCACGTCAAATGTTGGTAAAGGATTAACTTCACTCAATTCATCTGGCAATATTGTGGGCGTAGGAACAACATTTATAGATAATATCTATCAAGTTGCTGCAGTTTCTATCGCACAGACTGCAGTGCCCGGAGTTGGTATTACTAATGTTGCTAAAGTTACAGTGAGTGTATCGGATTATAATGGATTAAGTGGTCTTGGGTTTAGTAGTTTTTATGGAGAATATAGTTGGGGAAGAATCTTAACGCCAATTCGAAAAAATCCAGAAGAATTTATTACTTATGCAAATGTTGGAGGTATTTCAACTTCGCCCATAGTCCAAAGATATAATAAATTAAAGTATGTTGGTTATTCAACCTCATAAATAGATAAAAAACCGTAAAATGTCTGCAATTATAACTGACCAATTAAGAATTTTGAATGCGAAGAATTTTGTTTCTGCAGCAACTTCTTCGTCAAATTCTTATTATGCTTTTGTTGGTTTAACTAATGCAACTGATTATTCTTCTGGATGGGAAAGTAATCCACCGTCACCAAAAGATAGTTTTGAGCAAGAAAATGATTACTGGGATACTATGGTTGCTTTAAAAAAAATTAAAGCAACTGATGTAAACCAAGTTGTTAGAAAAATAACATGGTCTTCTGGAACTACTTATGATATGTACCGTCATGATATCAGTAGAACCAGGACTTCAAAACCATCCGGAGCAACAAGTTTATATTCCGCAAATTATTACGTAATTAATAGTGATTATAGGGTTTATATTTGCCTACAAAATGGAACAGATCCGGAAAATCCAGAGGGAAGACCATCTCTCGATGAACCGACTTTCATAGATTTAGAACCAAAACCAGCAGGTGATAGTAACGATGGATATATTTGGAAGTATCTTTACACTATTAAACCAAGCGAATTTGTAAAATTTGATACAATTAATTTTGTATCGGTTCCCAAAAATTGGGAAACTAATTCCGATAATTCTGCAATAAGAGCAAATGCATCTGCTACTAATAATCAACTTAAAATAGTTACAATTACAAATCGTGGCGTAGGACTAGGTACAGCAGATAGGGTATATACAAACGTTCCAATTAAAGGAGATGGAACTGGAGGCAAAGCAACCATCGTAATCAATTCCGACTCTAAAGTAGAATCAATTACTGTTTCCTCTGGTGGAGATGGATATACTTACGGAACTGTTGATTTAGTCGGCGGAAACGTCCCGACAGGAACAACAACCCCAACTTTTGATGTTATTATTCCACCAAAAGGTGGACATGGACATGATATTTATAGAGAACTTGGCGCACATAATGTTCTCATTTACTCTAGAATAGAAAACGATTTAGAAAACCCAGATTTTATAACGGGAAATAAGATTGCTAGAGTTGGAATTGTGGAAAATCCCCAATCGTATAATTCATCTACATTATTAGGTATAGACAAAGCAAGCGCAGTTTATGCACTAAAACTTGCCGGAACAGGATATGACACTGCAAGTTTTAGTGCAAATTCAAGATTTACCCAAACCATAAGCACCGGTACAACAGCAGTTGGTAGAGTAATTTCTTATGATCAAAACACGGGCGTTTTGAAATACTGGCAGGATAAAAGTCTTGTTGGGTTTAATACAGATGGATCTCAAAATGCTTCCCCAACTTATGGAATTAATTTAAATCGATTTACAAGTTCCGTAGGTACGGGGGGGACTACATTTATAACCGGAACTAATCTTTATATTGACAGTACCTTTACGGGCGTCTCTACCTCGATAAATAATAGAACATATAATCTTGGTCAGTCTTTTATTGGTGGAATATCAAATCCGGAGGTTAAAAAATACTCAGGAAATATTATTTACGTCGATAATAGACCATCAATTACTAGATCACAAAACCAAAAAGAAGATATTAAAGTCATTTTGCAATTCTAAAGAATTATGCCACAGGAAACTAATCTCAACGTCTCTCCATATTTTGATGATTTTGATCCAAGAAATGAATATTATAAAGTACTTTTTAAACCAGGATATCCTGTTCAGGCAAGAGAATTAACTACCTTACAGTCTATTCTGCAAGGTCAAATTGAAAAGTTTGGAAATCACGTTTTTAAAGAGGGATCTGTTGTTATTCCTGGCAATATAATTTATAAAAATGATTTAAATAGCGTAATTTTAGAAGACACTTATCAAGGACTTCCGACTAATTTATATCTTGATAGTTTAATTGGAACAAAAATAAGAGGAAGTAAAAGTGGGATTACTGCAGAAATTCAAGACTATTTGGACATATCTGGGGATATAAAAAGAATTACATTAATTGTAAAGTACTTATCTTCAGACTCACAAACTAATTCCAGTAAATCTTTTATTGATGGTGAAATATTATTAGTCGATGAGGATGTAACAGTAATTGATAGAACTACCTTAGAAAATGAAGATATTGCTGAAATTTTACTTCAAAGTGGACAAGGATTTGCTGCGACAGTTTCTCAAAATAGTACTTACAAAGCATCTGCAGTTTATCTGGAAGAGGGTGTTTATTACATTAGGGGTTATTTTGTAGATGTTCCTACATGTGTTTTATATCTAGATCCATATTCTAATATTCCAAGTGCTAAAGTTGGACTAAGAATATTTGAAGAAATTAGAACAGCGTTTGATAATGAAGATTTATATGATAACGCACAAGGGTTTTCCAATTATGCTGCTCCAGGTGCAGATAGATTTAGTATTTTTACAAAACTAGAAAAAATACCACTAGACTCAACTGATACAAATAATTTTATTCAATTGTTGGAGATTAATCAAGGTAACTTAATTAATATTTCAAACACGTCACAGTATAATATTCTTTCTCAAGAGTTTGCTAGAAGAACTTTCGATGAGTCTGGAGATTATTATGTTGATGCTCCTATTATTAAAGCACAAGAAACTTTAAACAATTTTAAAGGAAATAATGGCATTTTCAACGAAGGTCAATTGACATATAATAACAATCCTTCATCCGAAGGGTTGGGAGCATACAATATATCACCCTTTAAAGCGTATATTAGAGGATATGAGATTGAAACAATATCTCCAACATTTTTGGATTTTCCAAAACCAAGAGAAACAAAAACACTAGAAAATCAAAGTATAAATTATTTTACGGGTCCAACTTTTACTCTCAACAGAGTTTATGGGTCTCCAATAGTTAGTATTGCTACTACTTATTACGTAAGTCTTAGAGATTCTCGCGTAGGAATATCTTCAACAACTGCACCAGGTCAAGAAATTGGTCTTGCTAGAGTTTATGATTTTGCTTTAGAATCTGGGTCATACAGTGCATCAAATCCAAATGAAAATCAATGGGATATTTCTTTATATGATATACAAACATATACTACATTAACTCTAAACGAACCAATAACATTATCAACACCAGTTCATGTTAAAGGAAAGGAAAGTGGAGCTGTTGGTTTTCTTAGATATGATGTCTCAGCAGGAGTAGCAATTACAGTTTATAATTCTCAAGGAAAATTCTCTTTGGGGGAAAAACTTATTTTTGATGGTATAGAAAATAATAGAGTTACGAAACAAATTAGATCCTATGGAACTAGTGATATAAAATCTATATATGGTATTGTTGGAACTGCATATACCTTTACTGGAGATACGGTCCAAAGTGTAGGATTAAACTTTGGGCAGGTAACAATAACTGCAAATTCATCTGGAATTAGCACTGTTATATCATCTGATAAATTTTTTGCCGGAATTGCAACTGTTGGAAATTTGGTTGCTTTTTCCAATCCAGGTCTTTCTGTAGACACTTTTGCCAAAATTGAATCAGTATCCGAAAAATCATTAACAATTAGCGGAATTACAACAGTATCGGGAATTTGTGATGGAGCGTTGCCGAGCACAATAATAAATCCATCTAATTTTACAATCTTAACAACAAAATTACAGAGATCAGAAGATAATTCTTTATACACCATTTTACCAAAATCATACATATCAAATGTAGATTTATCAAAATCAAATTTAATCATAAGAAAGCAATTTGATGTAACTATCTCTTCGAATTCTACCGGAGTTATAAATGCTGGTGGTGGTGAAGTTTTTCTACCATACGATGAAGAAAGATATGTTTTAATTGGAAAAAATGGTGCAACAGAATTACTGAGTTCTGATAAGTTTTTATTTACAAATGGATCTAGTTCACTAACAATAAATGGTCTTTCAAATGATGGGGATGCAAAATTAATCGCAACCCTTAGAAAAACAGACGTAAAGGCAAAAATTAAAAACAACAACAGTGTAAAAACATTAATTATTGATAAATCTAAATATTCTGCATCTGGAATAGGATCAACTACTTTAAATGATGGACTTGAATTTGGTAAATATCCATATGGAACCAGAGTTCAGGATGAAGAAATTTGCTTATTTGAACCGGATGTTACTAATGTTTATGGTATATTCGAATCAAATGATTTGAATAATCCAGATCTTCCATCTGTTGTCCTATCTTCTTTAAATGGACCAACAAATAAAACTTCAGATCTTTTACTTGGTGAAGAATTTATTGGAGAAAAAAGCAAATCTATTGGAATTTATTCCGAAAAAATTAATGATTCAAAAATTGGATTTGTATACTTAAATTCTAATAATTTTATTGAAGGAGAAAAAATAACTTTTAGTAATTCTAAAATTACTGCTTTTATTTCAACTTTAGATGTAGGCGATAAAAATATTGCATCTTCTTTTAATCTTGACAGAAACCAGAAAGAAACAATATATGATTACTCTAAACTAAATAGACTTCCAAATACAAAAGAACCAACAAAAAAATTAAAAATTGTTTTCGGATCTGCAAGTTTTTCTACGTCAGATACCGGAGATTTAACTACAGTAAATTCCTATGGGCAGTTTGATTATCTTGACATTGGATATACTTATGATTACGCAGTAAAAAATTCCGACATTCTAGACATTAGACCTAGAGTTTCTAATACTTCTATCAGTTCTTTGAACAATTCCAAATATTCTCCATTTGAATTTCTGTCAAGAAATTTTACACAATCGGGGAATTCTTCATCTAATATTCTAGCATCTGATGAATCAATTACATTAACGTACTCTTTTTATCTACCAAGAATTGATAAAATTACTGTAGATAGATCTGGCGTTTTCCAATTAAAATCCGGAGTTCCTTCTGAAGAACCCCAACCACCAATTATTGGGGAAGATGCTTTAGAAATTGCTACGGCATATCTTCCAGCTTATCTTGAGGATATTAATGACATTGATATCAATCTAAAAGAGCATAAAAGATATAGAATGTCTGATATTACTTTACTTGAAAATAGAATAGAAAATTTAGAATATTATACTTCACTTTCTTTACTTGAAGTTAATGCCTCTAATTTCCAAGTGACTGATGAGAACGGGATCAATAGATTTAAATCTGGATTTTTTGTTGATAATTTTACCTCAAAAACTACGCAAAATAGTCAAATATCCAACAAAAACTCCATCGACATAGACAATAGAGAAATAAGACCTTCGCATTTTTCAACATCAGTCGATTTGTTACTGGGAACTAATTCTTTAGTGGGTTTAGGAGCATCTGCAAATCCTCTTGCAGATGCAAGAACTGATGATAACCTTATTGGTATTGGTGTCACAAGAACTGGACAATTAGTTACTTTAAACTATACAGAGGTTCCATATATTATACAACCATACTCTTCCAGATCTGTAAATGTAAATCCTTATGCAGAAGATTTTTACAGTGGAACTATCGCACTGTTCCCATCTTCTGATGTGTGGGTCGATCCAGTTAGAAACACTGCAAATAATATTTTTATCGAGAGAGAAGAAACTGAACTTGCACAATTATTGAAGTATGACCAACAAAAAGGATTTGCCGGTGCTACATGGAATTCGGTAGAAAAATATTGGATTATACCTGAAAAGAGATCATCGCTAGGTGATAAGATATTAGATACAAAGGTAATACCTTATATGAGATCTAGAAATTTAGAATTTATATCTAAGAGAATGAAACCACTTACCAGAGTATATTCTTTCTTTGGTGGTATCGATATCAGTAGATATATTATTCCAAAACTACTTGAAATACAAATGCTTAGTGGGGTTTTTGAAGTTGGAGAAACTGTAGAGGGATTTGTATTATCTTCCGGAATTTCTCCTTCGCCAATAATAAAATTTAGAGTTGCTGCACAAAATCATAAGTACGGTGATTATCGAACACCTTCGGATATTTATCTATCGAATCCATACAACCCCTCAAATGTTATTCCTGCGTTATATTCATCAACATCAACAATTTTAAATGTCGATACCTTTAGTCTATCAAATCAACCACAAGGTAATTTTAGTGGATATATTGTGACAGGACTAGTATTGAGAGGGCAAACAAGTAAAGCAGAGGCTACAATTACCAATATTAGACTATTAACAGATGAAACCGGAGTAGTTATTGGTTCATTCTTTATTCCAAATCCAAATTTGGATGTAAATCCAAAATTTGAATGTGGCAGTAAAAGTTTTAGATTGACTAGTAGTTCCACTAACTCTTTAATTTATGGTACATATTCGACTAGTGCCGAAGAAAAATATTTTTCTGAAGGAAAAATTAATACGGTTCAAGAAAATGTTCTTGTCTCAAGACCAATAAGAATAGAGACATCGGAGGGAGAGTTTATTGTACCTGGACCCGGAACTCCACCTGTAGAACCACCGAGAGAAAATCCAATTCCACCATCAAGGGGTGGAGTTCCATCTGGTGGTGGAGGAGTCTCATCTAGTGGAGGTGCTCAACCCACAACTACAACATCCACTCAACAACTTCCCACTCCTCAAGAACCTACTTCTCCTTCTCAAGTATCAAATCCAACTAAAATTTATTATAACTTTGGAACTCCTAGATTGGCTGAAAATGGAGAAAAGAGATTAAAGGAACTTGCAAAAGCTGCTGATATTCCAAAAGACCTAAGAAACCTAATTTCTACTGATATGACTGCAAAACAAGAGAAAAAGATTGTTAACGCTATTAACAATTCCTCTTACGCAGATGCCACTAATATTAAAGTTCAAACTTCTAATATTAAAAAATCGGATAGAGTTGATATTCCATCTGTTGGGGTTCCGATTGGTGTTCAAGGGCAAACATCAAAAACAGGTCCAGGAATTTCCGGTACTAATTCGAATAATAATTCATCTTCTAAGCAAGAACCATCATCTACGTCCAAGAGTAGTTCACCATCAACGGGTATATTTTCTCCCGCACCAGCATCAGCAGCAAAATCACAACCAAAACCCGCAAATTCTAGCAGCAGCACTAGCATTTGGGGGTATAGTGATGGCAGTTATAAAAATAGTGGTGATGGTAACAAAAATAAAAATGATGATAAAGGCAATAAAAATAGTAGCAGTAAGAAGAAGTAATGCCAAAATGTTAGCAGAAATTATCGGAAATGCTTAGATTTTACATTTCAAAAAGTTTGAGTAATAATGCAGATGAGAAACTGTCTTTAGATTATGATGAAGAAAATGCTCTCACATTTAATGTAGAATAAATAGAAAGATAATAAAAGTAAGAAAATGAAAGTTGTAGATCCATTAGCACAATCATTTTATGTTGAGAGTAGTAAAGGAATTTTTGTAACTTCTATTGATTTATATTTTATATCTAAAGATCCGATTTTACCGGTGACTGTCCAATTGAGGCCAATGGAACTCGGAATTCCGACAAAAAAGGTATATCCATTTGGTGAAGTTGTAGTAGATCCAAAAGATATTAACGCTTTTAACAATTCGGCAATACCAACTAGAATAAGATTTCCTTCACCTGTTTATTTGACAGGCAAAAAATTTCATGCGCTCACAATATTATCAAATTCACAAAATTATAGTGTTTGGGTTGCGAGACTTGGAGAGGTTGATATTACCACACTTAATGGGGCAGAATCGAACCAAGTAATTGTTACAAAACAACCTGTTTCTGGTGGACTTTTTAAATCGCAAAATGGTTTTACCTGGAATGAAAGTCCATTTGAAGACTTGAAGTTTACATTATATAGAGCAGATTTTACATCAACTGATGGTAATTTTAATTTCTATAGTCCGGAATTAAGTGTTGGTAATAAGCAAGTTGCAAATTTACAACAAAATCCACTTGAATTTTCATCAAGAAGAATAAGAGTCGGTTTAGGAACAACAGTTGTTGATAATAACATAGTATTTGGAAATACGGTATACCAAAAAGGGAGTAACGCAACTGGAAATTATGTTGCAGCAGCAGGAATTGCAACTCAAAGTTTAACAATTATAAATTCAGGCATCGGATACACACCATCTATAGGATCTTTAACTTACTCTAACATTGCATTAACAAATATTACTAGTAGTGGTAAAAATGCAACAGCAAATATCACTATTTCCAATGGAGTTGCTGTTGCAGCAACCATATCCAATGGTGGGACTGGATACACTATAGGAGATGTACTTTCAGTGTCGCAAATAGGATCACAAACTCTTGGTAGAAATTTAAGACTTTCAGTTTCAAATTTATCAGGAGTAAATCAATTAATTCTTGATAATGTACAAGGAGACTTCATAACAGGAACTGGAAGCACTATCAGTTATTTCAATAGTCTTGGTATTTCAAGCGATTTAAATGCTTCAGTTGGTGGTGGAGTTTTAGTTCCTGCCGATGGAATTCAAATAGAGAATGATGGATTGAATATTAAAGTAAATCACTTAAATCATGGAATGCACGCGGGAGAGAACATTGTAAGATTATCTGATGTTTTAACTGATGTAAAACCTATTAAATTGACTGAAAATTATGATAAAAATTCAACCGCAAATATCTTAGTTGATTCAACTACCAATTTTTCCACATTTGAAAATGTAGGCATTAGTAGTACAAATCCAGGATATATTCTAATTGGCAATGAAATTATTTCTTATGAAGGAGTCACTGCTACTTCATTAACTGGAATAACAAGAGAAATTGATCAAACTTTAGGATTTTCTTATACGCCAGGAACTCCAATTTATAAATATGAGTTAAATGGAATTTCTTTAAGAAGAATCAATACTACTCACACTCTTCAGGATTCAAACGTATTTGATCCTATAGATTTTGACTATTATAATATTAAAATTGATACATCTTCTGATGGGAAAACAGGTACTCTCCCTCATGGACAAGTGGACAGAACTCTAGGAATAGACTTTCCAAAGTTATATTGCAATGAAACAAAATCAACCGGTGGAAATTTTGTTAAGGCTACTCAAAACATCCAATATGAAATTGCAAAACCAAATATACAAACCGTAATACTGAACGGTACTGATATTAATGCATCTATGAGAACTGTCTCTGGAACTAGTGTAGATGGAACAGAAATTTCATTTGAAGATAAGGGATTTGTTGATATAGATCTCAATAAGGACAATTATTTCAATTCACCTAGATTAATTTGTTCAAAAGTAAATGAAGATGAGAGATTATCTACACTTCCTGGAAATAAATCACTAACACTAAATTTACGCTTACAAACCAGCAATTCTTATATTTCACCAATCATAGATCTTGATAGAAGTTCTGTCGTGTTTACAACCAACAGAATAAATAGTCCTATTCAAAATTATATTACAGATAATAGAGTTAATAATTTACAAGATGATCCTTCTTCATTTGTATATGCAACGAATAACGTTGAACTTGAACTTCCTGCATCTGCACTAAAGGTAATTGTTTCCGCTTATGTGAATACTTTTAGTGATGTTAGAATGCTTTATTCTATAAAAAATGAACCAAATGAAAAGGATATCTATTATTTGTTCCCCGGGTATTCGAATGTCACAACGGACGGTAGTAGAATTATTTCCGAATCATTAAATGACGGAACCTCTGATAAAAAAATGATTAAAACTAGTAACGTTGGATATAAACCCTCCGATTTAACATATAAAGATTATGAATTTACTGTTTCAAATTTACCTTCATTTAGATATTTTAGTATTAAAATGATTGGATCGGGAACCAATCAGGCTTTCCCCCCAAGATTCTCTGATTTTAGAGTTATTGCTTTAGCATAATATGAAACATTCAAAGGTCGAAGGTCACCCCAATTTAATAAGAGATGAAAAAACTAAAGCTATTTTGAATACAAATTCAAATGACTATGAAAATTATATAAAAACAAGACAAATAAAAAAAAATGAATCTGATAGAATTCAGAATCTTGAAGATAACGTAAGTGAAATAAAAAATGATTTGAACGAAATTAAAAATTTATTGAGGAATTTAGCAAATGGATCCTGATAAAATATCTTTAGAAAACATGAGTAAATTATTTGAATATGAAAAACTTTCAAGAGATATAGATAGTATAGAAGATATTGAAACTTTAAAAAATTTAGCAAAATCTTATATCAAACTATATTTTAAACAACAAGAAGTAGTTGCAGGTTTTAAAATCTAATGGCACAACCATCTACTAGGCAAGAACTTATTGATTACTGTAAGAGGAAACTAGGTGCTCCGGTTTTAGAAATTAATGTTGCAGATGAGCAAATTGAGGATCTAGTAGATGATGCTGTTCAGTTTTTTCAAGAGAGGCACTTTGATGGTGTATATCCAACTTTTTACAAGTATAAAGTAACTCAGGCAGACATTGATAGGGGAAGAGCAAGCACTGCAAGTAATGCAGTTAGTTCTGTAGGTATTGCAAGCACTTCAGCAACTGCAAACATAGTCGGAACTGCCACTACATTCAACTATTATGAAAATAGTAATTATTTGCAAATGCCTCCAAACATTATTGGAGTAAATAAAATTTTTATTTTTGATGGGGCAAACACAATCACACATAATATGTTTAGTGTGAAATATCAATTGTTCCTCAATGACATTTATTATTGGGGTACAACGGAACTTTTAAGTTATGCTATGGTTAAGACATACTTAGAAGATCTAGACTTTCTCTTGAATACACAGAAACAAATAAGATTCAATAAAAGGCAAGATAGATTATATTTAGATATTGATTGGAGTTCTGTGAGAGCAGATCAATTTTTTATCATTGATTGTTACTCAACCCTTGATCCAAATGATTATTCAAGGGTTTGGAATGATTCCTTCCTAAAACCATATTTGACTTCGTTGATTAAAAAACAATGGGGACAAAATATGATGAAATTTACAGGCGTTAAACTTCCAGGTGGTGTCGAACTCAATGGGAGACAAATGTATGATGACGCACAAAGAGAGATAGATATTTTGATGGAAAAAATGTCTAGTACTTATGAACTTCCACCTCTGGATATGATAGGTTAATCATATGCTCAATCCATTCTTTCTTCAAGGTTCTAAAACAGAACAGGGATTAATTCAAGATCTTATTAATGAACAGTTGAGGATGTATGGCGTTGAGGTTCATTATCTTCCAAGACAGTTCATTACGGAAAAAACAGTCATCAGAGAAGTCATAGAATCAGAATTCAACAGCGCATACCCCATTGAAGCATATGTTGATACTTATGAAGGATATAGTGATAATCCAACCATTCTATCAAAGTTTGGAATTCAAGCACTAAATGAAATAACTTTAACTATCTCAAGAGAAAGATTTAAAAGTTATATTTCACCACTAATTCAAAATCAACCAAATATAAAAGTATCATCAAGACCTAAAGAAGGAGATTTAATTTATTTTCCTTTAGGAAAAAGATTATTTGAAGTTAAGTATGTGGAACATGAAAAACCATTTTACCAACTTCAGGGATTGTACACATATCAATTAAGATGTGAACTCTTTAGGTATGAAGATGAACTTATAGATACGAGTATTGGTGAAATAGACGAAATTATTAGTGGTGATGATTCGACAGATCCAGATAAAATTTCTATTGGAAATATTGTAAATCTCACCATGTCTGGAGTGGGAGTTACTGCAACTGCGACCGCTTCAATAGTTAATGGTGGAATAAGATACATAACAATCACGAATCGTGGTGGTGGATATACAAGTATTCCAACTGTTGGAATTTCTTCTGCTCCTTCTGGAGGAAAAACAGCAACTGCAATAGCTAAGATGATTAGTGGTATAGTTGCTTGCAATACAAATATAAATCCAAAATCACAATCAGTTCAAGAAGTACTAATTACTAATTCTGGTTATGGTTATACTGTTGCCCCTCAAGTGAGATTTATTGGTGGTGGGGGGAAAGGTGCATCGGGAATTGCATCAATAGGAGATGGTGTTGTTGGTATTATTACCGTTACAAATGCAGGGTCTGGGTATGCAAATCCACCATCCATTACATTTACGGGTATATCTACAGTATCTGCAGCTGCAACAGCAGTTGTTTCTGCTGCGGGAACAATAACATCAATTAGAATTACGAATGCTGGTCTTGGATATACAGTTCCTCCAACAATTGTAATCGGAAATCCTGCACTTAATTCTTCTGGAAATTTTGTATTTAATGAAATTGTAACAGGATCTCAAAGTGGAGTTACTGCAAGAGTTAAATCTTGGAACTCTACTACTAAAATTCTTCAAGTTTCAAATCTTAATGGAGAATTTAAAATTGGAGAAAACATCGTAGGTTCTGCCTCAAGCGCATCACATTATCTACGTTCAGTTAATATATTAGTAGCAAAATCCGATGATGGTTATGCTGCAAATGATGAAATTGAGGGAGAAGCAAACGACATAATTGACTTTAATGAAACAAATCCATTTGGAATGCCTTAGATTATATAAATATTAGTTATTAATTTGATTAAATAGTAGTACAATAAGTTAGAAGTATGTTTGAGTATTTTTATCACGAAATTCTAAGAAGAACTGTAATTGCTTTTGGTTCTTTATTTAATGAGATTAGTATCAAACATAAAAATAATTCTAACGATGTTGTTAGTGTCATTAAAGTTCCTCTTGCATATGGACCAACCCAAAAGTTTCTTGCAAGATTGAATCAATCTCCAAATTTGAATAAACCAGTTCAAGTGACATTGCCAAGGATGTCGTTTGAGTTTACTGGATTGACTTATGATGCATCGAGAAAATCGACAACAACACAATATTTTACTACAAAATCTGTAGAAGACGGAACGGAAACAAAAAAGGCATATCTTCCAGTTCCATACAATATGCAGTTTGAATTGAGCATCATGTGCAAATTAAATGATGATGCTCTTCAAATTGTAGAGCAAATTCTACCATACTTTCAACCTGCATATACAATGACTGTTGATTTAGTTGATACAATTAATGAAAAAAGGGATATTCCTATAATTCTTGAAAATATTACAATGCAAGATGATTATGAGGGTGATTTTACTACAAGAAGAGTATTGATTTATACATTGAGATTTACTGCAAAAACTTATATATTTGGACCCGTTTCTTCTGCAAGCAAAGATATTATCAAAAAAGCAACTATTGGATATATTGCCGGAGACCTTACATCTTCTCCAACAAGAGAAATCGTATATTCCGCAGAACCGAGAGCAATTCAAAACTATACGGGCACAGTCATTACCAACTTATCTAAAGATATTACAACTGATGATAAGTTAATCACTGTAAATGATGCTAGTGCAATTTCAGTTAATACTTATCTTGATTTGGAGGGAGAAGAAGTTTACGTTACTGCTAAGTCTGGAAATGTCCTTACAGTAGATCGTGGTAGGGACAATACAACGATTACACCACATTTGGCAGGTTCTCAAGTCAAATCAATAACAGCAGCAGACAATTTATTAATTGAAGAGGGTGATGACTTTGGATTTAGTGGAAGTGTTTTTTGATAAGTTATGAAAATGACAAAAAAATTTGATAAACTCAATGAAACCTTTAATATTGATGGGGAGATAATTCCTGTTGAAACAGAAACTGTTATTGAGAAAATAGAAAAAATATCAACAACTGTTGATGATATTAAAAAAGATTATGATTACACTAGAGGTAATTTATATTCACTCATAGAAAAGGGTCAAGAAGCAATTAACGGTATTCTTGAACTTGCTCAGGAAAGTGAGATGCCTCGTGCTTATGAAGTTGCTGGACAATTAATCAAGAACGTAGCGGATGCAACTGATAAGTTGATGGATCTTCAGAAAAAACTGAAAGATATTGAAGAAGAAAAGGTGAGCAAAGGGCCCACAACAGTCAATAACGCTCTTTTTGTTGGATCTACTGCAGAATTGGCAAAACTTCTAAAGCAACAAACGGAAAATGAAAACGTTTAAGCAATTTCAAGAAGACTGGAGTAATAAATATAAAAAGAGTATTGATTGCTCAAATCCAAAAGGATTTTCTCAACGTGCTCACTGCGCGGCGAGAAAAAAGAGAGCAAAAGGTGAGAAGACTAAATCGAAACCAGTTGAGTAATGTCCAAGATCAAGTCACATAAAACAGTTGAGCAAATTGCAAAGAAGCATTGGATGGATGTTTCTTTCATACAAAAGCAACTTGATATGGGGGAACCTATTGAGCACGAACATACTCAGAATCATGATTTAGCAAGAGACATTGCTCTTCAACACCTTGACGAAATTCCAGATTATTATACTCGTCTGAAAAAAATGGAGGCAGATGCTAAAAAGCATCATAAAAAATTCAAAGATGTTACTGAAGAGGGTCTTCGTGATTGGTTTGGCAAATCTAAATCAAAAGATAAAAAACCTGGTTGGGTTAATGTATTAACTGGAGGAACTTGTGCAAGTGATGAACCTGGAGAAGGAGTTCCAAAATGTGTTTCGTCTGAAAAAAGAAAAAGCATGACTGCTGCAGAAAGACGTTCAGCAGCAAGAAGAAAAAAAGCAGCAGATCCTGGACAACAAGAAAAAACAGGTGCTGCAGAACCAACATATGTTTCTACCGATTTACCTAAAAAGAAAATGAAAGAAGAAATGGATGTACAAGAAGCAAAAGACAAACCAGGTAAAGGTAGTGGCAAAAAAGACGCTTGTTATCACAAAGTAAAGTCTCGCTATGATGTTTGGCCAAGTGCGTATGCATCTGGAGCACTTGTTAAGTGTCGTAGGGTTGGTGCTGCAAACTGGGGAACTAAATCAGAGGAAGTTGAAGAGCAAAGATATTGCCCTTTATGTGACAAAAGAGAGACAAGATCAGAATGTTCTTATGGAGAAAAAGCCTGGGACAAAGTTTCTGTGAAAGACGAAGAATATTCAATGGCAAGATCTGAATTAAAAACAATTGTTGGTGCAGTAAAAAGACTCCAAGCGAAAGTTGGAAAAGGTGAAGGAGACTTAGAGGCATGGGTACAGTCTAAGATCACCAAAGCAGCGGATTACATTGATACTGCGGCGGATTATGTTAATAGTGGCGAGATGGAAGAACAGAAACTTGTTGATAAAATTATGGATGAAATGAAGTGTTGGCCTGGATATAAAAAGAAAGGGACACAAAAACTTTTTGGTAAAAAATATAATCGTTGTGTAAAAGCAGAAAATGTAACTATTGAGGACGCTGACGGAAATACTTTTGCTGAAGTAGTTGATTTAATTACACCAGATCCAATCAAAGGGTTCAAGTCTCAAGTAGATGAAGCAACAAGACTTCAGGCACAGACTGGTAATGTAATTGCAGTTACTTTAATGTGGAGGGGAAAATATTATTCATTAAGAATGTTCTTCCCACAAATTAAAACACCTTCTCGTCAAGAAATTAATGACGAACTTCAAAAAGTTTATCCGGGTTCAAAGGTAGTTTATCATTCAGTATCAGAATTCACTTCAGGTGAACCAATTATCCAAGCATGTGGTCCTCAAGGCGGAAGTTCTGCAAAACCAGGTCCTAGTAGAGCATACGTAAAACCATACGGTGAGCAAGTTGAGTTGGGAGAAGGCGAAGCATGGCAAAACAAAGAGGGTAAGAACCCAAAAGGTGGACTTAATGAAAAAGGACGCAAATCTTATGAAAGGGTAAATCCTGGATCTGACCTCAAACCACCTTCAAAAGAGGTTGGAAACCCTCGTAGAAAAAGTTTTTGTGCCCGTATGTCCGGAATGAAAAAGAAACTAACATCAGCAAAAACAGCAAACGATCCAAATTCTAGGATTAACAAGTCTCTCAGAGCTTGGAATTGTTAATATAAAGAGGTTTTTATTATGTCAAATGATGTTTATCTTGGTAATCCGCTTTTAAAAAAAGCAAATACTCCAATTGAATTTACACAAGAACAAATCTTAGAGTTTGTTAAGTGTAAAGATGATCCAGTTTATTTTGCAAATAATTATGTAAAGATTGTTACTCTTGATCATGGTCTACAAACTTTTAAACCATATCACTTTCAAGAGAAGTTAATTAATAACTTTCATAATCATAGATTCAATATCTGTAAGATGCCGAGACAGACTGGTAAGTCTACCACTGTGGTTTCTTTTCTGCTACATTACGCAGTTTTTAACGACAATGTAAACATCGGTATTCTTGCAAACAAAGCAGCAACGGCAAGAGAACTCTTAGACAGATTGCAAACCGCTTATGAAAATCTTCCTAAGTGGATGCAACAAGGTATCATATCTTGGAACAAAGGTTCTTTAGAACTTGAAAACGGATCTAAGATTTTAGCAGCATCAACCTCCGCATCTGCTGTTCGAGGAATGTCATTCAACATTCTATTCTTAGATGAATTTGCATTTGTTCCAAATCATATTGCAGATTCATTCTTTGCATCAGTATATCCCACAATCACTTCAGGTAAACAAACTAAGGTGATTATTGTATCTACGCCTCATGGTATGAATCATTTCTACCGAATGTGGCACGATGCAGAGAAAGGTAAAAATGAATATGTCTTTACCGATGTTCATTGGAGTGAAGTTCCCGGAAGAGATGAAGCATGGAAATCACAAACTATTGCAAACACAAGTGAACAGCAATTCAAAGTTGAGTTTGAATGCGAATTCCTTGGATCAGTTGATACTCTTATTGCACCATCAAAATTAAGAAGTCTCGTATATGACCACCCTAAGACCAGCAGCGGCGGTTTAGACGTTCATGAGGATTCTATAGATAATCACGATTACTTGATGACTGTAGACGTTGCTAGAGGCGTAGGAAACGATTACTCGGCATTCACTGTAATTGATATTACAACATTTCCGCACCAAGTAGTCGCAAAGTATAGAAACAATGAAATCAAACCGATGCTTTTTCCAAGCATTGTTGTAGACGTAGCAAAAAGTTATAATAATGCATATATCTTATGTGAAGTGAACGATGTTGGAGATCAAGTAGCATCAATTATTCACTATGATCTAGAGTACAATAATCTTCTCATGTGCTCAATGAGAGGAAGAGCTGGTCAAATTGTAGGGCAAGGATTTTCCGGAAAGAAAACGCAACTAGGGGTGAAGATGTCCAAAACTGTTAAAAAAGTAGGATGTCTTAATTTGAAAACCATGATTGAAGAGAGTAAACTTCTCTTTAAAGATTATGAAATAATGAGCGAACTTACAACTTTTATTCAAAAACACAACTCCTTTGAGGCAGAAGAAGGTTGTAATGATGACTTGGCAATGTGTCTTGTGATTTATGCTTGGTTAGTTGCTCAAGACTACTTCAAAGAACTCACCGATCAAGACGTTAGAAAACGTTTATATGAAGAGCAAAAAAATCAAATTGAACAAGATATGGCACCTTTTGGATTTGTTGCGGATGGTCTAGACGATACTAGTTTTGTAGATAATGATGGGGATAGGTGGTTTACTGATGAATATGGAGATCGTGCATACATGTGGGAATATCTATCATAATGGATATCGACAAACAAATAAGACTAGGACATTTATTATTAACTGATAGGCAGTGTAGAACTTGTGGAGAAATGAAGAATTTAATTGGGGAATTTTATAGAACACGTAAAGATAGAGGTCCAGTAGCATCCTCATATTCCTATGAGTGTAAAGAGTGTACTATAAAAAGAGTAGTTGGAACAAGAAAAATGAATCCTCGCGTTATGGATACAGAATATCCTGATTGGTAGATATTCACGTCATGTTTCCTTCCACGTAAAGTAACTTTTTAATAAATAATTTTTAGTTAACTGAGATTTACGGAGAAAAACATGGCGACTCCTCAATTATCTCCAGGCGTACTCGTCAGAGAAGTTGATTTAACTGTAGGGAGAGCTGATAATGTTTTAGATAACATTGGAGCAATTGCGGGTCCCTTTGCAATTGGTCCAGTTAATGAAGCGATTGATATCACCACAGAAAACGAACTAATCAACGTTTTTGGAAAACCAATTTCTACAGATGCACAGTATGAATACTGGATGAGTGCATCCTCATACTTATCATATGGTGGTGTTCTTAAAGTTGCTAGAGTTGATGGAACAAACCTTGTAAATGCTAACGCAATCAGAAATGCCTCTGGAGTTTCGACTGCAGGAGAACCTTCACTTAAAATTAAAAACTTTGATGATTATGAGGCAAATTATGCAGATGATATTGCAAATTATATTTTTGCTGCAAAAAATCCAGGTTCTTGGGCAAATAATCTTAAAGTCTGTGTAATTGATGATAAAGCGGACCAGATTTTAACAGTTGGATCTGGATTTACTTCAGCAGCAACTGTTGGTATGGGTATTACAACTACTCTAACCAATGTTCCATCTGCAGGTGTTGGAACAACTTCAATATTCAACGGATATCTAAAGGGAATCATTACTGGTATTGGTGCTAGCACTGTTGATGTAAAAGTTACTTCTGTAGTTTCTACAGGGGGAGTAGAAACCCCAGTTAATTATGCTCCAAAATCACAGTTACAATCATTCAGGGCAGCAACTGGTGGCGGAAACTTAGTTGTTAATCTAATTAACAGTTCTGGAGTTGCGGTAACTGCTGGAGTTTCAACAATCAATACAGGCACTAATCCAATACGTGACTGGTATGACCAACAAACACTACAGTTAACTAACACTGCAATTTATTGGAGTTCAATTGCACCAAAGCCAGGAACTTCCCAGTATGCAGTAAATAGAAATGGAAAGAATGATGAAATTCATGTAGTAGTTGTAGACGATACTGGAGCAGTTACTGGAATTCAAGGAAATCTTCTTGAAAAGCATCTTGGACTTTCTAAAGCAACTGATGCAGTTTCTGCAATCAATTCTCCACAAAAAATCTGGTGGAAAAATTATCTGGCAGTTTACTCAAACTATGTTTATGTTGGAGATAATCCATCAGACTCTGCTAATGTTAATGAACCAGTATATGCAACTGGATTCTCTACCTCTTTTGTTAGTTTTACTACATCACAAGGTCTTTGGAACCAAGACGTACAAGATAAAACCTACAGTGCTCTTGGGAATGTAACTTATACTTTAAGTGGAGGTAAAGACTATTCCAACAATGGTGGAATGTCAGCAACTCTTGGTGACCTATTTGCCGCATATAATCTTTTCTCCAACAAAGATGAGATTGAAGTAGATTATTTAATTATGGGTCCCGGTCTAAGTAACAAGTCCGAATCGCAAGCAAAAGCAAATCACCTAATTTCTATTGCAAACGGAAGAAAAGACTGTATTGCTGTGATTTCTCCGCATAGAGCCGATGTTGTTGATATAACAAATACAGATACTCAAACTGATAATGTTGTTGAGTTCTTCTCACCACTTTCTTCTTCATCTTATGCAGTATTTGATTCTGGTTATAAGTACACTTATGATAGATTCAACAATAAGTTCCGTTACATTCCTTGTAACGCAGACGTTGCTGGATTGATGGTTAGAACAAGTATTGTTGCATATCCTTGGTTCTCTCCTGCTGGTCAACAAAGAGGTATTTTAAATAATGCAATCAAGCTTGCATATAATCCAAATAAGGCACAAAGAGATCAACTATATCCATTGAGAATTAACTCCATTGTAAATCAACCCGGAGTTGGTATTCTTCTCTTTGGCGATAAAACTGCTCTTGGATATGCTTCGGCATTCGACAGAATTAACGTTCGTCGTCTCTTCCTCACGGTTGAGCAAGCACTTCAAAGATCTGCTCAGGCACAACTCTTTGAACTGAACGATGAAATTACAAGAGCAAACTTTAGAAATATTGTTGAACCATACCTCCGCGATGTTCAGGCAAAGCGTGGTCTTTATGGATTCTTGGTAGTCTGTGATGCTTCAAATAACACTCCAGATGTTATTGATAACAATGAATTTAGAGCAGACATCTACCTGAAGCCTGCCAAGTCCATTAACTATGTAACTCTTACTTTTGTTGCTACCAGAACGGGAGTAAGTTTTGAAGAAGTTGCTGGTACTGTTTGATTTTAAATAACACCATCAAAGGAGGAACTAAAAAATGGCACACTCAATTCAGGACTTCAAATCAGCACTCATTGGGGGCGGTGCCCGCCCCAATCTATTTGAGGTAACAATTCCATCACCACCAAATGCGGTAAATCTTACTGAGAATTTTCCAATTCTATGTAAAGCAGCTGCATTGCCTGCATCAAACATCGCATCAATCGATGTTCCTTTTAGAGGAAGAATCTTTAAGGTTGCTGGAGACAGAACCTTTGATACTTGGACCGTTACAATTATCAACGACCAAGACTTCCTTATTAGAGATGCAATGGAAGCTTGGATGCAGTCTATTGGTCAATATGCTGATGGAAGTGGTTTTACCAATCCATCGGATTACATGTGCAATGCTTTCGTAAAGCAATTTAAGAGAGGAAAGAGTAGTGTAGGGAAGAATACTCCTACTGGATCAGGACTTGAAGTTGCAGCAACTTATAAGTTCTATGATATTTTTCCAACCAATATTGCCGCAATTGATCTATCTTATGATAGTTCAGATACTATTGAAGAGTTCACTGTTGAATTCCAAGTTCAATACTGGACACCTTCAACTGAAGAAGCATAATAAATAGACAAAAGAACGAAGTTAAAAAATAAATTATGGCGAAACTTTTTGGTTTTTCGATTGAAGATAATGAACCATTATCTCCCGGTGTTGTTTCCCCCGTTCCCCCAAATAAGGAGGACGGGGTTGACCATTACCTGAGTAGTGGTTTTTTTGGTTCGTATGTAGATATTGAGGGTGTATATAGAACAGAATTTGATCTTATCAAAAGATATCGTGAAATGGCACTACACCCAGAGTGTGATAGTGCCATTGAAGATATTGTAAATGAAGCAATTGTATCAGATACCAATGATAGTCCTGTTCAGATTGATTTAGATAATCTAAATGCAAGTGACGGTATTAAAAAGAAAATTAGACAGGAATTTAAATATATTCTTGAACTTTTAGATTTTGATAAAAAATCACATGAAATTTATAGAAACTGGTATATTGATGGAAGACTGTATTATCATAAAGTCGTAGATCTAAAGAATCCTGAGGCAGGAATACAAGAGTTGAGATATATTGACGCAATGAAAATGCGTTATGTTCGCCAGGCAATTAAAAAAGAAGATAACAAATATAGAGTTTCAAATAGGAATATCGATAATCCAATGGACTACGATTTTCCGCAGATTGATGAATATTTTATCTATGAACCAAAAATGACCTATCCAACAGGAACTCCAGCTCCTGGAACATTGGGTGGATCAAATTCTGGAGTTAGAATGACAAAGGATTCGATTACTTATTGCACTTCCGGTCTTGTAGATAGAAATAAGGGATCGACTCTTTCATATCTTCACAAAGCAATTAAATCACTCAATCAACTTCGTATGATTGAGGACTCTTTGGTTATCTATCGCCTTTCTCGTGCTCCTGAAAGAAGAATTTTCTACATTGATGTGGGTAATCTTCCTAAGGTGAAAGCGGAGCAATATCTCAGAGATGTGATGATGAGATATCGTAATAAGCAAGTTTATGATGCAAGTACTGGAGAAATTCGCGATGACAAGAAATTCATGGCGATGCTTGAGGACTTCTGGCTTCCTAGAAGGGAAGGTGGTAGAGGAACTGAAATCTCTACACTTCCTGGTGGACAAAATCTTGGAGAAATTACAGATATTGAATATTTCAAAAAGAAACTTTATCGTTCTCTGAATGTTCCACCATCAAGAATGGATGGAGAAGGTGGTTTTAATCTCGGTCGTTCATCAGAAATTCTGAGAGATGAAGTTAAGTTTAGTAAGTTTGTTGCTCGTTTGAGAAAGAGATTCTCATATATGTTCAGTGATATGCTAAGAACTCAACTGATTCTTAAAAATATCATTACTCCAGAAGACTGGAATAAGATGGATGAGCACATTCAGTATGACTTCCTATATGATAATCACTTTGCAGAACTGAAGGATGCGGAGTTACTCAATGAAAGATTGAATATGGTCCAAGTTGCGGAACCATATGTTGGTAGATATTTCTCACAAGATTATGTAAGAAGGAAGGTTCTTCGTCAAACTGATATTGAAATTCTTGAGCAAGACGCTCTCATTAAAAAAGAAATTGAAGAAGGCATAATTCCAGATCCAAATCAACCAGTTGATCCACAAACAGGTCTTCCACTCGATCAGACTTCACAAATGGATCTTGGGCAACCAGTAATGGAACCAGATTTAAGAACTCAAGAAAAAGCAACAGAAGTTAATGCTAAGGCAGCAGAAATGCCCAAGGGTGGTGAGATATAAATAAAAACGATTATTAATTGGAATTTAAACAATGGATGATTTACTGGATATGATTGCTGCTGACGAATCACCTTCTCAGATTAGTGACAAAATCAAAGACCTTTTATTTGCAAAAGCAGCAGAAAAAGTTGATGATTTTCGTCCTGCAGTAGCAAACGCAATGTTCAATAGCGAAACAGAAGAGGAAGAATGAAATCCTTTAAACAGTTCATCTCAGAATCTGTAAATATTTCTGGAGATTTTAACGGAAATCTTTACATCAATTCTTCTCAACCAGAACCACAATCGGTCGGTGAAGAATATGTCGCAGATGTACTGTGGAACGGAAGTCTTTATCGGATGGAATTAACCAGTCAAAATGGTATTCCATCCAAACAGTCTTTAGGTGAAGAATTGCAAGCAGAGTATCCAGGTGCAATTGTTCACCAGATTTATCCAATTGCAGAAAAGAACTGCAATATTAAAAAAGCAAGCAGATACCACCCATCAAAATTAGAATGGATTGATTGATAAATGGCTCAGTGGAATAAGAATACTCAAGATTTCTTAAATCAAGAAAGAACTTTATTTGAAGTTTTCAATATTGCAGACCACTGGGGAAATCAAACTGATTGGCGTCCTCAATTTTCTAATAGCAATAGACTCAAAGTTGCTCCATATCAAACAGTTTTCTTCAACACTTTCCAGTATGGAAAAGAAACTGATGTATGGGATGAGAGCATAGTTGGAGTTGGAACTGCAACTCATAATGTGAATGCTAGCAACGTCATATTGCAGGTAGGTTCTACTGCAGGAAGTAAAGTTATTCGCCAAACCAAACAGGTGATGAGATACATTCCGGGTAGGAGTGCAACTTTGGCATTTGCTATTCGTCTTGAAGAACCAAAAGTAGGAATACGCAGAAGATTTGGATTGTTTGACGAATATAATGGAACATTTTTTGAGGATGACGGTGGAACATATTCTTATGTAATTCGCAGTACTACGACTGGAATTACCACAGAAACCAGAGTAACCAGAGAAAACTGGAATGGAGAAAAGTTTGATGGGAACGGATGGACTGGAGTAACTGCAGATCCAACAAAACAGCAAATGATTTCAATCAATTATGAGTGGTATGGTGCAGGTATCGTTCAGTTTAATTGGTTAATGAAAAATGAAACCATTCATAGTCATACATTTGATAATGCAAATACTGCAAATACAGTTTGGTGCGGAACACCATTCTTACCAATTCGTTGTGAGATAGAAAATATAACTGGTGTTGCAGGAACTCATTATCTTTATCAGGGGTCAAATTCTCTCATCCAAGAAGGAGAACCAGAAAAACTTGGAACTCTTTTGAGTATTTCAAATCCCATCACTGGGACAACTATGACGGCGGCAGATACATTTTATCCAATTATAAGTCTTCGTTTAAAACCAAATAATTTAACTGCTGTAATGTTATTGAGATCGTTACAAACAGCAACAAATGATAATACCAATGTTTATTGGAGATTGATTGAAAATGCAACAATTACTGGTGGAACTTGGGTTAATCATCCAGACCCAAATTCTTTTATGCAATATAACATTACCGCTACCGCATTAAGTGGCGGAACTAACTTGTTAAATGGATTTGTTGTTGGTGGTGGATCACAATTAATCGAGGTTGATGATAGAGCAGCACTTCAACTGGGAAGAAGTGGAATAGGAACAATCAGTGATACTTATACACTTGCTTGTGCAAGTCCTAATACAAATAAATCAGCACTTGCGGTTCTTAACTGGATTGAACAGAGGTAATCGTAAATTTATAAATAACTAAAAGTGTACTATAAAAATAATGGCTCATAGACCAGTTGGGGTGGGTTCCTCATTTACATTTACTGCAGGTGCTGCAACAACATCATCTGCTTTTACTGTTCAATCTAGTGTTTTGAGAGTGGTTGCAGTTGGTGGTGCCGCTCATGTTGCGATTGGAGTTACTCCCGCAGCAACTAGTGCCGATTATTATGTTCCTGCAGGTGATGCTGTAACTTTAGGTTTAACTAAAGCATCAAACAGAGTTGTTGGGGTAACTACCGGAACAACAACAATTGTTACTGTTCCGGAAGGAACTCAAGTTCCATTCGCAGTTGGTGATTATGTAACTTTAACTGCAACTGGTCAATCTTATTATAATTTTACTCACCAAAGAGTTGTATCAATTGATACTTCTGCTGGTGTTGATGGTTATTTTTCAACAAGAATGACTGTTGATTACAATTCAAGCGGAATTGTAACGGCATTCTCTGCAGCAGATGCATCAGTAGTTGTTTCTAATAAGATTTCCGCATACGGTGTCAGTTCAGGAACACTTTATTTCCAACAAGTACAAATCACAGGTCAAGCATAATGAAACTCATTACCGAAGAAATCGAATCAGTAGAAGTCCTTACCGAAACGGTCAACGGTAAGAAGACTCTTTATATTCAAGGACCTTTCTTACAAACTGAAGTTGTAAACAGAAACGGTAGAATGTATCGTTTGCCTGTTATGGAAAGAGAGGTAAAGCGTTATACTGAACAGTATGTTGATAAAGGTCGTGCTCTTGGAGAACTTGGGCACCCCGATGGTCCAACTGTAAATCTTGACCGTGTTTCTCACAAGATTGTTTCACTTCAACGCGAAGGAAATAATTTTATTGGTAAGGCACAGATTCTATCTACTCCAATGGGTAAAATTGCAGAGTCACTTCTTAAAGAGGGAGTAACTCTCGGCGTTTCTTCTCGCGGTATTGGTTCGGTAAAACCAAACAACGAAGGTTACACTGAAGTTGGTGAAGACTTCATGCTTGCAACTGCTGCTGATATTGTTGCTGATCCTTCTGCACCCGATGCTTTTGTTCAGGGAATTATGGAAGGAAAAGAGTGGATTTGGGATGGCGGAATGCTTCGCGAAAAAATGGCAGAACAAACTCAAAGAAGAATTAATACTCTTGTAGATGAAAAACTTCTTGAAGAGTATAAGTTGAGTTTATTTAATGAGTTTTTAAACTCATTGTAATTTATTTAATTATAAATAAATATAGTTTATAACTAAAGGTTAAACGGAGAGTTCAAATGTCTCGTGGAGATTTACAAGAAATGGAAGTAGGCACTAAGCAATCCAGAACCGCTGTCAATGCTAGTGCTAAGGCAGGGGATTCAATGCCAAGTCTATCTGGAGCAACACCAGGACAAACTGCGGGTTGGGAAGATCTCGGAGGTCCTGATCCTTCCAATTATCGTTCAACTGACGATTCAGCAAAACTAAAGACACCTGGTGGATCACTTAAGCAAGTTAAGGATGTTGTCAACAAGGGTGCTGCAGCTGCTGAGAGTATGAAGGGTGTTAAGGAAGATGAAGAGTTTGAGTATGACGAAGACGAAGAACTCCTAGAAGATACCGAAGAAGTAGCAGAAGCTAAGCACGAAGAGGAAGAAGGCGAAAAGAAAAAGGGTAAAGACGAAGACGAAGAGGAAGAGGAAGACGACGAAGAGGAAATGGAAGAAGAGTTTAGCATCGAAGAAGATGTTAATGCTCTGCTTGCCGGCGAAGATCTCTCCGAAGAGTTTCAAGAAAAGGCAAGAACCATTTTCGAAGCTGCTCTTCGTTCCAAGGTTTCTGATATTAAGGAAGCACTTGAGGAGCAATACACTGTTGCTCTTGCAGAAGAAGTAGAAGAAATTAAGTCAGAACTTTCAGAGCGTCTCGATGCATACCTTGAGTATGTTGCTAGCGAGTGGATGGAAGAAAATGCACTCGTTATCGAGCACGGTCTTAAGACTGAAATGACCGAATCATTCCTCCAAGGAATGAGAGGTCTTTTTGAAGAACATTATGTATCAATCCCTGAAGATAAATATGATGTGCTAGAGAGCATGGTAGAAAAACTTGATGAAATGGAGACAAAACTCAACGAGCAAATTGAGAGAAATGTTTCCCTTAACAAGCGTCTCGCAGAGTCGGTTGCTGATGGAATCTTTGAACAAGTCTCTGATGGTCTTGCAGACACTCAGAAAGACAAGCTCGCTTCACTTGCCGAAAGTGTTGAGTTTGAAAGTGAAGAAGAATATCGTGAAAAATTGGAGACATTGAGGGAATCATATTTCCCATCAAGAGGAGTTTCTCCATCGACTAAATCTGATACTCTCTCTGAGGGCGTAAGTGTTGCTCACGAGTCACACTCACCAGCAATGGCTGCTTATCTGAAGAGCCTCTCAGCATTTAGTAAATAATTGAATTTAATATAATTCAAACCCAAAAACAAACACTTAGTAAAAGGTAAAAGCAAATGTTCCATTCCGAGCATCTGCAGGAAAAGTGGGCACCTCTACTGGACTATCAAGGTCTAGATTCGATCAAAGATTCTCATCGTAGAGCTGTAACCGCTGTCCTGCTCGAAAACCAAGAAAAATTCCTTCGTGAGCAATCTGCTTTCGATAACGGTTCCATGGGTATGCTCATGGAGTCGCCAACTAACAGCGGCAATGCTGTTGGTGGTTCAGGTGGTTTCAGTGGTAGCGCAGCTGCTGCTGGTCCTACCGCAGGTTTCGATCCCGTACTGATCTCGCTGATCCGTCGTTCGATGCCTAATCTGATCGCCTATGACGTTGCAGGCGTTCAACCAATGAGTGGTCCTACTGGACTCATCTTCGCAATGCGTTCACGCTACAATAGCCAGAGCGGCAACGAGACCTTCTTCAACGAAGTTGATTCGGCATTCTCGGGTCAGGATTCATCCTTCGCTCTTGCTGGATTTGGTAGCACCGCTGCTGGTATTGGTACAACAACTCAGCAAGGTTCTAACCCTGCAGTTCTGAATGCTGCTTCAGTTGCTCCTACCGACTACAACGTTGGTCAGGGTATGCTTACTGGAGACTCAGAGAACCTCGGTACATCTGGTCATGATTTCAACCAGATGGCATTCTCAATCGAGAAAGTCACCGTTACTGCAAAGTCACGCGCTCTGAAGGCTGAGTACTCACTTGAGCTTGCTCAGGACCTCAAGGCAATTCACGGTCTGAATGCAGAAGCTGAGTTGGCAAACATTCTGTCAACTGAGATTCTTGCTGAAATCAACCGTGAAGTTATCCGTACAATCTACATGACCGCTGAGAAGGGTGCTTCTCAGAACGTTGCTACCGCTGGTGTATTCGACCTTGATGTTGACTCCAACGGTCGTTGGTCAGTTGAGAAGTTCAAGGGTCTTCTGTTCCAGATTGAGCGTGATGCTAACGCAATCGCTCAGAGAACTCGTCGTGGAAAGGGCAACATCATCCTCTGCTCTGCAGACGTTGCTTCCGCTCTAACCATG